ATGACTGATATTAAAACCATTCCCGGTATTGACAACGCTAAACTCACCAAGCTTGCTCGTAGTCTGATTCTCAACGCAGACGATCCAGACAACACCAAGATGTTGAAAGCTCTTACAGTTGTTGTTGATGGCACTCCACCAGAAGCGATTACGTTGTCCTTTGATGAAGTTGAAGGTCTGATTAACATCATGGATCTATATCGTCCTATTAAAGCACGCCTAGACATCACCCAGTGGGTCATGATGACTTATCAACTCAATGACTTGATCGATCTACTGGAAACAGGTTATCTCATCACTGAGTACATTCTAGAGCTTGATGCACAAACTAAAGTGGTTACCTTTGAAGGTATTATCACTGAAGCTAAATGTATTCCTGAACATCCGGAATATGACCCAAGTGTAGTATCTAGTCCGAAGTTGTTTTCTTTTACGTTGGGTGACTTCGACATTATCCAACAGATTGCCGTTACACGTTTGATGGCTCAGAAAGATCCTAAGTTCGAACCAGTTGCAGGTACCTTTGATATTAGTTGGACCTATGTGTTCAAAGACAGTACTGTAACTTTCGAAACAAAAGGATTGGGTGAATGATTAAAACTAATCTGATTGTTGCACGTTCGCAGAATGGTATTATTGGTAAGGACAATACCATCCCATGGAATATTCCTGCGGACCTGACCCTGTTCAAAAAACTAACAACAAATAAAGCAATTGTAATGGGGCGTAATACATTTAAATCCATTGGTATGATTTTACCGAATAGGTTAAACATTGTTGTCAGTTCTAAAGAACATCACAAAACTTTAGTTAATCCAAATTTAGTTTACGTGACATCTCTTTACGACGCACGCGTATTAGCCAAAGAAAAAGGATACGATGAATTATGGGTGATCGGTGGTGAGCGGCTTTACAAGGAAGCAATGCCGATCGTAAACGAGCTTTACATTACAGAAGTTCTTATAACGGTACCATACACTGTTAACGATACTGTAGCTAAGTTTAATCCAGACATTGATCCTTTGCGGTGGGACAAAGTAGAGCACATCGTAAATACGGGTGACGGAATTGGCTTCGACTTTACCCGCTACAATCGCATTCGTCATGCGCCTAACAAAGATGCACGCAGTATCCCAGTTATTAGCGATTGACAGCATATTGCCCCTACCCGAAGGTAGGGGCTTTATACCGTGTTTACCATCTGCCGCGAACAGCAGCACGTACAGGACGACTAGAAACGAATGCTCTCTCTGCATGTGCACCAGGAGCAGTGAATCGGTTAGTGTGCATTTTACGTACACGGTCTTCGTTCACTTGTGCAATCATTGCATCGATACCTACACCGGTTGCTTCTTCTACGTCGATCAGTTTAGAGATAGCTTTCAAACGCATCTCGATCTTAGTAGCCAGCATCCGGTTAGCTTCACCTTTTAGAGATTCAATCAGCATGTCGAACTCAGTCTTGTAACGTTTGTTCTGTGCTTCTTTGAATACTTCTACAGGAGTCAGTTCAACATCACGTGTTGTGGCTTTAGAGAAGATGGTCTTCTGGTTGATACCGTAGTAATCCAGATGCTCACCTTTAATGCAAGCCCAGTGAGCCAACAACATAGATACAACCATGTCATCGTGGTTACCTCGACTGTGGTCAATACGACCGTTCTTAATAACCATTGCAAGCATCTCTGTGATGAGACCTTTGTCGTTCATACGTCGACCACCGTATTGCAGAGAACTTGGTAGAGCCTCTTTAAACAATGCGTCACGACTATAACGACCACTACCTGAGGTGTTGTAACCGAAGTAGCGTTTAAAGCGATCGTAGAAGCTTGTGCTACGCGAAGACATTGGTGTATAGATCTCAGCGAACTCAGATACCAATACGTTCTGTTCGTCGACTACTCGGTTGAAGATACGACGGAATGGATCGATACCAGCTTTATGCAGTACCAGAATAACCATGTCGATCAGAGAGATACCAGTAGATTTACGTTCTGGAATCCAGGTGATGTTATCGTATTTGATTAACATGTCTGCAATGAAACCAGCCAATACAGGAATCGATGTTTCGTTAAAGCGACCAGTAAATAGAATCTCGTGAGTCTCGATATCAATCCCTACAAAACCAGTGGCGTCGTTGTCTTCGCCTAAAAGTTCAGATGGGTCAGTGCCGAGCATTACTTTACAGGTTGCCATACGTTGATCGATTTCATGTTCTGGAATGTACCAACGAACTACGTAGCCGTTGTGGTCAAATATGTTAGCTAATGGATCACGCATTGCTTCTTTCAGAATACGTTTCTGATCTTCGGTTAAAGGAGAACCTTCACCACCGACAGTCCAGATGTTAAAGAAGTCACGGTCAGCAATTTCACCATGGGCGTTGTTATCACGTAATGTGTTATACATCCACATGTCATCATAACCAAGTTGACGATGGTTGAATGCGCCGTAGATGAGATGCTTCTTACCAGCACAGCCTTTAGCAACAACTGCTGCCACGGAACGTTTGGAGGTGAGGTCCATATAAGTCTCAGACCAAATAGCACCACCGGTCATGAAATCGTGTGCATAACGACCATCACGTGTTGTAACGTTACCAGCTGTTGTAGTAAAGATACTACCATAGAACTGACCATTCTCTTTTGCTTCAAGACGCGCCATGTTACCGGAAGACAGTGCAACAGGTAAGGTAGCTTCAATCCAGTTGAGGTATGCAACTTCGTCGAAGTGCATGATTGGAATTGTAAGACCACGACCAAGTTTGTCGGCAGCAGATTTATCGTTACGGGCAACAGCTGTGTTATAACGGTTTTCCAAACGTACGCAAGTCAGCATCTCGGAGTTGTCTGCGTCAGCCTTATCCATCATGTCGATGTAATCTGGTAACAGATCTCGCATCTCTTTAAGACGATGTAAGTTAGACTGCCGTAGCTTAGCGTCTTTTGTAATAAGGTTGATTGAAGTTTTGAAACCCCAGATGTACATGATACCAATCATCAGTACGTCAGTAGATACCGACTTACCGGTTTGACGTGGTTGTAGTAATCCAAAGTCAACGTGGTTAAAGAAACTCCAATACAAAGCAATGTTACCACGGTTAGCGCGGAACCTAGAAGGTACAGGACCAGAGTTAGAAGGCACCAATGCAACTTCACGGAAATAATACCAAGGGTTGAGTTTACACTCATACGCAATCTTGGCTTTTGTAATACGATCAAGGTTTGGGTCGAATGGGTCCACCCCTTGTAGCTCAGGTTGTAACAAAGCTAGCATGAACTTCCAGTTCTTAATACCGAGTTCTGTACGGTAAATATGTGCCAGCTTTAGAAAAGACTTGTTAGTTGTTTTAAGGTCAGCGATCGCTGTAGGAGCACGATCCCAGTCTGACTCAAATAAAATCATATCCATTTTGATATTACCCAATGTAAGTTATATTCATACGGTTGTTATTAGAAGCGATTTTAGGACTATATCACTAACGTGGTAATAATCGCGCGACCAAGCTTTCAGATGACTTTAAAGGGTGTATAATGAAATTATTCGTGGCTGTAGAACATGGTAAAGATGGCGAACGTGTACAGTGGTCAGAGGATGTTAATCTGATCGTCTTCTGTGCCGAGAGTATTGAGGACTGGCCAAAGGTTGCCGAGTTGTTTAACTCTCTTAAGTTACCTGCCCGTCATCACCATCTAATGGTTTATACTGATAGTGATTGGCGTATAAGAGAAATTGGTGAAACTACATTGTTCACCGTTCCAACCATTATCGAGCATGCAGTAGCTGACGCGTAAAGGAATTAATAATGGATCATATTGAACCCTATCGAATTCGTATGAATTACGACGAGTTTCAAAATTACATGCGTGGTGTATTTGATCAATACGAACGGCAACTCGCTGAGGAATGTATTGATTTAGATACTTTGGATTCACGGGTAGCTGCGATTAAAAATGCTGGTGGAACTGAAACCCGTATGCTGTACCGTGAACCTAATCCTGCTTTTGTTAACTTTGATTGGAACAAGTCTAAACCGGAGCCCGTTCCGGTTGAGTTCAAGCCTGCTCCAATTCCACGACAACCCGTCAAGAAGAAAGCACGTGACTACCACTGTGGTGTTGCAACTGCTTTCTGTGATGATCTAAAAGAAACGATCCGTTGCCAGGTTGGTGACCATGTCGATTTGAGTTTCTTCGACTACTACGAATCGGACGATCTCTTTAGCAAGGAACTGTAACATGCGTAAAGTGAGAAAGGTTAAGTGCGAAACAAATGCTTGTCTGTGCCTGTTTGTATTTGACCTTCTCATTGCGTGCGCAATGGTTGTAGTCTTAGCAAACCAACTCCATTAAGGAAGTTATATGAAACTCTATCGTTGGTTGAATGACAAAGGGAATGGTCTCTATCAGGATAACTTCCCTAGTCGTGTTGGTTTGGTCTTTGGTGGTCCAGACTCACATGAAGATATCCCTTATTACCAACCGCCTCTTTACGAAGACGTGCGTGGTTTTAAGTTTGAAGAACTCGATCGTTATTTCTGTGCGTTCCTTTCCATTGATCAGATGATGTCTTGGTTCAGGGAAATTGACACTTTATCCATCTTCGTGGAAGGTGGGAAGCTTATGGAAATTACAATCGAAGACCAGTATGTCTTATCTGGTCGACACCAATGTATCTATCGTAAATACCGTTCTACTGAAGAACGTGAAATAACGGTAGATGAATTTATCGACTTGGCAGATACAGCCGAAAATAAATGGAGAAAGTTTTGGGACTAAAAGATCGCTGGGAATTATACCGTCTTAATAAACGTCGATTCGAAACCAATCGCGTTAAGACCGGCAAAGTTAAAGGTACTTGTACTGACCTTTTCTTTGTTACTCTAATCACGGTTCTGGAGGAATGGGAAGTTGAAACCTGTCTCCCTTCGCATGACATAACCGATGAGTATCACAAAGAATGGGTTGTCTCTGATCGTTCCTGGTATTGGTTTTGGGAGTAATACAAAATGTCTAAAGTAATTTTTATTGCAACACTTATCGGCACTGCTTCTAACAATGTATCACCCACCACAGAAACCCTTAGGGTTGATTTCACCCAAGGTTTTGACCTGATGGATAAATGCCGTAAGTTCGAACAAAGCTATCACGTCGGTAATGGTTCTATTGTTAGTCGTGGTAACAAACTGGTCAGCCGCTACGTCGTCGAAGGTAGCAAAATAGTAACTCTTGAAACCATGTGTTTGGAACAAGAATAACCTAAACTTTTCTCAGGAAGATAAATATGAAAACTGCAAATCTTTCCACCCTGAACGATCATTACGCCATTGAAATCACTGGTGAAGATGGTCCGGAATATTGGGCACATAGTGATATTTACATTGCGGATATTACCCATGAGTTTGTTGGGAAATTCAACAAGCAATCTGTGGGGCACTGGTTGGACTGGCATACTCGACGCGGTATTAATGCGCGGGCGGTTCCAGTAAGTCATCATCACACTCTGGTAAAATGGCCAGATTATGGTTGGGTGGTAATTGTTCCAAATGGTCGTGAATCGTCCGTCCATAAAGCGTACCTTGCCGGTACTTATGGTGATGGTTGGTTCATGAAAGATGAGGGCACTACTGAACGTCTTCTTTGCATGAACATTGGCGAATATGTCTATTGGGAGATGAAAGTCCAAGGTAAGAACCTTGGTGACTTAACGGTCATCGTTGAAGGTGATCGTCATGTGGCTAATTCTTTTAATATCCCGACTGATTCTGATCTCAGTTATCAGTTTACTTTTGATGTAAATCCAGTGGAACTAGTTTAATGGCTATTAACATTACAATCCCGTTGTCCCGTTGGAAACAGTTTGGTCGTATCCCGGCTAATGGTCAACGTATGGGTCAGCAGTTCCACCAGTTTATGGAATTGCACAAAGTAACAGATCGTGACAACAAGATCTGGTGCGACACTCTTTATGAAGCCAGCGATAAAGCAGCGCGTCAAATGATTCTTGCTTCTATTGATCAAACTTGCTGAGGTGTTTAAAATGATTAAAGTTATGGATGTTATCAAAGCGACAATGTCGGAAGATTCCAAAGCTAACCTTGAGTATATCAACGAAGCTTTGATTGCTCTTCTTTATAAAGAGCGTGAAGAGGTTGATTACAGCACAGGACTGTCAATCACGTTACCTAACGCAGTGACGCAAAACGAAGCTTATCCAATCATCAAAGTTCTTATGGACGCTGGTTGGGAACGGGTAAGCGTTGTAGAGAACAAGACTGTAGTAATCCACTTCCCGGCTAGTAAGTACCATGGCAAATAATCGTAACTACCAGGTTGTCATTGGTCCGACTAATCGCGAGAAACTTTTTGAGACGGGCATCTGTGTAGGTTATCTGCATGGGCATACTTTGATCACAGGTAAGTACAAGCACGTACATGCTGTGATCAAAGAACTCGATTTGATTTGTTATAGCGAAGTGGCCCTCGTACCTTCAACCCAATTTCCTGAGAGAACTTAACATGCAAACAGTTCAAACCGCTAATCCGTTGTTTGATATTCCAACTGGTAAATACGTTGTCGATAATATTCCCACTAAAGAAGAGCTGTTAAATGGCAGGTCATTACTGAGCTATATTCAAAGCTACAATCCTAAATCTTCTTTTAGTGTTTCCCAGATGGGTAAACAGCTAACTAAGATCTTTGATACTGATCCAGATACTGTGGAACGTTACCAGGCTGTGGCGGCTTACTTTGTGCTCGGTGGTTATAAGGTCGAATTCAATGGCGTTGATGTACCAGTGATCTACTGGACCGATTATGAAATGCAGCTTGTTGATATGCATGAAGTTATCAAGAACTGCATCAGTGGTCCAAGACATGTAGCTAAAGAGAACTTGTTTACCGATGAGTTCTACGAAAAGATCCGTAATGCTGCTGGCGAAGAATCAAGCATCGTTATTGACTCATTCAGTAAAGTAGAATGAATCGGTTACTATACTGGTGGTATCGTCGTAAGGCCGATAAGTATCTAATGAATCGTCAGATGCGATTGACGTTCATGCAGATGTTTGATGACATCCCTAAAGAGAAAGTATTGGCGTGGACGAATCTGTTCCACGATGATTACATCCGAGAAATCAACAAGCTCAAAAAGAAATACAACATTAAATAAAAACGGCATATTGTCCACTCCTTCGGGAGTGGACTTTATACTCTTATTTTTTTTTTGTTCGATTATGGCATTGTCTGTTGAATTGGCAATGCAGTCATCGCAAGTTGTAGATCGTTATCGTAAGTACGTTTGATCCACTGGATATTCAGCAACTGCCCATCTGTCAGATCGTTGTTTACTTTCAATACATCTTTCCATTGGGAAACGGCAAACTCGTATTGGTTGTGAACAAAATGTAGAACGAAGTGAGTAGGGTACGGTGCGTACTCTTCTTGCTGTGTATCAACAAGAGGTTCAGCATCGAAGTACATCTTCTTGATCCATTCCTCGTACGTGTTAGCCCCGTTACGCAAACGGAGATCCCAGATATTAGTTTGGATGTAATCTACTTGAGCCTTCAGGTCACGACCATAACCAGAGATAGTATCAGGACGTGGGTAGACTTCCCAGTTAGGATCGGTCTCACCAGAATTGAGCAGTGCCAATTGGAAGGTGGTTACGAAACGGTAAGGAGCAAAGCGACCATCGACTTGGTTAAGGTTAACAGCAAAGGTCAGTGTCTGGATTTCACCATACGTACGTGGACGATAAGGAGCAGAGTTAAGACCCAACTCTACATACGGCGTACAGTTGTAGTAACGTTGACGATCTGCGTTGTACAGCCAGAACTCCAAGCGATAACCAATCTGTGGCGATACCCAGTTTGGATAAACAAACATCCGGCAACTATAAGCACCGTCAACAGGAATAGTCCGTGCGATGTAGTTCTCAGTTACTACTCGATGAGCAGTTGGAACAACACCATAGGCAATCTCATCGGGAGCCAGTTGATACGTTGCTGTCATTGGGAACTCTTCGCCCTCAACTGTAGCAATGTAGTTCTCTAGACCTTCGATATTAAACGTACCGCCAATTGGCAACCGTTGTGTACGACCACCACGATAATGAACAATACCTTGCAATGGCAAAGATTGAACCATTACGTTCAGAGGGAACTCGATAACCTTAGGGTCAGCACTACTAATGAAAGGAGTATCAATAGTGATACCACCAACGAAAGATTTAGTGTTGTCTGCTTGACGAATAGTCTCGCTGTTGATTACCAGAAGCTGTGCATAACTAACTACGCCACCTAACGAATCGTAAGCCACCAAGGTAACACGCTCGTTGTCGTCCAGATCAGCATTGGTAAAACCAACCATTGGAACAGAAGTGGTATTAACCGTAGTACCTGGAATCACGTAAGGCGTTACAGGGACGTATGGGCCGAGATAGGTGTTAGACGAGTCGTAGTATGCCGAAATGATTTCCCCGTATTCCTCGGAGATGTCAGAGCCTTTAAACACCTTATACGAAGCAACCATGCTACCATACCAGTGAAGGCGGGTATCTGGGGCAAAAGTAAATGGTGTAACAGACTTGTCCAAGAACATGCGGTAGCTCTCAGAACTATAGCCGGGACCCACACCGATAAGTACGTTCTCTTCACCATCTGGATCAGTACCTTTTGGTGGTTCCCACTTCTTCAGTACCGGCATGTGAGTACCGAACTCTACGTCAATCACACGGAAGAAGCCTTGATCCCAATCGACAACCATGTCATCCTTGTTAGGAACCCAGCGATTAGTCTCGCCGGGCTTCTGGATGATTTCGGCTCGGTTCCAAACTCGGAACCCGCGATCTGGATCATAAAAATTAGAATTGCTGTAGTCAGCCATTTTTAAGTCCTAATCAGGTAAATGAATGGGGCTGTATCCAAAGGACGCTGGAGATACATTTTGATAATACGCATATAGAAATCGTATTGATCACGTTCCAGTCCAATAGGATTAATTTCCCAATGTGGATAAACTCTCACATGGTTAGTGTTGTAATCATTGTTAAGAATATCCAACGGGACCAACCATTCGTATGGCTTGAGCACACGAGCAATATCCATATCCGTGTAACGACCGTCCTTAAATGGTGGTTTCAAAGTACCATTAAGAATGTCCTTCAAGATCTTGTTAGAGAACGCAGAGTAAACAGCGTAGTGCTTAACAAAGGTATCAGGGTAAGGATGTTCTACTTTAGGGAAATAGTACGACATCGCATCCTGAGTGTATTTATCACGCAGGTCATCTTCGACACGAGCTTTGTAATCATCAATAAAGACATTACGGAAAACTACTTGCGGTACCTGGATCTGGAAGGGCGCACCATTACGTTCACTTTCGATAATGTGACTTCCTGATTCCTCAGCGAACACAACATCTTTAGGTGATTTGTAATGACCGTCTACTACGATCCGTTGAACCTTGTGGGAATGCAGTTGATAGGTAGCGTCATTAGACAACACACCGTATTCAACAAAACCCAGTTCAGATGGAGGGTAGTACTTAAGGTCTGGTGTACAGAAACCAGTACAACGTACAAGAACGGTATTGATGCCACCGACGTTACGATGTTCCAGGTTATCCAGGACTGTATAAATGTCGTTGCTTCTGTAATCCAATCCATAGATCATGGAATAGTTATTGAAGAACACATCTTTCTCGCCCATCGGGATAGCCATCAGTCGGTTGACAGTGTCGCCCGCTTGGTCTTCCCAGTTGTCGATAGCAAAACGGATGATACCTGTGTCTTCTGTGAATCGCATTTCCTTTAAATAGAAATAACGATCTGTACGCAGATACCCGTACCACTCTTTAGGATCGGCAGTCCATACCCATTTCTCAGCGCCGAGTGTAGAATCGTAATAACCCCACTTAGCTCGGTCTTCCCGATCAGTTATGTCAATCCATTCGTTAGTTGGTACACCGCCCCATACCGCAGTAGCGTATACACGCCACCCATAACCGCCTGTCAGGTCGATTGAACCGTTACCGTACACACCGTGCAGGTTTTCAGAACCTTCGCCTGTAACGCATTCTACCAGATGGGTTGTTTGATCCCTTACGAAATACTCTTCACCGCCAACATGGTAATGATACCCTAACAGAATCCCTTTCTCGTTATATTCGAATGCCGTAGCATTCCGCCAGAAGTTGTAAGCCAGTTTAGCCTTACGACGATTGTCAGATGGATCTAAGAAAACAATTGCAGGGTTGTCATTTAACAGGTGAGCACATTCGTGATAACCAAATACTTCGCCCGCAAAGTTCTGTGCCTCTACTTTACCTTCACTGTTTAATTCCGGTTCATTAAAAGTGATTGGATAAATAAAGTTAACGTCAGCAGACATGAACTGTACGTATGCAGTCTTCTCTAAGGCATCAGCACGCCACAATGGGTTAGTACTGTCAGCACCGGTCATCAAATTAATTATCTGTTGATCAGTGAGCTTGTAGAGTTCTTCAATACGTGAAGCGTCAGCAATTAGTTCTTCGAAGTTACCACTGCGACGAATATACATACGGAAGAATTTGTCAGAGTCATCGCCACCTAAGAAATCATTCTCTGCCATGAGTTCAGCAGTACGTGCAACGGGAACAGAATAATCTCGGTGTGTTAACTGACGTGACCAGATACCATCGTTGTGTTGGAAATAGGTCCCTTCAAAAGCTGTTGGACGTTGACCACGCTTACACAAGAAAATCTCTGTGTCATCGTAATAGTCAATTGTCGGTTCAACTTGTTTTCCTGGATAGTGCAAGATGTACTTACGTTGTTTATCCAGAGAACTATTAAATACTGGTAGCCCTGCAAGAGGGAATTCATATACCGCTTTAATAGAAGGGTCTAAGATAAACTCACAATAGTCCCCACCCTGTGCAGTCAGAATACTAATCTCATCAACCGCTTTGCCGTTAACGAAGTATTGTGGAATACCGCCACGATCCTTGATAGTATCGATGATGGCAATCTGCATTTGTCTGATAGCTGTGCTACCAGTTGCAATGAGGGTATCGACTTGAATCCAATCATCGCCACGTTCAGACGCTCGTTCGGTAGAGAAGTATGCGTTGTGGTAGCAATGGAAGTAAAGCTTATGATCCTCTAGTGATGGATAACGATCGTTAATCTTAACAGCCACCAACATGTTCTGTGACTGAGTGATGAGTACATAAGTCTCATCCATTGGGAAACGAATCCCACTTGTTACGTATGCTTCAGCTAAAGTCAAGTAGTCCTTAGCAAGAGTCTTCATACTGATCCATGTATCCTTGATCTTAGGTAAACCTAAGTTAGCAGGGATCATGGAACCAATTTGATAGATGTGATAAAGATCGTTAGCTTTGTTAGTGGGCAGATAGTACCGTTGATACTCAACTACCCACGTATCTTGAACACCGTATTTAGGTGTCAGCTTTCGAAGCTCATACACAAACTGTTTATCTTGCGTAGGGTTCTGCCAGACTTTATCAATCGCATACCGCAAAAGATAATCGTCCATTTAACCACCCTTATTGTTCGATGTATTGATTAACAACCAGTTTGTAAACCAGGTCGGTAAAGATTTTGATTTCTTGTCCACGTGCCAAACTTTCAACACGTTGTGTAATAACAGTTCTACGGAAAGAACGATCAGCAATACCCATATAAACCATAGCGATGTAGGTAGGCATGTGTTCCAGTGCCACACCGACGTTCTCACGTGCGTTAGCGCCTTGCCACGAGTTACAGAGCATCAGGTATAGGTCAGAGAACTTCAACACGCCTGTACGCTCTTGGCGGGACTTAGTAGACATTGCAAAAGCCAGGTCACTAGCATTCTTCAAAGGACCAACTGTTTCGATGATGTCCAATACGAAATCTGGTGGAACACCAGTAATACGCGAAATGATAGGAGCGAACTGTGTCCGTGCAGTATGACCTTCATCTTGAAGTTCGTAGTTGCACATGGCATAGAAGTAATAAGCCGAGATTACAAACATGGCCATTTGGGCTTCAAGACCCAAATTGTATTTAGTAATCAACGCACCCGATACCCAACGGTGAAATACTTTCGCAGGGATATCGCCCATGCGACTGAAGATTGTTTCGTCTGCTTTCAGGAGTTGAAGATTCAACGCCATACGAATGCATTGGAATGACCAGTCGTTAACACCATTAATCTTGTAGAGGCCAGTCTTCTCATCGTACTTCATGTACTGACGGGAATCGATCAGAAGGTTCGGATGATTAGGGTCTCCGATATTAATGTACTGGGTGAACGATGGGATGTCTTCGTGTTCCTGTCGTGGAGTCACAAAATGTGCATTATTCAATGTGTAGTCCGCTGGTGTTTTCACCGCCGGGAATTCTAATTCTAGTGCTGCTCGACGAACCTTGGACAACAGTTGATCTAGCTTGGTATACATGCCGCAAATAGTAGTTTGGTATGGTAGTGAAAACATTACCATGTCTCCTTTAAATAGTCGTAAAATTTAACTAGTCAAGCATTCTATGAATAATAAATATGATTGACTTACGTTAACACTCATAACATCGAGTTCTAAAGCTCCATTACTGGGAGAACCAATAAATGGCAACTTATTTTAATGCCGTTCCACGGATTGTCTTCAACGGCATTCGTGACCGCAGTCGTCGGGCGTTCATTCGTCCAGAGATGACTTTCGCGCAACACACACCATTGCTCCGTCTCTTCACAGAGACTGGTCCTACCGAAACAACTTATGTTGGTGATTCGGATGATGGCTTTGCTGGTATCTTTGGGCAACTGTCTCTGGACCCACGCAGCAAATACTTTAACCAACAGTCTCTGCTTGCTTTGAACCTTCTGGGTCAAGGTAACGGTTTCTATGTTAAGCGTCTGCGTCCTGAAGATGCGCGCAATCCAGCTCGTCTTACTGTCGCTATCGACATGGTTCGAGACCTGGTTCCACAGACCATTACACGTCTGAGTGGTTTTAACTATCCTAACGCTGTTAGCGATGTAAGCGGTGGTCCAGTACGGGCTGATGCTAAACTCGTTGAAGGTTGGAAGTGCCGTGTAGTTCTGATTAAAGACAACACAACTGAGATTGGTACTCAACGTCCTCTGCCTGGCGATATGGTTTCTAATATCGATGGTTCCCAGTCTACTCTGTATCCACTGTTTGAATTGCCTACTTCGTTCTTCGGTTCGTTGGGTAACAACTTGGGTCTGCGTATGTGGGCTACCAACGAGATCGATCCAGATGGCTACGATGCTGCAACCACCGGTGACTTCGACACTCGTCTGTACCGTGTACAGTTTGTTGAACTGAACCAAGGTCTGGCTACACCTTACGTAATCAAGACTAAGAACGATGAAGACTATGTAAACGTTTCGTTTGACGAAGGCGTATATAGTACTCTCTATGACAAAGACCTGGGTATTCAAAGTACTCTGATCGAGTCGTATGAAGATGACGGTATCGAATCTGGTCTGACCCCTCTGTACAGTCCGTTCTCTCAGATCTTCGTTTACGAAGACAACGTTAACACTGTTCGTGAAAATATCCATGATGCTGAACTGTTGGTGAACCCTGCGTTCAAAGACAGCATTGGTCAGATTGACTTCTTGACCATGACTGCTCTGGATGGCGACCCGTACAAATCCGTGTTGCTGGAAGGCGCACTGGAAGGTGGTGTGATCTTCGGTAAGAACTCCACTAGCTATGCTACTGGCGGCTCCGATGGTACTACCGACTTGACTAACTATGTTAAGCTGGTTGATGCTGAGAACACCAACTTTGGTGAACTGGACGACCAATACGAAAACGTTGCTAAGTATCAATTTGGTTTCTTGTATGACACTGGCTTGCCGATGTCGTCGAAATACAAAATGATGCAGACCTTGTCCAAGCGTAAAGACTTGAACTGCATGTTCACCACTTTTGTTGAAGGTGAAGAGAAAGGTCTGACTGCTGGTGAAGAAGCTTCTCGTGCACAGGCTCTGATGACTCGTCTGAAAGCATTCCCTGAATCTATCCTGTTTGGTACCGGTGTCTGCCGGGCTATGATTGTTCTGCAATCTGGTAAGGTGATGGGTGGTGGTTACAACAAGCGTGTACCACAACTGCTCGACGTTGCAATGAGCTGGGCTCGTTACGCTGGTGCTGGTAACGGTATCCTGCGTCCTGGTTTCGAAATGGACGTTAGTCCTAATAACGAAGTTTCCTACGTTAAACAAATTAACGTACCGTTCTTCAACTCTCGTACTTCCGCTAACCTGTGGACCAACGGTGCTACTTACAGTACTACTTGGGATGACCGTCGTCAGTACTATGCTTGCCTGCGTTCTGTCTACCAAGATGATACGTCGGTATTGCTTAGCCCAGTAACTGTAAACATCTGCTGTGTGATCATGCGAATGATTCACAAAGTCCATGCTAAGTTCTCCGGTAACGCATTCCTCACCAAGGAACAATTGGTTGAGCGTTGCGACCAGGAAATCTTAGACCGTACTCGTGACCTGTTCGGTGGCCGTGTTGATATTATCCCTAAAACGGAGATCACCGGTACTGACGAGAATAACGGTACTAGCTGGACCTGTACAGTAACTGTTGCTGCCAACAACCCACGTACCACCATGAACTTCTTCCTAGATACAGTTCGTCGTGGCGACGTTACAGTAGAGCCTCTGTAAAGAGGCTTCACTCCTGAAAGAGGAATTTAAATGAAACGTTATACAGATCCATTCGCTCCTAAGTCGGGCTACGGTGCTGGCGGCGCTGCAAACACTATGAACGTTGCTCAGGCAGGTACTGATACTTTCCGTCCTGACCTGGCTAACCTTGCGAGTAACACTCCTTACGTTAGTCGGAACCTGATTCCATTCTTGCTCGAAGCTCCTCGGTTCTTCCAGTATGCTAAGGATAGCAACCAACTCGTACGTTCGCTAAAAGCCTACATCGAAAACCACTGCCGGACTATTGATGGCCTGCAACAAACTGTAACCGTAGATACCGCCGACGCTCCATGGGGTGGTTCGGGTGAAGTTATCCAGACAGCTACTAACGTTACCCGTGCACGTTCTAACCCTTCGCTGGGTTGCTGGGAACTGCAAGGTCGTGCTATTCAACGTTTCCTGCGCTGGTGGATTACTTACGGTATCGCTGACGAGAACACCAAGGTACCACGTATCGTAGCTGAAGGTAACATTCCTCCAGAGAAATACGATGCTTCGTTCTATGGTGCAACCGTTCTGTTCATCGAACCTGATCCAACTTTCCAAGATGTTACTCAAGCTTATCTGTGCACCAACATGTTCCCATTAAGTTCGGGTCCATGGGAAGGTCGTAAAGATGCTGCTCAGATCGGTCAGAACCTTGACCTGTCGATTGAGTTCTCGGCTATGACCGACGTATCGGAAGGCGTGATCATGTATGCTAAGCAACTGATGAAGACGCTTAACATCAAAGGTATGAACCCTAACGATACTCGTACTTGGGTACAGAACATCAGTGCCGACGTACAAGCAGCACGCAACGGTCTTAAAGATCAGTTGGTTCAATCTGCTGGTAACCGTGTTACTTACACAGGCGCTAACTAATGGCTATCCGTCCTTCAGCTTTCCCACTAAACAACGCTGACCAAGGTTCCATCGATTCTCGTACTAGTGCAGACCAACTGGCTGCACGGTATAAGAACATGTTGGGATTCCAGGCAGCTGGTCCAAACATTGGTTTGTTCTATCAACTAGAAAGAAATGCTGCCGAGACGGAAGCTAGTAAAGATCAGAAGCTATCGAAATATGATGGTTACAATGGTCCAGTTGAAGCCGGTGGTATTTACACTTAATGTCATAAACGCCTTCCCATAGGGGAAGGCTTTATGTCGTCTTACCATGTAACCTTTTCACCAACGTATCTTTCTGTATCAAGAAAAGTACCGTAGGTGTTTTATTTCGTGTAATAGCTTCGAGTCATCGCACGTAGAATCAAATACAGCATGATCCCTGTACGTGTAGCTGCAATCTGTCCTTCATGGCGAGACTTAGTTGCTTGCTTAACAATCTTCTCACCGACATCACGGATCTTCAATACGCGATAGTCATCGGATTTAGGTGCCATTACTTTAGCACGAATACCTTGTACCAATAAAGCTAGGTCGTTAGAACGTTGTGTAGAACTACGGTTGGACTGCATATAATCGAATGCGTATAACAGCGATTCATCAATCATTACAGTGATGTCTTTAGACCTAGATTGCCCGACGTTACGTGACATGAACATCAAGGAATCTTTCAACATGTCTGGTGGCATCGTGTGCATAGCGTTCTCAATGATCGCCAGGAGCGGCGTCTTGATTAAGTTGTCCGGATGTTGACACGTTGTGTGCATATAGCGTAGATACGTGCTGTAGCCGTTTACACGGTCTTTGAGGGCCATCTCTCCATCACCGTTAATCTGAATGTCCGATGTTGAAACAATACGACTACCTTGCGCAAGGGTAGTTAGATACATTTCGTAGTATTTCTTAATCAGTTCACGAATACGTGTCTGTGTATCCGTTACAATCCGACGAGACCAGTATTCATAAGAATCAGAACGATCCATCATGAAGTTGTGATAGATAGAGTCAGGGGCCACAATACCATCAGCACGGTCTTTAATCAGACCTCCCCAACTACCAATTCGTTTAATGTCGAATGTGTACTTAAGGTTCGCAAAGGTTGCTTCAGCTACTTCTCGTTTAGCGGGGTATTTAAAACGACGTACTAACAACGACGTAATGTATTTAACATGCAGTGTCATGAATGCATGTACCATAGCCGCATGACGTACGTTTAGTGGGATAGAGTTTTCTTTATAGAGACGCATTGCAATGTAACCAGGGATATGGTTAAATGCAGAACTGGCTACGATGTGTTTAGGGTCTACTCCTTCAGCCCTATCGAAGTCGTATTGTAACAAGTCTTCATCTACTTGAATAACGTCGTCGAACCAAAGCTCTCGGTCATTATCGTAGAATCGAATTTCATTGACTCCCATCAGTACGCCACCAAAGAATGCAGAGTGATCAGCATCGCGATTCATTAGGCGCACAGTGTAATCAATAATTCGTTGACATAAGGCACGATCGAATTTAACATCCGCGAAATGTTTATCGAGTACCTCTCGTATGGTTTTTTTCATGGGGTATTCCGTTGGTTGATTAATCAGATCATTGTGTTGATTAATAGAAGTTAATTTAGCACTATATTACTTATTTGATATTAACCCAATAAACTAAAGGATTTTAAACATGTTTACTAAATCGAATGACCCAGCTTTGGAAATGTTCGTAGTTCTCGGTGATTGGTTCAAACAGTTCCACAGTGACAAGACGGTGCATCTGTCGATGACGATAGATTCGGCTGCATTGGTATTGCAGGATCGCCCGTGCTCGATCAGTATGAACTTTAACTACAATGGTGATAAAGTAGTAATCCATACTTTTCACTGGATCACTGATGGTTCGGCATGTACAGTCGGTGCTAGAAAAGAATTCCGTTTGAATGACTTGCCTTCTATTGAAGACCATGTCATCGCCACCTTCGACCTGTAATCAAAAGGAACATCAAATGACACAATGTGCTAAATGTGATCTAGATGCAATCGAAGGTGAAGAGATCTGCATGACCCATCTACTCGAACCTTTCGGACCTCGTAAAAGTAAGAAAGAAATCAAGGCTGAAGCTGTACGTAAACATAACGAACGCTTTGAATTTATCAAGGCTAACCCAAAACCGCTGTCCGAACAGTTGACCGAATATGTTCGTGAAGTTGTTGGTTCCATTAAATAACAGGAGTTACAAACATGGCTAAGCCAACTTTAAAAGAAACAACTGATCGTGTAGTAAAAGCTTTTCGTAAGATTGGCTTTGGTGGTAAGTTTGCAACTTACGATGTTACTGCCTGGCCAGACAACTTCATCGAACTGCATAAGTTCGGTTCCGTACCGGAAGTATGTTTCCGCATCGTTGATTCTAACGAACTTGTGGGTCGTTCACAATCTCTGACCCAACATATCAGTGGAGGGCTATTACAGACTCTTCTGAATGAAAAGCGTATCAACCAAGAAACTTACGTGGCGGCGCGCTTGGTTCAGAACATGCAGGTAAAGCTGTACCCCGCACAACAGAACGGCAATATGTATTTTGACGAAAAGAGCAAAACGCTTTTGATTCGTTACGGTACAGTAATTGTTGAAGTATGTCCGGTGATCGATTACAATATCGATGTCAACACCAATGACCTCTTTGCATTTCTGGATGAGTTGTCTTACCTACAGGACGAATGTAAGAACGTTACTGATGCGGTACCGTACACCAAGTTCGGTAAGCTGTATGTAAAATTAGGTAATGGTTATGTCGTTGAAACTGATGTAACTGTTAAAGAGTTTAATGACACCTGGAGCTAAAACATGGAAGCTGTAAAGGTACTGGATGTAAAGCACCGCGTAATCGATACCTACCTGAAAGAGGTAGGGCCGTTGGAAGCCGAATCCAAGTATTGGGTTCGTGATGTGGTTGATCTCTCTACAGCTGACATTCTAATGAATGGTCCTAAGTTCGCCAAAGACCGTACAGGCTACGCTGCGTACATTGGTGATCAGGTTGTTGGGTTTGCAATCGCTTACACCCCTGACGCTTGGCTGGATTTGTTACACATACACCCAGACTACCGGGGTCGCGGTATAGCGCAGGAATTGATCCTGGCTAGTGGTTGCCGTAGTGTTTCTGTTAATCCACGCAATGACAATGCCGTAGCTTTGTATAAGAAGCTCGGTTTGGAAATCGATTACGACGAGGTGTGAAATGAATAAAGTTAAATTGGAAATGCAGGCAGGGTTACAGTTGTTTCAAGTTATTGTTGGTCTCATGCGCGAGCAGGCTTCTAAAGAAGACCTTACTCTTGAGATCCAAGCAACTGGTCCCTGGGTAACACTTTGCGATGTAAAGACCGAAAAGGTTCTGTCGATGCTTTTCGACAACTTTGGCGGTACTATTGCAACATGGGTTAAAGAGAAAGGAGGCGAAGAAATCCCTGGACCAGACTTTGAGATCTACAAAGAGTCTGAACTCGAAACCCACATTCAAACCGTATTCGGAATGGAGCCATAAATGAAACTGCTTAAAATTGAAGCGTGGGCACGACAAAAGTTTACGGCTAAATTGCTAGAGCTTCTTGAATCAATGGATTCTAAATCTGAACGCGAGTTAGTGCTGTGGGATCGAGAAGCCACCGATGTAATGGTTAGTACTCCATGCCGTACTTTTGAAATTCAATATCGTCCATACGGTGATAAGGGTAAGGTCCATAGTGTTGAGATCCACTATGAGAACTATAAAGAAAAGTTCGGTACTGTAATTGAACATGATATTTCAAATATGTCTACTGTTCAAGAGCAGTTGAATAAATACTTCGGTCTTCTGGAAGAATAATGGAATACTTTGATCTGGTGTGCTCAATCGTATTACGATTATTGTGGTTCTACGGTGGTTACATGGTTTTCTTCCGTAAGATCAATATTGCCCCGTTCACTGACACCAAGTGGGGTGCCCGATTGGCGGGCACTCTTTTCATGGTTGTTGTACTTGTTGATACCTATCACAAATGGTTCGCTAACTAAACAGGAGTTTCACCATGCTTAAGTTCTTGCCTGCTCCAAGCATCAAGTTTGTCAACGACTTGTTGGCACATCTGGAAAGCACCGACGCTGAAAGTGGTTACACTCGGGTTCTGGTACACCCAGTAACCGACGGCCTCCGTATGCGTAATCTGGATATGACTTTACGGGTTTCCCTTGAAGTCTGTGGTTGCATTGTAAATGCTACCTGGGAAGAAGCGGTAAACTGCAATGAGTTGCAGATGCCGTACATGAAAACCCAACCGTTTGCTATTACCGATCTTTTGGTAATGGCTGAAAAAATCGAAGGGTTCTTTAAACGCGAATGGGAGATTGAAAAAGATGCTTAAGCTCGTTAAAGATCCTTGCATCGACTTCGTCAATACTCTTCTGGAATCGGTTGAGTATGAAGGGTCGTGTCAGTCGCCAACAGTCCAACGTGTAAAGGTACGTTTGAGTCCTTCCGGGGTTATCTTTCGTACACCCGATGGTTCGAAGAAAATAATTGTCTATGTTGTTAATTCAACTATAGTTGATTATACTTTCAAACAAGATGATGGTATTCAAGGGCCGCGTCAAACAACCACGAGTTCTAATCCAGTGGAGCTGGCAAAAGAGATCGTCAACTATTTCACTCAAGAGGAGCTTCCACGTGTCTAAACATAACCAACTGATTATGGCTGTTCAATACCCAATCGTTAGCAAAGATAACGTTAAGTTCGTTCGTGGTTTTAAGGCATTGGCCAACGGTGGTCTTGAACCATTGTTTACCGATAGTCCTGAACGTGCGCAACGTTTTGGTCCAGAAGGACAACTACATGTAAACTGGTTGTCTGGTCGTCCTGTTGAATTAGATGAGTTCAAGGCATACAGCTTGATCAAGGCACCGGAAACTCCAACCCAGTTATTCGATGATGGTAAAGACTACACCACTGTAGAAGTTGCTACCATTGTAACCAGTAACGAAAGTCATTTGCTGTATAAGCAAATTAAAGAAGCCGGCATGGATTACAAACAGGACATGGGTGGTAATCTGATTACTATCGGTGTACTGGCTGGCGGTGATGTTTGTATTGCACCAATGATCCAAACAATCGACGGTGTACGTGTTGCGTATGTTGAAGCCACCAGTGAGGTTGTTGACTTCACTATGGTTGAAAACTGGATCATGGCGAAGTGCACTGGTATTAAGTCGATCACAGAACCTGGTCGTGTTGTTAACGAAGTTGCTCTGATCAAACGCTGCCGTACAGAAACTGTATAACCTCAATACCTTAATAGGAAATTTAAAATGTTCAGACTTGTAAAACAACCATGCACTGATTTCATCCCAGCACTGTTAGCTGAATTGGAAAGGATTAGTGATCCACAATCATCAACACCGCTGTATGTCCGCAATGCTAATCAGGGTGCGGTCATTACAACTGGTAATGGGCGGAAGAATATCGCCGTTCAAGTCTGGGGTGCAGTGAGTGTTAATGTTCATTGTTACATTGATGGTGCCATTACTGGTACGTCCTTTGCTGGAACTACCTCTGATGTAGAGGAAGCGGCGAAAGCTATTCTGGATTGGGTTAAACCATAAACAACTTTATGAAGGACTGACTCTATAGGAAAAGACCATGGCTAGTTTTGTATTACAGTCGTGTACGGAGTATGCTTCAACGCTTCTATTGGTTATTGGTAAGATTAAATCCAATGACGGATCACGGGTCTGGGTACAAAACAGTGCCGGGGGCTTGACCTTTATACATTCCAATGGCCTACGTAAATGCGTTGTTAGGGTATTAGGGACTGGGACGGTTAGTGTTGACTTCCATATCTTTGGAGTTAGTGCTACTACCCATATGTCAGCAACCTATAACGTTTCAGATACAGCGAAACGTATAGTAGCTTTCTTTTCAAAACCATAGCGTAATAAAGCCCCTTCCTTCGGGAAGGGGTTAGTTACTCTTTCTTTTTTTCTTTATCATGTGTATTACTATTAACGCATGGGAGAATACCATGACTTGTTGCGGCAAAAGATTACCACCAGATAATACGTTAGACTTTACCTGGTTAGGTTGCCCTTGTGATACATGGGCACATTTAAAAGATCAGTTCATCTTCCTTGCGGATGAGAGAGCTGGCGTGATACCTTGCAAACCAGATCAGTTTAAAGTTCAATGGACTGGTATTGATGCAATGACATATATGATCGCTGTTACTGATAATCTCACCGGAGAGCTTTGTGAGTATAGCGTTTCAAAGGAGTACAGTCATGAAAGCCCTATGGACGCATTTGCGCGCGATTATAGACAAAAGGAACTCCGATATAACCGAGGCATTCGCCGAGCAGTGGATGACACTCTAGAAGCCTTTGAAGACCTACATCCAGATATTCGTTACAAGCTTTCTGAAGATCATAAAGGGTTTAAGATTCATCGACCTATTCAACGTGAATTGGGTGTGGTCGTCTGGAAGATTGACTACGGTGTACGTTCGCATATCATGCCTATCTCTAATGAAGAATGGCAACAAGAAACCCCTGATAACGTTATCGAGATCCCTGACATCCTTCCTGAAATTGCACAAGCGTTGGTTGTCCTATTAAAGCGTATGCGTAAGATCGGAATTAAGTTTGAAGATATTGTAACTGAGACCTTAGGGGATTTCCGTAAGATTACTATCAATGGCGTCGCTTATCGTAATAACGTTTCTACCTCGACTATTAAGATCGTTTACCAAGAGATGGATCTAGATAAACAAACCTTAAACGCCTATCACGAATACTACACAGATAAGGGACCACAAAATGGTATCTATAACTGCTGAAATTAAAATCTCTGAAATTACAGATGAGTTGGGGATCTTCGATAACCTTTCGAAAGTATTGGTTCAACGAATGTTCATGATGAACTTCTTTCGTCCATTCCCGGATAACCTGAAGTTCTATTTCCAGGACTACAAAATCGTTGGTCGTCAGAACTACACTGGTGCCGACAGTATGACTATTGGTTTACGTCCAGGTGAAACTGATGGCAGTAAGGCAGCTATCTTAGCCTACATTGCTAAGGCTGCTCCATCACATATCGATCTCAAAGGTTTCAAGAAGAAAGAACCGAAGCCAGACGAACCTGAATCACCACCACCTGAAGATGTACAACCAAATCCAGAAACAAACGTTTAAATATATCGCCTTCCTTCCGGAAGGCTTTATGTCGTTAATAGATTTTTTTCTAAATCTATATTACCTATCTGAATCTATTCCATTAAAAGGTACGTGTCATGAGTAAAGAACCGTGTCGTCCAGGAAAGTCTAAATCAGTTCGTCGCCGTGAAGCGGCTGATAAACATAACCAAGCCTACGAGGAACGCGTCAAACCGTTTCTAGAAGCACTGGAGAGTGTTGTAGCTCCATCACCGATTAAATCTGTTGCCGGACAAGAGGTTGGTCGTTCCTTACGAGTAACCCATGAAGACAATAAAGGTGAAGTAAAGGAATTAAACAGTGACGAAGTAAATGTTCATCAGGGTAAGATCACAGTAAAGCGTGATATACATCCAGGTGATATTATTATCGTCAGCGGTGCTGATCATGGGCGTATGGTTGCCCGTGAACTGATCGATAGTTTTAAACACGAAATCAAACCAAAGCAAGTAGGTCATTATGCAGAATCCCGCTATCAAGCAACTTATCCTAAACGCTACCTTGAACGCACTTAAGGCACGAAATGAAAATTCGCATAAAGAAAAGATTGATTGCAGAACACAACGCCAAATACGAAGCCCGACAAAAACAGCGTGAAATCTCAGAGCGTTATGTTAACCTACTCAAGGCACCCAAGTATGTTAAAGAACAAACGGCGTGATAAATGCACATTTGTGAATGAGGTTCTAAATGATTAGTAAGGGTAAACGCAAATATCTTCTAGAATTATATCCGTTTAGTTTTTGGGTATTTGATTGGATTGGACTAGCCAAAGAAATTCGAGAGACCCCACCAAACTGGACAAGCGTAAAAGCATTTATGCCTGAACACGACCCATCTAGAATCATGGTTGGTACCTGTGATGGTATCTATCCCGTACGTGACAAAGACCACTGGAATAAAGCTGAAAAGAATCTGACAGGTGAATCACATGCCTGGAAGAGTGATCATATTCCGACTGTTCAAGAACAGACATTCGTTAAAGAGATTGCTACCAAAGGTTATTACGACGGTGTTAAACGTCTTGATTCAGAATGCGATGTAGAAGTGTTCTTTGGTATCGATACCCTTGGTCCTAATGCAAAGACTATTACCATCAGTCGTTCGACGATTAGTGGTATTGATAAAGGGCAACCTAAATTCGAAAGCGTTGATTTAATCGAGGTGCCGAATGACTTTAAAGAGGCCCGCGAAAAGACGCTTTAAATACGTCTACTGTGATAATGCCCGTTCTCAGTTAAAAGTCAAAACCGATGTTTACACGATGAATGAAGCCCCACCAGGCACTGACTGTTGGGGTGATCTTACTGGTCGAGGTCCAGATGACACAGATGAACGTCGTGGTCCTCTTTGTAAGAATGGCCGTGATACACCAGGTGATGACGACAACTGGAGGATTGACTACAAGCGCGGTACTGACTGGGAATACTCGGGTAAAGACGATAGCGCTTATACGGGGGATTCTAAACGCTGGACGGAAGAGGACTGGCTGTATCATGAACAAACGCAGAATGAAGTATAGGTACTGGGATAGAACAAGAACCTGTCGTGCCATACTTGCTTCCAGCAGCGTCGTATGTAATGAAGTGCCGCCAGGTGGGGTATTCTACGGCCTTCCAAAAGGTCGTGGTGATGACAGTCCAGAAGGAAAGGGACTGGGTGCAGAATCATCTCCTGATGTAAGACGGCCTACTGAAATAAGTTACGCTGGTCGAAAAAATCTGCCAAGCCGCAGCGCCTAATATAAATCTTGGTAAAAGAATTAGTAAAAGATGAACGTAGTTTATCTTTGCTTTTGTTCTTTGTTTCTGAAAGCTTTTACGTATAAAGAGTATATTGTGAGGGGTGGGGTTTTACCCCGAGCAATATTCCTTATTCTTAGTGTTACCTTACCAAACCCTTTATTTAGGGTTAACCCTCTAATGATTGCTAGTCATCAAGGAAAATACAATGAGTCAAGAAGATTACATCGAGCGCAATGGTATCCGCATTACAGCTGAAGACATTCGTGCACATTACCGTACATGGGGTATTCAAACAGAACTCCGTAATCCAACTCGTGTAGAAGTGCCTGAAGATCAACTCGATAAATTGGTACAAGAAACCTTGCTGAAACTCAAAGACAGTAAAGTTGATTATATACCATCTTTACCTGTAGTAGCATCCGTACACACTGTTTCAATGCCAACTAAACTTGATGGTAGTCGATTTGGTAAACCGTGGTTGGGTGCAGTTATGAGCAACGACCCAGAAGAAAATGAACGGACCAATGAGATCATTCGTGAACTCACAAAAAATCGTCCAGGTCGTATTGAACCAGAGCGTTGTGATGATGAAAAACTATTGATCACACTGCTGACCAAGTACTTTGGCTTTGCCAATTATGCGAAGGAAGCTTTTCGTAGTATGCTCGGGCTTGTCTATCGTAATGCCGAGCACGTTACAGTAACTGGTCGTGGTATCACACTTACGAAGGATATCACCGATTATTCAAAATGTGTATTGCATTATATCCTGACAAACCATGAAGCAATGGGTGAAGACGTTGTACGGTTTGTTGAAGAAACTTATAAAACGTACACAATTACTAGGTTGAGCTATGGATATGATATCTATGTTGACCAAGTAGAGCCTGCTGTCTTCCGTGTGCGTCCTGCTGGCGACAACGTACCGACCACACTTACTTGGAAACAATACTCTGAAGGCTACTCCATTAAACGTGAACGAAAATAGGAATAAACATGCTTAGTCCAATTAATCTAAATCGCCTTTGGCAAATCGCTATTAACTCCAATGAACCTCTTACCTTGATCGTAGGTGCTGATGGTTATTGGAAACTAACATTTAACAAAAAGGTAGATGTCTAATGTCCGACCGTTATACAACTCCCCTAGATCCAGATCAGTTTCAGAAAGCTTTGTTCCAAGATGGCTTCCCTGTTCCGTATGCCAGCTGTGAAGATGTCTCCAAGGTAGCTGACGAAGCTATTAAAGCGGGTGGTTATTACACCATCGATATTATTGCAAATGGTAAAGGTTACGTCGTACAGGCTTTTGATAATGAAGGTTTGGTTATTGCCAACTATGTTATCAATCGTCCAGAAGAATCTGACTTCCGTCGTATTCCTACTTTCCCCTGGCTACGCCACAAGTTTAAATGTATTGGCTACGACTTCAAAGATAAGATCATTCGTCAAACCCACAAGCTGATTGAAGCCCATATTCGTGATGGCGGCACTTGGGAATACAAAGATTCTCCAACCGGGTTCCATATTGAACTACGTATTCTCGGTCAGTTGAAAATCAGTCAATCGTTTTACAAGATCGAACTAACTTACTAAGAGGTTTATCCAATGTATAAATTTGCAGATGTCATTAGAGAAGAATCTGTACTGCGTGGTCATCAAGTGTATATTAAAGAAGATCCACAAGAAGGTCCTTTCGTGCGCGTAGTTGATCCCATCACTCGTAAACAGATTGCTATCGCTTGCCTAGAACTTAGTCCGGTAAAGGTACTGACCAGACGAGTTGAAGCACAACACACAATGAATTGTCTGCTAATGCAGGAATTGGATTATAGCCAACCTTGGTGTTCGTTGAATCTGTGTCATCCGGATGAAAAACGTAGTGACGTAGTTGCTCTTGAGGATTCTGTACAAGCAGTTGTCAACCTCCACACCAAGCTTTCTCAGAATGGCTATCGCCTATGGGAAAGTAACAGTATTCAGCAACAAAATTCTTTGAAGATCCGCAATATCTATGTTCGTCAGGATACAGTTAACAACTTGATTGATGTCGGTGATTGGGAAGGTGAAGTAACCGGTGTTGTATTGGAAGCACATCTAACTGTTACCGATTTTAGTAAACTGTTGGATACTGATAAAACGCCAGGTGTTTTCTGGGACATTACTCTGGATCATGAACAAAGACGTATTGGTCATGCTGAACGTATCGATCCAGCTAATAAGTTTAAAGCTGATGTAAAACTGTCTACTGGTGTTTCATCAGTATCTGATCTGCCGCCCGTTGAAGTGAAACTGAACCATACGTTGGCCGATGCATTTAATGTAAGGTATACAACTGGAATGCAGATCACTTCTCAGCCTGGGCGTGTCAACACTGTTAAGGTTTATCGTTGTGTTGATAATGATCGTCGTGCTTTCCAACTGTTGTTGAAATACAACCTCTGATAACAAGTACGTCCCAGCTTTAAAATATGTAATTAAACCGTAAATTCAAATAGGTAATTAAAACATGAGTAAAGTCAAAACCCGTATGTATTTCACCGGTGGTGCTGGTCTTAACCTCGGTACGACGTATAGCCCTAATAGCGAATCTGTTTGTTTTATCGATTCGTCGGAAGCTAACCTCAAGCACCGTAAGATTGCCCCCGAGCGTATGTACATCATCCCTAATACGGATGGCGCTGGTGGTGACCAATCTTTCATGATGCCTCATGCCCGTAAGCATGCTCCTTTGATTCTGGAACAATTCGAACCAGGTCAACAGAACATCATTGTTACCTCGGGTGGTGGCGGTACCGGTCCAACCGTAGCTGCTTCTCTTCTTGACAACATGCTCAAGAATGGCGAGAACGTTATCGTTCTTGTAGTTGGTGGTTACGATGCAACTAAACGTGTTCGGAACACAACTAACATTCTGAAGAACTTGGAACTGTTGTCTCTGAAGCATCAGCAACCTGTGGTCGTGTCTTACATCTCTAATGCCGGTGGCGAAGCTGCTGCGGATGAAGAAGCATTGTTCACTCTGTCTGCTCTGGATGCATTGACTGACCAAGAGAATGAGCGTCTTGATACTAAAGACCTTGAGAACTTCCTGCACTTCAACCGAGTGTGTGCTGTACAACCACAACTGTGCACCTTGCATATTCGTGAGACCCGTGCTGACGCTGCCAAAGTGTTGGAACCAATCATGGTTATCGCACTGGTAAATGACATCAGTCTGGACGTTCCTTATGGTTCTCCTTTCGAACGTAAAGTAGGTATTACCAAACGTACTGACAAACTCCCTGGCGATCAAATGCACTTCATCATCAACTCGGTTGGTGTGACAGATATCTTTGAAGACCTGGAACAAACTCTAACCAAACTGAATACCGTTCAATCTGGTTTCCGTCAACGGCGTTCGAGCTTTGTAGTACAAGACCTCGGCGAAGGCGACGATCTGTTCGTTAGCTAAGGAATTAAACATGACCGACATTACCGAGCTGAAAAGAAAACATATACTTTACACGCTGTACGTAACTATTACTCAGGCACATGCATCGCTTACCAATCCACCACTTGTAAAATTGTTTGACGACGGTATTGGTGTTATTAGTAATGATGAACGCTTTCGTGCTATGTATGTAATTAGTGAACATGCCGATAGTATCGAAGTTGAAGAGATCGATAACATTAAAAACGAATCTTTGGAACGTTTGATATACGCCTCTACCAGTCTTAGTCCTTTCTTGTACAACCACAAAAAGTTCTTTGCGATCTTGTAAATAAACTGGAGAGCTTCGGCTCTCCTTTTATTCCCTAAGGAGTTTTAAATGAAAACAGTAAACGGTCGTAAAGTATCCAATGCGGAATACAAACGTAACCAAGCGGCTTATCACAATGTCGGTTATGAGTTCGATAAACAGAAAGAGAAAGCTCGTCTTGACTACGAAGAAGAGCAACGTCGTAACCCTACTGTGATCGGTACATCTAAACAGTGGGTTGAAACGTTCACAGAACCATCGGTAGTTATCTCCATTGGTGACCCAGGTGAATCTCTGCCAGATTACGCATGCAAACATAAAGCGATTCTGCGTATTGAAATCGATGATGTCGATCAAGAGATGGGTCCTGAATATACTCTGTTCGATCCTGTACATAGCCGTCGTATTTTGGATTTCCTTGCTAAGCATCCAGGTGTTCCAATCATTGTACACTGTCATGCAGGTATCTCCCGTAGCTCTGCGGTAGTTAAGTTCATGGTTGACAAGTTGGGTTATAAACTCTCTGGTCGCGAAGAATGTACAGTTAAAGGTTTCCAGACTTTCAACCGTTGGATTTACCGCCAACTGGAAATCAGTCATATCGACACCATCATGCAGTAAAATTTTAGAACCTGGATCAATAGAGTAGAAGGAGTGTCACAATGAAACGTGATTAATTCGGAGGTCATATGACCAAGTCAAGTGTTAAGCTTTTAGATAAAGCAATAGCGGATGACTTAGGTTTAGTACTCTCCCCTAAGACTTACGTATTGAAACGGGTTATAGAGAATCCAACCACAATTGATGGATTTGTATTTGCCTTTGAACAAGGTAGCGAAATCCATTATGATCGGTTGGAGATCTTTAGATTCGTTAACGGGAGACGTATTAAGTTACCTAGGTTTATGTCTACTCCCTTAATTGAAAGTAGATTAGTAAAACGGCAATATAAGCGTTGGTACGTCTGGGGTAACGGGATGTTGTTTCCCGTACAGAATGCCAAAGCAGAGGACTTGAAAACAAACTTCTTATTCATAACCGGTGATATCCCCAATTACCAAACATCAATTATTTATTCTTACGAGTCTCCTCACCTTCGTAAGAACCCTCTGAGGTTTCATCATGCATTACAGATCTGAAATTTGGGTTAGTCAATACAAGGCACTAATGGATCTCCATTTACTAAATGGTGGTCACATGGACAATATGGAACATCTGTTTGGTAGTGAGTTCGGTGTCAAATGGGAACGTCTAGACTATGGACGAGGCTCTCAAAAAGAACTGATGCTCTATACCTTCCATAATCCACAGACCCTCGACTGCATTCAGTTTAAAGTATCTACCAGTGATGATGGGTACGTTTATGAATTGTTGAAGGTCGTAGAACGTGGGATCGTATTGTGTCATGGCAAAGAAGATCAGTCGATTAATTGTCTCCTTAAAAATATGCTCTGGCCTACTATCCTTGCTTTTGACACCATCTGGTTTGATTGAGGTTTGATATGCACCGTAAAGAAAAATTGAACGAACTTGTTAAACAATGGTTAGAGCTGGGTGAAACAGAGACTTGTTCTCGGGCTGACAGTTTTACACGTATCAGTATTCTTCGTAAAAATAATCCAAATGAACTCCATTTCCGGAATTCACGCTTAGGTACAACCCGTTTAATCATTGGTGTCGTTAATGGTGAATTGGGTTATACTTCAGGCTATGAAGAATCACGTGAACATGTAATTATCGGTGAAGCCATTTGGGCTTTGGAATATGCATTGGAGAACTATTAATGTCAACTCTTTTAGCGAGTGCTTCACTAACTATTTTCATGGGTGTTTCCAGCACTTTCGGTGGCATTACCTCGGCAAGTTATTCGATGACACATTGGCCATCAATGGAAACTTGCATTCAAGCAGTTAATAAAGAAGTAGATACCGTAGCATCGCGTTTTACTATCACTGAACTAGAGCGCCTCAAAGAAGGCGAATACGGCAAGTCGGTTAAATACGGTAATACTCTTATAACTTATCATTGCCGCCCACTGGAGAATAAATAATGTCAACTGTACTAGCGGCAGCTGTATTGACCATTACTACCATCACCGGTAATATCTTCGGTATTAACAGTGTTTCGGTACAACCTACCTTCTTCCCTACCTTTAAAAGTTGTGTTGAATACGTCAATACACAGAAGATCAAAGAGACTGATAAAACAGAAACCACCATTACGGATACGCCTGAAAAATACGCATATCACGTATTAGTGAAGGCCACGTTTAGTGTTACCAGTATTGAACTGGAATGTAGACCACAGGGATAAGTCATGACCATCGAAGACGAAATAAAAGACGTCATCGATGAGTCCATAGCGCTACTTTGTTTTATGATTAATATCAAAGAGGTTGTTAAAGATGAGTGTCCTAATGTCATCGGTGTACTTGACTGTCCATCTGTTCGGTTTGATAACCAAGGAGTATGACTACAAGAACTACGCATCGATGAACCAGTGTGTTAATTCATTGGAAATCTACAAAGCTAAGTTCAAAGATACAGATCGCTATGACGTGACTTACGATAAGGCGAAAGCATATCTGAAGATTAGTAACAAGTCTGATAAAACCATTCAAATCCATTACTGCGGAGAATCCAAAAATGTCTAAACGTAATATTGCAATTGCCCTGTTCAACCCGAACTGCGTTATTAATTCTTCGTGGCCTCGTTTCACCGGGTTTAAGAATGTGGGTAATCCGGTAATTGAATCGGGTCTATTTGGATTGGTTGATAAAGGTACGCGTATGCATGCCTTTTTTAAAGACACCACTTTCCAAGATGTTGTGACCAATGAACTGCGATTTCTTACACGTGGTATTGATGTTACCGGTACGCCACTATCAACACAATTCAATCCGGATAACACCGGTACAGTACTGATGGTGAAACCACCAGAACCTGATACCAGCTTTAAATGGTTGAAGCCTTACACCTATGTACAAGAAGACGGTGTAGAGTGGGATGTGTATGTGTTGATCACTGGTAAGGACCTTTTTGTTAAGGGTACATTTAACCGTGTATTCAAAACATACGGTTATTGGGATATGGATATCTGGCGTCCATCGGACGAAGATGTTAAATCAGATATCTTCCGTATCGAACAATGTACTATTAACCATGTTGTGTCATTGGGTCATCCCGCTATGACATCACTGACAATATTTAAAGATAGTCCGGATTATGACAAATATCGTGAAGTAGATGTAACACGCGATATCCCTGACTACGCCTAACGGCATAAAGCCCCTACCTTCGGGTAGGGGTTTATACCTTTTATTTTTTTATACGAGTTCTTTAACCATTTTCATTATTGCGATCCTGTTACAGTACGGAGATGGCGACGACGACCTTCAGGGTCATTGAAGTTACGAAGAATCTTTTGCATAGGGATCAATAGTTCATCGTAGACATCGTTTGCACTTGACCAATCTCGAACAACATCCGAGAACACACCCAGTTGTTGACCACCACTCAATTGAGCTTCACCCATCGAGATGTTAAGTTCGTTGTAGCAATGAGACTTTACTGCCTGTTCTACAAGACGAGCGAACTGTGGAAAAGATTGTGGTCTAAGGTTCAACAGTTCATTATCATTACCCAAACGACACGACAGGTAAGCTGTAGCCGACGGGTTAAAAATAAAGCGAACCATTACGGTGTTGTGGTTAATCAAGTTCAAATAACTGGTCTGCGCTACAGGAACACCTTTAGCCGCATCGAATACCTTACGGATATTAGAAGACATAGCTGACTCGTTATACTGCATCGCGTAACCAGCGTTCTGATAACCCAGAACACCATAGTGGATATCGAACAATTGAACGATAGCTCGGTTTTGGGTATGGGAATCAGGGATGTAATAAATAGTGGTATATGGATCTACGTATTCTGCCCGCACCGGATAGTCCAATGGGATGAATACAGTCGAACCACCAATGATCTCAAGGTCAGGCATAATGCGCCCTTCGATGATCTCTTCTCGGATACGATGTTCCATGGAGATGTTAGCCCCACAACTATCGATACCCGATTCTTGCATTGGCTTGTTAACAAATACCTCACGAAGGATCTCTTTGGGGATTCTCCCGCGTTGGATAAAGTTAATAGCATATTGGATAGCGTTCATTCTAAAACGTCCTCTGAGCGCGTTACAGGAGGTCTCACGGTGACTTAATACTGGGGTACCGTATTCTATACTAATAGAAGAGAGACAGGTCAATAGATTTTTTTCGAGATCTATATCATCAGTCTGTATCAATTAACGGGGAATCTGTAATGGATTTGAAACCAGAAGAAACTGCTGCCCACATGATAGATCGCTTTGATCTACAGGTATGGGACATAACACATGCATTGGAGAAATTGGACTCGCTGCCATTGCGTTCCTTTGCGATGCAAAGGTATATTGAGATGAAAGGTCTCAATCCAGACCACGCTCGTATATATACTGAAGTAGATGGGATGGGGCAAGAACTCCGTGTAGTTCGTGAGCAGGTGTTAGATGACTTTATTGTGTTCACTATCAACACCTTCGAGTTCTGTTTTATTACACGACCTGAACTTACGCGACTGACTGAAAAGGAAAGACGGTTCTTCTTGGACTGCCATGATGCCAGATCTCTCATCTATCGTACAATCAAACTAAATCCCGAATTAGCTGGACGTTTCATTCGTTACCAACGGATAGGCAAAAGCATTTATCTGATTACACCAAAGCCTTAATAGGAGACACCATGTCCGCCAAGAGTAGACGTTTTGCGGTACTAGAAGTAAATGGTATTGCACAGAACTTGATTAACCTGATTCAATTCACAGTAGATAATAACCCACCGTGTGGTTTGCGCAAACTGAATAAGTTGTCGGCTATGGAAGTCATTTACAAAATGGCGATCTCGGCGGTTAACTGGCGCTTGGCGCATAACCCATACGGCGATTATGAAGAAGGGATCATTGAAACACTTTTCGGACCACGACCAAAAGGACCATCCGCAGAAGACAAAGCGTTGTATCGTCAGATCTCGCTGAATCCTTTGTGGTGTGGTATCACTGGTGACATCGAACGTCAAGTATCAGAACACATTGAAGTTGATACATATAAGGATTGGAAAGTAATTCGGGTTGGTTCTCTGATTGGTTTGGCAGAAGGTCAAGACTATCGTATCACTGAGTACTATCGTCTCCACCCAGATCAAACTGAAAACGATACAGCGGTAATTACATTGGATGCTTCTAACCCAGTGAACTATCTACTCGGGCAATTCACAAAAGAGTTTGGTCCGCGCCTACAGCAATTGGCTAGCACTGACTTCTATATCGGTGACCATATTGCTTTGAACAATGACATGATCTTCCATCAAGATCTAAATACCCAAATGAAGCTTCAAAATATTCGCTCACATAACCGCTCTATGATTGTTAATAACCCAGCGGATGCAAAGCGTGCTTTGATGGAAGTCTACAACAATACTTCCGGTTACATTGCAGCAATGTTCATCGATGCTTTGATCAGCATGTATCCAATGGTTGAACTAGCTTACAACGCACCTCGCTTCAATACATGTGCTTTGAGTAAACTAGGTGTGTGGAACATGGATCGATTCCGTACAGATTACTTGCAACGTGTGATCAGTGCATTCGGTCTGTCTTACTTCACTACGTATCTCAAGAAAGATAAGAAATATGTATTGGAATACAGTAGCAATAACATCCTTGCTATTTACGAGAAGGCCGTTGAGAAACCGTCGGAACATAATGAAGTAGAGTTGGTACAGAGCTTCATTAATGGTGATCGACTGAGTCCAGAAGATACTCGACGTGCCCAAGAACTTTATGAAGAGTACTCTCGTCGTGGGGTGATCTAATGAAATGTATTATGGTACGATTGGATGCATATGCATTTCTTGATGTGAGTCATGATTGGTATGCGATGGCCACAGCAATCTTTACACGTACTGCGATCATTGACATGCTTGGTAAGATGCTGTGTCAAAAACTAAGTCCTGATGAAAAGCCGGAAGAAGCGTTTGCAGAGTACATCTTTCAGCAGGTTGGGTACGAGGTAGATCGCAGAAACGAAGGTAAAGATGAGTTCAATATCGATGAGTACTGGACAACCGATGAAGTAGAACATGTCGTTGACTATCTTATCAGTTGTTATAAACTTAACCGACCTTACGTACCGGACGGAGGATATCTGAAATTCATGGCTTGTGTATGGCATGAAGATAATCAGTTATCTGGAGCTTCGATTTGTTTGGTCGCAGAGCATGTAGATGATGACAGCGAGCCTTGTAAGATTGAGTCCGACGATACTGTTCGGGAACCTGACGACGGAAGTGGAAGTAATCGCCGATATCTGTCAGCTGTCTTTAAGTGACCTGACTGACTTTGCTATCGCCTATGTTGAATATGAAGACGTAGGCGGTAACTTCATGAATGATGACGACCTTGTTCAAGACTACTTCGGTGGTAAGAACGTAGGTTATAGAGTGATCGAGATTATACGTGCACAGCGTTGTGAGATCATGGCTTACATGCCTGACAACGTTGTCGAAATGAAATATGCATGTACCCGTGGGGATGGAGTTTTTGTTTATGCAAGAACAGCAAACGATGTTAATGTTGGATAAAGCAACGTATTGCCCGAACTACGATGAACTCGAAAAACTCTACCAACAGATCTTCAAGACCCCTAAGTATAGCGGTTATGGAATCGGTGGTGTTTATGACGATATCGTGACCTGGGCAATCAATGTTTGTGAGGAAATGCAAATATGTCCAGATCGCGTATCACAAGTAGAAATCCCTAATCTGATAAGTGCGGGAAAAAGAGCGGATCGGTATCAGGAACTATTCCTCGAAGCCGCTATCCGTTTATGTAAAGTAATTCCCGCTGGTACCCACACGATCTATCCGATCCTCTGTAAGGGTACCAATATCTCTTTATGCGTTTTTTACTATGGTGAGTGTTGGCATCGTCATGAATATCTTAATTGTATTAGACTCGAACAATTTCGTAAAGCACTTAATAGAAGGAGAAAACCCAAAGCTAGTTAGTCTTGTCTTGGCTCACTACGCTGACTGTATCACTAAGTTCTCCAAGATGCGACGTAATACAAATTGGATGGCTTATATAGAAGCTTATAAATCCGAACAGCTCTTAGAGTTGATTATGGACGAAGGGCTTGGGTTACCGTGTGTTGATGAGGAAGGAAACATCATTAACCTACAGCAACGCTTCTGGGAACTTCTGGATGTATGTATCCATACTTTCTCTATGGATCTGTTATCACAACTGGCAGAACTCCGTAGAACCGGGAAGAAAATAGTTACTGTAGATGTTGTAGGTTATGATAAGTTCACCCTCAAATTAATGGTCAAGACTAAATAGGTAAAATCAAAAATGAGTGATTCCCGTAAAGTTGGTATCATGGTCGATAGTAAAAATATCGAATCTAATATAACCCACATGTCGGATGCAATTCGGAACGCTAACTTTAAAGTACTTGAAGCCCAAGGCGTCAAAGAAAATGATGATGGTGAATATCTGGATGCAGAAGGCGAAAACCTACTGATGGAAGAAGGGGTTGTAAAAGCCCTACTGCAAGATGCAATCGATAGTTATCTTGTGGCTTCCTTACCGGGTCGTGATAAAGGTGATCCGAATGAATTCAGTTATTACCTTTGGGATAGTTTCCCTAACGTAGCTGAGTACATTCAAGCTGAACCACGTATCAGTAGTTATGTAAGTTCGCTGTTCGCCAATACATGTGGGATGTTGATTAACTCTTTGGCACCAGCTTTGCAGGATATCGCTGCTCATGGTCAATCCTTGAGTGAGATCGAAACCTTCCATCAAGGTCCTTCTACTAGTTACTATCTTTTGGTAGGCGAGGAAGCTGATCAGGTTCTGGATGATGATCCAGATCACATCTTGTTACGGATGTCTCCAGAACAACGACGTGAACAGACTAAGATCAACTTGATCAAAGAACTGGGTGTTGAGGGTTACGATAATTATATTCGTAAACAACAACAGCTCCGTGACCAAGAGAACCTGCCTCCTGAAGTAATAGCTAGCCTCAATGATTATGACCAACAATTAAAACAGGCTATTGGACAAGGCCAACCATTCCATCCGCATATCTCACATCCACCCTATTTAAATGTAGATACCAGTGTTGTAGATAATGTCATTAAACCTAGCCCACTAACCATCACCAAAAAAGACGTAGGGATTACACATGAGCCTGCTACCTTCTTCTAACGAAGCCTATAAGTTCATAGTAGCCCCCACGATCAATGGTGGGTTATTTGCGGAAGAGTTTAGGATGCGGTTTTATAATGACAGACAATGTCAAGATGAACCAGATCCTGAATTGAGTTTGATTCTTAGCAGGCATGAACAAAAAGACATGGGTGTTGCTAAACAACGTGTCTTGCATTATTTTCAAAGAACCGTGATGAGTGCTTACGGGGAACATGTTCTAGAGACAGCTGGGCCTAGTGATGAGTTGTTACACGATGATGATCCAGATGTTGTAAGCATGTACAAGATCTATAAAGAGTTTCGAGTAAACAACCCGAAGCTTGAGGTCTTAACGATGTTGCCGATTGATATGAATGGAACCTTTGGGTTTGTAATTTATCCCAACGATATGTATTCTTAACATATCGGTAATACCATGGCCAACATTCAAGATGTTTCGATCGGTGCTAAAATCTCGTTCGAGCTTTATCCCGCTGCACAATTTGGCAATAACTTTCAGAACGTAACCTTGACCGCAATATTCAACTCGACTATTGCTAATGCCCTCGGTCTTGATGTTATTGCCAACAACCAACAAGTCTATCAGTCTCTTCCTGCTGGTACACCTAATGACCCAACCCAATACGATTACTTCCAAGTAAAATTCAGTAGTGGTGAAACGGTTATCCTTGGTGCCCCATGGGTACGTGCTGGTACACTGATTGTCCATAACGGTAAGCGTCTGACTCTGGTATTTGAGGACATTGATGAAACCCGTAAGGATCGTATCGTTGCTGCATGCCTTGCGCAAAACGAACGACCTAGTTCCACTACATTTGTTTAATCATACTGCCTTCCTACGGGAAGGCTTTATGCTGTCTTTATCTACTGGGGAGTATCCTTTATGTGATCAATGCATACGAGGAGAATTCCATGCAACAGTTTGAATCCCATAACCCGTTTATCCGTTCCGTGGATACATATAGCCGTAACCTTGAGATCGTTGAACCGGCTATTCGGGACAGTGCTCTTTATCTCTCCTCTATGACCGGGGACTCGCTGGAACAGTGTTTGGCTTTTGTTAAAGAGTCATTTGCTAAAGAAGGTGCACATCCTCTAGACGATCCTAAGTCTTTGATCCTAGATAAGAACATGAATGGCGATCGTACTAAAAAGGTTGTTACATTTAATCAGTTCCTGGGACGCGTTAAGAAGCAAAACCTTCTGCTTTCGCCATCGATGACAGTATACCTTCCAGAAGAAGTGCGTCAGTCTACACACGCAGCTTATATTGAAGAAGGCGTTATCAACCGTAAGAAAACAAAAGGTGAACAAATGCGACTGGAGGGCGAAAACACCCCAGAAGCATTCGAACAAGCACAAGTCAAAAAGGGTGAACAAGAGAACTACAAAGGTAACAATAACTCATATTCGGGTGCAACTGTATCCGCTGCGACTATTCTTTGCTTGAAGTCTACTCACTCATCGCTGACCTCTACTTGTCGTACCGCGACTACCTATGCTAACGCAAATAATGAGAAGTTCATTATGGGTAATCGTCATTACTACAATCCAGAGATTACCAAATCCAATATGCTGTCTATTGCTAATGCAACTGACTTAGGTTTGTTGGAACGCTGCATGACTCAGTTCAATATGTATTATCCTTCCCCGGATGATATTATTGAAATGATGCTGTACTCCACTAAGCACTACTGGCAGAACCCTTCGTACACCGAACAGATCCGTAAAATGGTTTCAGGTATGACTCCTATTCAACGTGCGGCGATTATGTACGTTGGCGACCTGTTCCATGTTTACAAACACAACAACCAACTCGTACGTGACTTCCTTACCGAACTGTCCCAGGTTGGTCGTCCTGATCAGGTTATCCCTGAATCGGAATTCAAACAGTTTGATGGCGATATGTGTCTGCTGTCTAAGTTCATTTGCTATGACATTGTTAAAGGTCGTAACGATGAAAAGCTTAGAGAACAAAACCCAGAAGTGTTTGATGTTATCCACGCAACTGGTCGTAACATTTCTGAAGTACTGAATAAGTATCGCCTGTTGGTTGATGCATTGTTCATGACTATCAACGTACCAAGTTCGGTACATGCTTTCCCTTCCGCTTATCGCCGTGCCGCTGTGATCTCTGACACAGACTCGACTATGTTTACTTTGCAGTACTGGGTTGAGGAATTCTTTGGTCGTGTAACCTTTACTCCAGAAGCTAAGCGGTTGGTGTTTAGTTTGGTGTTCTTGGTTTCTGAATGCGTTGCTCACATCTTGGCATTGCAATCCGCTAACATGGGTGTGACTAAGAAGAAGCTACGTCTGCTGGCTATGAAGAACGAATACTACTTTGCCGTATTGAGTCTGACTACACGTTCGAAACACTACTACGCTTCTCAGGATGCTGTAGAAGGCGTGATGTTCCAGAAAGCTCGTATGGAAGTTAAAGGTGTTGGTCTACGAGACAGTAAGGTTCCTCCACGGATCAACCGTGCTGCTAAGAAACTGATGGATGAGATTATCACTTCTGTTAAAGAAGAGAAACCTCTGATCATGCGTAGTATCTTGACACGTATTGCTAACCTGGAACGCGACATTTATACGTCGATCTATTCTGGTAAAGCAGAGTTCTTGACTACTGGTAAATGCAAACGCATCGACGCTTACAAATCGGAAGACAATGCGACTTATGCCAAGCACTTGTTCTGGGAAGAAGTAATGGCTCCTTCGTTTGGTCGTATTGAAGCACCACCTTACAGTTTTGTTAAAATTTCGGTAACCGTTGATAACCGTACTCGTTTTAATGAGTGGGTAGACGGTATCGAAGATAAGGCTTTGGGCATGCGTCTTAAGAAATGGGCACTCGATAACAACAAGACCGGTATTACTAACTTCCACGTTCCAATGACTGTTGTTGAGAACATGGGTATTCCTGAAGTTATCACACGTGTTGCTGACGTACGTGCTGTGATCTCTAACACCATGGGTGCATTCTATCTGATGCTGGAATCGTTAAACGTATTCCTTTCGGATAAAGATAACTCCCGTCTGATCTCGGATTTCTACTAATGACAGAACTTAAAACAGCTATTGATGAAACCATTACGGGTATACAAATTAGTCTAGGGTTGGATGAAGCATATTGGGAGCCACTTGAAGCGTCCATTCGTGTACTAAACCTTGTCCGTGATCTAGGTCCTAATTTGGTAGGACTTAGTGAGGAAGATTTTGAATCTATGCTGTTGAAAGCTATTAAGGGTACCACATGACACCAATCATTGATCCAGAAAAACAACTAGAAGAGTCGATCGATGTACTGATCGACCGTCTAGACGATTGTAAATTCAATCCAAATACAGGTGTAATTGAGCAGACTCTGGAATTACTAGAGCTTATTAAAGACGCACCGCGCCGTTGTGAAATTGCAGGGGCTAATACAATCGCTAACTATTTTCAAGAGGCTTTCAAATGAATAATCTGATAGAAACAACTGAAATGGATTTGATGCGTGTTGGTGATACATGCACTTTCACAGCTTATCAAGGCTTTAAACCTGAATACTACATTACCGTCGAAAAACCTTACGCGGGTGTAATCACTACGGTTTATCCTGATACTTTTGTCAGCTGTAAATTCAAAAATGATGCCGGGCTTGAAGTAGAACATGGTCACCAATCCGGCGGCTTTGCTGGTGATGGTAATGTTGTAAAAGTAAGTCTTACCCCTGAAGATTATAAATACCGTGTGTTGGAAGCTAATGCCAAAGCAGTGGCTATTGTTGAAAAAGAAAATCAAGACCGTTTGGATAAATTAAAAGCCTATTGTGACAAACGTCTTGAAAAACTTATTGTAACTAACTAAGAGAAAATACAAATGACTATTAAGCGTGTACGTGAGTGGGATCTGGTAGCAACTGGTGATGCCTGTGAGTTCTCGATGGCTGGTGCACCTGAATACATGCGTGAAGGCTTGACTCCTTCCAAACCTTACGTGGGTTACATTAAACACGTAGATACAATGCACCATGAGTACCAAGTTGTTATTACCGACGATAATGGGAAAATCCAAACTATCACTCATTACGCCGATCCGGTACGTGAACCAGTCGGTATGCCACTGTATTTCCTATTGGAAGTCTTGCTGGATAAAGATACTTTCCTGGAACGTCTGCGTACACGACAAAAGCGTGAGATTAAATATCTTGAACGCAAGCACCAAGAGAACCTTGAACGCGCTCAAAAGCGTGTTAATGAAAGTGCTGCTAAATGGGATGCTCTTCCAGAACGTTAATTCAATCAGAGGTGTTGTATGCTCATCGTAAACGTACTAATTAAGAATGTAACCAAGCCTGTAGAGTTTCTTATTAATGACGCAAGTAGTCTCTGGGAGCTATTGCATATTTTTGAAAAGACCGAGACAGTATTGCAGTACACTGTTAGCGATGCCAAAGGTCCTATTCATAAATTGCTAGAAGCATTCGGATGGGGTATCAGCTTTAAGAAGTTTGCTACAGAATTCGATTGGAGTCAAGCATGACTGAATTAGTTAAAGTTGTTGGTGACTTCCTATATCGACAGGGTGACCCATGTGAGTTCGTCATTAATAAAGCGAATGCATTGAAACCACCGTTCGTTCTAGGCCAGCGTTATAAAGGTACCATTCAAGATAAAGATGTTGGCGGGTATTACGTACTCCCAGAAATTAAACACGCCGATGGTAGCCGCAAGAACGTTTACATAGATGGTCTTGAGATTATCCTTGACTCCATCGTCTTCGACGTACTTGCCACCAAAGAAGAAATCTTTCGACGGATTAACAATACCATTGATGGCCAAGAAAAACTGATAAAAGAAAAGTATACGTCGGATATGGAAGCCTGCACCAAAGGTAGGAATCTATTGATGAGCAATAATAAACTGATTGGGGATTAAGATGCTCAAGATTATAGATGAAGACCTGGTGCATGCCGGAGATCTTGTAAAATCAACTGCGTCAGGTGAAGTCGTCGGTAAACTTGCGCATGACCCTACTTGCAGTTTTAAGATTGTCAAGTTCGATCGGGCAACCGAAGATCCTCTCACTGTAGACTCTGTCATCTTTTCATACGCCGCTCATGACTTACAAGCGATGTATGTAGAGATGACGCCTGAACTTTATAAAGAACGTGTGTTGGAACATTACCATCGTTCGGTTGCCGCTGCCCAAAGTATTTTTAACTGTGCCGAAAAACGCGCCAAAGAAATTTGTGCACAAATGTTAGAGGCTGTAAATGCTAACTGATCAAACGTATCTTGTAGGTGGTCAAGGTTATTGCGATCCTAATCGTAAAGATCAAGGACATGCTGCTGACCTCGAATGGCTGCTACAGACAGTCGATAAAGAATATGATGTAAACAAAACCAAACTCTCTAAAGGAAATAGTACAATGCTTCCAACTGAACAATTTACCAAACAACTGCGTGGCCAAACTCCAGTTCTTGCTCAAATTGATGAACTCCCATATCACAATACCGGTGGCACTCCTCTCGGTCAACTGATCGAAGAAGCCGAAGCCAAGAAAGCAACCTTGACCCAAGATGAAAACGGTAATGTATCTGGTATGGGTCTTGGTCTGGAAGAGGCTGTTAAGGCTGAAGCTTTTAAAGTATTCGAAGGTAACCGTGCACAACGTCGTCGTGCTGCTGTAGCCAAAAAGAAGAAAGCTCCTAAGCATGTAGCTAATACCCAATCTAAACATATCAAAGCGGCTCTCGGTGCGGTGATCTTGGGTAAACTCGGTCAAGTACAACAAGACACTACCGACGCTATTAAACGCGAAGTTCTCAAAGACATGCCTTTGTCTCGCTTTGCTGAAATTGCTAGCGGTAAGGTGATTCCCGAATATCAGAAACGTCTGATGGATCTGCAACAAGCTCGTGCAGAAGGTTCTCTGAAACCTGAACTGGTAAGTCTGGGTGAACAAAGTGCTAAAGCTGTAGCCGATGCACTCTATCCAACATTGGAAGAAAAAGGTCTGACTCTTGCACCAGTATCTGGTGAACTGACTGAAGCCCCAATTCAGTAAATCAAATAGCCCTACCTTCGGGTAGGGTTTATAACGGAGTTTTCAAATGGCTATCTCTAAGTTTAATTACAGCAGTTACATTGCTCGTGCTAAACGTCATTACAATTTGAATGTTGATGACTTTATTGTGGTTGACGAAGCTGCACGGATGTTAGCGTCCTCAGTTTACCACTGCGCGTTTATTACTATTGCAGTAACAGCAGAGAAGTTCGAAGCTTTAAAGAAATACCCATTGCCTGACTGTGATGTTAAGAATCATATTCAGTTGCTAGACGGAGTTCTGTGTCGTCGTCAACAGTTACCTGAACCAGAGAATAAGAAGTGGTCAGGTAACTGCTGGTCATTGACTCGTGAATATCTGAAGCAAACTCTGGAAGCTGAGCTACTTGGCCCTAAGACTACAGCTTATCGCCAGATGCAAATTAACCGTGAATTGGAATTGCTGTCAACCCTCAATCCTGATGTGCCGGTAACGTCTAACTCTGGTCGTGCACAACAGCGTATTGCCTCTGCTATTCTTTACATGGGTATCAGTAAAGATGACATCACCGTAATGGATCAAACCATCGGTGCTCTGACAGACGACATCAAACCGGATAACAGCATTATTGTTATTGGTGTTGAAACTAAACAGTTTGCAAAAATTAAACAGTCTGTAACCATTCCAGGAGCTAAGGATTTCCACTCGGGTCCTAAGATTTATTCTGGTTTCGAAATTGAACCAAACACTTACGTCGTACCTGTATCTAAGAAGGTCTATGATGCCGCTACAGAGGCTAAAGGACCTTACTACGATAAAGGTATGGGTATGACTTACTTACGCTTAAAATACCTCTGAGGTTAATATGTTTATAACTGATAAAGCTATGGAAGATATGTTCCCTGGGTTCCAGCACCTTAAGGAAAAACAAAAGGAACAAATGAAGATTGTTGCATTGAAGAACTTTACAAATCCTACTGATGACACCAGAGCAGCAGTTGAATTGGCAAAAGATCTAGCTTGGGCAGCAGAATCCAAATCGGTTATAGACAATCCTAAAAATGGATTCTTCGCCAAGTTTAAAGCATCAGCTAGTCTTGCGTATTTGGGTTTTATGAAACACTGATGTAAACGGCATAAGCCCACTCCTTCGGGAGTGGGCAATATGTCATGATTTTTTTATGTCGTCGATTACTTGTTGCACTTGTTTACGGAAAGCTTTAGCGAATTCAGAACTTCCCATATTGGTAAAGATCTGGTCTCTTGAGCTTTCTATAAGGTCGATCAAGACCTCGTTAATCTGACTACGGTCATAGCCATGGTTACGCATTACCATTCGTGTAAGGTAGCGTATATAAGGCAGGCGAGCCAATGCAAAGGCCCATTCGTTCTGATACGTGATAGGTACCCGTGGAATCTCCATTACCTCAAACAGATTCTGTTTTACAATCATTGGTGTAATCCAAGCTAAGCCTTCGATCTCAATACCTTTAAGGAAGCTTTCAAAGTTTACCTTCTCAGTTAGCTTAGCTAAACGTGGATTCATATCGGTGATATAAAACGGGTGTTGTAATGGAAAGGTCGGGTTGGCAATATCTTGGGATGCCCTATCCAACTGGTTAAAGAAAGCGATGTCTAGAAAACTATCGATCATGTTGGGTAACACAATACTACCTACGAATCGATATACGTTTTCAAACTGTTCTATATTGAGACTCTTCTGTAACCTGAGCCAATAACGATACTGGACCATCAACATAGGTACGTTGACTGTGAGTACACCGTAAGCGCGACCTGGTGTGGTGTTGTTCATAATCGGTAGACTGGTATCTGTACGTGTGTGGTATAGATAGTTAACTGGTCGTAGATCACGCCAGCGTTTACCCAAACCGTCGCGTTCAAATTTCTCGTAGGTAGCAATAGCTATTTCTTCCGAGTGCGGACCTAATGTAATCCCTTTGGTAAATATCTTTCCTTTATTAATAGGCGATACTAAACCAAGGTTACGTGCAGCTCCTTTGGACTGTTCTTCAATTTGACGAACCCATTGGTTATCGTCGAGTCCCATGTTGATAACAAACTGTTGAATCAGCAGTGCAAATAGATTCGTAGACTCTACGTATTTAGGTGCCTTTCTGTAGTAACCTCTTACATCTTCAATCAGCGTCTTATATGTGCGTCTGACATATACAAATCCTGGGTCAAGTGCCTGACCTAACATCCTTGCAGGACGATCCCTAAATAGCGAGTACATTGGCAGTTCCTATTAATGGAGTGAAAATCTATACCATGCAGTAGTTGAGTACGTTATATCATTCAGTAGAAAAAATTTGAAATCTATATTACTAGTCTGATGTTAACCCAATGAATCTATCGAGGTGATTGTAATGTCTATCCAAGAACGTAGTCGTCTTATTGATGCAAATCAAAAACATCTGGATATTGACTGGGAACTTCCAGCTGTCCGTGGTACTGACCTGGGTATCTATATCGACGCTGGCGAGCGTTTGATGACAACCGTGCGTTCTGGTCGCTCCCCGATCCAACAAGTCGTTGTGACAACTTCTGGCGAACTCCGTTAAGGTATCTATAATGAAGCTAATTAATGTACCGTTGCAATGTCTGGTAAATGACATCGGTTATGTAATCGGTGCGGATGGTAGTCATGGTACTATCACTGGCTTCACTACTGACCCAGATGGTCGACACTTCCAACAGAACATTCACATCGAATGGGTTGATGGTCGTAAGGCTACTTACCTTTATCCCGAAGAGGTAGGTAGTCTTAAAGTCGATACCAAATACCACGAAAGTAATCTAACTTCGTGGATCAAGCATCACGTCAATCGAATGAATCGTCATATCAAGTTCCTCAAGAAAAGCATTGTGTCTCTTAACGAAGATGACCGTTACGAATAATAAAATACTCGGAGTGCATATCTAATACAAGCAGTGCCGTCATGGATTGCTTAAGCTTTATTCCTTGAGGATTCGACAATGACCACATCTATTGAATGGGGAACTGTATTTCCCGACTATGTGATCCGTATTAACAAGTCTGTTTATATTGGTCAGGATTGGTTTTTAGAGTGTACCGATAACATTGGCGTACATGCACGTGCAGCTATTCGTGTTGTACAACGTGTTAATACTGGTAGTACGGTTCGTGAAATCACAGTCCGAAAAGTTAAGGACGTAAACATGTAATACAATATGTAGTTACTAACGTGACTGCATACGACACTTGCCAAGTGTCTTAAAGATCTATTATGCGTCAAGCATTTACAATAGAAAAAATTCTAGATTTATATTACTACTGTGATCTTAAACCAGTAGTGTTTAGATCTTAACTTGATCAAGTTAAAAAACCAAATATCTCTGTACAGGAAAAAACACAATGATTCGTGATCTCGATAGCAACACCGCTTCCCAGCAACAAGCTCCAGCTCCTAAAGCACAACAAGTTCAGCAACCAACACAAGGTCAACCAAAAATGCAACAGCAACAATCGCAACAAGCAGGTATCGGTTCTCTGAACAGCCTGTTCCAACGTTCGGGTCGTACTGAAGGTGGCGACGCTCGTTCGGCTGAAGCTCTCCAGATTCTGAACCGTCTGAAAGAAGAAGCTGTAGCTACTCAAGACCTGCAAAACGATTTCACTATCCTGCGATTCGATCGTGACCAAAACCAAGTAGGTTGGTCGTCGCTGCTGGTAGTTAAGAAACAAGTTATCGGTGGTGAGCCGGTTCTGGCTGTTCGTCCTCTGTTGATGCCTAACGCTGCAATCCAACTGCCTGTTCGTAAAGTACAGGTTAGCCAAGGCATGCACGTTGAGACTGTCGACGTAGAAGTTGACGTACAATCGGTATTCAGTCAGAAGTACTGGAACCGTGTTGTTGACTACGTTAAGAGCCAGCTGGGTCTGCCTAGCGCTAAAGTCGTACTGACTTCTGCTTACCCAATTCCAGCTGACTTCTCTCTGAAAGAAGAGCTGATCCTGAAAGCCGTTCTGGTTAAGTCGGTTAACGCATGTGATGACATGCTGCAACGTCATTCCGGCGAAGAAGCTTTCAGCGTAGCACTGTTGAAAGGCAGTGATGAGTACCTGACCGCTAAGATCGATACTCGTGAACAACCTGTTCTGGACGTACTGGGTAACCCAATCCGTTCCGACGCAGTTATCTCTCTGGCACGTACCCGTAAGAACGGTAATCAAGAGAACGAGTTCTACGAAGCTGATACCCAGCTGAACCAGACCTCGGTTGCTATCGACGTTGAATACAACGGCCAGCCTGCTCAGCAACAAAACATGTTCGGCATTCAACAACAGCAGTTCCAACCTCCATTCACTGCTACCGTAACCGTTACTGATGTACGTAACGCTCCATGGATCAAGGCTAACACTCCAGAGATGTATCTGTTGGGTCTGTCTAACGCATTCCGTGTAACCGGTGGTTCTGCTTGGGCTAAAGGTTTCCTGCCACGTGTTGGTGTTGCCAAAGACCTGCGTGATCCAGGTGCTCTGGGCTGGTTGTCGAAACTGGCTGCTAAGATCGATACCAAAACTGATAAGTTCAAAGATGAACACTTCATCGAACTGATCAACACCATGATCCAACCGCACCCAGTGTTCCAGATCGATCTGGATCGCATGAGCGAAAACGGTGCTATCGAAGGTATGCTGATCGATGCTGCTGGCGGTCCTAACCAACAGCGTGCAACTGCGTTCATCATCAAGTCGATCAACAACCTGATCGGTGGTGGTTTCGAGAAGTACTTCGACCACACTACTCAAGCTCTGCTGAGCCTGACTGGTCAAGAAATCCAGAAAGGTTTCTACCAGGATTCTGAAGGTGAGAAGCGCGACAAGCGTGATCTGGGTACCCTGGGTGCACTGAACTCTTCGGAAGGTAACCTGCAAGAGTGGATGAACTGGTACGGTTCGCAACTGAACGGTAACATTCACCCGGCACTGCGTGCTAAGCAATCTCGCAACTACGATAAGCAATACCTGGGCGCTTCGGTAACTTACACCGGTACTACCGCTGTTCGTGCTGTACTGAACCCTAAACTCGTAGAAGCACTGGATGCTGCACTGACTGCTGCTGGTCTGCTCGTAGCTATGGATAACATCGGTAACCTGGCTGGCGGTCAACGCTTCCAAGGTAACCAGTCGATTCAGAACTTCGCTGTATCTGGTTCGGCTCACGTTGTTAACACCATGCAAACCGGTAACGGTTTCCAGAACACCTTCGGCCAGCAAGGCCCTGGTTCGTTCTACTAAGTTGTAACTAAGGTGGGATCGAAAGGTCCCATCTATTGTAGCCCACGACAAGCCAAAGACCCAACTGAACCCCGCTAATATATCTGCGCTAATAGGGTGAAGGTTGTAACATTCAAAGTGCACGGTATCGTGTAGGTTGAAGGCAGTCGTTAATTAGATCGCTTTATCCTAACGGAAGCTGCACCCTTTATTGGTGTGGCTTGTGGTCAACACTACTCACGAAAGTGAGACCCATAGGCAATCTCTTCGGAGGTTGCTTATGTCCTTAATTGTCGGAGATAAAAATGTCTGAGATTCAACCAGTTCTGAAAGAGTTCCTGAAAACCGTTGGTGCCTCTATCGATGAAACGATTGCCACTAGCACCGTACAAGGTGTTGCTGATTACGAACGTGGTGTTAAAGATGGTGCGCTTGGTTTGGCAGACCAACTGCAAAGCGCAGAATACACTATCACCGATAAAGAAGGCGCTATTGTGAAGACCGAACCTGAAGGTGAAGTAACGCCTGTGTTCAGTTCCGTATTCCTGAGTGATGTATGGAAAGACCCAAGTAACTGATACATGATTTAATGAATGGTGCTCCCTTCGGGGAGCGCTGTTTATATCTTTTTTTGTTTGCTGAAATAGGTAAGAGAATGGGACTATACACTGAAGTAGTTGGTCATGATGACATGCATGATAACTTTAAAGGTAAGATCATTTATGCGAATGACTTTGCCACTAACACAGCAGAGGGTAAAGAAAGCTTTCAGCGTCACCTGTATTCCCACTATCAAGATGCCGATGCAATTGAAAACAGCGCAAGTTGTGAATGTGAGGCGATGACCCTTGCACACGACATTGGTGTGATCTGTGACAACTGTGGCCATCCGGTTGTATCTACTTCCAACCGCCCAATTGTACCATCCATGTGGTTGCGTGCACCAAACGGTGTTCCACGCATGATCTCTCCATTGTTGTTGATCATGTTGTCTGGTTATATGTCCATGAAGGAATTCAACTTCCTGGAATATCTAATCAATACATCGTATCTATTTGACTATGATGAAATCGTATCGAAAGAAACAAAACGTAAACTGGACAAGTTGTTGCAGAAGAACTTCCCACGTGGGTTGAATAACTTCGTTCAGAACTTTGATGAGATCTTCCAGTTCTTGCTGGATTCGAATATCATCAATAATAACAAAGCTGACATGAATGCGTTTGTACAAGCAAACAAACATAAACTGTTTCCTCGTCACATTCCTATTCCATCTAAGTTGTGCTTCGTTGTTGAGTCGACTACATCTGGTTCGTATATCGATAAACCAATTGCACCAGCTATTGATGCAGTGTTGACGTTTACCAGTATTGACCATAGCCCGATCCCACTGAAACCACAAACCGTTCAGAACCGTGTTGCAGGCGCTTTGCTTAAGATTGCAGAGTTCCATATCAACTACATCAAATCGCGTCTTGCACAGAAGCCTGGGTTGATTCGACGACATGTATTGGGCGGTCGTTTGAACCTAACTGCTCGTGGTGTAATTACTTCGATCAGTGACCCGCATGATTATGATGAACTGCATATTCCTTGGGGCATGGCATGTCAATTGCTTAAAGCGCATTTGATTAACAAGCTCAAGCGGAAAATGCGATGGACTACTCGTAAGTGTATGTCTCACATCTATGCACACGTATTGCAATACTGCCCGATCCTTGATGAATGCTTTAAAGAACTCGTTAAGGAATCGAAGTATAAAGGTCTGGCATGTACGTTCCACCGAAACCCGACTTTGCAACGCGGTAGTACGCAGCGGTTCTTCATCACGATCATCAAACCTGATCTGGGTGACAACTCGATCAGTATGTCTGTAATCTGTCTGAAGGCTCCTAACGCCGACTTCGACGGAGATCAGTTGAACCTTACCTTGTTGCCAGACAATTACCTTGCAGATGCTTGTGAGGCTATTGCACCGCACACATGGGTACTCTCTACAGATGATCCGCATGAGATCTCTGGTAACCTCGAACTACAAGGACCGGTCGTTGAGACCGTGGTAAACTTTGCACATGAAGACTATCTCCCAAGCCTCGAAGATTGGTTGGCTGGAAAGTAAAGTAATTGCGCTGTTTGGTTATTTCTTTGGGGAATCAGAAACACAGCATAAAGAGGAGAGCCCGTTAGGGGCTCTCGTTTCTGCCGCTGGCGTCAGATATACATTCCCAACTAAAACCGAATGTTTCATTGGATCAACTGGTCAGAAACATTTAAGACCAATTCAATTTGAAATGGCTTACGGTGGAAATGGCGAACCGTTACCTATCGCTATAAATAGCCTAGCGGATGATCCGAAATACGTACAATGTAAGTACTGCGATATTTACATGACTCCAGTTGATTACCATAGACACATTGGTAATGTAAGTAACAAAGAAATCGCTACAAGAAATGACCGTATCCCTGGTATCCCAGCTTGTAAAAATTACCCGATCAGATCCGTATCGACTGAACGGGCCGTATGGGTGGGAGATGGATACAGAGAACTCTTTAGAGATGAGCGAGTAACTGATATGGCAATGGTAGAACGAATCCCTACGGTAAAGAATGAAGACGCAGAAGATCTTCTGACTGATCCTGAAAATCTAGAAGATGAACGTGCTGGTTACACCTTCCCTGAAGTAGGTTATGAACGTATAGATGAACTTGGTAATACATGGCGATACTTGGGTAAGAACGAGCGACTCGTAGAGCTACCGGGACTGGATGCGTATCAAGATGCTTTGGTGCGACTGCATCGTCATCGGATAATCTCCGATGCGGTAAAGTCAGATAAGCCTGTAATGATTCGTTTTGTTCGGGATAACTATAACGCCGAACCTAACGATTATTTCAGCGTAGAGTTAAACGGTAAGTTACGTAAGTTCACTTTGGAAGAAGATTATAAAAGCGATTTTCATCCGATGTTCCGTTTTACTAAAGGCATAACAGAGCATCGTCTATGTCATGATGGTTCTTGCGTAGCTTTGATTGAAGTTAGTTACGACGTCCACAGTTCTGCAACTGTAACAAAAGCGACAAACAAAAATGGCGAGTTGACCGAATTCTTCTTACCTAGTACGCACGAGTTCTTTAAATACGTAATCGTAGAAGCCACGGCATCGGAGATTTTGTAATGAATTGGACATTTAATCCATTGGGCTTTTTTAGTAAGCAAGCAAAGTCTGTACCTACTACAACGTTTATTGAGGACGAGCCAGAAATGATAGAAGAAGAACATAGCCCGGACGACTGTGTTGAGATTCCCCTTAATCACGCGCAATTGTTCTTTGATAAAGTATTTGGGACAGCTAGTGACGACGCCAAGATCACTCTTGAAAAGTGGTTCGAGCACCTAAAGAAAGAAAATAATCTTACGACCCAGGAAGAAGTGGTCGAGTATATTTGGGAGGGCGTGGGTAAGCCGGATATGGGTGAACAAAGCGATAAGAACTTTTTTGATAGTTCTTGGCAGGTTGTCCATTATGCTGTGATGGCAGTATGGAACTGGTACGGCGAATGGCGAGAGGAAGTAGCGAAGTACGTTGTATTCGAGAATATCGATGGTAGCTGGTTTGTAACCGCAGACCATCGTCAATTCCCTGTACAGTTTGGAGACCAACCAAAGAACCACGACATCATTCCAATACCGTTCTATAATTTCAAGAACGGTAAAGCTATTATGCACATGAGAACCAATGATGGTGTTGTGTCTATGATCATTGGAACAGACTACCGTATTAAAACGGCTTTGGATGAACAGGGCAAACATATTGATAAGTTCACTGTGAAGCGTTCTGGTAATGTTTGTGATCTGTTGGTTATCACCACAACCCTGACTGACTTCCTAAGAGAAAACAAAAATGTGTAAGATTACTTATGACCATACTTTTAAGCGCTGGTATAGTGCTGATGGTAAACCGGTAGTGTTTCAAGTAAAGACTGCTGGCTTTGCTATTGAGCTTGATAACGATACTACAGTTGAGTTGTTTATCAAAGGTAGAGAGTTCTGGATTACTGATCACGATGTCAGTGATGGTAATACCTTTAACATCTTTGAATCCTTTAAGGGTGATATTCAACTATGGGAGTTTGAGATTGATAGAGGTCATCCTGCATATGAATTCTTTAAGAAGGAGATGACTGGGGATGGTTATGAGTTCTTTAAAAAGGAAATGATTAAAGATAATAAGGTGTATTTGAAACCTCTTGATGCTACTGATAATTGGCAACGTTATTAGTAGTTTAAAGTTAAAGAATACTTTTCTGCCATCTAATATGTATCTAGGTGACTAAGAGCAAAGGAGGAAGGCTTTATTTCCTAAATCTCATACGCTAGTATGAGAAGCCTTATCCTTCTTTTGATCTTAGTGTGTAACACTGTGCTACACTACAAGAGTGGAGGGGTGTCCAAAACACCCTGTAACGACTTAAGAGGAACAATCATGCTAAGACATAAAGTTGAAAAGATTATTGAAGAACTGAATAGCAATAAGCTAAGTGCTAATACAGAGATCCTAATCAAGAAGATTTTAGTAGCAGCAGTGGAAGTTTACGAAATCCCTGGAACATGTGGTATTCGTTATTCCTTTGATGAAGCAGTAAACAACCCAGATGCTCCAATTACTTTGGAAGACTAAAATGTTTAAAGCAATCTGTCAATTCTTTACAAGGGGTTATAAACCTCGTTATGTCCCTAAGATCGATGCACTGAAAGCTTTAGACAAAACAACCCCTGATGCATGGGTACTGGCTAGCGAGATTAATGCAATTCTTCGTGAACTGGAAAACCCCGATGGGATGTCTTTAGGGAGGCGTCAGCAATTGGGTCGGATGCTACATGGCATTATGGAAATTTCTGTAGAGCATACTCCACGCTATGCAAACCCAAGATTGAACATTATGGCGGTAATGGATCAAGCTTTGTTTGATATTGGCTACTCTTACAAAATCTAAAGAGGTTACGCAATGCGTCTTGACTTTTATAATCACGGTACCGCACGTATACATTCAGAATATACCGATCTACGTTTACAACCGAACTTCCCTCACTTTACTGAACTGGGTGGTGACGCTAAGATTACAGTTGACACCAATAAACGCCGTGTTGTCTTTAAGCAGAGTGGTCACGAACACGAATACAACAATGTTGATTTTGTTGTTAACCGAGCGTTAGAAGGTTATGAGTTTGAATTCAAACGACCGAGTCTTGGAGGCTGTGTATTAGAGGTAAGCTTTAACTTTGCACTCCAAGGCATCATTGCTATCTATTTCACAACCCCTGAAACGGTCAGTAGAGAAACCGCAGAAACCATTCACGCAAATGGTTACAAATACTAATAGGGATTTACCATGGATCTGTTTTGCTATGACAGTGGCTACAATGTAGTTCACCAGGATAAGTTTACTCTCGAAGACAATACCATACCACATATCTCGAAACATGGTGGTCGCATTTCGATTGACCTGCACCCTAAAGACAAGACAATTGTTTTTAAACAGGATGGGGTAGAATATGCGTATACTCAAGTTAGCTACAAAGTTAACTTTGATATGGAAGAGTATGCATTTAAGTTTCATAAACCAACCTCTACTACCCTGACTGTAGAAGTGGGTCAGAAGTTTGCTTTGAGGAATATTGTAAGTATGGTTCTTACACCATTTGATCGTGCCGATAATGAAAATCGAGCTATCATGCGTTCCAATGGCTACACACTCTAAATAAGGGGAATACAATGACCAAGACTGAAGACTTCAAGAACTACTACGATATTCAGGGCAACCTGCTGTCCGGTGACGTAACACTGAGTGTTGATCCTGAAACACAAGAGACCATGATCTATGTTGGCGGTATCCGTGTGTTCCGTATCGTGGATAACAAAGCTAAGGTCAAGATTACAATCTACTCTAACGAAGAAGTTTCCCATTCTCAGGTAGTGGGTGCAGTGGTTTCTAAATCTCCAGAAGTGATGTTTGCTTATCAGGAATTTAATACAGTGGTATTGCCTGAGTTGACTAACTTCCGTTTGGAGATTAATCCAGCTAAAGGTAATCTTGCAGTCTTTAAACAGATGCCTGACAATAGTTGGGCTACAGCGGACTTGGGTGATACCAATCGGTTTGTTATTGCTGGCGGTGGTACTTACTTGTTCATGGTTAAACATTTCGAAGGCGAAGGTTGGACTTTCCAAGCACTCCATACGTTCCTTGGTTTGAAAGCTACCCGCATCGATATTACAGTACAAACAGATTGACATCTATATAACAGGGATGTAAGACAAACGGAATAAGGGGACTTGAGTATGTTGCAACAAACATACGGCGTCGACTTAATGGATATTGCAGCAGGTGGCCATATGGACACCAATACCGTTAATTGGCTAGCCGATAGAAGCATGGCCTTACGAGAGACCATTGGTAGTGTGGCCATGAATTGGTTAGATACTGCCAGATCTTTTGTACAGGTTATCGATACAAGTAGTGCCATTCAGGCATTGCGGAACATTACAAGTAAACAAGAAGGGATGTGGAACACTAACAACATCCATCAGTGTAGAACGATTGAAGAACTACAAACTGCTAACCCGGTACAGCAACGATACATCATGGCTGAACCACGTCTGCGTGATATGTTCTTAAATAACTCTGTTGAAGGTTATGGCGATTCCTATACCAACTTCCAAGGTGATGCAATCGGCATCAAGCAATTTGACTATCGTCAAGTAACTGATGGTATCATGCTTGAACAACCAGATGAAACATTTGTAGTTAACACGTTCTATGAAACCATTCCAGATGGTGACCTAGAACTAACCCTGCACCAGAAAGTGGATATCCTGCGTAACTGGAACATGGTTAACGTTGCACTCGATGCAGCAGAGATGGACCCAACCAGTCAGGTTGGTAACATGCTCTAACAGCATAAATGCCTCTCCTTCGGGAGAGGCTTTATAACCTAATGGGGAAATACCAATGTCGTATACGAGTCTTAATGAATACCCGTCTGATGTAACTGGCCTAATGGTTTCCAGGTTACGTGATCCCAATAAGACCATGTTGTTTTATCGTAATAACAAAGGTGTCTTTGCCTTTGAAGGTAATCCCGATCTATCGGAAAAGGATCATTATACACGCAACTTGTTTTCACCCGATGCCATGCGTAATCTAATCATGAAAGGAAACGGTGCATATACCACCCCTATTAAACATGCGGTGATTCTACATGACGGGAAAAAGTATCTACTACCATGGGAAAGCATTGCACACATGACATATGTCTGTCGTGAGATCTGGTTGGATAAAGGCGAAGATGGTTTTGAAGAAGTGAATGTACTGGAACTCCCTGAAGACCATCCTGGTACTTTGTTCTTCGTTAAAGAAGTCACTGGTATTTCGGTTAAAAGGTGAGTTATGAAATTACCTAAAAAGGCACTACGTCGTAACACCGTGGTCATTCATAAAGACGGTACATTCTACGGTCGAGTTATCCGTGTTCTCCCAGATGGTAATATTTTCTGGTTGAACTCGGGGAAGCATTTTATTATATCTAAACCAGAAGATCTTCAGACTGGTTATAAAGGTTGTAAAATGTATCGCGGAGTTCGTGAACAAGTATTAGCTTTTATTCACATGACTACGTTGCGTCACTTGAAGAAGAAAGCTCAGCGATTCCATTATGAATACGCACACAATACACCACTTGATTATCACTTCATCCAACGGATGTAATATGACTATCCCTCAAACAGCATTAGATCAATGGCTGGTTGATAAAGGTATTCGCTCCGCTTATGAAGTTAATTCAGGCGACTGTGAAAACTTTGCAATGGATCACCAAGAATATATACCGGGCAGCGAAATAATAGGTACTGACAACATGCTAGGTTGGGACACAGATTATCCTGGTCACATCTGGTTGTTTGACGGTTCCAAACACTACGATAGCGAAGCCCTCGAAGGAGTGGTTGACTATCTAGACCTACCTATCTTCAAAAGGTATATTAATCGGAGTTCTACGAATGACGCAGGTAACGTATCACTTTAAGAAAGAGCAAGAAGGCTGGATCGTTTACGACCATCAGTTTGGTGGTGGTGATAAACCAGTCACTAAAGAGTTTATGAAGGAAACCCTCTACGATCGCTTCCAAGCCATTCTACCAGACGACATGCATAATGTCGTAGACAAGTGTCGCATGAAGCTTCCAGCGTACTTACAGTTCGATGGACACAAGGTTAATAGCGATGCAGGTCAACTTGATACGACTCTGGAACTCTACATCCGTAAGAACCAGATCGAAGCTGTTTGCGTGATGGTTCAAGGTAGCCAAGGTTCAGTAGCCCGTGTACCAACTAACCAGTTCAGTCTGGTGTTGCCGTATATGGATCTTCTACCGTCCGAGAAAGTACAATGATGTGATCTTGGGGAGCCTTCGGGTTCCCCATACTACCCTCATTTTTTTTGGTATTTTTCATGGCTAAAATGATTCCAACTATGCAAGCCGTAGGTTGGGTTGGTGATTTAGCTAACGCAGCTGATTCCATCCTTGCCGCATTCCTCACAACAAATACACATATGTCAGTATTACATCGGAGTCAAAATACTTCGATGCAGAATATTCTGAAAGAAACTGCTGGTGACATGATCGAATTACAAGACCAACTACAAACTAACCTGCAAGCTAAATTGCAAACAGTATTCGGTGATAACGCCGTTGCTGTGGTTACTGTAGATGCACTGGCTAATAAACCAGATCAGTTCAACATTCGATTCACCGGTACAGTCTATGACAATTCAGGTAAAGCCTTTACTGTAGGCAAGCTTGTTAAGTTCCTAGATTCCAAGATCATACAAATTGCCGATATCAACAACGGAGAACCAACACAATGACCGATCAAGCTCAGCAAAACGATGCACAATCGATTCAGATCGAACGTCTGCAACGTACCATCGAACAACTTAAAACCCGCGCTGAAAGTCAGGAAGAAGTAGTTAAAGCTATTCTTGAAACCATGAAGAAAGGCGAGACCCTTTTCGAATTGCGTTGCAGTCGTGTATTGCTTGACATCTTTAAAGGTTTGACCCATAACCTCGAACACAGTATCGAACATGCTCAAGAAGATTTCCGTCTTCAAGAACAAGGTTTTGATATCGTTGTAATCGATGGTAAAACCAACAAAGAAAACCCAGCTTCTATTCTGGTGCGTAAGACTGAGAAAGGTTACGACTATTCTCCAGCAGCCGATCCAGAAAATGTCATGAACGAAAACACTGCTGCCTTCAGCATGTACTTCGATCGTAACCCACAGATCTTCGGTGACGCAACTGAACTGTTGGTGAACATCAAAGTTCTGACTCGTCCACCACAAGCGGAAGAGGCAAGTAATGGCTGATATGATCGATAAAGAGGGCGTAAGGGATAGTAGTGCTTACCGTCTAGATGATATCGGTTCTGCACTATCTGCCATTACCCACGCTGTAGAAATCCGTCTTCCTATTGTGACAGAAGACAAGTTCATTAAAGATGTATTGCCAATCCTACAACATCCTTGGTCCGAAGAGAACCTGTTGCGTTGGCTCAAGATCGTTAAAGAACCAATGAACCCATTGCGTGTAGCTGGTAAAGGAGAGGGTAACGAGACTGTTGTATTGTTTACAGTACCTGCATTGTACCCACGACCAGCTTCCACAACTTCTAAGCCTGGCGAAGTATCGCCAAGGCAGCTGATTGATTACGTCAAGAATGAGAATGACCGAGGGAACCATGAGTACGATCACTACGTACCTGAATTCCTTTTCTCAATCGCAGGCCATGGCGATATCACAGAAGAAGTACTTAAACCGCTTGCACACATCCTTGCTCGTTATGATCGTACCTTTACGGACATTGCTGGTAAACCACTCTACGACTTAGGTCCTAACAAAGTGGGAGGTGTTGCAGGCAAAACCGAATACCCCCCAATGAGTGGGGAAAACTTTGTGAGTAGTGGTTTTAGAGATGAAGACTGATAAGACAAAGAAGCCTGGTAAGTTCAGGTATGTGAGCCTAGGTGATGTTCACCTAGGTCACCGAGGTACCCCAGCCGCACACATCATCAAAAACCTAAACCGAATGCTGAACGATCAATTGTTAAAAGAGATCGATATGCTAATCATTACCGGAGATCTGTTTGATAGACAGCTCCAGAATGGTGATGAAGTAGTGCACACCATCAATCGCTGGATGACAGAGCTGATGTATCGTTGCGCTGCTTACAATGTGATGATTCGTTGTGTGGAAGGTACGCCTTCTCATGACCGTGAACAATCTAAGTTCTTTGTCGAGCAGATGATCAATGCGAAGATTCCAGTTGACCTGTACTATACTAACAAACTGGAAATTCGCTATGAACCACGCTTAGACGCACACTTCCTTTATGTCCCTGACAAATGGCGACCATGTACTTCTATTACCCTTTCCGAAGTTAAAGGAGAGATGAAGATCCTTGGGTTGGAGCAGGTAGACTTTGCTATCATGCACGGTGCTTTTGCTTATCAACTCCCAGCGATCGTAGAAGAACCAAGCCATAATGAGGAAGAGTACGACGCACTGGTTAAATATCAAATCCTTATTGGGCATGTCCACATCATGACCGTTCGTGGAAAGATCCATGCAGCTGGTTCTACTGATAGGATCTGTCATGGGGATGAGATTGCCAAAGGTATGTTTGACATCTCTGTAAAAGAAGATGGTAACTTTGAATGCGTCTTTGTAGAAAACAAATGGGCTAAACGGTACGACACACTTGATGTACACGGCTTGGATACTAAAGAACTCAACCATGTCATCAAAGAGCGAGTTAAACAGTTACCTAAAGGTTCTGCCATTCGTTTACGTTGTGACCCACATGACGTAGCTTCCGGTGACATCAATTACTTTACAAAAGAGTATCCACAGATTGACTGGACACTCACAATTGAAAAGTCTACCAAGAAGAAGAATACTGTGTTAGAAAGTATGCGTAATTTCAACATGTCTGAGTGGGTTCCTATCACTAAAGACAACGTCGTTGAATTGGTAGCAATCGAACTGCATAATCAAGGTTATTGTGAAAACACGATTGACCGTTGTGCAACTCGACTGAATGACTTTATTAAGGTGGCATAAATGGATCTCATTGAAAGAGAAGTTGGGCAGTTCCCAGTAAGCATGGGTACTTCTCTTGCCATTGAGGGTTTCTTGGGTATTCATCCAAATCAAACTAAACCCCCGCTCGATGTCAGAACTGTTAAAGAGGTTTGGATTAACCTTCGTACGTTAGCCCGTAACCTCTGGAACTCCGTAAAGACTGAACGTCTAAATGTCATCAACCCTGCACAAGCGGTGATGGTATTAATGCAAGAAGTCCAAACGATTCCTGTAGCGCTTCAACAAGCTGGATCAAAGGTGAAGGTACAATATTACATCGCTTCTGTAGATCAGATTCGATGGACCTTCCCTAAGGCTACATTCAAACAAGCAAAGACGCCAAAGCAAATGGCATACGAAGTTTACGAACGCTATACAGCTATTGAGTTGTATAAGCAAATGGTTGAAGAAGGTATCCCAGTAATGGAGATCAAGAAGCTACCGCCTAAAACAGACGGCACTGTAGCGATCCTGACACATTACCCTTCGGAACTATTATGGAAAGACCAGTTCTCCCGACTCTTCTTGTTGGAGTCTAACACAGGGAAACTGAAACCATGGAACATGTGGTACACCAAACTAAACGGAGTTAAGGAAGATACTCCTCTCCCGTTTGACAAGTTCACATTACAGGTATTTGGGGATGGTGTTATGATCGAACCCCAGCCCCGTGGTATTAAGGCCCAACTCAAAACACTAGCTGAGTCTAAACGTTGGAGTCCTATTACCAAACCAGATAAGATGCATTACGACATCGGAACATCTGGTATGAAAGAACTGAAAGAAGCATATGCAACACTTAGGTAAATAATACCTGGGTGTACAACAATACGTAACACTTGCGCAAAGTGATTAATATTTTATCCAATTGGAGTTTCAAAAATTATGTCCAACTTCCCAGCACCAGTACTGAATATCTTCTCTCAAATGACCAACTGGTTGTTTGCTGAACCAGCTGAGGGCGCTCAAAAGCGACCAACCCTTCGCTTCGGTGTATTCGGTAACGAGCCGCGCATCACTGTAAAGACTAACGTACCGAATGACTTGAACCACGGTAAGATTGACTTTAACTGTGACATGGCTACTTTCTTTGCTGCGATGTCTTTTGCCAAAGCTTTGGCTGAAGGTACTGCTACAGCAACCGAACGTAAGTTCGTTTATCAGAACGATTTCGTTGCTGGTAAGAAGCTTGATCGTATTATCCCAATCACCACTCTGGTCATTGGTCGCGCTCAAGATGGTCGGATGTACATTGCACTGCTGAGTGCACAGGCTTCCCGTCCTAAGATTCGTTTCTTCTTTGGTCCTACCAAATATCACAACATCACCAATGGTGACGGCAGTGCTATCAGTGCCGAAGAAATGTCTAATGCTTACGCTCTGGGCTACCTGCAACCAGCTACCCAATTCATGTTCGGTCTACTGACTGGCGTGAGCTTTGACCCTAATGCTAAAGGTGTTGCTAACCCAGCTAACATCGGTGGTGGTCAAGGCGGTGGTCAACGTCCACAAGGTGGCGGGGGCGGTGGTTATCAACAGCGTCCACAAAACAATGGCGGCGGAGGTGGCGGTGGCTTCAACAAACCAGCTTCGGGCGGTTTCGACGATTTCGATTCCGTACCAGACTTTGGTTAATTAAAAACTTACGGCTTCTCTGGTTTCAGAGAAGCTGTATGCCCCGATGGAGGATAGAGGTTAATAGAAAAAAGTCTAGATCTATATTACTAGTCTGATAGATAAAAGAGGATGTGCTTAATGAGAATTGATGTATCAACAGTACAAGGCGATGGCTTTACTGCTGTGACGGTAAGTCACAAAGGTAAGTCTATCGAATGGTCTACGAGGGCATATAGCAAAGTAAAACTGGCTGACCCAAGTCGTGTGTTCTTGGAGTTCAATGAATTCCTAACAACGATCGATGAAACAGCACAAGACAAGATGTTCAGTAGTTATGAATCCATCAAGTCTTTGTATGAAATGGGTTTTGATCCATCGCACATTACCGCAAGTCTTATTCATCACATCGTAGAAATCGGCAAACAAATCCCAATGAACAAATTGCGGCGTTGGTTGTTGACTATTGGTAACCTGCATATCCCTGCTGACATCCAAGATACGATTACAGCTGACTCTCGTTATAACAAACGTGAACAGACGTATTTGAAGAATGACTACATTAACCTCTCAACTGTTGCATTGGGTATTCGAGCATTCTTGCCTGTCCTTGGCGAGTATATGGATCAGGGAACTGACCAAGATCTCTATAAGGAAAACGATGTTGTTGGATTGTTGTCCACAACTGAGTTGGCTAACTGGCCGATGCTGGAAACAGATCAGGTTGGTGATGATGTTGAAACGGTATTCGAAAAGCTTGAAAGCTATATTCGATTCTGTGTCGAAGAAGAACATATTACACTGGGTCGACTCTGGTCTGGTTTGAGTACAGTTAAGATTCGTGAACTCTTGCAGTCTAAGGTTCTGATTCGTCGACTGACTATTGTTCCACTTAACGATCCAACAAGTTATTCGATCGTATCGAACATCTTCCGTTATGTGAACTCTAACCTCAACCCAACCGAACGTAGTACTTCTGACCGTGTTAACGATAAGCAACCAGATCGTAACGGTGGCGATGACGAGGATAACACATCTTTCATCGAAGCGCATAAAACGAAAAGCCGGGTTAGTCCTGGTGACATCGTAGCGTACAATCTTGATGCAATGGATTACGAGTTGCTAGCTGAAGACGTAGATCCAACGATCTGCAAAATCAAACTGGCTAAGTGTATTGACTGTATCCAACAAGTAGCACCCAATGAGATCCGTCCTCACCAAGTGATGTTGGCTCAGTGGGTAATGGCAAAAGCTTTCCCAAGTCGTGCGTTCTATCACATCGACAAACTGCCAGTGAACTATCTGTTGGCAACTACTCAAGCATTGTTGTGGCATTGGGGTCATTTGGATACAGCTATCTTCATGCAAGTGGAGCCTCTGTATCACGGTGATAACCAATCAGCTTCTCCACTGGGTCAACTGCGTATCGGTTCTCGGATCGCTACTAAGTATCGACCAATGTTGGATGAACTGTTCCCACACATGAAACACCAACGCATTCCACAAAGCGGCGAAATCCCTAAACCAGAGAATCGTGCAGCAGTAGCTATTAACAGTTGTAACCACTCCATCCGGTCTACCAACTGGGCGTATAAAGGTCCTGACGAATTGTTCCGTGAAGCGGGTCAAGTAACTCAGAACAAAGTTTTGATCCTACCGCCTAACTTGAAGCATTCGATTACAGAAGTCGTAATGCAGTTGGCACAAATCAATAAGTAATTAGAGGCAATACACGATGATCAATCTGAACATGGGTGCAACCATCGGCGGTTCGGGCAATACCCGTATCACTATTGAGAACATGATCGCAGTACAGACTGGTACTTATCAAGATCAGTATGCTCGACCATTCAAGTCTACTGTAAATGATGGCGTTATCGCTGGACTGCGTGAAGTAACTCGTGGTGGTCTTAACCTCGGTGCAGCAGCAGTTCAAGAGATCGCTTGCGGTGTAATTACTCCACAGGCAGAAGTAGAAGGTAAAGTAAACATTGCGAACGGCATGCAATGTCGTCGTTTCCGGATTCTGTTGACCGTTAACGAATCCCATCCATATATCGAAGGCACCACTACCCGTCGTGTGTTCTATGGCTACTCGGATAACAGTGACGCATCCTTGAACTATCTTGATCCGAACATGCGTGTGTATTTCAACAGTGAGACTATCATTGCTGAAGCCATTCGTAATACGATCAATGGCCCACAACGTCAGGCATCTATTGTTGCATCTAACCAGATCATCTCTCCGATGGGTCCTGATAACAATGGTCAAGGTAATGGGTTGTTCGCTCGGGCATCGAGTTTCTTGATTCGACCTGAAGATAACTTTAACCTGATGCAAACCAATATCGTTGCACAGAACCTGAATAGCTCGGGTATGTTCCCAGGTATGGTTGACACTTCCTACGACAACCGTACCATGGTTGGTGAAGGTGGTAGCCACAAGTATTCGATGCGTCGTGACACTTCCCCAACTCGTTATCTGTCCGATAGCTTGGCTGCTTATTCTCATGCAATCAAGGAATCCAAAGATAGCGTAATCAATACTGGTGACTTCAACGATGCGATTACATCTAAAGAAGTTATCTTGGGTGAAGCAGCTGCGGCATGCCGTAACCACAACATCCATTCCAATACTTTCCTGAGCGTTCTGAACGATCACTCCGGTTATATGGAACAGGGTTATGTGACCTTCGGTGATCTGTGTCGTATCTTCCCTGAGATGAACAACCGCGCTGGTTACGATTGTGTTCAGTTCTCCATGGACAATGGTCGCAGTATCCGTAAAGTAATGCAAGCTGGCGATTCACAAGTTTGGTCCGGTGCTGACTATTCTTCCATCGGTGCTTCTCTGTTGGCTCAAGCAATTCCGTCGATCATGATGGATACCTTCTTCCGTAGCTTTAGCTTTGCGGTAACGAATGGTAATGGTAACAACAATTATCTGTTTGAACCACATCCCGATGCATGTAAAGCAATCGTTGGTGGTATTGACATGCGTCAATATTTCCAAGACTTCGAACGTCGATTGAGCATTGACGTATTGAATAACATCACTCGTGGTAACCAACTACCGTTTAAGATCTCCATGTATTCTGACTTGGTAGGTGACTCGATCATCGATATCCAGATTGGTGGTGGTCCTCTGGAACGTTTCATTGCTCCGACCTTTGCGGATAGTCTGTTCAGTCCGGTCATTACTCGTAACCGTTCTCTGGCAGGCGAGATTGCTGGCGACCTTACTTGGCTCGTGGCAAACGTAATCGAAGGCGATCAGAAACCAACGCAACAGATCTATACTGGCGGTATGTCAAACACTAACAGTCTGTTTAGTGAATACCAACACCCAGTAGCTCAACCAGCACTCCTCAACAATTCTCAACAAGGAACTAATCATGTCGCTGACCTTGGCTTGCTATAACGAAATCCTGCCTGCTTTCTCCTGCTCGGTTGATGAGGAGGACATGCTCGATGTTGTCGCTCCTACCGGTGCAAAGAAACCTGCAACAATCGGAGGCGCCACTCTGGTGCTTCCAACCCAAGCTCGTCTACGGAAAGGTTTCCCTGAAGAACTCTTTCCATTCCACCCGCTCTGTGAATCGATGTCTCGTCAAGGGACATCTCCAGTAATCCAATTCCTGCAACGAGCAGCTAAAGCGAACATCTCGTATAGCGTCGTAGCTCTGACTGGACATCTGTTGGAGATCGCATGTGACGTAAGCATGCATAAAGATCTTCCTCCAGAATGCCTGGACTTCTTGGTGAAGCTCTCTGACTGTGATAAAGAGAAGAACATCAAGCAGGTGTATGAAAAGGTTGTAGCTGCTGCATCCAAGAAGAACCGCATGACTACGGTCTATCTGAAGAATGGCGGTACATTCGACGGCCAGAAAGTAAACCGTTCGTGTATCATTCGTATCCCATTGCTGGAAGACCTCCAACAAGACGGTAAGGATGTTCTGGGCGTAACTGTAACCAAGAAACAGCGTAAGATTCTGACTGCGTTGTTTAAACTGGTTGTTCCATTCGGTGATAACCCAGAAGAGTATAGCTTCGGTACTACCAGTCGCCAAGCTCCGTACTTCCAGTGTCTGCTGACAGCTTATGCGAAGATCGTTAAGGTACTGAACCAGTGCATTAATAACTACGCTGTTCCATTGCAGTTGCCAATCAAACCAATCCCAACTTACGATATCAAAGTAATTGAGACGTTTGAGAAAGCTCGTGCAGAAGTAGACATCCCGCCTCTGCGTGGTAACGAAGGTGGTGTTAAAGAGAACGATCAAGAAGCGTCTGAGACTAAACAACCAGAAGCCCAAGCACAACAACCACGTGCGACCGTTCAACAGAACACCCGCGAGTCTACTCCACCAGTAGCGGTAAGTACTTCTGCTCCTGGTACTGTGAGTATGGAAGACTTCATGAAAGCCAACAACCCTAACCCAGGGATGGTGAACGTGAACTTCAACGGTAACCAACAGCCTAACGTTAATGGTACCTTCGGGCAACAGGGTTTGTTTGGTGCACAACCAACCGCACAACCTACTCTGTTCGGTAACACTAACACTAGCTTCTCCACTTCACAGCCAACAGGTCTTCCGTGGAACCAACCACAACAAACACCTGTAAGTAACAGTCTGTTTGGTGGTCCATCTCCAACTCCTGCGTTCCAAACCGGCTTCACCAATAACGGTTTCGGTAACACTGGTGGTGGATTGGGTCTGATCTAAGCGGCATAGACGGGGGATCGTAAGATCCCCTTAGTCTTATTTATTTTTTAGGCTGACGTACATACGTTGGATGTCCGAAAGTACACCATCGTTAGGTATTAACAGGGTAGGTTTAACCATGCCTGTATAATAGTTACGTAAGTCTTTAGCAAACTGATTTGGGTTGGTCATTCCATTAACCCGCATGTATACCCAGTGTAAATGTGCAGGAATAGAGCGGCCTACTAAGAACCCATAAAAGTCACCTTCGTATTGATAGTAATGGTTAGCTGGAATATCTTCACGAGTCACAAAGTGATTACGTAAGATGTTGATATGTGTTTCAACCATTAGTCTAAACTTAGGGTCATAGAACAACTCTGGTCCTGGTTGGGCCATGAGGGTCATTATCGTGAAAGCCATTTGAAAACTCCATAGAATTTTTTCTAGATCTATATTATTGATTTGTCTAAGAGGAAGCCGAAATGAATACTAACTTTTATTACGAACTGCCTATCCGTGAAGAATCCGATTACTACAAAGGTGAACGTGAATGACAGAAGAATTTAATTGGGCATCTAATTTAAACTCAGCGACAATCAATATCCGAAAGGAACGTCAGGATAAAGCGACAGAAAATTTTGCACTACATCTTAAACAAACTTTAGATGATAATCCAAGTCTACTAGATGAGGTCAAAGAACATGCAGCTAGACGCGATGGCGCTATACCAACAGCATAGACGTGATTCAGACTATCGTTTAGATAATCTTGATTTCGATACAATGGAGAAACATCGGGAGGAAGGCAAAGTAAAGTACGATCAAGCCACTGACACGTATCATGTCGATTGCGGTAACTTCTCATCACCTAATCGGTCAGGCATCGTTTATACTGAAGAAGCTTTGAGAGATGCATATGCGGTATATAACTTACAAATGGTGCGTCTTGAAGAAGTCATCAGTGCGCAACGTAGACTAGATGAAGTCATTGCAAAGAAACGCAAGAAAGATCCTAACTACAATGTAACTGTACTGTATCGCGACGGGAGTATGCCATAATGAGTATCGACGTATTTGAATTAACTGCAAAAGCTTCCCGTTTGTCTATGTCGAAACCGAACCAATCGTCTACTTTTAATAAGGAACGTCATGAAGAAGCAATGAAGGTTGCAGCAGCTCCACGTGATCCGAAGTACTGGTACCAGGCAAATGAAATCTCGAAGAACATTATTAGTGAAGTAGGTGTGTGAATGTCGGTGATTGATGAAGTTAACCATGTAGATTACGGTGTCAAAAACCACGGTGATTATATCGGGGGTGGTAATAACTTCGGTAGTAAACCAATCCGTAACTTGAAAATGCGCTACATTGGGCATGCTGCGCTTGATCCGTATTATGGTGTTACCTCTGCTGCTCGGGGTGCAATGTTCCTGACTCACATTGGTCAGGCTCCGGTAATCGAAGGTAACGAACCACGTCGTGTAATGACTGGCGTGGAAATGAACTTTGCTGAAACGTCTTTCGATATTCGTCTACCGAAAGATTGCACTATCCTTAACGTTGTTCGAAAGTATCCTACTGGTCATGGTTTGGATTCTATTCAACACAACCCGGTTACTACAATCATCTACGAGGAATTCTACGACGAGTTCAAAAGGATTGGTGTACTGCATGTTCCTGAATATGTTGCAGACTATCACCAGACCTTTGGCTTTAAACTAGAAAAGGATAAAGCTGTATGGGATCGCATTCGTCCTGACGAGATGCTTCCAAAAGATACAGTACTTGCACGTTCCACAACCATTAAGAAAGATGGTCTGTTGGGCATGGGTGTAAACCTTAACGCTGCATTCTATTCTGGCCCAGGTACTATTGAAGACGGGTTCATCATCAGTGAGGAATGTCTTGACCTATTGTCTCCACGTGCTTATACCACAGCTACAGGTGGATGTGGACGTAAGTCTTACTTCCTCAACATGTATGGCGATGACAAGATCTATAAACCATTCCCGGATATTGGCGAACGTATCCGAGATGATGGTGTAATCTTTGCGGTACGTGATCATGATGATGATCTGTCTCCAGCAGAAATGACTCCTCGTGCTTTGCGTGAACTTGATCGTACCTTTGACCGGGCAGTTATTGGCGATCCTGGTAGTCTTGTAAAAGACATCAAGGTCTATATGGACGAACGTCAGAATCCTTCTTATATCCCGATGGGTATGGATGGACAACTGCGTAAGTATTACGATGCGTTGAGTAACTATTATCGTGAGATCATTCGGATCTATCGGACATTGCAAGGTCGTCGTAAAGATCGTCTGCGCATTACCGAAGAATTGAGTTCTCTGATTGTAGAGGCGATGATCTATCTGCCACAAACAGGTGACCAGCGTAAACTGACGCGGACCTATCGTCTGGATACTTTGGATGAATGCCGTGTTGAGATCACTTATGAAACCATCAAACGTCCAGGGGGTGCATTTAAGCTAACCGACTTCCACGGTGGTAAAGGTGTAATCTGTAAAGTAATGCCTCGTGCATTGATGCCACGTGATAAATGGGGTAACATCTGTGACGTAGGTATCTTCGGTGGTTCGACTATGCGTCGATCTAACTATGGTCGAATCTATGAACATGGTTTCGGTGCAGCCTCTCGTGATCTGTCTCAACGTCTGCGTATTGAAGCTGGTTTGGATCGTCATGCTAAGTTGACTGTGAATGAAGTTAAAGCTTCTCCACAACTGCAAGACAACGCTTGGGTCGAATACGCGTTTGCTGAACTTCAAGACTTCTATGCGTTGATCACTGTTGACATGCATGAGATCTTGAAGACTCACCCTGACAAGAGACAGTATGTTGCTCAGGTTATGGCAGACGGTTTCAGCTACATCTATAGTCCAATTGAAGATCAGGTGCATTTGCCAAAAGCAATGACCGCATTGATTAACAGTCGTTTCTGTCCAAACTACGATAAGGTGACCTATACTGACCAAGCGGGTAACTTCCGTGAAACCAAAGATAAGATCCTGATTGGCCCACTGTACATGATGCTGTTGGAAAAGATCGGTGATGACTGGTCCTCCGTAGCTTCTGTTAAAGTACAACAGTTTGGCTTGCCGTCTAAGTTGAACAACAGTGATCGTAGTTCTACACCTGGTCGTGAAACAGCAATCCGTTCTTTCGGCGAATCTGAAACACGTTCTTATAACTGTACGGTAGGTCCAGTACCAACGCTAGAACTCTTGGACCAAACTAACAACCCGCAGTCTCACAAGTCGGTAATTGAATCGCTGTTGACGAGTGAGTATAGTAGTAACATTGAACGTGCAGTAAACCGTGAAGAGATTCCTTATGGTAATAGCCGTCCAGTGAACCTATTGGATCACTTGCTGGAATGCGCGGATATCCGTTTGGTGTATGCTGAAAGTCGTAATTGATAGGTGTAGATAATGAACCAACCTCGTAAACTGAATGTGTACAAAGCGCGTGACTTGTTGAACATGACTTCGGATGAGCTTTGTGCTCTTCCGGATGAATGGCATAAGATCGAGTTTGATGATGGTGAGTTGATTACAATCGATCGTCAAACCAAAGTGTCGGTGTTGTTGTGGGGACCACTCAAGTCGTTCCCTGACGCACCTATCCTTAAATCGTTTCACTTGGATAAGACTCGGATTACTTCCAAGTCGTTGGTTAAACTGCTCAACGGTATTATCTGGTCGATCTATGATTGGGGTAAAGGTTCTATTACCCCAGACACCATTGCACGGTTGGCGATTGAAGCTAAGTCGAAGTTCTATAATGAAGCAACAACTAAGTTCAGTGCGTATGTTTCCACACTGAGTATGTTTGAGATCGCAGAGGTTTATAACCATCCTGAGATCCGTGCTGCTAACGAGAACTTCGAACCAACTACGTATGGTATCGAGAAGGTTGCTTATGAACGGATTAAAGCTGTTATGTTTAATCCGGATAACTTCAAAGGCAATAGTATCATTGAAGGTCTGAAGTCGGGTACTCAAAAGACTGAACAGCTGTTGCAAGCATTTGGTCCACGAGGATTCCCAACTGACATTAACTCTGACATCTTTCCGCATCCTGTAACGACGGGTTACATTGAGGGTGTATGGGATCACTATGAGAACATGGTTGAATCTCGTTCGGGTACTAAAGCTTCTCTTTATAACAAAGAGTTGTTGCGGGTAACTGAATACTTTAACCGGAAGTCTCAGCTGATCGCTCAGTATGTAATGCGTTTGCATCGTACTGACTGTGGTGCTGACTATGTTCGATTCCCTGTGCTTAAGGTTTTCCTTAAGCAGATGAACGGGAAGTTCTGGTTCAACGAAGAAACTGGTAAAGAAGAAATCCTGACTGGTAAAGAAGAGCACTTGATCGGTAAGAAGATCCTGATGCGTTCTGTACTGGGTTGTGTCCATAAGGACTCTCAGGGGATCTGTGCGAAGTGTTATGGTCTGCTTGCGGATAACATCCCACTGGGTTCTAACATCGGTCAGATCGCAGCTGTATCCATGGGCGACAAGATTACCTCTGCGGTATTGTCGACTAAGCATACTGACGCAACTTCTGCGGTAGAACAATATCAGATTGCGGGTATTGAAGCTAACTATCTAAAAGAGGGTAAGCTATCGGAAACACTCTATCTACGGAAAGAGCTTGATGGGAAAGGTTATCGATTGTTGATCAGTAGTAACGAAGCCACTAACCTGGCTGACATTCTAATGATTGATAACTTGACAGCTTATCCGGCAACTCAAGCTTCTGAGCTTAATCGGATTGGTTTGGTTCGTGATGTCAATGATGAGGTTGTAGGGGATATCTTGACGGTGAGTTTGTATAACCGTCGGGCTAGTCTGAGTACAGCTATGTTGGAACATGCCAAACTGGTAGGATGGACTCCGGACAACCGAGGGAATATCGTAATCGAGCTGGAAGGTTTTGACTTCACTCAACCGTTCCTGACTCTGCCATATAAGCACGTTAACATGTACGAAGTAATGAAGCGAATCCAAAGCTTCCTGCACTCCGGTAGTGATAACGAAGGTTCCAAACTGTCTTCAGATAAGGTAGGTTTTACTAGCAAGACTTATCTTAAGAACTACACAGACGTCATCGATGCTACTGTTGCGTTTGCTTCACTCGTATGCGAGAAGATTGCACTGCCTTTGCCACACTGTGAGATGTTGGTGTATGCTATGACAGTTAAATCTACCGCCAATAAAGATTATAACCTACCTAAACCTGGGATCTCAGGTCAGTTTGAGAAATATAGCAAGCTGATGCATTCCCGTAGTCTCGGTGGTGCCATGTCTTTCGAGAAGCAACATGAGCCATTGATCAACCCCGCTAGTTACCTGTATACCAACAGGAACGACCATCCTTACGATTTCGCTATGAAAGGTGGTAAGCTCTAAGAGAACGGAGGTTGGAGCCATGGGGACTTCGGTCCCCGTGCACTCCATTTTATTTTTATGAATCCCCTATTAAAAGCCGAGTGTTATACCCATGGAGTAAGACTTACTGAATACACCAGAGACATGCAAGATAAACTCTTTGGATTTCTAGAAAGCCTAAAACTGAAGGAACCAAAGAAGCTGCCCGGCAATAGGGTAGTAATGGAACTGAAGAAGAAATACTTCGGGGCTACAGAAGACGGAAAAGAAATTTACATCCATAGGAACTGTTATCAAGACCTGTTGGAATACCTAGCTAATAAAGGTGTCCCTAAATCCTACATCAATCAGGTTAACATTCCAGTGCCCAATGGCGCAAAAGCTGTATTCGAGTTATTACCACAATACGTACTCCGTGATTATCAAGAGATCATTAAATCCGATATCTTGAGACCTCATTTACATTCTGCACGTATCGACCTTTATACAGGTTATGGTAAGACTCTAACATCGTTGGCTGCTGCTGTAGACTTCGGTGAGAAAGTTTTGGTAATGGTACCACCTAAGTATTTTGGTATCTGGTCAGAAGCTTTAGAGAAAACATACAAGGACATTGCACAGCGTTGGATTACTGTATCGGGTTCAGCAGAACTTCAGAAACTGATTGACCGTGGTTTAGAGAATGACCTTGGCGATGTAGACGTTGTAATTGTATCGTCTACGACCTACAGGGCCTATCTGGACAACTACGAGAAGTATGGTGAGAAGATAGATTCATTAGGCTTTAACGTTCCTCCACCGAGGTTCCACGAAGCCTGTGGGTTTGGATTACAGATCAACGACGAGATTCAAGAAGATCCGGGCTTGTTGTTCCGTATCGATATCTTTAGTAACGTCAAGAAACAGATCTATCTGTCTGCAACTCCATTCACAGGTAATGCATTTGTAACGAAGATGATTGACAAACAACTGCCAAATGAAACGCAGTGTCGTCTTCCGAGTTATGAAGTGTTCATCAACTGTTTGGGTCTGTTGTATACGGAAGCTAAGATAAAACCACAAGACTACCTGACACCGTACAAGAACACTTATAACCATGCTCGTTACGAAACTGTAATGATGAATAATCCGAAGCGTAAAATGGATTACTTCAAAATGGTTGCTCGTGTTGCTGAGGGCGTGTTCGTTAAGGACAAACTCCCAGAGCAGAAACTGTTGATCCTTTGTGCAACGGTGGCATTCATTGATGACCTTGTGGTATTCCTGAAAGAGAAGTATCCCGATCTCCAGATCAACGGACACACTTCGGGTAGCCCATATGAACGTCTGATGAAGAACGACATTACAGTATCGACTATTAAGTCATCTGGTACTGGTGTGGATATTCCTAACCTGCGAGAGTTAATGCTGTTGCAAGCTACGGGTTCAAAGAAGGATGCTATTCAGATCTTGGGTCGCCTGCGTAAGCTTAAAGCTTATCCAGATGTAACACCTAAACTGACCTTCATGGTTTGTACAACCATTCCACAACACTGTCGTTACGCCGATGCACACAAAGAGAACTTCGCTGGTCGTACGTTGTCTTTCAAATACATGCGTGTCGGAATGTAAAACATGCCCCACCTTTGGGTGGGGTTTATGCCCTTTAGGAGATATAAATGAAACACGTGATCGTATCTTTGATTTTCATTGCCCTAACACTATGGAACTTTAAGACCGGGACTGATAAGATTAAACAACTTCGAAGTCAATATGGTCGTTTGCCAAATAGCTTCTATTACTTTTACATTGGTTTCCCGTCGCTGTTTGCCTGCTTCACAGTCTTTGTGATTTATGCGGAATACCAGTTTTACCTCGGGGGTAATTAATGGCTAACCTTGGTGTTTCTATTGCAGTAATCTTTGTGTCGCTTGCCAGTACATTGGTGATGTATCTTAATCAAGATAAGGATAAACCAATTGGCTGGGTGGTCGTTATTGCATGCTGCGCGGCATTTGTTCAAGCTCTTAATCTAATGGGGTTCTTCTAATGTGGTTATTCATCCCGCTTATTATTTTGTTGATGTTTCTAACAGAGGAAAAGGTAAAAAATAAATACCTCCAATTTGTATTGTTCCTTGCTCTTTGTTTTGCCATGGCTTATATACTAGCTTATCAACCAACCTGGATGGAGCATCTCATTTGAACATTCTCTATGTTTTTTTAATGTCGCTTGTAATAGATTTTTATCTGTGCTGGCGATTTTATAAAGAAACCCGCTCACGATTTTCGGACTGGAAAATAGGGCGTGTTACTCTTTTGGCTTTTGCCATTACAATGGTAAGTACTGTACAACTAATTTCTGGAATAGTTGCCTGGGTAATGTACTATAACGGTACTTACCTATTGGAGAACGGCTGGAACATTATTAAGTTCTGTTGAAGGTACTTATATGCGTTACGTATACTTAGCTATACTGTACCTGATTGTCTGTAAGGGCTTAAGTAAAGCATTGTCTGTACCGTACTGGCCCTTCGTTGTATTCATGACGCTAGCGTTCCTTATAACACCTCTGTCGTTTGTGTTTTCAGGTCTGTACTTTAAATAGAACCGATTTAAAGACTATATTACAAACCTGATATCATGGCAACCAATGAGGAGTTAACCATGTCTATCGCAATGTTAGTCCTAATCGTATTCTACTCGATCATCGGTATAAAGCTGTTGGTTAGATTCGTAGTATCGATTCGGAACAAAGCTACATTCTTCACTGAGAAAACAACCCGGCTGTTAACATGGCTGATTGTTGGCCATTTGATAGTTGGATTCTTCTGGGGCTTGATCTACTACATCAAGATGATTGTTGTAGTAGGTTTATAAAAGACGGCATAAGCCCTCTCCTTCGGGAGAGGGCGTTATGTCTTTATTTTTTTTTGTTTCTTTAAGCCACGATGTTTTGAATTTCTCGTGTAACTTGTCGTGTGGTAATACTTTCTTGCACTGACTGGGACTCAGCCATCTCAACAAAGAATCTAGCATCGCTGTAAGGCAGCTGGAAGAACTCTAAGATGTTTAACCGGGTAATGTCACCCAGTCTATAGTTAAAGTATTTCCGTTGCCACGTGCGCCTTGGACCGCCTTCAATGATGTTCTCTTTATCATGCAAGCGCATGAGATCGATAGGGTCATCATCAACATGGTCACAAATGCCATAGTCTCTGTGATAAGCTTTGCGGGTAACCAGTTCAGCTGTAACTGGTCTTATAGCACCCATCTCATAAACGAGCGCATCGAATGCAGGGGTTTCCTGATCAATACGCCCGAAGGTATGAAATGTAACGTGTCCATTAGGGTCTTTAGCGTCGATCTGTAATCGGCTAGACTTAGGATCGACGTTCTTATGTTCTACCCCAAGTGGGCTACTTTCCGGCCCGCCAACGTAAAAAACGTAATGACCATATCAATTGGAGAGATGTGACCCAGACGTTCATTGAAAGCTTTACCTTGTGGCGAATCACATACTTCACAGTTATGACTTACCAGACCAACGATAACGATTACGGATTCGTTACTGAAGTTTACAATGGCATCAGCAAACCGCTCAGAGAACTCAGGGGTAGACAGTGTGCCTTTCATGTATTCCAGAATGAGTTCTGGATCTTCAGAGAACAACTGTTCCTCAAGCGTGAGAGCTTTTTCGTCACGGTCGTAGATTGCCTGTACCCAGTGAGAGTACTGAGTGGCAATAGTGGACTTCTTCAGTTTCTGAATATAAGCCAGACGACTGTTGCCATGTGGTGGTTCATTGAATACGCCTTGCGACATTTCAATCAAACCGTCGTACCATTGTTGCCCAGATACTTTACGAGTAGCGATAGTCGGTTCAGCCAACTTCAGACCAATGTCACCCAGCCATACAACTTTAGCATTACCAATAGCGAAGGCTTCACGATAAGCTTTGAAGTCGTCATCGGTAGCTGGTTGGAAACGCTTAGCAATAAAACGTTTTTGATCAGCAGAGAACACGCTATTATCGTAGTAGATAATGTTAGCCATGTTCATTTTGAAAGTAGTTACAGCAGAGCACTTGTCAGGATCTGCGATGCATGGGTTACTGTAGTTAAAACCATCAAGGTAAAGTGTGGCTGCCAGACCATGGTGGAGTGCAACTTCGTCAAAAAGAGTGATTTCATGTTCAAGGTCCGCTGGGGTATTAAAAGATTTGTTACTACCAATTACACATTGCAATGCAAGGTTAGTAATGAGGTCAAGCATAATGAAGTCGGCATGGGAATAACTAGCACCTTTGGTTTCGGCACCCAGTGTAAGTTTCAATGCTTGGAGTTCGGTTTGCAGTGTTACCAGTTCGTCGAGGGTAGGTTGACGCAGACGCAGCCAAATACCAGAACGAGGCAGGAACGTTTCAAAGCTACCACCTTGACCAGAACGAGAGTTCAGATAAGCCAGTTGAGCTTCTTTAGAAACCTTACGGGATCTATCGTTAACTTGTTGCGGTGCACCAGGTCGCTCAAGACGCTCGTTACCAACATCGATACCATCTTGCCAATAACTACCAGCACGTTCTAGAGCACCGTATGGAGCACTCTCAAGACTGGTGTGACGCATACCCGAAGAGATTGCAGCCAGCCATTTCTGATCACGATCAGATTCAGCCATCTTCCCTTCTTGCATCGCTTTCAGAACATCATTACAACGATTAAGAACGTCAATAATAGTGTTAGGGTTTTCGCGAATGAAGGCGAGCAGAGGATTCGTATCTGGAATAGGAGCGACAAAAGGTTTACGTTCGTTCGAGAAATTAACGAAATTCTGGTTTGGTACAAAGATCTCACGATCAATATACTGGAGAGGTAGAAACTCATTAGGCTTTTGCCCACCATGTGCTTCTTCGATACGGTCACCCAAGGATGCTGCTTGTTGGGTTTCGCCCCAACCTTCTGCGGTAGAGCCATCTTGTTCATCAAATTTATCTGTCATGGGGTAACCTTATTTAATTTCGAGTTCAGTGATACCAGCTGCTTCCAGAATGTCAGCTACTTGTACAACGAGTGGTTGAATAGCACGTTCCAGATAGCCTTGCAATTCGGAATAACCAAATGCAACTTTCTGTACCAAGGCAAAATCTTCATCAGCTACAGCACCTTTCTTCTCGACATGTTGATCGCTCAAGAGAGTGCTGGCCTCAATCAATTGACCGATGTCAAAAGTTAGAGTACTCATGATCTTACTGAAACCTTCCGGATCACTTACTTTGCTCTTAACCAATTCCAAGTTACCTTGTACAGGCAGGACAACCAGTGAGGTACTATTAATACCTTTCAGCAATGCCTTCTGCATTTCGGTTACAATGCTCCAGCCATCTTGGCGCAGCATTTCAGTGGCAGCTTTCTCAGTGTCAGCAGCGACCTGTTCCAAGTGATCAAAGGTAATCGGAGTTTCTTCAGTGATGTCGGTCAGAGCTACAGTAGTTTGTTCGGTCATTGCGTTTGTTCCTTTATTAAAAATGGTATTAAGAGCTGCATCGATGCGACGATTATCTTCGTCGGTAGGAGGAGATAAATGTGCACACTCATGTGCATTTGGAATAATTGAAGGTTCCATTGGATTCCTATTAAATGCGTGGATTAACATAACTTTAAACTAGGTGGTATTCTTTTCCTATTAAAAGAAAGACAAAGGACCATAACCGTATGTTAAATACATCACCCTCACAATAGGTTAACCTACTATGAAAGAAGAGATTAGGAAAGTATTAGAGCACCTGATCCTGAATGAACAATTGGAAGTCATTCTGGATATCGTTGACACTTTACTCTCATTAAATTATGAAACAGCATTGGATGAAATCTCTACGATTATTATGATCGCAGACGACTACGCAGATATGTCCATGTTGGTGGAGCGTATCAACGATATTCTTCGTACTGCCTTGGATTATATCCTCGGTACTTATGAAGTCATTGTTGCTGATGAAGCAACTGCCTTCCAAAGACACGCCGTAGTTAAAGCGCTTGTGGGCATCCCTCTATATATCCTTCCAGACGATATCTCTAAAGTCATTGAAGCGGTATATGACAATGAGGAAACACTTGCACATATCGTAACGATGTTTGTACCGATTGACACGGATGAGATCTTAGAACAGATCGTAAGTATTTCTCAAGGTTCTTTCGATAACATCAAAACGACTATCGCTAATAAGTTGTTGACCCGTGGTGTAGCTACTGAACATATCAGTGACACAGATCGTGTGATGGCTATTAATAAGCTGATCACCATCTTAGGTAAAGAACACCTACAGTTAATTACAGAGTTGTCTAACTCTGGTGTCCATGTTGGTCGATCCATGGAGCAATTGCTTAACATGAGCTTCGAGGCATTGGAGACGCGCAACGTAGAAGATGCAGCGAAAGAGATCATTGGTCTTGTTTGGTTTTCGGATACACCTATTGATCAAATTAATCAAACCATCGTTCGCACGTTTGAAGAATATACAGAAAACAATATGGAACGCAGTATGATGATGCGTGTTCTAAATGAGTACAAGGTGGCTTATGGGTCCTAAGATGAAGTTAAGAGATTTCTTCCTGCTCGGTGTTAAAGCAGGAATGGGTCGTAAGCGGGCATGGATGAACTTACTGTTTAACGTAGTTTACGAATCCAATCTAAAACGCCCGATCATGTACCAACCTCATATCGAAAACGACGAGATGTATTTCTACATGCCGGATTCGAATGAGAAGATTTATATTGAGGATTACATTCCTGGTCGTGCTCCTCTCCATTTCTTGGATGAGTTTATTCTGAAAGCTGGAGACCTGTCTAACTACCCGGAAGGCCCAGACATTCGAACCACTTATGGTAATGTGTTTACTAACCAAATGTGTTTGATCGAAACTGTAGGTAATGCTTTTCCGTTTCAAACGGGCGTATTTCCAGCTGCTAAATTGGGTGGTCTTATCCTAGAGAATGCGGTAGACAATCGTGAAGATGGTGACACCACTACCTTCCATCCTGAACCAGGTAAGTTCTATATCTGGCAGTACACAAAGTTCTGTGAATATTGCATGGCTCTCCCAGGCTACGCTGATGGTCTGGTAACATCTACTACTCGTGCTTCCTTGCAGGGTAATGACGATTGGTTTGCTGTCCGTGATAAATGGATTAAAGATAACCACGATCGATTGACTGACCCAGCCGCTGTTGCAGAGTTGAGTGTGATTGCTGACAAGATGGATGACGAGTATTTAAAAGATGACGAATCTTTCCTATACTACAAGTCCAAGAAGAAGCTTGCAGGTTGCCGTCGTAAACTACACTACTTCTTTGGTGGTGAGTCTCCGTTCAGTGACGGCACTACAGTTGAACTGATTGCTAAGTCTTTGGAAGAAGGCTTGGATATGGACAAACTTCCAGTGATGAACAACTCCCTGCGTTTCGGTTCTTATAACCGTGGTTCTCAAACGGCACTGGGTGGTGAGTCTACTAAAACAATTTATCGAATGGTTGGTACTATTCGTATTGTTGAACACGACTGCAAGACTTGGCTGGGTACTCCAGTTATGGTTACCAAGTTTAACGGCAAAGGTTTCATTGGTTATACGTACATTGAAGATGGACATAACATCCTAATCACCAAAGATAACTTGAATGATATCATGGGTCGTAAAGTAAACCTGCGTGGTCCTATGACCTGCAAGACTGGTCGTGATCCTAGTTCTGGTCTCATTGGTACAGGTCGTAACATTTGTGCTGTATGCGCGGGCTCTGACCTTGCTGAGAACCCACATGCCGTACCAGCTGCAACTGCTGGTGTTGGTGGTCGATTCCTTTCTGTGTTCATGTCTAAGATGCACAGCTCTACACTTACCACAGTTAAATGGGATATGCACAGGCGACTGTCGTAACCCTATTTTATAGTTAAGGGATCTTTCGAGGTCCCTTTAATAATTTCAACCTAAAAGGAAATACTCGATGTCTAATAAAAACCGCAACCGTGGACAATTCCCTAACAACCGTCCAGCTCCTGTTGCCGCTAACCTCGAAGATGATACAACTGATAAATTTGAAGATGATGCCGTTGATTTCAGTGGCGTTAAAGAAACCCCCGAATTGTTTGAACCATCCGAAGGGCAAGACCTGGTTGTAGCTCGTGTTGAGGGCTATGAAGCTTTTAATGCAGCTGGTGAATCGATCGGTGTAATTGGTCCAAAGGGCGAAACAGGTCCACGCGGCCCTGCACGCCCTGCTGGTTACAACTACGACGGTACTGTAGTTACCCCTGACAACGATCATCGTACTGAAGAAGATCGTGCTACCGATGAAGCTTCTACTGAAGAGCATCCAAATGATCGAGTTGGTGATCAAACCACATCATCTCTGGAAGAATCTGTAGAAGATGAACAAGGCGCTCTTGATGACGAACGTGAGTTCGAAGAGAATCCAGAGAACGACCAGAGTCATGACGACGAAGAAGAACCAGAAGTTGAATCTGAAGAACCCGCTGCACCGGTTTATCCTTTCTCCGAACTGGAAACCTGGACCGTAGAAGAACTCGAAAACTATATCTCTCGTCCTGAGAATATCGATGTATACCACAGTAAGTTGGTAAAGGCTATTGGTCTGCACCGTCAACTGTTTACTAAGTTGAATGAAGCTTGGTCTGTAGACGAATGTACTGCTTTCTTTAAGGAAGGCGTAGAACCAGCTAAGACTTCTAAAGGTTGCTATGTAAATGATGTAACCCGTCGTCTGCGTCGTGAATCCAGTTGGACTACACAAGAACTCGAATCTTGGGCTCTGGGTGAAATCAAACCAGAAGGTCTGGTAACTACTAACGGTCTGGCGGTTCAGTTACATGAACGTTTTGCAATGCCCATTAACTCCGTTGATCCAGAGTTGGTTATTGCACACTACAAACATCACTTCGGTCCTAACAAGGGTCAAGTTAAACTCGTTGGTCAAATCCCTACTGCTAAAGCTGTACAGCCTACAGTTGCAGAGGCTAAAGTGACCGAACAAAAAATCAAATATGCAGGACTTACCGAAATGAATCAAACTTACATTGAAGAAACTCTTAAGAAATACTGTGATGCTGTTCGACCTAATCGTGTCATTACTCCAGCCAAGGGTAACGAAGCCCAACGTGAACTGCACAATGTAGTTAAATCCATCCTGGCTGAACAAGATCCAGTTGGCGTTAAATCTGGTCTGGACATTCTGTTTAAGGTTATCAACGAAGAACGTCTGATCAATCCTAAAGGTGTGTTCTCCGATACCAACATCTTCCGTTTTGCCGAAGGTATCTCTGAAGTAGGTCGTGAACAAGAAATCCATCGCCGTCTGTTTACTCTGTTCTTTGCTTTCATTGATGGTGATGAAGGTATCCTGGCACAGACCGATGTACAAGAACTTGTTAAGTATCTCCCAAGTCGTCAACAGAACCAACTGTTCGCATACTTTGGCCGTGCATAAGCGAGACAACATAGACGCCTTCCCCCAGGGGAAGGCTTTATGCCGGATCTTATGTATATAAACAAACTTGCAAGGTTTATGAAAATGTTTGAAATGTTATTAATGAATGCGACAGTTCGGTCACCATTTCCAGATATACCGGATAATGGTCCTGGTCCTAAAACTTTAAAAGCGTATGACCTCGATACAAAGGCAGGTTATTTTGGGCAGACTACGACTACAGAATTGTTCAGGGTTGAAGATGTAGAAGGTATTGCGTCTAAAGCCTTACCTGGTACAGCGATAAACAGAAGTATAGCCGATATTTGGTGCAAATTTATTTTCGATGAAAAAATAATCTACGTACCTAAGGCAGTTGTAAGGAATGGTGTGTCCTGGGCAGATTTGTACAGCGCCGGCTTTGTTTATGGAACAGATGACAATGGTAAGTTTGCTTTTACAACCGACGCTAGTTGGGCAGCCGTTCCATTAGCGCCGGTGAATCAATTCAGATTATTGTCTCGGTTAGATTCCAACGGTGAGAAGGTTTATTTCAAAGTACGGCTAATAAAATCAATGTTAACTGACCCGGATGCAAATACAACGAATGTTAACAGAATCAAATTGACCGAATACTCGCAAACGGTTGAAAGAATTCAACCTACTACAGGTATTGGTTCACCATGGGCAAATCTAGGATTGCTGATTGGCACAGTTGTAGGTATGGAGACCCGTGGAACTACCGGTAGCGGACTTGAAATGTATAATCTTATCTGTAACGGTAATAACAATGCTTACAATCGTTCTTTTGCTGGTAAGAATAGTCTAGCTGGATGGCTACCTGTACTTGAGAAAATGCCTAAGGGATTTAATCCAAATCCAACTATCGCAAATAGTGGGCCAGGCCCTAAAGAACTTCTAGAGTACGATAGAAACAACGATACTGGTTACTTTGGTCTTGTAGAACAAGCGGATCTGTTCAACTTCTCAGATATTGATGCAGTTGCCAAAACACCACTTACCGGTACAGTTGTAAACCGAAGTGTATCAAACAAATGGATTAAAGCTTACTATAAAGGTAAGGTCTTGTTCATGCCGATTTCATGTACTCGTCAGGGAGTGCTGTGGACCGATATTTATAAGGCTGGTATGCAATATGGTACCGACGATAATGGTAAGTTCCAACCAGGTGGCGTGGGTGTTAACCAATATACACCTATTACAAAAGTAACCCCAGACGGCAATACCAACCTGTTCAAGGTTCGTGCTATCCAAGGATATGGCGGTAATGTTCTACCAGCATCGACGGCATCTTTTGATAATGCTATCATGGCGGACAGCGAGTACTGGGCAATACGTTATCGTTTGATTGGAGTAACAACCAATCCAGGAAATCTAGTGCCTGCTCCAAGAACCCCTTGGGCGAATCTTGGTAGCACACAGCAATACCCATTCGGTGTTGAATTAAATGCAAACAATACACAAGCGGTTATGTTTAACGATAACAACGATTGGCTCAGGAAGACATTGCAACCTATTGCAACATCTACCTTCTGCTCGTTCTACCCCGTACTAGAGCTTGTTTCGGTTACTGCTCCTTAACAGCATAAGCGCCTTCCCCTAAGGGAAGGCTTTATGTCGTTTAATACCCTTCGTTTAACAACTCAGCTAAAGCTCGTGCTTGGGATATATCTGAGTTAGCAAACTTATCAGAAAGTGTACAGTCAAACCATTTACATTCTTCGGCAAGAATACGCATCAGATCTGGGTTCTGTATTGCCCATTGTCTCCATAGTTCTTTATACTCAACCCAAAGGTTCTTGGACTTGTCTACAGGTGGTTTACCTTTTCCCAATCTCCAGTCAGTGGACCCTGGAGCATGACCTTTAATGTCGCATTGGTAATGAGCTTCAATAGTTCTCCCATCGGGCATAGTAGCGAACATCGCAGAGAAACGTTTATCTCCCTGCGACGAACACTCGTATGCGTCGTAGCGACGCCACTGATATACTACTTTGGGGCTGGTAGCTCTTGGATAGTCCCCTGACGTTGTTTCAAATAGCTTTCCAACAATACGTCTAGCTTTGGTGCCTTAAAGATCTTCTGTGCAATCTCTAAGGCGTTTGTTCGACAACCCGTAAGGTTGACCCCAACCTCTCGTCGATGATGTTCAGAGATCCCCCAGATAGCTGAGAATTCCATTACAACAGTTTCACGAGCGATGTTAAGAATCTGACTTACGTTTGGATATGTCGATACAATATCCAAGTCGGCTACGTGTGTCCAGATCAAAGACCGATAGTCCGGGAATTCTTTAACACACTTAATACCGTTAGGACCGGCCATGTAAGACGGGAGTGTTACAATCCAACCATCATGCCCTACTACGTATTGATCGAGTTCATGAATCATCTGATCGGAACTTGTACCAATCACAGAAGGTTCAGGACGTTTCATGTACCAGAAGTGCATATCGTCACAAAGACGTTTAGGGTTAGAGTTAAAGTTCTTGTAATCACTGTTCTTCGAGTAGAGAGTAATCGAACGAGCCAAGTCGTTAGTACGTTCATCGAGTTGTTCTAGTCGAATGCTGTCGATGATGTTGTAAAGGCCATAACGAATCTTGTGGTTCTTCTGCATCTCGATGTGCCATTCGATCCCTGTGAGATGGTCAGTCTCTGGGAATTTAAGCTTACCGAAGTTCAGTACCATTTTAACTTTAAACGTGCTATGTACAGTCTCACCAAATACCAATGCTGGAACTTCTTTCCAAACAGGTTCACGGTCAATGTGTTCCAGTTCAGGGTCACCTTCGTTCTCACCTGGAATCATGGTCTTGGTGATGATATCATCAGCTGGGTTAGATACAGACCAATAAGGGTGGGAACCGCTACGTTCTTCCATCTTCTTGTTGCAAGACTTAAGGAACTCATTCAGATCGTCTTGTGTGATGATCTCTTCTTCATCATCTACCGACAGTTCTTTCTTAAGGATATAATCCAAAGCATAGCTTGGTTCTTTACCTTTGGCCAGACGAGTAACTCGATAGGTTGACAAAGCATCAATGCACTGGAAACTAGCTGGAGCTGTAACCCAATGCCACTGGTCTTCTGGACCTTTAGACTTGGTAACACCCGATGCTGTTGTAGACATCGCGTTGTCTTGTTTATAGTGAAAGTATTTGTAATTGCCTGGAATAGACGGATCACTAAATACGTTCTTAGGATCGATACCATGTTGTTCCAAGTTCTTCAGCATTCGACTCATGTCGAAGTCCATGTTCCAGAAACTGAAGAAGTCTGGTTGCCATTCATGCAAACGTTTCAAGCATTCAATAACGATCTGTGCTGGGGTTTCCAACACCTCGACTTCGATGTTCAGGTTACGTGCTTTCTTCAAAGTAACCAATTCTGGAATACGTTCAAGCTCTGCATGTGTTTCAGCAATTGGATCTTTAATGTCATCTACCCAACGACGAAGATAAGCGAGATACACTTTATCTTTGTGGGATACGGACATACAGATAATTTCCCCATCCTTGCCTTCTTGGTAAACGTTGGTCTCGATGTCACCACCAGCTACTGTGTTACGGCTGTTCAAGTCTGGATATTGTTCGCGGTATTCGTTCTTCAAGCAGCAAGTAGAGTTAACGTCTGCACCGTATACGTAAGGCATACGCGATAGCTGACGCAAGCGAGGGCGAGGGGACCATTCTACTTTCTGACCATCTGGTGTTTCATAACCACGCAAAGACTTTTGAATAGAGTGTTCTAGTTCAATTTGAGTGGTTGAGTATTTCTTAAGGTTCCGCATATACTCATAGTCTTTCTTCTCACTATGGTTAGCTTGACCTTTGTGGGTAATGTAGTAATGACGAATGTAGTCTTCTTCCAAACGAAGTCGAGTAACACGGGTCTTGTCTTTTAGATGAACTACTTCTTTTACAACGTGTAGATCATGACGCTTCTGATTCTGATCAGTCACGTATGTAATATGTTTTGCTTCGATACCGACAATGTCAGCTTCGTTAATCTTTTGCTTAGCCATTAAAATAAAACCCCTTGAGTAGTTGTATCATGTATCATACGGAACTAGAGTAACGGATTACTGCTCAATCTTTATGATTAAATAAATTAACCGGGGACAACCTATGTTAACCGATAACCAACCTGGCCTAGAAGTTCTAATGGCTGGTAATAATAATGACCTTGGTAAGATTACCGAAGAATGGGTTATTGCTGCACGTAAGTGCATCAAAGATAACAAACCCGAGGACTATAGCAAAATAACTCGTGAATATTTAAACGTGGTTAAAGCTAAGACCGGTTTAGAGATTGAGTTCTACTTTTATCCAACCGACACACGCGCCACAGCTTTTGTCAATACCCAAACCGGTTGGAAAGGCCACGGTGGTACTAAATACACTAGCGGTGAAGCCGTCACCCGCGATGTGGTAAATGATATCTTTGAACTAAAGATTGACTTAGAGAAAGGTAAAGTCTCCGGAAAGCTTGCTAATATGTTACGGTTCCAAGTATCTGCGGCAGCTGGGTTGTTTACCGATATGTTAGGATTTACTCCAGCTGAAACTACTGCTGTAATCTTACACGAATATGGTCACGCTTTTGATTCGTTTGCAAGTATTGGCGAATACGTATATTTGAATTACTACTTGACCGAAGGGATTGATATCCTACAAGGCAAGAAAGTAAACCGATACAAAGTCCAACTCCTCGATGAGAAATGGGTTACTGAGAATCTCTCTGAAGAACTCCGTGATGATTTCATTAACAACCGAGATGAATCCACAACCCGTAAAGCAATCCTCAGTCTATATAAGAAATCGGCTAGAGGACATTTGGGGGACAATGGTTTAGTATCTAAACGACGTGATGAACAAGCAGCTGATCTTTTCCCAACACGTTTGGGTTATGCACGACCTTTGGCTATAGCACTCACTAAGATGCATAAATACGATGGCCTGGCTTATGGTTCGGGGAAATCCACTTGGATGTCTGAGACTATTCGGGCTATGTTCATGATCACTTTTGCTCCTGTAACTGCGTATGCTATCATGATGGTTAATCCATTGGATGATAAGACAACGAGTACTCGTTACGATAATGGTTTAGAAAGATTAATGAAGATCCGTCGTGATCTTATCCAACAACTTAAGATCCTTGGTAACTCGATTGAGAACAGCCATCTAGCTGAAGACATCGAAGCCATTGATAAACTTGCTAAGGCTTATACGTCTGACAGGAATCTGTTTGACGAAGCTGTAACTTTCTTCCGTCCCTCTATTCGAAAGATGGAACAGAATGCTAAACACGAAGAGCAACTAGAAGCGTTGCTTAATAATGATCTGTTCCTAAATATCTTTAAACTTAAAAACATGTAAGGAATCTATCCCATGCGTCTTGGTTATGAAATCTCCCGCTTGCTGAAAGAAGTAAACTCTGATACCGCTAACGTACGTGCTGTTCGTGCCCTCATGGTAGCTAACGCCGTTGCGTTCTTTGTTCCAGTTGACCCAACTAAGAACCAAATCGAAAACGTTGAAGAACATATCCCACTGGTCAAGAAAATTGCTGGTCAGATCAATGAGAACATTGCGCTCGATACCAAACTCGCTTTGGAACTCTATCGTAAAGCTATGTTCATTCGTTGTGAACTGATCACTGGCGTTTCTGATCCAGCTATCATTGCAACTGCCATGCGTAGTCACGCTGCTGAAATGCATCAGACCGATGCTGAAACTGTACTGGCTAATGCCCTCACCTCCAACCTTGACTTCATGCGTCTGCAAGGTGGTATCCAATCCGTGCTTGCGCAGAATGCTGCTGAGGTTTAAATGTCTAATGCTGATGGTGGCAAACTTGCCCATCCGCGTGTGACTAAAGCCTATGCGATTTCTTTGATCGACGTTGAGAAATACATTGTCGATGAAGAGTTATCTATTATTGTCTGCTTTGTTCGACTTAAAAACGGCCATCGTTATATTGGTGACGCTATCGTTGCCAATAGCGATAAGTTTGAAGATATGCGCGGAAAAGCGGTAGCAAGAAATAAAGTCATTGACCAAATCATAGCTGATGAAATGTACGTACTCCGTACTAAGCTCTATGAATCAACCAAAAAAGGTGAATAGGATATGCTGTCTGATTCTGAAATTCTCGATAATAAAACACAGAGCTTGGATGAAGCTCTGCAAGAACTGGAGGCCATCAATGCTGATGAGCCTAACTCTGGTCCTGTAAGTAATACCGTACGTGACACCATGTCCGATCAACAACTCACCATCGCTGTTGAGTGTATTGGTATTCTGGCTGACCTGCATGCAACTGTATCGCAGGAAGGCATTAGCTCTTACGATGTACAAGTACTGCGTTCAGTACAAGCCAAGATGGCAGAGATCCAAGTAGGTGTCCCAGTTAAGCCTGCTCTGGAACGTTACGAAGGTATGTTTACTCCAACTCGTTCTGGGTTGAACCAAACTGTTTCTAACGAAGCTATCAAAATTGAATTCGGTCGTATTCTGAAAGAATGGTTTTACAAACTCCTCGACTTTATTCTTGATGTTGTTAAGTGGTTTAAAACTGTTATGCACGGCGAATACATGGTTCGCTCTCGTACCGAAACTTTAAACAACAACATCACTAAAGCTAAACAACATCTGGTTAACATGCGTAACCTGAATATCTTGAGTGAACGTAAACTGAAACAAGCTTACGATGAAATTCAAGATGCAGTTATGGCTGACCCTAAACTCCCTAAGTGTCGTTTGACCCTGATGGCTTTCGGTCCAAGTGCTTTGAACACAGAGTTCGATAAATATCTTCGTGAAGTTCTTTTGTTCGGTAAGACTTTTACTAATACTACTTCTGATCTGCTTGCTGTTCTAGATGGCGGCGAATACGATAAAGCTTACGCAACCATTTCCGGTGGTTTGATGAAAGACATCGCAACCAAAGTAGAAGAGTTTGGTGTTGAGTCTTCGGATGTAGATTACTTCAAGAATGAACTGCGTGATCTGGATATGTACCAACCGAAATATATCCTGCAACGTAAACCTTATTACATCGAACCGTTCAACAACATGTTGAAACAAGCTATCAACGATCTGCGTCGTATCAAGCGTTTTGATAAGCTGACCGATGAAGCGGACATTGATCGTGTACGTGCAGCTGTACTGGATTTGACCGAAGGTGTTAAAGCTATCGAACGTGTAGTGACTACTCTGATCAAACTTCAGAACTGCTATTTCAAAGTAAGTGCTTCGTATATGAACTACTACAGCCGTTGCTTTGAATACACCCGTCAAGACTTCCAAGAACATGTTCTGGATGACCTTGGTCGTGCAGCGTTGGCTAAGGCCGATAAAGCTTGGGACAGTTTCATGGATACCCTTGGGGTTCTGTAAAAGACAACATAAGCGCCTCTCCCGAAGGAGAGGCTTTATGCCGTTATTCTAAGTGCTTGTAGAAGTTGAATGTCATGTCATCCTGGACAGTCAATTCATTGTTCGGCAAGACTACCAGTTTCTTACGTACGCTGAGACGTGTAGCTTGGTCTGCAACTGTAAGGATCGTGTAGTTATCTTTACCGCCTAAGCCATTAGCTTCGAGTGCCATTACTTCAGAACCAGATGTCTCTTGTAGTTGTGCCACAATGTCAGACATACTGATCGTGGAGTTCTGGATCATTTCATTGGTTGTAACCTTAGCATTCTGAATCAAGCTTGGTCGAATGGTTGGGTTGATGTAAGCAGCTGTAGTCAAGTAGAAGCTCATAGTAAACGCTTGGTCTACGGGAATGGTAACTTGCTTACCTTCCAACACTGTTGCCAAAGCATCGCCGTAAGTAGTTGTTGGGTAGAGGTACAACTTAGCCTCTTCAAGCAACTGTGAGTCCAGTAGTTCAATGTCAGTCTGTAACCAACCCACTAGCTCCATTGGAATGTTTTGTGCGTATGTAGCGGCTGTCAGTTCGTTAGCGAAATAGAACAGACCATCTACCATGAACAGAGTAATCTCCCGAAGCAGTTTACGAGGTTCAATCAGAATAGGCTTACCTTGAGCATCTAGGATTGGATCACCAGCCAGATGTTTCATTACAGGTTCACCACTTTCTGTCAATACTGGATCACCAGCTTTGTGCAGAAGTTCAAAGGTAAAACCACCTTGACCGTCAGGGATCAAAATGTTGTTACCATTGGCATCAACAGCGTATACGTTTACCTCGTAGTAAGCGGGGATGTTGAATTGATATTTCTGATACGATTCCGAACCCAAGATAGGACGACTACGTCTCCACATCTTAGTCATGTCATAACCGAGAATAGTTTGCAGACGTTCACGAGTTACTACCATGTATTGCGCAGGCAACAGGTGCGACTGAACCATGTCATCCAGTTCGTTTGGTTTATAACCAGGAGTAATGGTGTTGACGACGCAGATCGTTACATCGAACTCAGATTCCAAATCAACGTAGAAGTTGTTCTGAAGGTTAGAGAACATAGTCATGTTAGTAGTACGAATAGCATTGCGTGCGTTGATATCGTAGTTCGTTACAATCTTGAACTCGTATACGCGTTCTTCGCTTTCCATCCCAACAAAGGTACCGTTAACAGATGCCCAACGATTCTCACCATTTGGTTCATAACCGATCTGCAACACAATCTGCTCGTTGTCCAGTTGTTTAAACAAGTCGCCACTAATCAATTTAACACGGATAGTGTAACCTTCTGGATTACGAGAGATGCTGTAAGTATCTACTGCTGCTTGCAAGTTAGCTGTATCGTTCTCACCAATAAAGATCTTCTGTTCGATCTTAGGGTTATCCAGGTAATAAGGACGCAGAGCAAAGTTATTGTCAGCTGCATCTAATACGTTGTGGAAAGGCGAATAAACGTAGCGGTTATTATTGACCTCACGTGCACGCCCTTCGGCAGGCAAGTTCTTAAGTCGGTTGATCTCTTGGTCAGCGATGAATTCAACTTTACCATTATTAAACCGATACAGCATCGATGGTTTAATTGTAATGTTATCACCATTGTCAGCTACGTTCTCAGAGCCCGCAAGAGTCTCCATGTTAGCCGTTAACACTGCCATCGTCACACCAGCACCCGACACTATGTCAATGCCTGTAGGTTTCCCTAGGCGACGTGTAGCGAGGTATTGCAGGTTAGAGATATCGTCAATGTTGGTAACCATATCGTAGCCGCGCATATCAAGGTTAGACTTGAGCTGTACGTTTGTGATAGGAACCTTAGCAGCACCGAGCGTGTTATCGATTACTTGATCACGAAGCTTCATGAAGGTAACTGGATCAGCACCACCATCAACACGGTTACGCGAGAATGGTGTACAGATACTCAAATGCTTCATTGGTGCAACGTAAGTTGAATCATCATCGATGTCATTAAAAGCTACATCGAATTTATCCATTCCGTATTTAGCCAAGTCACGATCGATCTGTCCTTTGGTGGTATAGATGTCCAAACGGATATCACCAGTAACCATACCTTGAGTCACATAGATCGAAGGGATCATCGCTTCAATACGTCCACCATCTACTACTTTCAACACAACAGTCAAAGCCATTGGGTCGTAAGTTAAATCAGAGTGCGTAGTCTTTACTTCAGTCCAAGTAGATTCTTCATCCGTTGAAATGTAAGCACGAGCAAAGAAGAACTTGTCATCAAAGCTGTAAGACTTCTGAAACAGGTTAGATGGGTTAAGTGTATCGGTATGAGTTTCAATCTTAAACTGTTGAACAGGAATAGACATGTTCATGAGCTTAAGAGTACGACGGGAACCTTCGTTGGTAGCAACGTAAGACATGTTCCATTTAACAACGTTGGTAGTCAATACAGACACTGGTGATTGATGATCCAAAACATACTCTGCAAGAATACCACCGTGACGCTGTACAGTCAGAGTGATCGGGTATTGCATGGTAAAGGTCAGGTCATCTACAGTGAACGATGAAAGACGTGGAATAACAAGACGACGTAATCCTTGATCGCCATATGGCAAAGCTTTAGCGATGATCTCGTTGTAGTCCAATACCAAAGTCATGTTGGTACTAGCTGGTAAACTGAAACGACCGATGTAATCATCATCCGACATGTGCAGATAGAGTTCATCAAAGTTCAATGCCAATCGTGGATACAACTTACGCATCAATGCTTCTGTTTCATTAATTGCCATGGTCGTTTGCATTGTGCTGTTTTCCATACAGAATACAAACGGCAAAGTACCATCGGGAACATCGTAGGTCGGATTGTTTGGATCGGGATTTAACTGTCGATCCAATTCTGTAAGCCCTGCTGCTTGCATCAGTGCCGGATTACGACGAACCCGGAAGATGTTTTCTTTGTATAAACTCGACATTGAAGTTTCCTTTAATTATTCTGAACGATAACCTTGTGTAATGTTACCAGGTGCGTATTGCTCGTAAACATGTTTCCAAACGTACCATTCTAGTTCCATGTTACGTGCAACGTTAATCCATGGGTAAGCTGTGAAGTTGAAGAAGTTCTTCTCGTTCGGTTTTAGTTTAACCATGGCAGTGCTACGAGCATCTGGACGCATTGCTGGGTTGAATGTTTCAACAAGGTCATTAAACTCATAAATAAGGATATGGTCGTAAATTGTTGTGCCCATACAACGGATACTAAAGTTCAATTGATCGGCAGCAGTTTGATAAGGTGTTTCAGAACCATCACCAGTAAAGTTCAGAATCTGACCAGTTGGTGTGTTCATCGGAAGACTTGCTCCCGAGGCTGCAATACGGGTTACGTAAGTTTTAGTCGAGTCCATAATCAAACGATATACACGTGTGTTGGCATCGTATTCTCGTAGCAATAACAGGTCAATGTGAGGCATGATTCGCCCCTCATTATTGAGACCCATATATCTCAGCCAAATGTAGAATAACCATGATATAGGATCGCCAGCAATGTTACGTGTAGTCATCTGCAAATCGTAGGTGTTAAATTGATACGGAACGTCATCTACATATGACATTGCATCGCGATAAACTCCAGGGGTCGTAGTTGACAAATTGATCGTAAAATCTTCCCAACCAGTCAAGCTGATCAGGTTGTTACTGAGCAACGGAATGAATGGGTTAAATACATCCACACCCGGACACCAGTCTTGTCCACGTTCTTGATGTTGTCTTGGGTCAAGGTAAGCCCTGACTCGACGTTCAACAGATTCGACGTTTGGGTTCAAGATCTGAGATAGCCCCCGGTCAACCAAACAATTTTGGTCTGACAGATTCATAAGGGGTTTTGTAAAGAAGGTGTAACCGTGGTTCTCTGTGTTAAGAGAAATAGCGTTGTTACGCCCTGTAATATTCAGACCTTTAAATGAATCGTCGATGGATCTATCTCTGGGAGATAAACCTGTGTTCTGAACGATCTGGTCAAGGAAGTCACTCAAAGCCATTTTTTAAACTCTCTTTATAATGAATTGAAAGGAAGAGAAACATGTCATTACCAATTAGCGCGGCTACAGCCACTGGCAGTAGCGTTATTAAAGGACTCATGTCCACTGTACTGAATGCTGCTTCTAGTAGCATGTCTATTAACTCACTGGCTGACCTAGCTAGACCTTGCCGTGTTGAACCAATCGCTATCATTGATAACGTACTGGCTGACCAACCGTACATGCAAGATCTGATGAAAGTAGCCACCAGCCAATTTGCCGCTTATTACTTGCAAGCTGTGAACATGGTCATGGGTGTCGGTAAGATCGATACTCTAAAAGTATTCGACTCGTTGAACCCTGTACGTTCGGTTGCTGGTGATATTGCTGGTACTGTTTTCTCTAAAGAACAATACGTTGATGGTTTGCCTAGTATAGAATCATTCCAACAAAAGGTAGATCGCACCGAAATCGCAGAGTATAGCTTTGAAGCGTATACCTACGGCATGGAAGCAGCTGAAAAAGAAGAAGCCAAAAAGACCGCTAAAGGTCTGTCCTCTTCTGACACTGGTAAGATCTATGAAGTAGAAAACCTTGCTGTTGGTAAACTGCTGAACGTTGAGATTGATGGCAAAGATGGGGCAAAAGCTAAGCTCCCTGTTTTGATCCGTCTGGTTCCAGCTGTCGTTCCTTCCGAGGCACTCACTCATATCTTTGTTGCAGGCGGACGCGATTCTTGGTCTCACCGCTTCTTCTTGGTTAAGACTGGTCAACTGCATTTCTGGCGGGATTTCATCCTGGGTCAAGATATGATCGATGCTCACATGAAAGCATTGATGACTGACCGCTCGGGTGTCTACAAAGAAATTACTGACCGTCGTCGTAACAACGTATCGAAAGCTGTTACCTCTGGTCGTGTATCTCTGGCTGACGCTTCTAACATTGCTATCATTTCTTCTAACACTCTGAAGACTACCGCAGCTCAACTCTACAGTCGTATTGATGATTTGGCTGTTCGTGAGAAGATCTTTGATAACTCTTATCTGCTGATGCTGTTGGTTGTTGATGAGCGCTGGAACACTGTAACCATTTATCACCGTGGCGTAGACTTGACTTCCAAGTATCGTCTGGACGATATCAAGATGGCAGAGAAGAACAAAGGTTCCGACATTACCGAACTGTTCAAAATGTTCAGCAAACAAATGTCCACCAACATCTAAAGGAAACCTAAATGAATATTCTCGCTTTCGTTCAATCGCTGCCTAACGTTACTGAACGTCGGGACGTGATTAAAGTTCTTGACCAGCTGGCTGTCGAATACGACGATACCGTTGGTCCTATCGTTTCAGACATGGTTGAAGCCTTTAAAGGTGTTCCTCTGAAATCTAACCTGGCTAAACAACTTGACATGGTTATGCGTCGGTATGTTAACTATCAAGGTAGTGCTTTGGATCTGATTCTCACTACTCTGGTAAACGTACGTGGCTGCTTTGAAGTTATTCGTAAAGACATCCGTAACGTATTCAGTGTTTCCTTTACTAACACTAACCTGTCTTTCGATAAAGCAAACATTCTTCAGTTCATCGAAGCCCTGGCATTCTACATCCGTTATGCTCGTAAGCTGATGCTGTTCTTGGTTGCTTCCGAATCGTCTCAAGCTGGTAAAGCAACTCCTGCTAAATGGACACCTGCTGAAGCAGAATGGATCTCGGTTAACATGGATCAGTTTGCTGGACTGTACACAGCTATGTCTCAGCCGCCTAACCAGTTCCGTACTCGTCTGAACAGTGCATCTAATGCTCTGGTTGAAGAATCAACTTTCCAAGTTGCTCAACAATCCCTGGGTATGCAAAAGACTGACCCGCTGGACATGGCTGGTTTCTCACCTCGTTCTAACCCTTTCATGCTGCTTGGTAAGTTCCTGGCTGAGATGCAAGTAGAGCGTTACAATGTAGCCAAAGAAGAATACTTCGGTCTGCAAGTACGCCTGCAAGAATTGCGTGATCTGCGTGCTGGTCAAGGTGCTAGCCCTGTACTGGGTAAACAGATTCAAGCTTATGAGAAACGTATCTCTGAGTATGAATTCGAAATGTCTCGCATCCGTGAGCGTGCTGGTTTGGAGTAAGTTACTATGGCAGGCACTAATGCAGTAAAGCCTGGATACAATGATGCTCGTGATTACTCGGGTGGCCAATACAAGGCTGCCCAACGTTTCACTATGCGTCAAGGTGATCCACGCGTACACGATCTTTATCTGGTCTTTACCAACGAGCCACGTAAAGCGGTTACTTGGGAATTCCGTAAGAAAGTTATTGAACTGGCACAGAGTCTCTTTGCTGGTAACTTCAACTGGTTTATCCGTCAAGATGCTAACGCTTCGATCGTAGATCAGAACTACATGTTCCTTTTGGACACCGTACGTTTTATTGCTACTGGTCATCGTCGTCTGAGTATCTATACTTGGCCAGCTTTGATTTCTTACAACGTACCTGTTGGCAACTCGGTTGATCAACGTAACGATATCTCTAAGCTCTTTATTGAATTTGCTCTTGCCACTGATACTACCACTGTACTGTCTAAGTGGATTAGTCGTAAGAACGGCTTTGATGATCTCATGTACACCATGCACATGTTGTTTGGTAATGTACCTGAACAAACTAAATCCTAATCTGGAGGAGTCTATGGTTAGTGAAAATAACCAACTCCCACCAGAGAATATTGACGGGGTAACACCCGTCGATTTTCCCGTCATCACCGAAAAGACTTTAGAGGACATGGATCTCCATGAAACTCGATTAGAAGCTTTAGGTCTGGAGATGGACAAGTTAAGTCAGTTAGCTACATTCCTCGAAACTAATCCAAGCACCGAGATGTTGTCTTATGCCCTGGAGAAGTATGATCTTGATGGAGTTGTATCTAACGAGGACATTAACAAGTCAGCACAACAGGTGTGGGATCGTACAAAGCTCAACCTTCGACGTTATCAGTCGGACCTATTCAGTTATGCCAAGATTATTCAAAGCGGCTCAGAGCGCGCTGTAGAGCGTCTAGAGATGTTGTTGGAAATGTCTGGTAAACTACAGAACAAACCTTACAAAGAAACTGTTGTTGTAAACAAGAATCGTAAGTATGGTATCGATGGTAAGTTTGAGCCAACTGATATCCGCCCCCTGATGGACCAGACACAAAACCTTTTTGACTTCTATGATAAAGTCTTAATTAACTACATGCGGGATGTCGACAAGGTAATCCTCAAGGTAGAAGTAGATCACACTTGGACTGATGACACCATCATGAAGTTCGAGAAGTTTGATGCTAAGAAATGGATGTCTAACTTTACCGAAGTTGAAGAAGATGAACGCTTTCGAGTATCTTCAAATTTGGTACGTTCCGTTATTGCTCAGGGTAACAAAGCTCTTTATTATTCTGGTCCTACCGATGCAAAGACCGAGACGATCAAAGACTGGGCTTTCATGGTAAACACAATTCGTCGTCTCAAGCTTAAGTACTACAGTGTTCCAGGCATGAAGCCAACTAATGAAGAAGAGAACACAGTGACAGTGGGTAATCCAATGTCAATCAAACAGCGTATTACTTATTTGCTGGGCGTTGCTAAACGTATCAGTAACCGTCAAGGCTACGACAAAAAGATTTCGGCTGAGCTTCGTAAACTGGAAACCGATTGCGAAAGACTACGTAACCGTGTTCGTGGTTTGCGTCAGCAGATCAGTAAGAAAGTTGGTGAAGAAGAAAAGGACGAAGGTCGTCCAGTTGTTTCCGACATTGTTAAAGACTTGGTTCTAATCATGAACTCTTTAACAAGATTAGTTACTGATTACAATAATGGTTTAGCAGCACAGCTACGGTTAGTTGGTGCCTTAGGCTACGTGGCAGATCTAGAGCTAAAAGCTTATGAAGCTCCTATGAAGAAACCTACCCAAGAGATTGTCGAGAAGACTGAAACATAACGACATAACAGGGAACCGCGATGGTTCCCTTTATGCTATGTCATAAGTACTTATACATACAAGAGATCTATCCATGGATATCAAAAGACTGCAACAATTTATTACCCTCAGCAATGAAGACTTTGCTGATGCGCACGAACCCGTTAATGATGGTGTTAAAGAAGTACCGGACGCTGACGACATCGCTAAGATGGTTACTCGTTCCGGTGGTAGTGGTGAATCGGATCTGACCACTCAAGGCGAAGGTAAAGTAATTCCTGAAAAGCCTGACACCGATGAAGTTGTGGAAAAGAAAGAAGAAACAACTACGACTGAAACCACTGAAGAAACAGAAACTCCTGCCAAGGCACCTCCTTTCGAAAAGAAAGAAGAGACTTCTGAAACCACAACTGACCTGGAAGAAGAGACAGAAAAGAAAGATCCGACCGACGAAGCTGATGAAGAAATCAAGAAGGCTTCTGAAACTGTAGAAACCCTTCAGCATTCTCGCGTGGCCGTTGAGCAGTACATCGAACTTCTTCGTGGCAACAAACGTATCTCTAAACAAGCTGCTGCTGTTATTCAAGTAGGTCTGGAACATATCGACACTACATGCGAATTGAAAGTACGTGCGTTTGGTTTGGAAAGTTTTGATACCACACCAAAATCGGCTATGGAATCTGCTGACGTTAACGAGAACTCACTGTTGTCACGTGCTGGTGAAATCGGTGCGAAGATTCTTAGGTGGTTGGAAAAGATCATCGAGCATTTGGAAGTATTCTTCCAGAAGTATCGTGCTGGTCTGACGGAAACACAGAAGAATGTGGAAGGTGTTATTGAACTTATCAAACCGCTTGACTCTTTGCGTGCTGTTGAACTACGTAATGTAAGTAAGTATCTTTACATTGGCGATGAGTTTGTTGGTGACCAACTAACCCGTGATGAGAAACTGGTCCCTGACATTATTAAGACTAACCGTGCTTATATTTCTAGTCGTCTCTTTGGACCTCTGATGGCAATCATCAACGGTAACCAAGCTAACGAAGACACTCTTGAAGATCTCAAACAACTACGTTTGAATATTTATAAAGAAGGCGGTAACAAAGTTCTTCTTCCAGGTGGCGCTGCTCTTGAAGTAGATGGCGGCATCAAAATTGATTATAACGAACTCCATGATCAGGGTTATGAGCATACCAAAACCAGTGGTGCTAAACGACTCGATGTCCCTGAGATGCCTAGTGGAGAGGCCATCCGTAACCTGCAAGAGATTCTTAAGTATCTTGATCAGCTCGATGACACTGGTACTGCGCAGCGCATGGTTAACGAAGGTTACAAGATTAAAGAAGCGGTAATTAAACTTCGTAAACGCTCTAAAGATGTAGATGAAGTACTCTTCCAAAACATCCAGCGTGAAATCGAATATTTCGTCATGGGTGCATTCTCACCTGTTGGGTATTATCGAGTACTTGGCGATTTAGGTAAAGCACAGGAAGCTCGTGTACGCTATTATCGCGATCGTGCTACTCAGTTAAAATCGTCTAACTAAGGGTAGTTCGCTACCCTTTATTTAAATAGTGAGAACGCCCATGACAGATGATACTAGACAAGACCCTAGTAATCGACCAAGCATCAATGACGGTTCTCCTGAACAAGATATGTCGGAGAACATCGTGTTTGACAATGAAAAAGAATTAGAGTCGTTGATTGTAGATCGTATTGCAGTTGAGAAGTTTTATAATCACGTTGTAACTGCCGGTACCGATGGTCTCGATGATGTAGCGCGCAAAGCACTGCAAATTGGTTTGAACCATATTAATCCAGCCGAATACAAAGTCGCAGTCGAAGACTTTACCGACATCAATATTTCAGCTGAAGATATTGGTGAAACCCTTAAGGCTATCGGTAAGAAAATTATGGCCTTCATTGAAACTCTTATCGAGAAGGCTAAAGTATACGCTGCTAAAATTATGTCCGGTGTTAACGGCGTAATCAGCGATGCGGAAGAATTGCTTGAACGCGCAAAGCAAAAACCTGGTAGTAAGGAAGAGAAATTCGATTCGCGTGCTTACGCTAAAGATCGAATGAAAGCAGATATCTCGAATGAACTCTACGGTGACAAAACTATCACCATCAACAACCCAGGCATTCTGATGAATGGCAAAGAGTTCTGTGCAGATGACTGCTCGTCAGAAACAGAGATTGTTAAGTTCTTCCAAGGGGCTTGGCCACAGTATGCCATTGATCAAATCAAGCGTGCACGTAAGATGATTGGTGAGTACGATGTTGAATCGGGTAACTCAGAGAACTTCAAAGCTAACTCTGAATTCTTGGGTAACCATGCTTCACTCGTAGCTAAGATCGTTGACCTGACCTTACCGGGCAATAAGAAAGTTGCTTTCAAATACGTCGCCCTTGGTCCAGAACTGGTTGATGTAGAAGACGCACCGGAACCACCAGCTAAATACACCATGGACGTTCGAGATTCGACCACCATTACTAAGACTCTTAAAGACAACATTGAACACATGCGTAATCTGTCTAAGCTGCTTGAAGAAGAAGCTAAGGTATTGCACGAAATGAAACAACTGTCTCAAGGTGTACAAGAGTTAGAAGGTCGTCGCGGTGAAACAATCTTTAAAGGTGCGCGTGATGATCTTGATTCTATTTCCAGTATGGTAATGGGTCTTGTTAATCGCCTTAAGCCTAACCTCGATCCAATCGTTCGCCACTTGGCTCGTGTTGGTGTAGCTCGTAACGCTGTGTGCCGTCAGGAACTCGATGCACGGGGTTAACCAATCCTATAGTGTTTACATTTCCCTTACAAAAGGATAATCCCATGCTTTCTAGTTCTGCATTTAGTTACGTGGTCTCGCGTGAAGACCACACTGTACAACAGGTTGAAGAAGCTGTTGTAACAGATACCGTGCCACCACTTAATGGTGCACAACCTGCTGCCACTGATATCGTTGTTCCAGTAGAAGAAGTTGTAGCCCAACCAGTATCACCTGTTGTTACTGAGGTTGTTGAAACTCCTGCCGTTGTAGATACCATTGTATCACCTGTCGATAGTCCAAGTGCAGCTCAAGTAGTTGCACCTGACACCGTGGTCTCTACCGAGCCTGCCGCTCCTGTCGATATTCAAATGGTCGTAGAGACTCAGAACCCTACCGAGATGTTGGGTCAGGCTACTCAAGAGTCTGGTTTCTGTCAGAGCCAAGCTAATGAATTGCTTGCCATGCAACAAGCTTGCGAACATTACGGTAAGCTGATTCGTCAAACCGGTCTTGAAGGTGTTACTGAAGAAGGCGCTGCTTTCATGCACGTTGGTTTGCAGATGATTCAAAAGTCTTTGGGTACGGACCTCGTTATATCCAAAGAATCTCTTGAAGACATCAACCCACGTTCTAGTCGTACTAAAGTTACTATCTCCGCTGAGTCAGTTAAAGAACTTGCTTCTAAGGCGTACGATGCGTTCATTGAAGCCATTAAGAAATTGATTGCTTTGATTGAAAAGGGTTGGGATCACGTACAAGACTTTGGTATTAACCAAGAACGTGAGATCGATGATAAGCTTGCCCGTCTCAGGAAACTGAAAACAGGCGCAGCCAGTCAAGAGATTGTCGTAAAGAACCCAACGATGCTCTTTGCTGATGGTGAAGAAGTATTCCCTGATACCAAGAAACTCTTTGGTCTTGCTGCTTTTGCATTGACCGCGTATCCAAAGGCTATGGAAGCGTACTACAAAGATCTGGGTAGCTTTGGCCGTGCCGTTGCAAAGACTGCCGAAGAATATGAACTGGACGCAGCTGAAATCTCAGAGAACCTTCACAGCATTGCTAAGCCGTTAACTAAACTTACCGAGGCTCCTGGTATCAACGATAAGTTCAATGGTAACTTTGTTATTGATATTCGTGGCGACGGTATGAGCTTTGGTATTCGTCAAGGCGAAGGTAAAGAAGCTCCAGCTGAAGTTGAGTTGGTTGTGGAAGCACCTGTTAAGATTCGCAAGATGTTGGAAGACATTAAACATATTAACAAACTGATTATCGATTATCGTCCAACTAATGCGCGTGTTCACGCTGCGGCGACCAAGATGATGAAAGAAGTCGAAGATATGAATAACAAAGATGTCACGAATGAAATGCTTAAGATGGTTAATGACTCGGCACCACGTAATCGTGAGATCGTTCATTTCGTCTGCAAGGTAACTCGTGCTTATTTGGCTGTCATTGAACAGATGATCTCGAAACACGAAGGTGTTAAAGTAAAGAATAATACCGAGTCTGAATTCGTCGATTAATTTTACTTAGCTAATAAAATGGACGGGGCTCTTAGGAGCCTCGTTTATGTTAGGAGGTCCTCTTGGACATTGAAGAAAAAGAAGAAGAGTTTGTAGTGGGTGTGTTACCTGGTAATGCTGCCCTGCTATCTGACTTGTCAGAACAAAGCGATGAACTCTCTAAAGAAATATCCTATTTGTTAGGCGGTGTAGAAAGCTATCGGGATATCAATCACCGTAGTCGATTCCCACTGGTCATTACTCGTGAAGACTTTTCGGTAGATATCAAAGGTATTATCGAACGTATCCTTAATTACTTAAAGAATTTAGTTAAGGATATCTTTGACGGCTCCACCGCGGGTGCACTTGCTTTGGAAGGTGTATTGACCAGAGCTGAGCGTGTCCTTGTAGATGGACGTAGTATTCGTCGTAACCATGCCAAACGAGACTTTGTCATCACTACGCGTATTGCTAACTTGTCTGTGCGCTACCGTCCCATCTCAGATCCACAACAATTATTAAACCATCTAAAAGTTCTTAACAGTACTTTACGAACCACATTCACTTATTTAACGCATTCGGTATTCACCGGTTTTGATCCGCTGCTTCGATTCGATCCATTGGTGGATGACATTAACGAACTGGCTAGACTCTTGCAATCTTCTGCTCCATCCGTATTGGCAGATGATGCTAGATTTAGTAATCAAGGCTTTAAGATTACATCGCCTCAGTTACTGGGTTGCCAACAGCTTGTCATTACTAACCGTCGTGCCGATAGCTCACCTCTGGAACAAATCCTTGGCTGCTATATGTCTCTTGAGACAGCAGAGAAGGAAGCTCGTGCAGTACCTGATTCTATTAAATATGAGAAGTTTGGTTTATCGCTTGAACAAAGTATCGTTCGTGAAGTTATTAGTATTGCTGGTACCATTGGTGGCTATAACACTTTGAATCGTCGTAGCTTACGTCGTAACCGTCTTGCCAGTTTAACCGATCGCATGAGTGCACTATCTAACCAATTGGATAATGGTGAATATACCTCCGACCAAATGACCAGCATTCGTAACTATATTCGTGTTCTAGAAGTTTATAGTGGGTGGATCGGTTCCCCTTATGTGGGCTTAATTGCACTCACTCACCGCAACCTCACGGCTATCCTAAACGTTTGCGAAGGCAATGCTAAGTAACCTTTAGTGACCAATTATCTGATAAGATCTATTCGTCCATGTGATCATGTGGAGGACGAACCGTCGTGATCACTTAACTCGATTTAAAAGGTAAAACAACATGTTGAAAGATATCGTAGCAAAGTACACCGTTAGTAACGAGGACGCCGAAGAAGACAAGAAACTTGACGAAGTTACTGATGTCGAAGAAACGGAAGAGACCGAAGAAGTAGAAGAGACTCGTGAAGACGAAACTCAAGAAGAACAATCCGAAGAAGCTGAAGAGGCAGAAGCAGATGAAACCAATGACGATTTGGCAGCTGAAGAAGAAGCTGGTGATACTACAGTACTGGAAGCTCCTACTGACGAGCAAGGCGAAGTCACTACCGTTGATGCTGAAGAAGTGGTTTCGGAAGTAACTCCCGAGGCAGACGTGGTTGAAGCTGGTGATGACATCGGTCAAGAAACCCCAGAAGAAGCATTTGATGGTATCTCCGATAAAGAAGATATCACCGCTGGTTCTGATGAAGATATTCCACTTGTTGCAGTTGGTGAAACTGATAACAAAGCAGTAGAAGAAGTTGTAGCTGCTGGTAAAGAAGTAGCCGAAGGTCAAGCTCAAATTATCGAGCAAGCCGAAGCAGCTGCTACCGCTGTAGAAAATGGCACAGTCCCTACGGATGTTAATGGCAACACCATTACTCCAGAAGAAGAAGCCGTCAACGAGAAAGAAGAACAGGTTGCTGAAGAGATCGAAGCACAAAATGCTGAAGAAGTCACAGCTACCGACGTAACTCGCGAAGAAACCCCTCTAGAAGAAGCAGAGGCTTTGGCCGATGACCTTGTAGAAGAAGTTAAAGAAGATGCGGAGGAATCCACCGATGACAGTCTTGGTGAAGACGCTGCTACTAGTGATGATGGTATTACTGATACCGACACTGGTGATAGCACTTCTAGTGACTTTGGTGATGAATCTACCGAAGTGGTTGAGAACGATGACGATATTCCTTTGGAAGGCGCTGAAAGCGACACCGAAGTTCCTGAAGAAACTACTGAGCTAGAAACAGAAGTTTCAGAAGAAGCTACGGATCTTCCTGAAGGTGATACCCCAGATACCGAAGTAACGGAAGGTGATACTACCGACGTACAAGAATCGGTTGATGATCAAAATCTCGCAGCTGACCTAACTGCTGAAGCCGCCAGTGCAGATGTAAACGAAACTGAAGCTATTAAAGGCGACAACTCGGTTAAAGATGCAATTGACACAATCCCAGAAGATGCTACCGCAGATGACTCCACTACTCCTGAAACTGATCCACTGGATGTAGATGTCGATGAAACTTTCAAAGACAAAGAAGTAGACGGTAACCCTTCATATTCCGATAACCATCAAGATGACACTGCTCCTACCGTTCAGGAGACTATTGATAATCCAGATGGTACCGAAGAATCTCTTGCCAAAGATATTTCTGATGATGCTGTTGAAGATAACAGTGATTTGGAAGCATCTGTTACCGAGGGTGATGAGACTGATCCTACTACTGTTGCCTCCGATGGTATTGATGAAGTAGAGCAGACCTCTCAAGTAGGTGATAACGGTGAGATTGAAGATATTACTGGTGAAGCTGATTTTGCCGAAGGTGAAGTCGATATTCCTGATGTAGATCCAGATACCACCGAAGACGAAGTTGCTGAAGCCGCCGTAATTGCCGATGACGAAGATGTCAAAGCAGACTATGACGAACAACTAGCAATTGATGCTTCTAAGACTGTAGAAGAATTGCAAGAAGAAGCAAAAGGTCTTGAAGCTTATATTGGTCTTCTGGAAGCAGGTATCGCTAACGAGTCTTACAATGCCGCAACTATTGTTCATGGTTATCCTTTGTTGGATAAACATCAGAACCTGTGGCAAGTCAATACTAATCCATCGTTGGAAGATTACGGTCCTAAAGATCTTGATCTGTTGTACGTTGCTTCGTTGGAATCTGCTCGTGGCTTCTTGAGTCGTGTTAATAGCTTGAGCAGTCGCTTGAAAAGTCAATTGATTAAATGGTGGGCTCGTCCAATGGTAACTAAAATTGTTACTCGTGCGGACGCATTACAGAAAGCGGCAGATAAAGCATTAGTAGACGTTAAAGCTTCGGACTACAATGGCGGTGATATTAAAGGTGTTTCTGGTTATCTGGCTACTGATAAAGTTGGTCTGGTACGTGCTGTAGCAGAAGACCTCAAATACACCACGACTATTGCTACCAAAGGTCTGACAGCAAACGAGAAACTGGTGCACACTCTTGTTAAAGCAATTGATGATATTTCCACAGCTAAATCTGCTGAGGCAATTAAACAGGTATTGAAAGCATCTAAGTCAATCAAATCTAGTAAGCCTGCATACCCACAAGAAGCCTTTACCAAAGGTGCATTAATGGGTAATTGGAAACTTACTATGAAGGAAGGCAGTATCGGTGTATCAGGTATTCCTGTAGCCGTTAAGGAAACTTCCGGTGATCGTCTCACTACCTTTAAACTAAACAAATCTGATTTGGCTAGTCTGTTGGTAATGGCTAAGACTTACGCTGCTATCGCTACCAAAGCTGCTGAAACTGTTGGTGATAAAGCTGTAGACGAATACCCTGTTGCTGAGAACGCACGTAATCGCGCTCTTCCATTGTCAAGTGTAGATCGTGCACTTGGTTCTTTTAGTGACGAAGGTGAAGTTGATGACCTGGCTACTGACATGGTTGAAGCTTCTAAAGCTCACCACGATGCTTACAAGTTTATCGTTAAACATGCACTCGATATGTCGGAAGCTTTGATTGCTGTTGTGAACAAAGCCATCTAACAACATAACAGTCCTCCCTTCGGGGAGGACTTTATGCCGGATCTTATGATCTTTTTAATCGGGAGTATAACTCATGCCGAACGTTTTAGTAGTGTTACCTGACGTATACGAAACCGTATCACGTGCGGTAGCCGTCGGTGCAGTACAACAAGTAGCCCAGTATATGGGATTACCAGAACAGACTCGGGTACTGCTACCAGGTAAGTCTGACACAGTTGCAATGAATGACGGTATCTTTGGGAACTGCTGTGATGCAGCTAATGCCGTATACTTCGACCCCCAAGAAAAACTAGTTATTCGTTACGAAGAAATAGCAGAAGAGAACTTTACTCTTTCCACATCTGTTTGGAGTAATGATAACTATCCAATCTTCGTAGATGAAACCCATGATGTTTGGATTCGCCCTATTCGTAGGTTTGTAGACTTCCGTCTTGATATGACTTATCAAGCACCGAACATTGTTGTTGCACAACGATGGCTTGATGACCAACGACTTAAGTTGTCAGAAGGCGCTGGTGATCTAACCTTCTTCCTTGAGTATCATTATAACGTTCCTAAGCCTGTTCAGAGCTTGCTCAGAGGTTTGCATACAACAATGGAGCAATCTGCCTGGCCTACAGGAAAGACCTACGGAGAATGGCTTGAGGAGCATCTGACACAACCTACGACCGAGATGGCTACGCTGATTGATACACACCACACCATGGCTATTATGGAACGACAAGTTGACGTTGTTGGGCACTTTGATTTTATCAACACTCCCGATACCCCACAACCTAGTTCAGATAAGTCTGGTAGCTACGAAGTAACCTTCAGTTACATCTGTCGTTATGATCGACCAACGCATATGTACGTCCAGTATCCGATGGTTGTAAACCAATGTCCTATTCCAACAATCTTCCGTCCTAAGTTCCCGTATCGAAACTACCAATCTCTGGAACGTAAGACTACAGCTTTGCGTGGATCGTTAGAAGCTGCATTGGGTATGCACTTGGGAATGGGTTCCACCTACATTCAGTATCCAGATACAGATGACTGGCAAACAGACGACCAACCATTAAACTCGTTCTTGATCTTTAGTGGTTTGTTAACGCTTGACTGTAAAGACCCACGTTATTTGATGGACATGCGTAAACTAGGCCGATTCAATTTCAGTTGTCCTTGGGTAGAACTATTTGATACACTTGGGGATAAAACCTTTAAAGGAAATAGTTGGTTTATTATTCGTTTGTATAAGAACAATAAATACATTAACATTCCGATGAGCATGGAACGCGGTACACTACGTTTGATGTCGGATGTTGATCTAGACCCTAACTACGTTTACCATATTCAAATATTAATCAATAAGAACTTCTACAGTATCCCTAGAGACAAGTGGGAATGCCTGCGTCGTTACCCAACTATCTTTTATTCGCTCTGCCAATTGTTCCAAGTAGGTTGCGGTAAGCGTCCTATCGAAGACATGAAAATGATTGGACTAGGGATTGACCGTGTTCCTTCTGAGGAATGCCCTGGGGAAGGGAGCACAGATTGGTGCTGTGGTGATTCACAGTTCCCTAGAGGTTTGGTTAAATGGTCAGAGATTCAAGATGCTCTGAATGATCAAGATAAGAACAACGCAACTACCGATCCAAACGGCGGTGGTTATCTCACTAACGATACCTACGGTCCTACCAACGTTTTCTACTTTGGTCTCGTAGCTGACAAGAAGACATAATCATGCCTATCTTTGAAGAATTAGAAGCGCAACCCATTAGTCCTGAGGTTAACCCTGTAAAGGTTCGTCCTTATCCAGAAGTTTATCGAGGGATTGCAATTGATACGAAGTATGTTCCACGCAGTTCTATGCTTTCGTGGATTAACGGTTCCAACTGGAACGTTACGTATTTCTCTCAGGTCTTAGCAGAAGACCAAGAACCAACCGCCCTTGCATTAAATCGAGAACCACCTTACCAGCAATACCAACGGATTATTGGTATTGATATTAAAGTTAACCAGCCATTGGATATAAGCCAAAGTGAAGATGTTCGCACTTTTTCTGTTACTGGTTCTGGTCACACTTACCCTAGTCTGGTTGCTAACTTCGGCGACATGTTCTTTGGTAATATTGGCGATGGACGCATTGGTCTGTTTACTATTACTAGCGCTCGCCGTGAAACGTTCCTCCGAGACAGCACGTATGCCATTGATTGGAAAATGGTTGGCTTCGTCACAGAACAGCAAATAGCAAACCTTGAAGAAAAGTCTATCATGACTTACTACTGGTCGAGTTCTAACTTGGCTAATGGTTGCAGTCCATATGTAACAGAAGAACAACAGAAAGACAGCGCTGAGTTTGCTAAGATGCGCGCGGAAATTATTCGTCGATACGTAGGCGATTTCTTTTCGATCGAACACTCAACCTTCATGGTTCCTAATCAACTGATGAAGACCTATGACCATTTCACCACCAAAGCTATCTTAACCATGGTCGAGGCTTCACGCTTTAAAGAGTTACGGAATACTAAACTCTTGAACGTACAGTCTGAACCAATCATGACGCAACCTACTATTTGGGATGCTTTGATTCGTCAGGACATCACACGTTTCTGTGGTTCTACCGAACGAGCACATTTAGTATCTACCCGTATCTCACGGTGGCGACCAGAGCTTCAGGCTATTGGTTACTCGGGCTTTGCCATGATGGTCTATCCAATCGGTAAACCAACTGATGTGGATTCGTACTACAATGGTGAAACATTCTGTCGTCCTGAAGGTATTCCTTTCCAGGAAGGTGTACCGCGCAGACACCGTGGTCCATTCAAGACACAAGCAGAACGTGATGACCCATGGTTTAAACGTATCCCTCCAGAGAAAGAGAATTTAGCTGAAGCTTGGAAAACACCACCAGACATTAAACCAGTTACTTGTGATGATTACTATGTGTTCTCCGAAGACTTCTATTACGAAGATACTAAGTTCCAATCTAAGCTTGAAATGTTAGCTTGGCAAATGATCAAACGTGAACCACTAAGTCGCCCACAATTACGAGCGGTTGTTAAATGCTGCCTTGAATGGGATAACCTAGAACGTTATTACTATCACCCTGTACTCATTGCATTGTTGGAGTACTCTAAACGGAATTCTTAACCATGGAACTTTGTACCCGATATACAGCCGCATGGCGTTTGTTTAACCTACGCTTTGAATGCATGGCTTCCCCACTGATACGCTACTCAACTGAATACCTACAATCTGGGTATTACATCCAAAACGTCACGGGAGACCGTGAGGTCGATAAGGGTGCAACTGGTCGCTTTGATAAGACCCGTTTAACGGCTGCGGCCATTGCCATGTTTATTGGCGATGGTCACAGTATCGGTTTGATTAATGTAAAAGATTGTATCCAGATTTATCATGACGTACAAGAACACTTAAACGACTGGCGTGATCAGTGTAACTACGCAGCTCATGCCGGTGAGTTCCCAGAGATCGAAGAACTACAGTTGTTTGAGAACCTGGCCCTTGAGATGTACGAACATGCGCAACGTCTAGAGCCTCGAACAGAACAACGATCAGCACTATTTGATTCCCTGTTGAATATGAACCGTCGTCGTAACCTCATCTCCACAAACAAGTGGATGCGTGAACGTACCCACGATGGACAAGAGATTAAACCTTACGTTTCTATTGTTGCCGATATAGAACGCTTTGTGGCGGAGATTCAATAATGTCAATGGATAGTACTCTCCTCTATAAGGAGATTGATCGAGTTCTTACGAAAGGTGATACGTATTACAGTACACGAATGGATATCACTATCTGTGCCAATAAGAAATGGTTGAAGCCTGTTCGGTTTGATTACTATCAGGTCCACCGTGATTACAGCAGTGGTCAATTAGGCGACCTCATTACAGTTGAGTTTTTAATGCAACTGGGTGATTATGCTTTTGACTTACTGCCTTACCGCGAAGACTTATTGGTAGAAGTAACAGAAGTTCCTTTGGTTGAAGCTTCATCTGGTCAAGACTGGAATAGACAAACCATAACAACTCGTTATAAAGGGGTTATGAATATTAGTGGTGATGACAACGCTATTCTCACCAACAAACAATCTGCAATGACCAGTAAAGAGGCGATGAACCAGATTGGTATGAAACCAGTTACTCTACAACTTGTAGATGACCTGACTTACAAAATGATGATGATGTCCTGTGGCACTACACTTAAACAAACCACAACTATGGATGCACTGATTGCGCTGTATACCAAATACAGTAAACTCATTTTGGGTAACCGTGGTTTACCTATTAAAGTATCCCCTGGATATTCAACTGCAATACGTAGTCAGATTCCATTCCCTGACGGCATGTTGTTAAATGACACAATGCGTTTTTTACAGAATGAAGAAGGTGGGATTTATCCAACTGGTTGTGGACGTTATATCCAAGACCAAGTACTGTATATTTATCCTTTGTTTGACACAACGATGTATCGCAAGAATAGTCGTGTACTGAATATCATCAACGTACCTAACGACCGGTTTAAAGGTTCTGAGAAAACATTCTTGGCTACTGACCGATCTGTAACTATTCTAGCTACAGGTAATACTTCTTTAAGTGATGAAGGTATTGCACGTAAGATTCAGGATGGTAACGGATTACGTTTTGGCGATGCTAATAAAATCTTTGATGGCTTCGGAACCATGAAGGATGGACGCATGTTGATAGACCGTGCAACAAACATCAACGAAGTAGTAGCACAGCCTCTAGCAGGCGGTATAAACAACGTTCGTTGGTCAGCTGACCGATTCACTAGCAACAGTTGCAAACAGTACACAGTGATGGCACAGAAGGCCGGACAGCCTTTTGAGATTGAATGGCTAAGAGGCGATGCAAGTTTATTAGAGCCTGGCATGGCGGTTAAGTATCAGGTCATTGTGGACTATGTTGTTAAAACATACTACGGTGTTCTATTAGGTACAACCGATACCCGAGCCCCTACTGATGGCGCCGTTATCTCAGCCAAGTTCGGCTCAACTATTAAACTGGCTATGTTCCTAAGTCGTACAGCGGAAGATCCAGCGGAAGCGGAAGGTTTCTAAATGACAAACATTTATGTGGCAATCGACCAAAGTTGGTCCTATAACTTCTTCGGTGGTTTGAAGGACGAACTTGATGGAATAGATCAATATGTTTTTACTGATACTGTCTATCGGATAGTAGCTGATTTTATTAGGTTGTCACATAACGTGCGTATTGTAGCGGACACCGTTGCTTACAACCAAGGGATCTATTCTATCTGGGCAGATCTAGAAAAGCAGCACGATATACCAGTTCCATATTTCCAGGTTAACTTTAGACAATTGTTTTTTAACCATCAGTCAATCTTTAACCTAATTGACAGGCCGATCCTTGTAGCCACCCCTATAACAACCGATACAGGTGACCTACAGGGTTTCGTGTTCACACTTGGATGATTAGAAGTGTTTTTAGGACTATATTACTTATTAGATATTAACCTTAAGGATAGTCCTAAATGCGTACAGCTCAAAGCAATTACGTTCCTAGACACAACTACTCCCCTAAGGAAACTCAAGGTGAAGTTGGTCAACGCAAACAAAAACGAGATACTTCGGTAGACTGGGTAACTATCCCACGTCTTACCGTTGTAACTCTATGTCTGTTTGTGGTAACTCTGGTATTTAACGGGATCTAAAATGTTTTACGATGATGGCAAAACCAAAGAAGAAAACCGCGAAAGCCGTGAACGAACCCAACACAACCGTGACTGTGTTCTTCTGGTAACAGCACTCATTGCTTTGGGTACAGGTCTACTAGCTCTGGCTATGACCAGCCATAAAGCAGCCAAAGAATTCTACTAACAGGTTATCGCTCTAGAAGGATATTACTAATCCTGCATAATTAGATGAGGGACATAACGTTCTAAATCTAACTTATTGGGGGTCAGCTAATGGCCGAATTTATCATAGGTAGAGACATCTTCAGAGAAGACGGTGATCTCTATTTAATCACAGTTAACTGCAACGGTGTAATGGGTGCAGGACTTGCAAAATCATTTAAAGAAAAGTACCCTGATCTTTATTTGAAATACAAGCATGATTGCAAACTAAAAGCAATCACCATCGGTAATCCGGTTATCTACGAAGCAGATGACGGAAAACGCTTCATGATGTTTCCAACCAAAGACCGATGGCAAGACCCATCCTTACTGAACTACATCTCTCGTGGTTTAGAATGGATGGTAGCAAACATAGATGAACCTGAAGGTATTGATCCGTCGTGGAAGATTATTATTCCACCATTGGGTTGTGCTAACGGCGGTTTGTCATTTAGTGAGGTTCGTCAAATGATTGCAGCCTTTGCTAAAGACATGCCAAATAAAATTATCGTGGTCTATCCTCCTTGGATGGAACATGGTACAGGCGATACATTCTAATTCAAGCCCTTATCTTCGGATAAGGGTTTATAACGCAAATGAGGAAATACAATGCATCAAGCTGGCGTAGAGTTCGTAGCACCCCCTGGTTTCGCAGCAATGGATGAACGTTCGTCCACTAAGTTGAGTCTTCATCTCAATGCAATCACTGTTATCTTGGCGTATACGCAGCGTATCCGTCAGTTCAAATTGCAACACGGTCGTTTCCTGTTCCCTGAGCTGGGTAACGTTAAAGTAAAACAGGGTACTGATAACACTGACATTATTGTCCGTGCAAACGGTTGCAAGATCGTTTACCAGTATAACTACCGCAGTAAGATGGTTTCTCACTGCACTCGTCATGATGAGGACGGTAATCCAGTTGAAGCTGATCTGGCTACCGTTCAGGCTTCCTATGACGCTGTTCTGGACTATTGCGGTAATCTCTTGAGCGAGAGTGCCAGTCAGGTGGAGGTACCACCTACAACAGAAGCAGATTAAAGCCTATATCACAAACTCGATATTAAACCTAATGTGAGGTACCCTGATGTCTTTTATTAAAGTTGCAACTGTCGTTATTGGCACAACCATTGCCTTGGCGGTAGTGGGTACCGTAGCATGGTTTGCACATCTCTCTGCTGTATTCCAAGAGACTTGTGTAAAAGGTTATAAGGTAGCCGAAGCTATACACGAGAAGCTACTAGAATCGGAAGCCTATCGTTGCTGTGATGTGGGCAACCGGGTAATCTGGCTTACAACCATTCTTGACCCAGCTTTGGATAAGGTCTGCATAGATCTTGATGAAGAAAAGAAAGGGATGGTAAAGCGTTATGTATTTAACTCCCTCGAAACAATCTGTTCCACTAACTGAAAAGGTAAAACCATGAACACTAAAGTAATCGCTGGTATCATCACTACTGTTGTCTTGGGTTGCGGTGCCGCTTTTCTTTATGCCACTAATAAAGAAACCGACGTCAAGCCTGAAGTAACTGATGCAGAACCAAGTGTTGCTGAAGAGCCTTCTGTTTAAGCCTTAAAGATCGGAGATGTAGAATGCTTGGTACTGTTTTGAAATACACCGCTGTTATTACGGCCGGTGCGATTGCAATGGTTGTAGGTATGCATTACAGTGATGATAAAGTCCTGGAGCGTATCCGTGAGGAATTGATCGATGCTCGTCGCGGTGTCGATATAACCGTCGTTAATAACGACTTTGATAAATACACAGCAACCCACTATGGTAGCTGGTCTGTCGAATTGTTACTAACCAGCAGCATTGCTGATCTCGATCAACTGATCGCCGAGATTCGCGCTTAACCAAGATGGGGGATTACGGTCCCCCAACTTATTCGAATAGGTTCGTATCGAACTTATCCAAATGAGTCATTAATTAAACAGGAGTAATACCAATGCTTATCCATAAAGATATTATCCGTACTGTAACTTTCGATGGTAGTTCTAACGAAGATTACGCTTACCCAGATACGGGCATGTATGGCGAAGAACTTAATGTAGTGATTCAACATCACCATAAAGAAGATATCAATGAAAGTGTTACCGTCACCATCGGCGATAAGATGTTCACTCCAGAACAACTGGAGCGCATCCTTCACCAAGTTACTAGTTACAAGGCTGCTGCAAAAGCATTTAACGACAAAACCGAATTGAGCTAAGTTACTATTACACTATTCTTAAATGGATAGTGTAATGTTAAACATGCACTATCTATAAATAACAGGAGTTTTAAAGATGAAGCTTAATGAACTGCAAGCAATTTTGGATGACAAGTTAATGATGGCGCGTATTTACGACGCCATTGAAACCTCGGCTAAAATTAATTCGCTTACTTGCGAGTTTCTTTACACGGATGTATATCCAAATCGTCATAACTCCATAATCAACGTTCAGCAGGTTGAACAACTACAACGTGACGGTTACACCGTTACCGAAGAAGTTCGGCATGGTTCATTGATCTATGTTGTTTCCGGTTGGAAAGTTAACAAATAAAAACCCCATAAGGCCAGCCCATTTGGGGCTGGCCTTTATACCCTCTATACAGGAAGTTTAGAAATGAAAGCAATCGTATTGGTTCTGATCGGTGCTGTTCTCGGTGGTATGTTCTTCAACGAGAAACTGTCCACTCCAAAAGCAACTGATGAAAAAACCGAAATCGTCTACGGTACTCGTATCGGTCCAGACGGTAACATTCACCTCGTTGTATCCCGCTGAGTAAATTATGGCTAATAAGAAAACTATTATCCACGTTGTAAAAGAACGCGAAGGTCCTGCTCTTTATCGTGGGTTCACCACAGAAGAAGATGCATGGAATTACTTTAATCATGAAGTTGCTGCCGGTAATCTTTCAGTACAGTGGGATACTGTCGGTCAAGTGGTTGTTGAAAACTTTGACATCCAGGAGTAACAATGAAACAAGTAACCATGTCGCACCACGTGTTTGATCATGCTGGTTCGATGCAATATGTCTGTCCGACAATAGCTTGGTTGTCTGGGTGGAAACTGGGAAGTTTCCATATCAAAGATCTGGAGGTAACATTCCAACTAGATTATGACAGGGGTGAATACCGTATCCAGATTATCGATACTAAATCGGTATCGGTTATGGTTGATTACATTGTTCAATTACCTTGTGCCGAATCAGGTGAACAAAAGAACGTTGATGACATTATGGGGTTGCTCAAGATCACCCTTCAGAATGATCGCCGCTGCCAATGTGTCACCGCCGTTAAACAATTCCTTCGTTGGTTTGACAAGGAAGTAACGGAATGGTTAAAGACAGAAGTTACTCGCGAACGGTATCGTCCTTACAACGATACCAAATTAGACTGGATCATTGTAGGTGATTAAATGCTAGACCAACAAGCTGTACTGTATCGCGCTTTACAAAACGCCATTCTCCTCGGTGGTAATTTGCTGGATGGTCATCATGACATTACAGCGTATGTCGATCAGATCATCTCTATTGCCCCTCTGCTTGACGACCGTCAATTCCAGGACGTTGTAGATGGCTACCGGGATAACGAGATCGTTGCGCAATATAACGGCCTGGTCGAAGCCACAGAGCCTCACATCAAACGTTATTGGAGTAATGTTTACTTCAAGATGTTGGTCGCGGGCTTCGGTGGTTGTATGGAGGGTCTCTGGTTTGAGACCAATACTAGCTGGACCGTTAAACTCTGGTATAACAACGGTGTCTGTTCGATTAGTTATTACAATCCAGCAACCCGTGAATACATGTCCGGGGATATCTTTGAACTCGAATTGACTTATGTCTTTTCTGAAATCAAAGAACGCATGCGTTGGTTGTCCTATGGTCACCATCCAAGTGTCTACCCTGTAAAAACCAAAGCAAATGCATTTCGTCGTTTAAAGGAAGTTAAGCAATGAATCAGAAACTGGCGGAAGAAAACAATAACCTTTATCAAGCTCTGTTGGTTGGTAAGGAAATGAAACATTCCGATAACATGGGTAAAGAGTATTATGCTCTTTACAATATCCATGGTTACACCGTCCTTGATTGGATTGAAAATAAGATCGAGGAACTCATTGGCTCTGCTTGTAACAAACACGTCAGCATCACCGGTATTGCTTATGACCTGACTGAGAAGAATGTTTTCTTGGTTAGTAACGTGGATGGGGATTTGATCTACATTCACAAGAAGCGCTTTAAGCGTTTCCTGAAAAAGGCAGTACAACGTCATACACTTAAAGGTTAAGTTACTATTACACTATTCTTAAACGGATAGTGTAATGTTAAACATACCTCAATTCATACACAACAGGAGTTACAACTATGACTACCCCAACTAACCCATTCATGGGCAAAAACAACAAACTGGTTTACCATACCCGTAAGTGTGTCATCACTGCATGTAAAGACCTGATGCCTGACACCGAAGGTCTGGAAGGTAAGTTCGTTATGGTTCACGAGATCTTCGTGCATGACGAATGGCACTCTTCTCGTTCTTCCCTGATCGTGGGTGTCGAAGGTAATGACATCGAAACCCGTAACTCTGTCTATCGTGTAATCGATGATAGCAACGTCTACAACCCATTGGTACAAGAGGTTTAAAATGGAAATTAAAGCAAAGTTGTCGGCTCTGGATTTCTACAATCAGAAGTCTGGTCTGGAAGATGGCGCCTACGAAGTTGTAGAGCACGATGGTGAAATCAACATTGCGGTTTTACAAGGACTGAAAGAAATTCGCTGGTATGACCAAGGTGAGTGGACCGAAGCTCAAGACGAACTCCAACGTGAACTGATGTTCGAAGGTAACATGCGTTCGATGGATGATTGGGATAGTCTTCTTGACGATCCTAATGACGGGCTGGACGATGTTGATCCAAGTCACTACAACGACTGTAATGGCTGCGGTACTTGTCACCTTTGTGATGATCATCTGAGTATTGCTGGTGATTACACGGCACGTAACTACGGTCACATGAACGAAGGCATGGGTGGTGATTGCTCTGCTCGTAATCTTGATGAAACCCCATTGAAGAACAAGTATCCAGAATCGGTAAAGACTCTGGGCGAGTTGTTGCGCGAACAACTTAACGACCGACCAACTAGCGAGTAATAAATGATGACCGAATACTATCCTAGTCTTGGCGAGATTTTAACTATCCTCGGCGAGGATGGTATTCTTGTTGGTTCCGCGGCATTTAAAAATTCAACAGACTGTAAAGATTATGATTTCGTAATAAATGCAGCTGGTTTTGAAAAGCTAGCTAGGTTTGAATATTATCTTTACCGCGAGGATAAAACCTGGTGGCAGTATATCCCATGCGATTCCAATGGCGATAAGGCGGTTGATTTCTTCTACGGTATATGCGATATTTTGGATGAGACTAAACATCTTAATCGGATTACCTTTGAACAGGCTAGTACAATGCCGTTAAAAGTCGTGTCTATCGATGGGATGGACGTATTATCCATTTAAAAGAGATATTAAATGAAACAACCATATCTTAACCTTGGGGATGCTGTATGGGCATGTCTTAAACCAAAAGAGGTGTTTGCAGATATGAAAAATCTATACAAAATCGCTGTGGGTGGTATGATCTACACTGTCATCGCTTATAACGATGATGATGCTAAACGAACGGTGATCGAATATACTAACCAAGCTGTCGTGGATAAGCCTTTCACTCTTGCTCGTATTGGTGTGGCTGGTTCTGACTATGAGTGTGGTGTCATTGGAGTTGAGGTAGATAACTATCCTGACCACACTACTAGGGAGTTACTGCGTTTAGCACTCCTTGCAGATAAGAAATAGGTGTTATATGAAATTAACCTATGGTGATAAGGTCTTGATTGTTGGATTAGGTATTGGTTTATTTATCGGTATCATCTATTCCAAAGTTAAGTATGGATTACCACTATTTCAGTTGTTTTGATGTATCCTCCTTCAGATTAATTTTACTCGAATATCACATCTAATGTGTAACTAGACTAAGAGCATCTGAGGGGGGCTTTTTATTTTCTTTTATATACTTAGGGTATTAGCATAAGAGCTAATACTACCCTTATTTGTTTTAATCTTACAAACCCATAAGAGGACGATACAATGCAAGCATTACTGTACAACAAGAAAACCGATAGTTACGTAAGTGAAACACATGTGGTTGAAAGAGACCATCATGGTAAAGGTAACTGGGTATTCAAAGATAAGGCTACGAACAAGGTAATCGATACCGATAAGTATCGTAATGATCTTGCTGAACGTAATGACCTGAAACTGGGTTCATCAGTAGATACTGGTTCTAAAGCCTTGTCATAAGGAAAACTATGTCTGTATTGAAACCTTGTCATAATCCAGATGCATGGAGTAATGACGAATACACTCTGGAGCGATCTATGAGTGAAGACTTCATGTGGAACCTTTACGATGAAAGGAACAATACCTTAATCGATAAAGATAAATCCCGTACAGTACTATTAAATCGCAATAAATTGACCATCGAGGAATAAAACAGTGCTCACCCATAAAGAACAATACGATAAAGCAATTGATGAAGCTATCAGTTACTTCGAAGAGTATTTCCGTTCCTACCATAACAAACCCCTGTTAGAGGTTCTGACCATCGTTACGGCACCTGCGGAAAAGCGCTCACGTACTGGTATCATCGATGCTCTGGTTACAGCCTATACCACTTCGTCAGCACGTGAATATCAGCTGGCCCGAGAAGCTACCATTAGTGTTATCCGAATGGTGGTTGGTCGTATGATCATTAAACCATACCTCGAAGGTCAGCACGGGCGTAACCAAGAAGTTGATCGCCGTGTTCGCGGTTTGATTGAAGATATGGACGATGACCTTTATTACAAAACCTTGGCATTCGTTGCAGGTATTATTAATAAAGGGTATGTCGATGTTGATCGAACAACGGTAACACTGTTGAAGCCACTCGATAACATTGTCGATGCTTTGACCCAGGTCAAAGAGTTTAAGGATTTCCATCCGGTTGAGCTGTGTGCAATAGTAGTCCATTCGTTTGGTTCTTTGACGCGCCGGCCTAAACCTAACTTCGGTCTAATTCAACAAGAATACAATAAGGACGTTCCAATGAATGGTTACAACAGCGTTGTTGATAAAACTACAATCAAAATCCAAGTGGTGTTTGACGCCCTCGTTAGACTAAACCCAGCTGCCCGTTATCAAGTATTTAAACTTGTTAACAAGGTGCTGGATCTTGGTACCGGTGTCGTTTACGCAATCGCTGCTAACCAACACTTGTTAACAAGGTGCTGGATCTTGGTACCGGTGTCGTTTACGCAATCGCTGCTAACCAACAACAATCAATCGCAGTGGTGCTCTTCCCTGGCGAAGATGTTACCTTGATGCGAGCGGCGCTTTCCAGTGTGCAAAAGGCTTACGAACAAACATCTACAACTCCTTTGAGTTTCCTTGAATGGATCGAGATGATTAGAGACATTCATTCCTTTACTGATCGTTTCTACAGTAAGGAAGAAACTCTGTGGCTGCGCGAAGGTTATGAATCGGAACCAGAACCAATGGATACTTCGTTTGTTGGTACTATCATCGACGCAGCTAATCCTTTGTCGGAACAAGCGCAGCGTTTCATGAATGGTTTCAATTATGGTCTGATCGAACGTACTGTACCGCCGTTGACTCCACCTTCACCTCACGTTGGTAATATTGTAGTTTCTCCAAAAGCTATTCTGGAGAATTATAAGAAAGTACGTGAGGGTGCCGTTAAGAAAGTTATTTATGAAATCAACCAGATTCTGAATAACCCTGAACGTGTAAATAGCATTGCTACGTACGATCTTTCCCGTGGTATTGTTTCTCTGGAGATTCATCTGCTATCGTCCATTGACGGTATCCATGTAGAAGTATTCGAAGCTCTGAAAACAGCAGGTTGGAAGTCTACCTACATTGAGGGTGTACTTACCATCGAAGCTACTGTTCCAACTAAATAGCAATTAAGCTTCCCCTACCTTCGGGTAGGGGAGTTTAACTATAAGCGTATTCTAACGAGTACCTTTATAGTTAAATTAGTAGGAGTTAACCATGTGTCAAAAACTCGGTAAACGCAAAGCCTTTGATAGGCTAGAGCAATTAAGGGAATATTACAAACAGGATACCTACGAATGGTACAGTTTGGTAAATGTTGTTTACCTCGGCGTTCGATTCCATGGCTCTTCTGATGAATTCTGTTATTATCTAGATAAACGTAAAGCGCGCGAAAAATATCTAAGCAAGCTTTGGCGTTACCACAATCGGACAAATCCACTGAGGTTATTAAAATGAGCTGCTGCCACTGTCAAAAACAAGTTCAAACCCCAGCGGCACAAAAATGCCTGCCTGAGATAGTTCAATCGCCTCGTCGTTTTTGGGTGTGTTGGCCGTACGCAACACCAACGGAATACATGTCGCTTGCAGATAAAGCTGTGCTGCAATCGGCGGGTGTCTATTCCTTCAACGCTAAAGAAGTTGCTACAAGTAAAGTCGTAGCAATGTATCCAGGTGATCTGGGATTGGTAGGTTTTAATCGCGATGGTCGCCCATGTGTCGCTACCTATTGCCAAGCATCTGCTCGTGTGACTGGTGCTGCTTACAGAGCATGGCTTGATAAAAACACCCTTAAAGGTAAGAACTGATGAAAGTATATAACGGCCCATTCGGTAATTATAACGCTGGTACCTTCGGTGCTGTGCTTAATGCCATGTGCGAACAAGAAGGTCGTTCCAGCGGTATCGTCGGTAACTATGCCCTGGGCGGGAATGGGAAAGTATTAGCTAGTCCGTCCAGCGACAAAGTTGTTGCCACCTATGTTTGGGAAGGCGACGAAATCACATTCACCTGGTTATAAAACAACAACCAACTAAATAGGAAATTTCAAAATGCGTACTGTAGCCCAATATCGTCAACGTCGTGCCGCCGAACAAGCTCAAGGTAAATTTCATCTCGGTCACTTGCCTATCGGTACGGTGGTCGAGGTGGAAGATCCATGTGGCGGATTCCTCTCCAAAAGCGCTCAGGTATATCCTGGGGAATCTTATCCACGTATAAAACTCGTGGTTGCTGGTATCGAACCAAACGGTGAGAACAGTTATGTTTTCAGTTATCCGGAATGGTCGACACTGTGTGCTGATGTGTCGTGTATCAACATTCAATGGATTCGGCGCATCGTTTCTCGTGGTACTGGGAAACTACTGCCAGAAGATCAAGCACTGATGGATAAGTTCCGTCAGGATCGTATTGACTACATGGCAGAGCATCATCCGGCTTGGTCAGAGCGTCGCGCTCCAACTATTAAAGAAGCGACACTTCCTTGCAATGGTAACAACTACCGTTTCTGGGATAGTCGTGGTTTGGTAGCTGGCTGGATGGCCGAACATGGTTACTCCAGCCCAACTGGTCAACACCTCTATGATCATGAAAAGATCATGGCGGGATTGTTCCCGTATCTGACTGTTATCAATCCTGATAGCTTCGGGCGTGAACTGATGATCTCCAAGAAGAAGTTCGCTAGGGTCATGAAACGTGTACTGGCCAAAGCTAAAACTTCCCGTCATATTGCCGCAGCTATTACTGAAGCAGAAATGGCAAAACAATACGAAGAGGATATGCGCTACAATGACTATTAAATCTATTGTAGTAAGTGTAAAACCATTCACCTTTAAAGAAGGTGATATTTTGTGGTCTAACACCTGGAATGGACTGGTTGGTTATGAAGTAACCGGTCCGATTTATAAATCAACTGCATGGATGTTACCGGTAAAAGTTATCGAGGGGGATGCCTTTCTTGTATTCGATGCTATTTTCCCTGGTGATATGGGTGTTCCGGGTTATTGCAAAGATGATCGCGGTTGTCACTTGTTCCGTAGTCGTTTAGCCGCCAAAGCGAACGACGGTAAATATGATAAATGGTTGTTAAAGACCTCGCATCGACGTCAACTCTATTCTGGAAGGACGATTGGTTATGGAGTGTAAATCGTTGATCACAATGGAAGGCAGCCAGGCTTTAAACCTAGCTAAGATTCACCCGACAAAATGCGGTACTGTATTCTACCGTACCAAACAACTACGTAGCTGGATGTTGGTTCACGATGAACTGGCAAACTTAGATAGTCGTAAAGATCTGGTTATTGGCTGTAACGCACCAATCTCAAGTCTAGACGATCTTCGTAGTTTCATTGATAGCTTCATGGCGCATGTGTTAGATGGTAACCGACAGTTGGCTCTGGTGATCGATGGTGAACGTTATGTAATCTCGATCGATCACGAAGTCGCAGGTAAAGGCTACCGTGTTCACTACGATGTTCAAAACGGTCGTTGTTGGGTTCGCCAGTGTCGTCAAGGATGGTTGTTCCCGCTCGTACCTTGCGTAATGTTTGATACGTTGTTAGGAGGTATACTCTCAGATAACTGGAGTAGCCTCCCGACTGAAAACATGATTACTGAATAGGATATAACAAATGCAAATCAAAGTTGAAACCATTAGCGATGTAACTGATCTGGATTACCTCAAGCGTCGAATCGAAGCGCTGTACTTTGAAGTTAAACGTTTCGATAAAACCTTGTTCATTTCATACACGTCAGCAAGTATGAATGCTGATGCTGGTTTTCGCTTGGCTCGTTTATTGCACAACAATGACGGTCTGGTTGTGTATGAACTCGACAATGATACAAAACAAACCTGGGAAATTGAAGACTCCCGAGTTAAGAAAGAGGCGTAACATGACCAATAAAACCCGTGATGGGATTTACGAATCCCGTAGCCATGGCGAGATCTGGTCTGAAAACCGTCGGGTATATATCCAGAACGGTACAGTACGCCTGGTTGATTACAAGGCTTCTGTAATGACCGAAGAGGAAGCTAAGGCGATCCATACATTTGGATTCAATAACTTCTTCGATGTAAACACGCTGGGTCCGCGTGTTGCAGACCTTCCAGAAAACTTCAATATCTTTAAATAGGTGTAACATGGGCGAATACAAAGCTCCAAATGGAACGCGTTCTTTTGAACCGGATGATACCGAAACCGAGTTCTATATTGACGCCAACCAAAACCCACAACGGATGTCAACGATCCTGGATCTGGCCCGCATTAAATGGGGTCAAGAGGTTACCACCGATGATCTCATTATCGAACCCGAACATATCCATACCCAATGCCTGGGTCACGACTGTTACGATGGGTTTGACTACACTAACTACCTGCGTATTGAATACGCCCCACAGCCCTAAATAAAAACGGCATATTGTCCACTCCTTCGGGAGTGGACTTTATACTCTTATTTTTTTTGTTTCAAACTACCATGGGAATGCACCACCGGTCACCCGAGCAAATGGACGACATGTAGTTTCCTGACTATCTTGTTGTTGGTTAAACGAACTGCCAGCCGAACCTACATCAGTACCACCACGTGCTAGCTGTAATGATGCCCCGCTGGATAGTTTTGTCCACTCGTAACTAGCGGCAGCCCCGGCCCTGAAACCAATACTGTAATTTGTGTGGTTAGCCAATTTCGTATAAGTAATACCAGCAGGATTATAACCTAACACTGTTCGAGCGAATAGATAACCCCATGGCTCGTTAGCGTTCGATACCGTATCAGTTAATCGAATGTTGTAGTTAATACCACTATAAACAATATTTGTCCCATTGGCTAAGAAGGCGTAGCTACTGTTATAAGTACCACCACGTCTTAATGGCTTCTCCGCAAGTACCCATGTCTCACTGTTGTAACGAACCACAAACCAATTCATAGCAGCGTATGCAACATTACCAGCGCCACCAATGTTAAACCCTGTGGAAACTTCTTGAGTACTACCAAATTCCTGGAATGGAATAACGACGTAATCTGGAAGAGGTTTACCGAAGTAAGGATCGTACACTGTTAGGTTAAGACCAGAAACATTACCTACCCATTTATTACGAATCAAGAAACCGCAGGCAGTACGATACTCTGCTGGAACCGCACCCGCATCAGCGGTATAAGTTTTGGATTCAGGTTTGTACTTGGACATCGTCCCATTGACACTATCCCAGTAATGTAGTTCAGTACCAAACTTAGCCACATTTGGACTCACGCGTGATACGCCACCATTACCTATTGTATCTAGAACAACGGTGGTCCAGGTATTCAAGGGCTCATCATATTCGGCAATGATGTTACTACTAACTGCACCTTGGTTATATGTACCGAAGGCAGCATAAACACGATCGCTAGTTACAGCTAATGCTGCCGAGCTAATAGCTGTAGGATAAGCTGCTAAAGCCTTCCATGTGTTAGTACTAGGTGTGTACTTGATGAATCGGTTAGTACTATCGGCTGGGGCGTTACCACCAGAGCCACCAAGGAAATATAGATCCAAACCAATATTGCACATACCTACGTCAGCAATACCTGGAGCCTGTGCAGCCGTTGGTTGGGTTAACGACACCCATGTGTTATTTGAGACAGTGTATCTATAGAAACGTTGGGTATTGGTCGCACCATCAAAACCACCCCAAACGAAAATAACACCATCCCCAGCAATACAACTATGTCTAAACATAGCTGTGGGCATGTCAGCTATAGCCGTAATGGCGTTAGTCACCACATTGTATTTGTAGCATTTGTTAGACGCAGACGTACCATCTGGCCCATTACCACCGATAAAATAAACATCGGTCTTGTATGTGGCGGTAGCCTGTTTACTGGTTTCAATGGAAACGCCAGTAGCTACACGTTTACTCCATACCGACCCTGTAACTGGTTTTCTACCAAACCCCAATAATTGTTCAAACATAATTGTATCCTCTTAACAATCATAAGATTACTCAAGACGGCATAAAGGAAAACCCCAGGGTTGGCGTACCCTGGGGGTTCTGTAAGATAGATTCTCAATCGCCAAAAAGATCCTCTATTGGTTCCGTCAACTATTTCATCATCTGTCTCCCCTCGTGGGAGTCTTCTGACTACGTGGCCGATAGTTCCGCCCTACATAAGCTTCACATATAATTACATGTCGAGTATTAATTAACCGTTAGCAATTTTACCGAACAACAGACGAGAACCTTTAGCAAGGTCAGTGCATTGTTGTACGATAAATACAGCCAGTTGGAATACCGGACTAGAGTCACGTTTGTAGCCTGCTGCTTCATCACCTTTCTTCTCAATGTAAGCTTTGAGTTTAGCGATGTCGTCATCTACACCTTTAACGATAGTTGTCATTTTCTTAACGGTATCTACAAAGACGTGCATTTCTTGCGTACTACGTTTAGATTTAGTTTTCTCTTCACCTGTGGCACGCTTGAACAATAGTCCACCAACCAAACCTACAACGTTAAACACGATGGACCATACTGCAATCCAAGCGTAGTCAGAACCACTGTAAGAACGCGATGGCTTTGGAACAACACGGTCATTAACTTTAACCTTGGTTCCACTAAGATCCAGGTCACGGTTGAATAGGAAATTAAAATCACCTGAATTAAACAAATCGCCTTCAGCGGTGTCACTAGTGATACGCTGTACGGCACGTTTAACTTCACCAGCCAAACTACGTAGATTCTTTTCTTCTTCTTGAATCGCGGTCAATGGTGAGGTAATCAAATCGTTATCTTTGTGGAACATTTTCCAAATAGATTTCTCGTTGACTGTTACTTCTTCATCTGGCGCGTCAAGATTAGGTTTAATTGAATCTAGTTCTTTAATGGCGGTGCGGTATTCATCAGTTAGTGTTTTCAGTTTATCATCAACACTATTTACGTAATCTTCCAGACCCATTGCTGCAACCCGTCTAAGATGACTTGCATGGGTACGGATCTGTTTAGCTAAGCTACGTTTCCCACCGCGGGTTTTAGCAAAGCTTTCTAAGCCAGGTTGGCTAGGCATGGTGTAACCAAGGTTACTTACCATTTGTGTATAGATACGACCATAGCTCTCCATTGCAGGTGCGGTAGTAATACCGTCCACATCAGTAGCGAGTTCATCCAGTTGGCTAGCTACAAGTTCAGCTTGATCTACTTCTACCATAGGGTCATCGAATTCACCGCCAAAGTCTTCAATGACTTCTACCACAGGAACTTCAGTAATTACAGGGTTAACAGCTACAGGTAAAGCAGAGGCGGTACCTTCAATAAATTCTTCAATTGAAGCTTGTTCCGAAAAGCGGTCCATCAGTCTAGATTTCATGTTGCGTTCCTAGGAATTTTTGTTAATGTTTTCTTACCAAACGACTAAAGAGTCGGTCAGTGCCACGAGTGATATCAGTCACGTGTTTAATAATAAATTCAGCCAGTTCCATAAGAGGAGCGGCGCGACGATTGAGGGCAGATTTATTCGACTCATCTACCTTTGAGAAAAGAGAAACAAGTTCGTCAACGTGTTTACACAAGTCGTCTATATTATCTTCCATACCTTCGACATATCGAATGAATCTATGGATATCACTAAGTTTGTTTTCCACCTTGGCACTATTACCTTTAGGGGTTTGAAAATTACGTGCAACGGCATTTCCAAACGGACCCATAAAAATATTACCTAGAACAATAATTAGGTTTTGTTTCCAGTTCATAAACTTCTTGGGCATACCCACTTTAATATCTTTGTGGTCTAGCTGTCCTTCAAGGATAGAAATACGACGATTGAACATCAAGAACAAACGCTCGATATTAGGTAAGTCTTTAGCATTTCTTTCTAACTTACCATCCTTACCCAAATCCATTACATCTCGTTTGATGCGCGATACCGCTGTACCGAATACAGTAACCATTCGTTGGATATTAACATCTTCTTTACGGATAGTTTCTAAAGACTTCTCACCTTTAAACTCTTCCTTAACATGAAACATAGCGTAGACTTGTGTATGGTTTACCGAAACAGTCTTTTTATCAGGTGACTCTATGTCAGCGTCGGTAGTCTTTAGTTTGGTCAATACCTTGTCATAAGTCTTTAAACCATCACCGATATCTTCTTTGATATCACTTACATAATCCTCAAGCCCTGTCTGTAACTCTTCTGTTAGAGCGGTGTGAGCGGTCCTTAGTTCTTTTATGATGGCATTCTTACGTGTAATGGTACCCACATGACCTTCAAGCGAAATAGTAGATATTTCTTTATCTGTCATTAAAGCTTCTAGCGAAAACTTATCACGTGTAACTGCTGTTTTATCAATAAGTTCTTTTAAATGTACAGTACGGGCCTCAAGATCTAATAAGCCTTCTAGAGTCACATTAAGTGTACTCTCTTCCCAATCATTTTCTTCTGCTGGTGGATCGTTTGCCAGCGTCATATCCGTTACAATACCCATGGTAGCTCTCGTTTAATAATAGATAACATACTATTGATTACGGCATAAAGCCCTCCCGCAGGAGGGCCTTATTAGTAACCATCTTCTACGGCACTTGTGGTTGGTTTCCACTCAAAGAACAACTTGGTGTATTTCTCTACATCCTGTTCTAGGAAAGGTTGAAGTGTACATGGTTGACGCCAGCACACTTCAACCATGATACCAAAACGAAAGTAAAGAGTTTGGTTAGCTGTTTTGAAAGTATTGTAAGAATAGTTAATAGGTTGCAACCAACCTTCAATCTCTGCTACAAGATCAATGATCCCGTTATGAATAAGATCAACAGTCTCTGGAGCCACAAAGGCTCCAATGAAAGACGATTGGCGGTTACGAGTACAGAACCTAACGTGATCAACAAGACGTTGATGTAACGGTGTTGTACAGTCTGACATGAGATACCTCTAATTAGTTAGCCCATGCATCATCATCGTCACCACCCAGGTTAGTACCCGGCAGAACTTTGAGAGCATAGTCTTCTTCTTTGTCGATGTCCCATGGGATTACACCAACAGTGGAGAATGGTAGCAAGCAGTACATATCGTCGTTGTGAGGATTGTTACGGTGCTTACCGCGTTGAATAGCCAGATAGGCTTTGCCTTTAACTCGGATAATGTGGTGGAACAATTCCAAGTCTGGTTCTTGACCTAGTCGTTTACAACCATCATAGTAACCACGGTTAGCTACAACCTTAACAAAGTCTTCAGTGTTCTCACGCATCAGCATCAATGCATCGGAACCCAACTGGTGCGGAGACAAGAATGTAATACCACGCGGTGCTGTGTAGTTACGCATCCGACGGAATAGAAGACGAATATCATCACCGGCTACTTTTGCATCCAAACCTGTTTTAGGAAGCATGTTCAAATAGTCAACGGACAAGTATTGTAGTTCAAACCCTTGTGATTGCAAACCATCCAAGTAGTTAACAAAACCGCCAATGGTAAATTCTGTAGGGTCAAAGCGAATCATCTTAACTTTAAAGCCGTTCTCTTCAAGTCGTCCACAGACATAAGCTGCTGCTTCTTTCTTGTTGATATCGGCTGTTACAACTTCTTCACCTGTTTCGTTTTCACGGATGTATTTGTAGATAGTCAAAAGGTTATCTGTGATTTCGTTCTCAAGTGTTACGAACAGAATCAAAGGCTTCTTAGACTTATCTCGCATGTGTGGTTTGTTGAACAGACATACGTGAACAAAAACAAACATAGCAAAGAATGATTTAAAGTTGTGTTGCAATGCTGCTGTAGTAATGAACTCACCACGACGCAAAGCGCCCAATGTACCCAGTACACGGTTCAAACCTTTCCAACCCAATCGGAATGCACCTTCTGCACTCAAACTGGTTTGCACGGCTTCAAACATCTCTTCAACCATGTCTGGACTATCAAAGTCAATACAACCCATTTCAGCAGGGTGGCGTGCTTCTGCACGAGCTTTAACCAAAGGATCTAACTTTACACCCATCTCGTTAATGATAGCTGCAACGTCTTGGTTGCCCGGACCACTAAAGAAAATCTTCTGGGAATATTCCCGCATAATCTGTTTGATACCAACATCACCCAGATAACTATTCAGTGTTGCACGACGACTATTAATAGAACGCATAATAGACATCCCATCCGGGAACATCTCATTAACGCCTTCAGATACCGCATCGTATAGGTAAGATTCCTCACGGCAACTTACACGTACATCCTGCAAGACTTCCGACATACTAGGAAAGTCATTCGCAGATTTCTTATTAAGTGCTACAACAAGGTTACGTAATTCAAGGAATGTTTGTCGCCCTTGGTCATGATCTGCTGTCGTTTCTTTTACTTCAAGTGTCCCGATAATCTTCTCAACCAACTCCGATGAAGGAGATGCTGGAGAATCAGGACGGTGTTCTAAGCACAATAGAGTAATACATTGTACCAGGAGTTGCTTTGGAGCCGCCATTTAATAACCCTTAAAAATGTGAAGTTTATGAGGACGTAATTCTTATCATGAATCTTCTCAGTATAGTTATTCTCAGGTTATCTGCCTATTCCTATGTAGACAAATTTACCTTGGTCCATCAATAGGTCCTAACCCATGATCAAGCTTCTTGTAATTCCTAGTCCTGTTTTCGAACAGTACCAAGCAGACGGTGTTTCATTTAACAGTTTGCTAGATACCAACTATATAGCTTCAGTTAGCAGTGTTGCAGACCTTGCGTCTATTGATAGTGCTATCAATGAATTCCAATTTACCTTCTGTCAGGGTACTGGCATTGAGCTGGCGGATAGCCCTCGTGTCGGTATTGCATTAGCTAGTCAGTCCGACGACCTTAATCGATTCAAGATGCAAGATTTGCATAATGTTTTAGAGGCACGTATTGAAACACTAGCGTTGCGTAAAGTTAATGAACAACCATCAGTTGGTGTTTATGTGCTATATCCTGTAGATGAGAATCTTTGGGTTGCGGTGCAGAAGAGTCTGCCTAACCAAAATAGCGATCCTACACGACTGTCACTCGTTAATAACCATAACTTCTTTGATAGTATGATTAATGAGTTAAATCGCACATGCGATCTACAACAAATTGCTTCGACTAACCTATTCACTTATTATCTGAATTCCCGTAACTAAATCCGGTAAAAATAGATACGTGAAGAATTCAGTTATTGTTACATCAAAAAATCCATCCTACGTAGGAAATAAAAAATGTCTTATTTGAAATCGCTGTTGAAAGCTAATGCTGATCAAGCTCCAACTACCTTCTCTATGGAGAACTTCCTGGGTCTTCTGGCCGAAGGTCAAGATCTGAGTGGTAGTGTATTTAACGCAGCTCATGGTCTGACCAAGTCTGTTGGCCTGGAATCCTTTGGTGATGCCAAGCACGAAGAAACCGTTACCATTAGTGCTATGTACAAGAACCTGCAAGGTCTGTTGACTCGTTCGGGTTTCGAATCGTTCCTGAGTGAAAACAGCCGTGTAGCTGAGAACCAAATCGTTGCTGCTACTACCGCTGCCATCGCTGCTGAAAACCCTAAAGAGTACATCAAGGCTCTGCGTAACCTGACCAAGGCTCTGCCATCGACCGAAAGCATCCGTACCGTTGAACAATCGTTCGCTGGTCCACACGGTTCGCTGCAAGTATTCCAAGGTGATGCCGCTAAGAACATCGGCCTGGAAAACTACAACGAGAAATCGCAGCGTGACTTCCGTGTTGTTACCGTTGGTTATAACCTGGCTGCTAGCCGTCAGGATGAGTTCGCTGAACGTATCTACCCAACTACCGTAATCAACCCGATTGAAGGTGGTGTTGTTCAAGTTCTTCCTTACATCGCTGTACTGAAAGACGTTCATCACTCGGTTACTGGTGCCCTGTGGGATACCAAAGAAGTAAACATGGTTGAAGCATACCGTGACCCATCCATCCTGGATGATAACGCTACCGACCTGATCCCAGCTATCGCTCCTGGTGGCGAGAACCTGAAATACTTCGTAGACCCAGCTCTGATCGCTCCTGAGACTGTAGTTAACGAACAAAACATGTCGATCGAAACTGCCCCACTGAAACCAGGTATCAAAGTTGACCTGATGGGTATCTCGAACGCCAACTTGCTGATCAACGCTAACATGCTCGACGTGTCTGACACCATCGACCCTGCTGGCCGTCTGAAAGCTCTGTACGTTAAATTCGAAGGCGAAGTAATCCGCTTTAAAGTTGACCGCATGCCACGCGCTGTGTTCCAACCTGACCTGATCGGTGATACCCGTGGTGCTAAGGTTGACTTCTGGACTGACGACCTGTCGGTTTCGGCAATCACCCGTACTATCGGTGGCGCTGCTACTTCTGTTATCACTGAACTCGAAACCCGTAAATGGGTACTGCGTATCAGCGTTCAATTCTCCGGCGTTGTTAGCCTGAGCAAAGGCGAATCCCGCTTCACCGTTGGTGAGTGCTCGGTTGCTCGCATCCTGAACGAAGATCGTCGTGATATCGATATCACTGCTGGTCCTGGTGCTGCTTTGGTAGCTAAACTGGCTGATCTGGAAATCATCGGTTTCGACCTTGATTGCCGCTTCACCAACACCAACCGTCGTCAGCGTGGTCACCTGCTGCAAACTCGTGCCCTGCAATTCCGTCACCCTATCCCAATGCACGCGCCAGTAACCCTGCCGTTGAGCACCATGGATGAAGAAGGTCCAGGCGAAGTTGTTAAAGCACTGACTGTTAACACCAACATCCGTAACAGCAACAACGCTGTTAAGACCCTGCTGAACTACCTGGCACAACTGCGTGAACTGACTGGTAGCGGTTTCAACCGTCCATCGATCAACGTTTACGAAGGTGCTCTGGCTTCGGTAATGCGTCCTACCTACGTTTACGGTAATCTGCACCTGCCAGACGTAATCGATACCCTGAAGTCGAAAGACCGTTGGGACGACGTTTGCTCGGCGATCCTGAACTACGTCAAAGGTCAACTGTTCCCTGCATACCGGAACTCTAACATTGAAGCTGCTTTCCGTGTTATCTCTGGTAACCAAGACGAACGTCCAATCTTCCTGTTCTGCTCGGACAAAGAGATTGCTAACTACCTGATGACCAAAGGCGATGACCGTACCCTGGGTGCTTACCTGGAATACGATATCGTATCGACCAACAACGAACTGTTTGACGGTAAGCTGGTAGTAGTACCGACCCGTAAGAACCCAACCGAGAACGACATCCTGTCCTTCGGTCAGTTCTTCTACGTATCGACTATCGTAGCCGACCTGCCAATCAGCCGTGGCGGTAACCAGATCACTCGCGAAATCGCAGCGATCCCATTCAACCTGCACATCAACAACATTCCTTTCGCTCTGGAATTCGACATCTCCGGCTTCGCCGACGTGATGGGTACTTCTCAGTGGAACAAGCCGTTGATTGACGCTGTTAAGGCTTGAACTGGAAAGGGAACCTTCCGTACTTTGGAAGATGGCACTCGCCGGACTTTACAGGACGGACAGGCCCGCCTCTTAGAGTAAAGAGGTAAAAGCTCGACATTTAGCCCAGCTCTTCGGAGTTGGGCTTTATGCCGTCAATAGAAAAAGTTCTAAATCTATATTACGTATCTGAATGTAAACTCACTCTTCTAGGATATCTCCGATGAACTTCTTTGAATCTTATGCTGACCTAGTCATGCTAGAGCTAAATGAAGATGGTTCCAACATCGGCGATATCGTCGTTGATTGGGAACAGCTTTGCAAGAAAGAAAGTACTACCAATAGTAATGATACATCTAACGCTGCACCAACTACCAAACATAATAACCGTCCATTTAAGGATGGTAATATGCCCGGTCGTACTAACCCTGCATTCAAACCTAACGAAGCAGAAGAAACAATCAAGTTGAGAAAGATATGGCGCAACAACACTACTACGAAACTGAGTCGTTCGGAACCCGTGCATTTAAACAACCATCATCTCAAAGGCGAACACGTAATTGTGAGGAAGGTGGATACGACGTTCAGACGAAAACAACTAGGAAACAAGTCAGGACCCGTGGTAAAGTAAGAATGGATGTGGTTGAGGAAAGTTATGTTGAACAAGCATCTCAAGATCAGTGGCACGAGCATTGATCTGACGCCAACATTCGATAATCCTTTTGAAGGCTATAAAGACCATAATCACCCTCTGACAAATCTAGGTAGAACCAATACGGTAAAGGAATCGTTTCAGTATGTTAATGAATCGATTTATCCGGTATGCATTACAGGTACTAACGGTTTACAAATGGAGATCAGGGGAGGACTTAGAAATCTTAATCGTTTAGTTGTAATCAGAACAATCACATTTGGTTCCGATATTGGAATCGATCTTAGTAATAGTAGTCGCATTCTCGGTGAAGGAGGTGATGAGTTCGTTAGTTATGTTTCCAATGTCATTGAACGTGAAGTTGGGAATCGTGATCGAACTATCGTACTGTATTACGTTGTTGACACAACCAATCTTTGGGGAGAACCAGACGGCGTTTATATTAATCAAATCGGTATTACTGTTTATTCCCCAGTACATGCTTCTAATGTGTCCATGGTGAATGAGCGTAGACCTGTTACGATTGATGATGACGGCGAACCCGAAAGAACCTGGGGCGCAAATATTCAGCTCTTGCATATACCGGAGAGTAATGTAAATACCAAACCAGCTTATGTTGCAGTTGGTAATCAACTAGTTGAAGTAGATAGCGTACAGATCCCTGGGATGAAGCCTGGGATGCATTTGATCACTCATGGCAATGCACGTATAGCCGGTAATAGTGCGAACCACTATTCGACGCACATAAAGCCTGAGGACTATAAGCAGAATGGTATTTATGAAAGTTATCAACAATTGATGGAGGGGATAGGTGGTAAGGATCGAGCAGCAGAAGTAGCTTCGTTATTGAAAAGCCAGGATAACAGCAAACCTGGTCAAGCTCCACCTTCGTTAAGTATTCTCGATGAGGTAACAATCGGAGGCCATTCTTTGAGAACTTATGCAGCTACCATCGGAGAAACAATTGGCGTATTTAATAAAGTGAAAGATGATGTTAAGAATGTTGGTAAGTAGAGGTGAGTGATGGCAGATAGTTATCTGATGGGTAAAATCCGAGAACGTACTGAACCTTTCAATATGTCCTTGGCTAACGGCATTGCGCATGAACAGTTAATGGCGGTAAGTGACGCCGGTAAATCTGCACGGGAAGCTGCGGTTGATCAGATGTTTGCAATCAACTCTGCAATGTTTCCAGAAGGTTTCAAATATCATGGTTGTCACATCAGTCGACCTGAGAAACACTTTGAAGAGATTACACGAGAGTATAGTAGTAAGCGTATCGCGAACATCGCTAAAAACACCAACACCATGTTTACATTGAAGACCAGCTTCAAAGGTGAACCTTGTTTCGATCGCCACATTCTTATTCCATATCTCCTGCAAGGTTCCACCAGCTTTATTAACGGAGCTTGTTATAACTATTCGCCAGTTCTAGCTGACGTTGGTTATTCCGTATTGAGTAACAGTATCTTCATTCCGTTTGCACGTGCGAAGCTGACCTTTAAACAAAACGATCATCATTACAAATGTAATGGCGAACGAAAGATCATGCACGTGATCTGGTCTCAGGTTCACAACGAAATGAGCAAGCGTAACAAACGTGACTTGGATAATCGTCAACAGATTGAGTCTTGTCTAGCACATTACTTCTTCTGTGAGTTTGGTGTAACCGATACATTCAAGCAGTGGGCTAACGCGGATATTAAGATCGGGAAGAAGTCTGAGTTCCCTGAATCGGAATACCCACGTGATCAATGGAACATCTACGAGTCTGCATATTTGGTAGGTACTCACCCAACTGGTGAAATCGTACTGGCAATGCTCAAGGAACAAGAGACAGACTTCGCCAAACGTCTTGTGGCGGGTTTCTTCTATGTAGTCGATACTTTCCCTGGTCGGTTCGTTGAACCGTCTTATATGGACAATAAGCGTGTCTGGCGCGTATTGCTTGGTTTGATGGTGTTCGGTGACTTTGAGCACATCGGTAAGATTACCGAGAACATTGATAACCACATGGAAAGTTTTAATAACTATCTTGATGAAATGACAATCAAGAACCTAAGTCGGGTTGATGTAAAAGTCAGAACGATCTGGGAACTGTTGTATTGCATCATGACGCAACTCTCTCATCACCTGTATGACACAGACATCGATGAGACCAGTATGTACCACAAACAGTTCTCTGTGATGCGGTATGTAATGGATGATCTTAACCGAGCTGTTACAATGTTTGCCTTTGGTTTTCAATCCCGAAAAGATAAGGAATGGACCAAGAAGGATATTGATGACGCGCTCAAACGACAATTCAAACTAAACACGTGTATGCGTAAGATGAACGTAGAACACGGTGAAGTTGATATTGTCAGTTATCCTGGTGATAACAAAGCAATCAAATTGACAAGCATGGTTGTTCCACAAGACCGTGCACGTTCTAGTAAGTCCCGTAACAAATCCATCATTGGCGACTCCAGTCGGTTGATTCACGTTTCTCTGTCTGAAGTATGTCAATATAAGAATCAACCAAAGAACAACCCAGACGGTCGTGGCCGTGTGAGTCTCTGGTGTGATATCGATTATGACGGGATGGTAAAACGTAATCAGGAAGATAAACCCTTCCTCGACGAAGTTCAAAAGAAATTCAAACGTTAACTAAATAGGTATCAAAATGTTCAACTCGCAACTGCCAGTTCCTTTTAACCAATTGGATCAGTCTACCTTTAATGGTAATCTGCCAAACGGGAATGACAAGGTCCCTCAGATCCAGCTCTCCCAGCAAATGATGCAGAACCAACAGATCGCTCTGCAAGCAATTGGTTACTTCCGAGCTATCGCGCAGTCGACTGCACAGAAGACCCCATTGCATGTGTTCTGTTATAACCTGTTGTCTCAGAATGGTTTCCAGAACCAAGTGTGGGCGCAATGGTGTCAGCACCTTGTAGTCTTCACCGAACTGTTGATCATGGCCAAGGGTTATAACACCCAAGACGCAATCAAGATGGCATGTACTCGTTTGTATGAGGCATTCCTGTCGGGTGCATTCAAAGAGTATCATCAAGCTGGCCTGAACCAAGTTGTTCCACAACAAATGTGGCCTAGCTTGGAACAGGGCGTGATGCTGTATCAACAAATCCTGGCTGATAACCAAAAGTATATCCAAGGTGGCGTTGCAGCTTTCCAACAGCAACAACAGTTCAGTGGCTTTGGTGGAGGCGGTAGCTTCAATAACAACAGCTTCGCCGTAAACAACAGTGGTAGTGGTAACCTGCCACGTATTAATGCCGGTGCGGTTACTAGTACCTTTGGACAACCACAACGCGGTACTGGTGGTATGCCTTTGTCTAACAGCTACGAAGCCACTCAAACAACTGCTGCGGACGGTGGTCTGTATGACGAACCAATCGTAGCCAAACCACTTCAACCGGTAGAGGAAATCAGTTCTGATATTTATTCCCAATACCCGGATACAAACGAGTATATCCCAATGAACAATAACGGTACTGCACCAACCAGTAACAACAACTTCACTCAGGTGAATACCGCAGCTTCGTTTGAAGATACCGAACTGCATATCCCACTGAACGTTGAAGAAGTTATTATCGATCCGCTGTATTATCAGCCAACCGGTTTCCAATTCAACAGCGAAGATCCTTATGGTTTGATCTTCAACCCTGGTGGTATCGAGATCCGTCCGGCACATCAATCGAACTGGGATGTAACTCCAGGCGATGACATGCCTTATCTGATCGCTATCGATCCAAACCAACTGGTGATGTTCCATGTTAAATTCCCAGATGGAACCGTCAAAGAAAAAGCTATTGAATGGAATGCCGATATGGATTACATGCGTCATGAACTGAATACCGAACTGCGTCGTCGTGCACAGCGTCCGAACGGTATTGTTGTAGAAACAAAGATCCCTGTTAGTAGTCTGGGTAAAGATCCACAGACTGAAGACGAGATCAAGATGTTGCAAGAACAAGCTGGTCTGAAAGGTAACGTAGAAGGTCCTGTGATCCTCTCTGCGCCGTTCAATGGTTCTACTGACATGGAAATCCGTGCGGCAGTTAGCGAAGCTATGTCTTCGTTGCTGGGCGTGGAATTCAATGCTGAGAACCCAATGCCTCCATGCGAGTATGTATCTATCGCAACGCATTATCTGAACCTGACCGAAGAAGAGTTCCAGACCATCAAGGATCTGTCTGAGTGTGGCGATATCCCACGTGTTGCAACAGATCTGTATGAACTGGGTCAACATGGTTTCGATACCAGCTACTACCGTTTCCTGAATTCTCGTCTGACCAAATCGATCAACCGTTTCATGCGTGAGAACATGTCTCTGACTATTGAGATTGATGACTTCGTATCTGAAGCTGTTGAACTGATGGATTATTTGGCCGTCAAGAAAGGTGAACGTTATCTGAACATCCTGCGTGCTGGTTCTCAAGAGATCCTGCGTAAGGCTATTTCGGTAGAGCAAACCGACGGTGGTACCTGTGTCATCGACTACAACGTAAACTTCCAACTGGGTTGGTACCTGGATGAACTGACTGCTCTGGGTATCCATAGTGGTAAGCCTGTTCTGGTATCCACTACATCTCACCCAGTAATCCTGGAAACCCTGCGTGGTATGATCAAGCGTGCTGGTGCGGAGAATATCAATTCTCGTAACCTGCGTCTGATTACTGCCGATGGTGCAGTGTTGGAACTGATCCGCGGTTATCTTGTTGACAAGGCCATGTTGCTGAAACTGGTTAAGTAAACGACATAAAGCCCCTACCTTCGGGTAGGGGTTTATATCAACTAGGGGAAATGAATGAAACTCGATCGCCTATTTGCAATGATCAACCGTATTGAAATCTTTCAGGATACTGGGTATTATTCAGGCAACCCTACCCATGGATTTACACCAGATCACCAATACTTCACAATTGATCTAAAGAACATTGATGATAAACAGGCATACATAATGAACAACATTAAGATTGCTCTGTTTGTTAACTACCGTAAATCACGAGTAGAAGCCAAAGTGGGAAAACCTGATTATATATTGTTTACTGATAACCGTCTAGGCGAGTTACTAGAGCAAGAAGAAAAGGTTATGGGGTCGTATCTCAAGTACGATGTTGAGAAGCGTGAAGAACCTTATTTTACCAATACCGTTTTGGTGGTTCCCGTACTCCCCGATAAGCCTGAAGTTGAAATCCCCAACGTATTAGAGTTTGGTATTAAATAAGGAAGTATGTATGCTCATCCCAGTCAATAAAGTAACCGATAATCTTTATCGTTTTACAATTGATTTGAATCTAACTCCAGAAGGCTTCGAAAATAACCTGGAACATTCTAACTGGCGCCGTCTATTGTTAACCGGTAATAGTTATGCCGAGCTAGGTTGCCCAACAGTGGATGATCATATTGATCCACGTATTGCTTTAATGCGATTGCGACAAATTTATCCTGAACGTACCTGTGGTCATATTAGTGTGAGTGGTAATGATAAGGATCGTATGTATTGCGATCTTAAACCACATGGCCCGCACGCACATATTTTGAAATACCTTGATTCCATCCGAAAGCTGTTCGTCTCGCCACGTCTTATCTTTAATGAAGATAGCGAGATTGTAAATATCATTACCTTCGATGTAGTAGAAGTAAATTAACCACTATATCACTAGTTGGATATTCTAACCCAAACTGGTAAAGAGGAACTTCCAAATGATGGCAATTCAAAACCTGCTGCAAAAGACTGGCGTTGCTAAACTCCTGCATCGCGAGCAGTATCCTGAAATCGAATTTGATTTCAGTAATAGTGATCTCGTAGAGGCTGATGACTTCTACGATGTACCCACTAAACGTGAACTTCCAATTAAAGGTAAGTCTAACCTGACTTACCGTACCCTGGACGACATGTCTCTGTGGACGTGGAAACGTAATGCGTACGTAGAACATAACCCGTATGCTTTCGGTATCACTCAACAATACAACACTGTTACTCCAGAGCAGTTCGAACAGACTGTTATAGCAGCAACTGACGAATCTCACAATCGTTTGGTTCTGGAAGATCCTCGTCATCTTCCGTCGATCAGTATTGACGAAGTTCGTGATGGCGCTGATCCACGTATGGCGATGCTGTACAACCTGCTGGCATTGCGCGAAGACCTGCGTACGATCAATGACCTGAAGATTCCATTCGCCTCTATGGTCAAAGGGAATCTTCCTACGCCGTATCTGCGTAACAGTGCTAAGCAGAACGTATTGGATAACTGGTTCTTCCAGAGCCATACTGCCTTTAGTCTGTTGTTGCGTAGCGCATGTAAAAGTGAAAAGTCTGTTATCCAGAACTCGATCGCAGACGTACTGTTCACGAAGGGTGCACATCTGCACTGGAACAAAGAACGCGGTAACGCTGTATTCAAAGACGGTGAGTTCGAGGTGAATCTGTAATGCCTTACAAGCATAACGGCGTGTACCTAAACAAAGCTGGGTACGATCCCTTTATAATCGTGCGTGATTATCATGCAGGTTTTGAAGCCTTGCGTATGCAGTTGCAAAAGCATACTGGTGATTGCCCTATTGATCATGGGGAACGCACCAACAAGAAACTTAAAGACCAACCCTACCACATGCGTGGTCCTAACGGTAAAATGAGGAAGTGGTGATGTTCGGACTATCGAATATGTTTAACTTTAACCCACCCGAATCCACAGGTAAAGAAAAGCTGGAAGAACTCTGTGGTATTCACTGGGGTTCCTCTTACAAAGGCGAAATGAAAAACGATAAGGGCGAACGCACTAATCGTAAAATTAAAGACCAGCCGTTCTATCATCGTCGTAATGACGGTAAAATGAAAAACTACTAAGGAGTTTAAATGTCTCGTCGTCTATTCCAAATTACTGCTGCTGGTACTGTAGTTGGTCCTCGCGATTACTACGCAAAGATTGCTGGTCGCCAAGGTGTTAAGCCTCGACTGGCAAAGAAAGCGAACAAGTATATCGATATCGCTGAAAATGCGTGGCGTGAAGGCTTGCGCATGAAAGACATGGTTATCAACGGTGAACTCACTTTCGATCTGTGGAACAAACAACGTCGTAAGATTGAAGCTCTGAGTAGTACCTTCTTCCGCCGTCGTTCTTTCAGCCAAGGTTTGAAAGAAGGCTATCGTGTAACAGTTGAATACTACGAGTTCCAAAAGGCTCAAGGTTACAACTAAGCGGTATAAAGCCCCTACCTTCGGGTAGGGGCACTATGCCTTATTTTTTTTTATGTTTCTGCGAAGTTTAATGTGACTGAACTAGTAGGCAAATATGCCATGCAGATAGTGGTGGGCTGTATTGTAACTGGACCACTGACAGGCAAAGGCAGATCTAAGAAATCTGCTACATCTAAAGGAATACCGCATTTATCGTGCAGTGCCTTGATAACTGATTTCAAACCAGTGTAATCAGAGCGCTTTCCTGGAATGACCTGTCCTATTAGATCTTTACCGATATCACGACGGTTGAAATAGATTTCACGTCTACCTTCGTAATCATTGTTACTATCAAGTGCTACAACCGTTGCACGCGAGTTACAATCACCTTGTAACCAAATCTCAACATTAACCCAAACAACTTCAGATAATTGTAGGTAGGGTTTTAACTTGTTAGCCTTATTAAAGCTTTTCACTAGAGCAGCTTTGATATTGTTAATTAACATACTTACCTCAGTTGTAATGGAATAGCAGGAAACCAGATACGTTTGTACAGAGCGTATTAGATAGTTCCAATACCATCACGTAAGACATGTCTGTTCGACTCGTGAATGCCGGATCAATAACACCGTTGTAAACAACACGTACTCGTTTCTCACCTTCGTAGATTGAATAACATAGGTTGTTATCTTCTGGATTACCAGAGAGAATCCAATCCTGTTTGGTGATGTGTTTGATCATACCACGTAAAGAGTTAGTATCAACAAAGAGATGGTTCGATTTAGCTGGAATTAGTTCATCACGATAGTGAGTAAAGTCATAAGCCGTGAACAGATAGTTACCTGTAATTTTTGTACCGTCATTACCGAACTGCCATGTATTGGCCTTTGGTAATTCTGTAGTCAGTACAATGGAACTAAGATCATAGCGTAAGGTGTTCTCAAAACTAAAAGGGATCTCACCAACAAACCGTAGTGATTGAGCACCAGCTACCAATTTGTAAGGTTCATCAAAACGATCAAACTGATCAGGAACTAAGTCGGTATAACTAAATACAACATCATTCTTCTTATCAAGCATTCCCATAATCTGGAAAGTTGACATAGGCATTCGAACATTGTCCATCACGTAAATAGGACCACCTTTAAACAAAGTGGCTAAGTCAATACGATCATAGAAAAAGTATTCGGGTAGTTCAGGTTTCGGTTGAGTGTCGTCAGGAGATTTCCCCCAGTTTACACGCAACTTAAGTTTGGTCTTGGTACCACCAAGTGATTCGAGAGAAACAAGGGAAGTAGAGGATGGATTTAACTCCACCCCGTACTCATTGTTAATCATCTCGATTACAGCGGACCATGGATCGACCTTTAGATAATCGCGAGTCATGTACATTTAAGGGGCCTCAAATTCAGGTTTGTCGTTTTCAGGGATAGGTTGGTATTGATCCAGATTACCAGAAGGATCAGGGTTGATTAGGTTCTCAGCTTTATAGCCAACAAGACCGATGTTTCCAGCTGGGATAATGTAGTTACCATTATTAAAGCTAGTCTCGCGAATGTCGACACAGCAATTGATACGCCATCTACCATATTGATCATAGTGGTAAGATACTTCAGGACCAACGATCACATCGTTTACAAGAATCAAAGAACTTGCTGAAGACGATACGCGTTTAACACCGATGTTAACAGCAGGCACAATAAGGTTACCAGAACCGTCAACAGAGATATCACCGATCCGTGGCATTACCATACCCAACACGTTAAAGTTGGTGTAAGCAACGTTCCTGAGGAACTGGAGCGGGTAAGAGCAAAGCCCTTCCATCATCTTCAATAACTCACGTTGGATTTCACCGATTGTAATAACCCGTACTAAGTTAGCGCCTGTTGCAATATTAACAGTATCTACGCACAGTTGTTCTAGTTCGATCTCGGTTAGATCCTTAAGACTAAAACCTAAGGTCTTAAAGTAATCGTCCCATGTAATATTACCTTCAACCAATTTACACATGCGATTCATGTAGTGCATCTTGGTAATCTGTTCACAGTAACCACGACCGATCATGTTTTCTTGTAAACTGTACAGTTCCCATTGTTTCAGATAGTTCTGATGCATGGTGGCAGTAGCATGATAGAAGTTCTCGGTAGAGATGTAGTTAGTCATTGGTTCAAACAGATCTTGGATAGCCGTAATGATCTTGTTAGGGATAATCCGTTTAGGAGACATCCAGCGAAGTTCTTCAAAGGTTGGTAACTTAGGTAACAACACTTCATAAGCAGTACAACTTGGAATGAACTCTGACAATTGATCACGTGCTTTCATCCAGCAATAGATAGTGATGATGTAGGCATCCTTTACAGACACTGTCATCTGTTCACCAGTACGTGGATTGTTCAAGGTAACATAGGCGCGGTACTTATCTGTACTCGCTAACTGTAACCATTCGTTCAACAGGCAATTCATTAAGGTACGGACGTTCGAGTTAGAACGGTCAATTACTTCTGAATCCAGTACACGAGTAGACAGAGAACTGTAAGCACTCATAGACATCTTATCGGTGATCCACTGTTCGGAATCATGCTTAACTGCAATGTTGTCACGAGCCAAGTCTTCTTCACGATCTAGCAGTTCTTCAACAGAAATCTTGTTCAAACCTTCAACCACGATATTACGGTTGATGTCATGTTTCTCAAGTTCTACCGATGGTCGGAAGTTAGTAAGGATATCTTTTGAGTTCTGTTCAAGGGTGTATCGAATCAAAGGAATGCCACGAGGGGTCAAGATGTTCTTAACCAGTCGATCGAAGGTATCTTTCTTACCGGCATTACGCTGGATGAAGTTAATGTTACGATACAGCCAAAGACGTTGTCGAGTATCCAGGTAAGGAAGGTAATCATCTAGGTGACCATGGGATGCAAGGTACTCACGAATGTGATAACTATGTGCACGGTTAGTTTTAGCCTGGGCTAAACGAAGGTTCATGATACCTGGTACAAGTGTAATGAAAAGGTTACCCCAGAACGCAGGTAAATACATTTCATCAGTTAAAGCAAAGTTTGGGTTCCACCAACGAATAATGTAAACAGTTATCCAATCTTGCAGATCGTATAGGAACGTATCTTCGTGAGCCTCAACCAGAGACTCATCGTAATAAAGGATTTGTCCGTCAGGTGCATTGATAGCACGGTCGATATCAATAGGGTGTAAGATACCGTTAATAAGGGCAGACTGATCAGGGTATTGTCGAACTAAGTTCTCATACATCACTGAACCAGGGGCATACTCACGAGCTGTAGCTCTATGGTATAATAGATTTTCTTTCGTGAACTCGATCGTTTCCAATGTATCCGCTGAGCGAACGTACATCATCTGATCGGTTACATGATACTCTCCGTTCATGTTCATGTAGTATTTCCAGGTCTCTGGGGCATCTTCATCCGCAATGACCTTTAGATCCCGTGCAATCCACAAATTCATTTGTGTGGCAATAGGACTAAACTTAATAACTACCGACCTGACCAATTTAATAGTATCAGCACGATAAACATCAAAATATACGCTACTCATTGTAACATTCTCACTTGTTTAATTTGGAGTTTCAAAATGGCTCAAAAATTACCGGTGATTACTTATCCGAAACTAGCCGCTCAGCAACTCGGTTCTAAAGCTACACCCACTAACGCATTGTTAAACCAACTACGGAAAGATCCGTCGGCTGGTAGTGGTGAAGGCTCAAGGCCGCGTGTTGATATCAACCGCTTTACAATGGATAAGGTATCACGTAATACATCCCAAGAGATTACGGACAGCGATGCCGTAATGCAAACATTACCAGACTTGGAACTGGTAGAAACTGTGGTGGTTGGTTCTACCATCGACCCTAAGTCTTTGAACGAACCTAACCTGCTATTTACAGTTGACCAGTCTTTGTTTGATAGTGAACTGGGTGCTCTTCTTCTGGAGCCAATCGAGACATACTTTAAGAAGGACTATAAGATTGACGACCGACTGGATTTGATCCTTCGTGACTGTCTCTTCTATAAAGGTTCTTCTATTCTTTGTGTCCTCCCTGAGAACGTCCTTGACAACCTTATTAACGGTCGTCGACAAGTAACCATGGAGAACTTCAAACAGGCTGACAAAATCGTACGTGCGAAAGCAGGCGAGTCTCTGGGTATGCTGGGTTCCCCTAAAGAAGGTGATACGGTATCTCTCGAAGGTTATGGCAATGATGAGACCTTACGACACATTAACGGTTGCAAATACCTGACCGTTACAGATAACCCTGAAGTATTGAAGCTTCCAGGTATTAGTGATGTTACTCGTGCAACTCGGATTAAATCTAAGTTGAGTCGTTATCGCGTATCGATGGAAGAAGAAGTCCATAAGTTTGATAACGCGCAGATTGAAAACTTGTACAATGCGACAATGGCTGGTTCTGAGAACACACAAATCATCACCTCACCGAAGTTCATGAACAGACCTTCTGTAGGGCACCCTCTGGTAATGCCATTCCCTAGTGAATCCATTATCCCGGTATTTGTTCAAGGCCGTCCATACGAGCACGTAGGCTATTTCTTGTTGGTAGACCAAAACGGTTATCCGGTATCGAAAGACTCTACTCGTGACTTCTACGGTGAACTACAATCTGGTTGGAAGTCTGGTACAGGCGGCAATAGTAACTCTGAAGTTTTGCGTTTGACTCGTGAAGCGATGGGTGATAATGCTAACAAGTCTGACTATGAAGTTGATCACATTCAAAACGCATACAACGCTATCATTGTTAACGACCTTAACAACCGTCTGCGTAACGGCATGTACGATCAAGAACTTGAAGTGGGTCTGACCCAAGAAGTTCAACGAATCATGTTGTACCGTAACTGGAAAGCTAAATCTACCCAGTTGGTTTTCATTCCACAAGAACTGTTAACCTATATTGCTTTTGACTACAATGCTAACGGTATTGGTGAAACACTCATTAGTCGTACCAAGATCCTTTCTACTATCCGTACTACTCTGCTCTTTGCAGAAACCATGGGCGGTATTAAGAACGCCATGGGTCGTAAGAAAGTAAGTATCACAACTGATGCTCATGACCCTGACCCAGAAGCAACAATTGACGGTATCCAAAGTTTGATCTTGGAACAAGGTCAACGGGCTTTCCCGCTAGCTGCTCCAGACCCTGCACAAACAATGGATGCATTGGTACGTTCGGGCTATGACTTTGAGATTAACTCCAACGGCGCGGCTTATGCTGAAACGAAAGTTCAGTATGATGACTACAATACCACAATCAATGCCGGTAACCCTGAGCTACAGGATCGTATTCGTCGCATGCATATCTCTGCATTCGGTATTCCTCCTGAGAAAGTAGACCCAATGTCTAGCCCTGACTTTGCAACCTCGATCGTACAAAACGACTTGGTAGCTTCGCGTAAAGTTAAGGAACGTCAGAAAGCATTCTGTGCACACCTGACTAAGTTCATCCGTACCTTTACTGATCACAGTTCTATCCTTCGTAATCGGATGTACGAGATTGCTCGTGATAACATCGCGATGATCACTGCACCCGAATTGAAGTCGCTCGATCTGGCTGAAATCGTTGACCAATTTATTCTGGCTGTTGAAGTAGGCTTGCCTGCTCCAGATAACACCCAGCACGAACGTCAATTGGAAGCTTTGGAAGTTTACGAACGACTGCTGGATAAAGGTTTGGAATCGTGGGTATCTTCGGACCTGTTCCCTGAGGAATTCACACAAGTTCCTGGTCTGGCTGAAGATGTATTAGCGCAGATCAAAGCAGCAATGATGCGTAAGAACATGGCAGCTAACAACATCCTTCCTGAATTGGATATCTTTACAGAGATGGATGGTGATAAACCTGCATTTAGTATCTTGGACTTTGTAGGTCAGAAACAAGCTACTATGACCAAAGCTTTTCTTGAATACGCTAAACACTCACAGCTGTTTAAGAAACGTCTGTCCGAACTCTATGCGAAAGTATTTGAGACCGCAGCTGATGGCGACAACATGGACGCTGGTAGTGACTATGGTGATGATTCCAGCAGTGAAGGCGATGACGACTTCGGCGGTAGTAGTTTTGACTCCATGGATGACTTACAAGCATCTGATGATAGCGGGTTCAATATGGACGAACCTGGTAACTCTACACCAGAAGAAACAACAGATGGTGAACCTAACCTTGATGGTCTGGAAGATCCAATGCAAGCAGAAGAAGCAGAGCAAGAAGCTGACGTTGCTGAAGAACCACCTGAAAACGTGGCATGACAACATAACGCCCTCCCCAATCGGGGAGGGCTTATGCCGTATATTTTTTTTTATCCTTCTACACCAAGGAATCTGTAGTAAGCTGTTTCATGTCGCAGTGGGTGAGCTGGGTAACGACCACCATCTACAAGTTTAGCGTCTGTCCAATTGATCTTGTTCGCATCGTAGTTATAACGAATATTGTTAGTTGCACAATAAACGAAATACTGTTCGATTGGAATATCTGGGTTATGTACACCTGGTTCTCGAATGTTGTGGTAATCAAGCATCCGACCATAAGCACCAATCAATGGCATCTGTTTAGCGGTAATATCTACAAAACGTCCAGGAGCCTTGAGACTCTGTACAGGTTCGTAGTACTGAAAGAATGAAGCACTATCAACTACGACAAAGAATGTCTGAGACAGTTTCAGGTAAGCTCGTACACACTCATCTGATTTCAACTTGGCTACGTTGATTAAGGTTGGATCTTTAGGATCAATATCTAAACCCAGTGAACTCAAATCCAAATCACGGATAGAACTAATGATTCGATCTAAGAACATCATGTTACCAAAGTTAATGCGCCATGTACGGTCAGAGGTTCGAACATAAACATTTGATAACACATTCAAGAATCCACCAGAGACAAACAGAACTGTCTTATTCTCAAGGTCAACATCTGCTGGCATGGTTAGATAAGTGCCATTCCATAAATCGGAATCAACACCACGTGAGATCATCTCGTCCTTAATAGGAACATACTTAAGTTTACCAATCGTTTCAAAAGAGTATTGACCAATTTGATTGTCGTTACATTTTCGAACAGTGGTATTACCATCGTAAATCCGTACACCTTCGTCAGTCCAGTCAGTTAAGTGATAGTAACCATTAACAGTTGTCATGGAATGATCACGGATAAATTCTGGTGTGAATTTAGGGTGGGTCATCAACAGATCTTCTTTAACAAACTTAGAAGCTGTTGAATTGATATTTGCATTACGTCCAATAGGGCGAATGTTATAGCCACTATGCCAAGCTTGGGCATACTTAACTAAACGTACATTTTCGTTCGGTAGTTCTTTATCAAATGGAAGTGTTTTATTACCAACACTTGTTAACCATTCTTGTACCGTCATGACTGGAGATACACCCACAATCAAATTGGTAACATTAACCCAATGAAGGGCTTTCAATATAGGTTTGCCTGGACCTGGGTATTCGACATAAAGGTAGATGTCACCATAAGTTGCAGATAGTGTGGACACTAACGCATTGGATAAATCTGCTTCAGCCCAACGGCCAGATCTGCGGTCTAGTCGATAACGACTACGTACTAATTGGTACATAAATACCTCCGTAATAAAGTATTGGTCAATCCTATGTGAAATTCACATCATTACGCTAACAACGGCGCACCAGCGCTACAACAGGAGGGCGCAATGGCTTACAGTACAACTAATCTGTACCCAGAAGACCTTAACGGAACAAATCCGCTCAATTTAATTACAAATGAAATTCATAATCTTCAACCACCTGGTCCTAAAGATTTCTATTTCATTATTCCATTCGCTGCGCCTTTCTTTGTAGATTCGCTTGAAGTATATAACGTTGCCACTGGTGCGAAGTATGTCGAAGGCGACGATTACTTAGTAGGTCACCGTTTCATTGAAGCGATGGATTCTATTGGTCGACCAATTGCTGGTAGTATTCGATTCCTTCGGTTTGACATTGTTGGTCAAGTTCGTTTGCGCTATCGTACTATTGGTGGACAGTGGGGTTTCAGTGATCAAGCGATCCTGGCTGAATTGGCACGTGTGCATCTTAACCCGCTACGTCGTAGTTGGGGCGACATTGATGTCTTGCCGTATTCGTTCCCACCATTTGAACATGATCAGAGTTTGGATACTCTGGTAGGCTCTAAAGAACTCAAAGCAGCTCTGGATCACATTGCTGCCATTATGGAAGCAACTGCATCCGGTACAACCGAAAGTCACCTTGTTGATTACAATAACCCTCACCGGGTAACTAAACAACAGGTAATGTTGGGTAATGTACCAAACTTCTCAATGGCTACTGACGAACAAGCGATCGCATCGCTGCGTAACGACTTGTTTATGAACCCACGTGGTACTTTGTTATCCATTCAAGAACACGCATTGAAACCACTTAATGCACACATCAATGCAACTGGTAACGTCCACAACATGGTTCCTGCTGATATCGGTCTGGGCAATGTCCCTAACTATCCAGCAGCTACTCCAGCACAAGCGATTGACCCAACCAACACAACTACATTGCTGACACCATACACTGGCGCACTGCTTGTACAGAAGTTGGCTAACGACCCGCGACTTGATCAACTGATCATCGACTTTAACAATCACCTTACTGCTCATAACCCGCATGGTATTACACCTGCTATGATCGGTACTTTAACCACACAAGAAATCGAACAGCGTATCGCTCAAGGTTCTGGTGGTGGCGGTGGTGATGCGGATACTTTTGGCGGATTGACTCCTTCGCAATGGGAAGCTAAGTTCCCTGTGAATGCTGACATCAATCAGATGCTGACTGAGACTGGTGATATTTACCTAGACAAGTTAACCGCGATTAACGCTGTTGATATGACAGACCCAATTACCCCTGAGATCATTGCCCGTCGTAATGCAACTAAAGTAAGTTGGGCATTTGGTGGTTATGCAGCGTACGGTATTTATAACTCTCTTGCCGAAGGGCGGATTGTTTCAAGTAGCAGTACGATTGTTGGCGATGATAGTTTCAGTAAAGAAACATTCGCTGATGCCGCTAACCGTTGGTCGTCTGACAAGAATGCTAACTACTTCATTGAAGGTAATGGTTCTCTGCAAGTTTGGGGTAGCGAAGCAGTTAAACCTCCAGCAGGTTATCTGTCTGAAAGTTTCAACCCAGCTAATGCCAGTAAGATTGTTAAAGCTTCTAAGGATTACGTGTGGCTTGTTAACGCCTCTAACAAACTGTTCCGGTTTGATCGCGCAGGTACTACTACCCCTGAACTTCCATCTGACGAAATCTTAGATTTGATCATTGGTAACGGTCTGGTAGATCCACGTCCAGTGGGCGTAGCTGAAACAGGTACCGACTGGAATAACGTTACAATCAAACCGATTGGTGACGCTAGTTGGATCTCAGCTTTTAACGTAGCTATGGTAAACTTGCCTGTCGGTCAGAAGTATCATGACTCGCGTATCGCTAGTGAGTACATCAACCTGATTACTTACACTGGTAACGTACCTGATCCTAACGACCCTAATGCTGTTGACAACCGTGTCTACTTCTTGCATATCTACAAAATCAATTATAATGCGGCGATTACTCTTACTGAAGTTACTAATCAGATAGATATCAAAAACCACACTACTAATGAAATTGTTAAAGCAGATACCATTCGCGGTGTTACACAAGTAGCAGGTAGTTATACTCACTTCGTGTTTACAAAACCACGTCCTAACTCCACCCTGTGTGACTTGTTGTCTTACGGTGATAATAGTCAGGGTCAATTGGAAATGCTGCCTACCTCGGCCCCGTTCCTTTCGATTGCTGCTGGTTATCAATACACCGTAACGATTAACCGTCAGAACTTTGTTGAATTCTGGGGTAACTCTGAAGACAACTCATTGTTCTATCGTGGTGGCGCTTTCATTCCATCACCGGGAACGGTAGTGGCTAGGCCAGGAGCTAACTAAATGGCAATGTCTAACTTCACAGCGGCGTTCAACCGTTTCAAAGCCTTGCTCAATCAATACAGCAATGCCACGATCGATATGATGAAAGTCGTACGAGATCGTTTGAACTCCCACACTGATGCGGTAGGTAACGTCCATGACCTGGAGCCTGCTGACATCGGTTTAGGTAACGTACCAGATTGGTTACCAGCTACAACAGACCAAGCTAAGAGCGCATTGTCTAACTCTGCGTTCATGACCCCACGACGTACCAACGACTACGCGAATGAAAATATCTTTGCGGTTATTGGTGGTTCGTTCAAAGCTGCGGCTGATAAACTTTAACCGATATGGTGACGGAAGGGGCTCTGTGTTTTTTACACGGGAGTCCCTTCTGTTATTTTTTATATGGAGAAAACTATGTCCGATGTAATCGTACAATTACCATTAGATAGAACTGGACGAAGTCCGGATAACCTTATCTCTGGTGAAGAGCATACGCTCGAAGTTACTCCCGGTTTCCCTTACCGGATTATTACCCTCGAACACGGTGGGTTCTATGTAAAAGGTCTGCGTGTATATGACGCTAACTACAAACAGCTGAAAGCTAACACCGATTACATTGTGACTTACGTTTATAAGAATGCAAGTGAATCTACAGGGCTTGATATCTGTGGTGCCATTGTGTTCCTCGATCAACAACGAACAGGTACTGTATTCACATCAGCACAAATGGTCGGAGGTGATCTTTGTTACAGCTTTACAGTAGTAGAAGACTACGTTAAATACTTTAAATCGCAACCAATTAACTACATTCCATTCTGGATGGACTATGTTGGCAATGAACCACTCTGGAAGCCCGGTGAACTCGCTCAAGAGCGTTGGCATCTTGATACCTATCAACCCTTCAACAACGCAGTTGAAGAGCTGACAGTGACCGTAGAAGGTGGGGATGGTACAGAGGAAGATGAACTGCGTAAGAAGATTGACGAAGATTATAAGAAGTTCTTAGAACTGTTTAACGATCGTCTAGACTTACACATCCAAGACATGAGTAACCCTCACGTTGACGTTAAGAGTCATCAGGCTATTGGTTTGAACCTGTTAGAAAACTATCGGGTTGCAACGGAAGCAGAAGCAATCGAAGCAGTAAAGAATGATGTTTATCTAACGCCATATCTTAGTGGTTTGACAATGGACGAATGGGCATTGAAACCTTTGCGTCTACACATTGCTAGAACTGATAACCCGCATAACGTTACTATCGAACAAACTGGTTCGAATACAAAGCTACAAGTTAATCAGTTAGCTGAATCGAAATACGGTGTTGAGGAAACAGTAGCTAACGCAACATACGGATGGTGGAATGACCAAGAATGGTCTTATGAAAGACTGTACGAATATATCCGTCGCGATATCCCTGCACAGAACTTCTCTGTGGGTGGTCAGAATGGTTATATGAATCCACTGCGTTTAGGCTACGGTCAACCAAGCGATAAGAAAGTATTGCTCTCTAACCAAGTTTGGACTGATTTTGATTCATTGACTACAACATTCGTAGACACTGTTTCTCCACAGATAAACGTATTAGATGCAAAGATCTTTGCTAACCAAACCGAAGCACATAACCTTGTATTAGTTCAGCCTTGGGCATGGACGGTACCCACAGGTTCCATGGCATTCTATCGCTGCAATTATAGCGCGTGGTGGGGACTTGGTAACGGTGCAACCGTTTATACTTGGGCAATGACTTACTGTTCAATCAAGACCGATGCTGGTTGGGTAGCGGTGTAAGGAGTTTAAAATGGTACCAATTTTACATCCCCTTCCACTAGACTGGACCGGGCAAGCGACATCAAACGTAGTAACGATGGATTCGTATGACATTATGGATCAGGCAGATGAACCTTACAAAGTCGTTGTACTGGACAAAGGTTATTTTTATCTTCATGATCTGGTTGTTATGAATCACTTACAGAAGCCTCTCCTTTATGGGGAGGATTACCAGTGCATCGCGATGAATAAAGACGTTGTCACTAAAACAGGTTTTAATGCTTGTGCTGTTATCGTCATTAAGAATCCACAGGTTAATAACAAAGTATTTGTAACTGCCCGTATGGTCGGTGGTGAGTACTGTGCATTGACTGATGCTGTAATCGATATGGCTAACGGTCTCTTGGCTGGTGGTAAGCGTAAAGTTTACTGGAAGAACATTTATGGTAAACCAAATGACTATCGTCCTAACGGTCACCAACATGCTTGGTGGGAATTGTTTGGTTTTACAGAAGCTACAAAGACCATTAAAAGAATGCGTGTTGCACAACAGATAAGTACTGCGAAAGACTTCCAAGGCGTCTACGATAGCTGGCGAGCACAGTACAACAACATGTCTAACCTGTTGAAAGATATTGAAGCACGACTCACCACACACATCAATGACACGTTTGACCCACATGTTGTAACTAAGACACAGATTGGTTTATCGCTTGTATTTAATGGTGCTCCAGCAACCTTTGATGAAACGCGTGCTGGTAGTGGTACATTAAACAACAGTTACGCAACTCCTTTGCGGGCGAAACAATCCTTTGAATATAACTTCCTGCCACAATTGGAACAACACGAGAACGATTTCAATAACCCACACCGAGACAGCTATCAGTCTCTGAATACTTATTCTGTTACACAGTTGCAACAGAAAGGTACCCTTTACTACAATAAAGGTTCTACTGTTAAATATACTGCTCGTTATGGTGGACATCCTTGGGATGATATCTATACAGGCATTCGGAACCTGGTACCAATTGGTAATATCACCAGCGGTGTATTAAAGATGGACCAGTTCAGCGATATGTTGAACCCGCCCGTAGACTACATCCTATCGCCAACTGTTTCAGGTACTCCGAACTGGCGTTCAATTCGTGAGGTACTTACACAACACGTTAAGAAAGGTAACCAAGTGTTTTATGTAGCGGGTACCTTTGGATACGATCTCAACGGTATTGCAAACATTTTTAACCAGATTATCGGTCCTAAGCCAGCAGGATCAATCGGGGTATTTAGATATCAATATGGACACGGTACTAGTTCTGGTAATGGTGGTATCACCGTGTACCTTCCGAACATTTCATTCGTACGTTGCAATGGTTCAACGTGGACTACTTAAACTAGAGGACTAACCATGTCAATTAAGAAAATACCTCTCGACCTTGAGGGGAATTTACCGTCTAACTATTTTGTCTCGGAAGAACACTCTGTTACAACTGCACGTAATAAAGTTAACCGTGTGATTGTTCCGGAACATGGCGCTTTCTTTAATGACAGTGTTGAAGTCCGTGATGCTAACGGAGTTGTAGTTACGCGGCGTGAAGGTCTCGAACTTACGTATCACTACGAACTGTTCTCTGAACTGACAGGTAAAGGTGTGTCAGCGCTGATGATCATTACAGACCCGGCGCGCCCATCCCCTTTCAAAATTACGTATCGTGCTGTGGGCGGTAGCTTTAGCCTTTCTGTTAAAGAACTAAAAGACGTCATCGATTTTGCATCTAACAACACTGAGAAGATCAAGTGGGATGACATTATCGACAAACCTTCAGCATACGTGCCTAGTCCACACTTTAACAAATACTGGCAGCTGTATGGCCTTGATAGTATCGTTACTAACTTACGTCGATTTGCAGATGCTTGGGCTGTAGGTCGTAAAGGGATGATTGAAGCAACGACTGAATATTACCAGGATTACATCAAAGAGATTGAAGCAGCGGTAGAAGCTTATACTGCACGAGTAATGGCTCACATTACAGATCGTAGTAACCCTCATAAAACCGATAAGTTCAAAGTTAACTTAGGTGAGATCAATAACTGGCCGCTGGCTGACTATGTTACTGGTGTAAGTCTTACCGATAATGAACGCTATCAATCGATGGGCGGTATATATAACCAACTGGTTACCAATGCCGTACCGGTATTGAATAGTCACGTTACAGACTACGCTGTTGCTGGACGCCCTACACCACACAACCTGACACTTGCACAACTAAACATTTACAGTCGTGCGGAGATTGATGAAATCTTTACTCATCGTCTTTTGACAACGTCAGTTGCATACAACACCAATAACTTGGTGGGTGTCGATTGGGTAACGTTCTACAACACACTTCGTTCTAATCTCGATGTGTCTAACGTAGCTCGTGCAACACGATTTAACCAGAACCAGTTAGGTGAAATTCCAGCAGGGGCGGACCCAACACAATACGCTTTGTTAGGTAATGGAAAATACGCTCTGTATAAAGACTTGATGAAAACCTACAACGATACTCAAGGCAGTATCTATTACATCGGTTATTATGGTAGCGTTGCTGCGGCTATGGCTGCGGCTGATGCAATGCCCGGTCTTTCTCCTGGTACTTATTTTGTGGGGAGTATTCCTAAGGGTTACCACGACCTTACGCTTTACGGTGCAGCTCTGTACAAACGTGATGCTAACAACAAAACACAATTTATTATGGGATAGGTAACTACCAATGTCTGAAGAAAACGAAATTTATCGTGAGTCTTATGCTCACTTGTTTAACAAACTGAATGGCCTTCATGTGTACTCTATTCAGGGCGACGAGAACTCTATCGATCTTTACGATCCGCGGTTGTTCCACGTACGTTATGCTCCGATGAGTATTCAGTACGAGATCCTTGAAGGACAGCTACATATTGCTGAAGATGGTACTATCACCGACGATTGGAAAATTGTTCTACTGACTGATCGTAAACAAATGGTATTGGAACGCTCGCTTAATATGGCAGCGGAAACCAAAATCACCAGTGTTTATCCGATTGCTACACAGATCAACATACTGAGTCGCACCATTAAGAAAATTGCTGAAGCAGCTGGTATCGAAACCGAAGAACTCGATGAGATGGTTTCGTATATCGATCACTGTATCACAACTAACCAGATTCATAAGGAGTTCTACCGTGGAAGCGAAGATGTTGAATACATCACTGACGAAGCTGTTGCAGCTCACAAGTCCCGAGCAATGGAAGGCGGTATCCATGAGTGGCTTGGCGCAAGACCTATTAATGGTGGACGCATTTTCGGGTCAGATAGCTAAGTTAATCGTAGAGTACCTTGAAACCCTACCGGAGCCTTACTGGTTTCATCGCGACAAGATAAACAGCAAACCTACAGCGGGTACAAATAAAGCCGATTACTATTTCATGGGTAATCGGCAGATGCCTGCTGAACTTAGAGATGTACTTATGGCTCTGGCTCCAACGATCGATAAGTACAAGCCTAAAGAGATCTGTTTAAACCGCTATGAGATCGGTACAGGGATGCCTGAGCATGTAGACATCGCGATGTACCGCCACAACATGGTATTACCTCTGTGTGACCTTGGAGATGGCTTGCTGGTAGGCGATAAGTTCTACAAAGACAATCCTGGCTCCGGCTTAATCATGCCCTTCAAATCACCGCCCCATCAGGTACCCCCTGTAAAACACAGGCGCTATACTTTAATCTATCTTTATGAGTAAATAACCATGTATAAAAGATACGATAAACTTACAACTGAAGAATTTGAGAGTCTTGTAGCCTTAAGTAAAGAAGTAACATTCAAAGAAGCTAAAGGCTCTCGTGTACGTGTTGGTGCTAATGCTCCAAAGATAATGAGCGTATACAACTATTCTAAATGGTTTACGTGGAAAGCAAAACAGCGTGATCTATTTAAAACATTCTTTCCTGCACAGGCCATTGAGAAAGCTACCCAAGGTTGGTTTCTTGAAATCCCTGAGAATAAAGGTTTTCTAGACACGATGACATATTGGGTAGGTAAACCTACTAGCGGTCGTGTTATTGCTACAGCACTTAAAACACAAAGTATCATAATTGATGATGAATCTGTCCGTGTAAAGAAAGGCGAACAGATCGGCTTCAGTTTGGAAAGTGTCCATTCAATCAAACCTTCGGCTGAAGGTCAGCTTTGGGCTTGTGTGATGATTCGCGGTTGCTACAACAAAGTAAGCGATTAACTGCACAATCTTACAATGGTATTTGTAAACCCTCCCTAAGGAAATTGACATGGCTGATCCAGTTCCAAATCCAATTGACCAACAACTTATCAACGTTGTTCGGACTTGCTATTCCGCAGCACTGCAAACAACTAAGTATCTCGGACTTACACCGTTCGTTATGCTTGAGAACACAACCCTTAACCAAAAGTACGGTATTCAAAATGGCGTAGCTCCAGCTGCTGGCGAGATGCCAAACGTACGATACATGGTTATTGGTAACATGGGTCACTACACCATCAAAGCTTCTGATGGTTCTGATGAAACAGCAAACGTACTGCATCGCTCTAATGACGCTGCTTTGTATAACGGTATTCCTTTCGTGGTTCGTGAACCAACTAATGATTTACCTGCTGATCGTCGTGACCTGTATTGCCTGCGTACACAAGAAACTTATTTCGGTAAACCTTACATCGTTTATTATGGTCGTCGTATTTCGATGACTGGTGTTCGTCCACAACTGTTGGAAATCACCGTAGTAGATGGTGTAATCCAAACCGATACTTACACCCCGACCGTTAACGACTTGAACCCTAAGCCACCAGCTATTCCAAATACTGGTACTGTAATCGGTTCTAACAAAACTATCTCAGCTTCTGCTATCGTTAAGGTTAACTTGACTGCTGAAGAAATCCGTGAGATTACTAACGGTCACCGTATCCGTACTAACTCTAACCGTTCTCCGATCATCTCGGAAATTGGTTTGTGTTCTGGTGTAGACAAGCGTGTCAACGCACCTAGTTCGGGCGGCCCTGCTTTCCAATACCTGGAAGTTATCGCTTGCCAAGTGAACGTGTTCATCTCTACTAACCATCCAATCGGTTACAACTCGAACGGTCTTAACCTGACCTTTGATATCGGTGGTGTGGAACCTACCTTGGGCTCCAATGCGGTGAACCAAGCTAAGTTTGTATAAGGACATGAATTATGTTGGTGATGCCTAAAAGTAAACAAGCTTTTAGAGTCGCTGGATTTGACCCTGGGTCTTCAAACCTGGGGTTTAGTTTAGTAGAGGATACTCTAGACGGAAAACCTTCAATCGTAAAAGAATCATTTACCGTAAAGTTGAAGGACACCCAGTTTGGGTATGCAAACATCGGAGACCAACATGGTAGTCGCGTAGTCAGATTAATGATCATGCATGACGAGGTGTTGAATCTGCTTCGTAAGCATAGACCACACGCAGTTGTAATCGAATCTAACTACTTAGGTAAGTTCGCAACTAGTTTCGCAGCGCTTGTAGAATGTGTGTTTATCATACGACAAGCAGTTTATACCTACGATCCTTACATGCAGCTTTACATGGTAGATCCTACCACAGTGAAACTGAATACAGGGATGAAGAAGGTCAAAGGTACTGACAAAGAAGACGTTAGACGTCACCTCAGAGCTTGTGAGGATCTAGAATGGGAAGTAGATATCGATACGTTAGATGAACACAGTGTCGATGCTTCGGCCATCGCTTATTACTATATCAAACAACTCTTGTAGAGGCTATGATGCTTAACATCAAAATATGGCTCTTCTTAGGTATACTCGCTATTGGCTTGGGAGGTTTTGCTTTCCACCAATATAAATCTACGTTGATCGAGAATGGCAGTTTAACTAATCAGAATGTAACTCTAACTGAAAACTCAGAGTACAAAGATTGGTCAGCTGCCATTACTGATAAGGTGGTGAAAGAATATGTTCAAGAAAAGACCCAAACAACAATAGAAAACGAACATGTCCGTAAAGAGGCTATCGATGAGTTTATTAAAGATAGTGAAACAAAAGGTCCTACTGGTAAAGTCATCTCTGATGATGATGACCTTGCTCGTGTTGCTAAGCTCGCTAAGCGCATGCACGACTACTACTGTAGTGCCAGCCCCGAAGACGTACGATGCAATACCGTCAACACTTCTCCTCCCGTGTCTAAAGTCTTACCCTCCAACTGAAGAAGAACTGAAGAGTGCCCTTACGGTTTATCCAACTGCGAGAGATGACAAGGAAGCCCGATTATTGATGATGGCCGATGCATGGTTTGTACAAACTGGCAATGTCATTAACTGTAATAAACAGATAAAGAAAATCTTTGAATGGAACTCTCAACATTTGGAGAATCGACATGACACTGGAAGACACTCTAACTGATTTAGGTAATGCTACCTTTTCAACCGTGTTGAACTATCGTGCCGTTTTAGCATACGTGAATGCCTGCTTTACAAAAGCGGGTTTGCCACACGTAACTGGAGATACGCCAAGCGATCAGGTCTTAGAACAGATCTATGCAATGGCGGATGTAGACTTACAAACAGCTTTGCTCGCTAGGCCCCTGAAGGATCAGAAACCCGATAACAAATTTAAGAAAGTACTGGTTACATCCGGTATCTTGATTAGTGTCTTGCTCACTGTTGTTGTCCTATTGAGTATACTAGGTCACGGAATGATTACACCCGAAGTAATGGAAATTTTAAAAGAAGTTGCTAGTGGTGTATTCGAAGTGATTAAATTGCTGATTGGTAAAACCTAAAAACAAACATACTTCCTCTCCTAACAAGGAGAGGATTTATAATGCTATGTAGACTAAGTAAGTTTTTTACATAAGTCATAACAGAGGACTTAACATGAGCGATCGTTTTCCGTACAACATGCCCTCACGGGCAGCGCTTGTAAAATTGGTTCGCGAAGATCAAAACAAACCTGAGTTGAAAGACCAAGACGTTACGTTTGAAGACATTTTCTTTTCACCGACCGAATTAGAACCTGGTCGTACCTTTATTGAGATGATTGATCGGATTACACAAATCAAAGATTGGTTTGTTTATCGCCGTTTGAATTTGTCAGACCCTGCTTGCTTGGGTCCACTCGTATCGATTAAAATTATTGGTGATCCATCTCCAGCAGCCATTGCAAAAGAGATCAACCGTTCCTTTGGGATGACGTTCGGCCCAGATGACGTTTCGTTCTCTGATGAATACATCCCGGTAAGTAACGGCGAGTTTGAATACGAACTACGTGCCTTGACTGGTAGCTATGCTTACTTCGGTAAGACCAGAGTTATGGTAAAGGTTATACAGAGTTCCCGTTGGACGCGATTCCTTGAAGATGGACGAATTCGTTATCTCGAAGATGGTATTCCTCGTGAACTGGAACATTGATAGGTGACATATGTCGACACTACTCTTAAAAGGATCAAAAGGTCCTGAAGTACTAGCTTTACAGAATAAACTGGTGAAGCTCGGCTACGACCTTAAACCAGATGGAGACTTTGGTAAGATTACTTACGACGCGATTGTGGATTTCCAAACTAAGGCAGGTATTGGTATTGATGGTAAAGTAGGCAACGGTACCATGGGTGCAATTGATGCTAAACTGAATACGCAGTCTGGTCCAGTTGTAGATACACAATCTAAATTAACAGAAGCTGATTATGTCTGGGCTGCCCAACAATTAAATGTTGAAGTAGCTGCCATCAAAGCAGTTAGTGAAGTTGAATCTCCTAAAGGTGCATTCCTTGCAGATGGTCGACCACCTATTCTGTACGAACGCCACATTATGCGTCGTAGATTGTTACTAAGAAATATCGATCCTGTACCATTTATTGCCAAGTACCCTGATCTAGTTAATACTGCAACAGGTGGTTATCTTGGAGGTACAAAAGAATATGAGCGTTTAGATAGAGCCATCACAATTGATCGTGACTCGGCGCTAGAATCTTGTTCATGGGGAGCTTACCAGATTCTTGGACAACATTGGAAAGCCATTGGTTATAACAATGTTTCTGAATTCGTTACAGCTATGTCCACTTCTGCACGTGGACAATTAGAAGTGTTTGTACGCTTTATCAAAATAGACCCAGGTTTGAACAAGGCTTTACGCAATAAAGACTGGACCGACTTCGCTGCTCGTTATAACGGGCCAAATTACGCTATAAACAAATACGACGCGAAATTAAATACCGCGTATCTTAAATATAGCTGAGTCATAGTAGAGTACATTACTCTATGAGTCTTAAAATAGTAAGACACACCGGTGTGTAACATTACTTTTAAAAAAGGAATACAAAGATGGCTGATCCAGTCGATCCTAAAGATGCAGGTAAAATTTCCCACTTACCACCACTGTCGATTGTGACAGGTGATGAGTTGATGGAAGTTGTTGCTCGCGACCAATTTGGTGTTCTTAAGAACTACCGTTTATTGATTAGCAAAATCCGTACGAACCAAGGTTTGTCTGCTTATGAAGTAGCAGTTAAGAATGGTTTCCAAGGCACCGAAACAGAATGGCTTGCTTCCCTGCATGGTCAATCAGCTTATCAGCTGGCTGTGTCTCTTGGCTTCGTTGGTACAGAACAAGAATTCCTGGATTCGTTAGTTGGTCCAGGTGCTTATGAAACTGCTGTAGAGTTGGGTTTCACAGGTACTAAACAAGAATGGCTGGATTCGATGAAAGGTCAGTCCTCTTATCAACTGGCTAAACAACTGGGTTTCGAAGGTACTGAAGCCGAGTTCATTGAATCCCTGCATGGTGAGTCCGCTTACCAAACTTGGTTGAAACTCCCAGGCAACGCTGGCAAAACCGAAGCACAATTCATTGCGTCCATTAAGGGCGAGAAAGGTGATAAAGGTGAAGTTGGTGAACAAGGCCCTCCTGGCGCCAAAGGCGATAAAGGAGACAAGGGTGATACCGGCGCAGCTGGTGAACAAGGTATCCAAGGCGTAAAAGGTGATACCGGCGCCAAAGGCGATAAGGGTGACAAAGGGGATACTGGCGATGCTGGTCCTCAAGGCATTCAGGGCCTTAAAGGAGACAAAGGCGATAAGGGTGACACCGGTGAAGAAGGCCCAGAGGGTCCTCAAGGTGTGAAAGGGGATAAGGGCGACAAAGGCGATATCGGTGCACCCGGTAAATTCGTTAACGTCATCGACACCGTAACCCGTGAAGACTTTGAAGAAAACATCTTCCCACTCACTACCCACAAAATCGGCGATGCTTGGTTTGTAACCGATAACGAATCCACTGTATTGTGGATGTGGACTTACGGTGAAGGTGGTATCGGTGGTCGTTGGGAAAGCTCTGACAACCTGCGCGGACCATCGGGTACCGGTCTTGTTATCAAAGGTAAGTGGCCTGATGCCATTGCTCTTCCAGTTAGTAACGCCCTGAAAGGTGATACCTACGCTTGGAAGAACGCTCTTTGGACTTACATGCTCAAAGAAGGTCAGACCGAAGAAATCCCTGCTAACATGGCATATTTCCAGATCGTACCAGAAGGTCCTAAAGGCGATCAGGGTATCCAAGGTATTCAGGGTCCTAAAGGTGACAAGGGCGATACTGGTGCAACCGGTCCTGCTCGCGCGGCTTACTCCGTCGTTGGTGAACTGGCTAGCCCAGATGACTTGCCTTCTATCGCCAACGCCAAACCGGATGAAGCTTACGTTGTAACCGTTCTTGATGGTTCGAAGCATCTCTACGTGTTTAAAGCTAGTGCTCCACAAGCTTGGATCGACACTGGTCCTATCACCGGTCCTAAAGGTGATAAAGGGGATCGTGGCGAACAAGGTATTCAGGGTCTGCAAGGTGCACCTGGTGCAAAAGGCGACACTGGTGAGAAAGGCGAAGAAGGTCCAGCTGGCCCTAAAGGGGACAAGGGAGACCAAGGCGAACAGGGTGAGAAGGGCGATCCTGGTAAAGACGGTACTAACGTTGAAATCGCTGACGCATACGATACCTTAGCTCTGCTTGAAGCAGCCACTCTTACTGTAGGTAAAGCCTATGGTGTTCGTGACACTAGTACTCTGTACTACGTTAAAGCATTGCCCGCTACTGTACTCAACGGTAACCTGATTGACCTTGGCGAGTTCAAGGGTGAGAAAGGTGCTGATGGTGCGCAGGGTCCTGAAGGACCAAAAGGCGAACAGGGCGAGAAAGGTGACACTGGCGCCGGTCTCGTAATCAGTGGTACTAAAGCTAACCAAGCTGAAATCGAAGCCATTGTTGGTCCGGTTGAACAAGAAGCATGGGAAGCACTGGATACTAGCCATGTATTCATCTTCGTTAAAGGCGCGTGGGTTGACTTAGGTCCTCTGCGTGGCGAAAAGGGTGAACAAGGCGAACAGGGTCCTGAAGGACCAAAAGGCGATAAGGGTGATACTGGTTCTCAAGGTATCCAAGGTCTTGCCGGCGCCAAAGGCGATAAAGGAGACAAGGGTGATACTGGTCCTCAAGGACCAAAAGGTGACACTGGTGAGAAAGGCGACCAGGGTGATCCAGGTGCTGGTCTTGAAACCATTGGTAGTTACCCAACCATCTCCAATGCTCCTGCTGCCTCCGCCGCTAACAAAGGCAAAGCCGTTAACACTGATGACCAAGGTCTCTACATTAACATCTCAGGTACCGAGTGGGTAAACATCGGCCCTGCTGGTGCTCCAGGTCCTCGTGGTCCTAAGGGTGATCGTGGTTCGGAGTGGTTGATCTGGCTGGACGGCATGACTGATCCAAACAGCAACCCTAACTTCGGTCAAGCTGGTGACTGGGTAATGGACCCTACTGGTTGGGCATGGAACAAACAATCCACTACCTGGACTAAGGTGTATCAGTACTTCGCTGCTGGTGTACAAGAAGTTCCTACCGAAGACCTGAACAAGAAGATGGTTCGGTTCAATGGTGGTTGGATCGTATTGCCTGTTGATGCTCCAGTAGCTAACGCTGCTGCTGTCGGCAAGAAATACGTTTGGTCTGTTACCGCTGTTGACGTTGGTGGCTGGGTAGAACAAGCTGACACTACTTTCCCAGAACCTCCTGCCGATGGCAAGCGTTACGGTCGTCTTCGTGCGGTCGATGCCACTGTTGGTGGTTGGTCGGAAATCCCAGCTGCCGGCATCGCTGATCTGACTGGTGCTACTGTTGCTAAGTTCTATGTACGTGAAGCCTTAACGGCAACATCTGGTAAGTGGACTGAGTTCACTCCAGGTATCGCTGCTCCGACTGACCCTACTGGTCTGAAGAAGTACATCCGTACTGCTACTGCATGGGAAGAGTTTAACGTCTACACCCTGTCGGTGCAAGCAGTTCCTGTAGCTGCTGGTACTACCGCAGTTGACCTGCGAACTAACCAAGTTGTTCTGGTTGACCACACTACTAACACTAACAAAGTTATCAACTTTACTAACCCACCAGCTACTGGCCGGGCACAGACTGTTGTAGCTATTGTACGTGGTAATGGTGCTGCTGCTGGTACAATCACATTCCAACTTAACGGTGCTGCCGTAGAGTGGAACGGTGATACTGCTCCGACAATGGGCGTTGGTAAGAACGTCATCACTTTCCTGGTTACAACTACTGGATCGGGTGGTACTCTTGCATCGTTTGCTATCGGTTCTGTTGGTGCACAAACTGGTACTGCTTAATAGCTAAACGGCATAAACGCCTCTCCTTCGGGAGAGGCTTTATGTTGTCTATTGCTTTAAAGCTAATTTAGCCATACTGAAATAACGTGCATCAATAAATTCAAAATCCATATGAATTAATTTAAATGCACGGAATACATCGATCTCGGTTTTCTTTTCATCAATGCTGGCTTTAGATACATCGTGCTCAAAGATACGTGGACTGATGAAGTTAAAGTCATTCATACGCGCTTGCGCTAATGCTTCGTTATGCATCTTAATCCAGTCAATGAAACTGTAGGTAATAATAGCTGCAAAGTGTTTATCCAAGAACATGGGAGTAATTTCTTCCATGGGGACGTTTACAACTTCAATGTGCGTACTGCTACCAAATAAATATTCTGCGATATCACGCATGTCTTCTATTTCGTCAAGGCTTAATGCATAAGGCCATGTATTAACAGTAACACCTACGTCATCAAGTTCTTCGCCCATCAGGTTAGCGCGGTTGACTAAGTCCTCTGCAAGGATACGCATAACGAAAGGATAGATACCCGAGATAACAGAACCATTCAATACGTCGGCAGAGTTATTACCTCCACGAGATTTCCAGGCTTCTGTAAATTGTTCTTGGGTAATCAGGCCATCGGTTAAGACATCCCAGAAATCGTTCTCACGTTCCCAGTATCTTTCAGACGAGATAAGACGCTTAGCCGCTTCAGGTGAGATAGTGTTAATAACTCCCAGACGTGTATCTAGAAGTGTATCTAGGTCAATGAAAATACGTTTAAGCATTCTTCTTCGGCTCCACTGGAATATACATGATCCCAACCTGATTGATCAGATAAAGATGTGTAGAACAGAATAGGAGAAAGAACAACCAATGGTTATTTGTAAGGATGCCTTCAAGATCTTTCTGTTCCACAGACTTACCCATTAGGTCATCGTCTACAATAACAGACTTCTTAGTAAAGCATACAGCTTTGTTTGCAAAGAGTTTAATAGCTCCAGGCAGGTCATCAATACACATACTGAAATTAGCAACACCATGAAGTATCGATTTCATCAGGATGGTATCTTTACGAACCAATCCCCATACATGTTGTTTTACGTATTCATCGGTCATGTACGTCAGAACCATTTCTTCACGTATTGTTTTAACCACGTCAATAAATGATGCCAGGGTAGCTGTATCGCTAGAGGCAGCGATTTCATGCACTGCCCCTACCATAGCCTCTCTTAAAGTTTCAATCATGTTAAGATACCAAGTTGTTATCCAAATGCATAGACTTCAAATATACAGATAGAGTTTTGTTAGACTTAACAAGTGTGTTGGAATCAGCCATGATGGAGTCCATGGAAACATCACCTGTCTCAATAATAGACCGGTTCATCGCATCGTAAGCTTTGCTGTCACCACCACGGAATTTAATCCACTCTAGGATCATCTTAGTCACGCCCTTAGAGGCGTTAACTTGAATCTCTGGTGCTGATAGCCTTGCGCCTTTAGAATCGCCTGTAGGCTGTCCTGTGCGTTCGTCGATGATGTGGTTAGAGTCAGGGATAGAAGCTTTCTTAACGAGCATCTGTACTTGACGTCGGAATGGAACCATACCGATCATGTGTTTGTTTTGAGTGCGGTACACTTGACCAGTTTGTTGGTCAGTTAGAATCACATGTTGGAACAGTTCAAACTCTAGCTCATCAGCAACTTTAAAGATCTGACGGAGGTTAAGTTGCGGACCCACGAGATTAGGCGCGTAGAGCGCCATGATTTCTTCACCACTTTCGAGCTTTTCAATCCACTCTCCAAATTCTTTATCAGACATTCTTTCGAACATCTCTTCATAAATCTTTTTATTGTCACTGCCTGGGAGAAAGAGTTCGATGAAATACAACGCCTCTTTCTCAGCAGCCTTACGTTCTGGTGACATGTTATCACTCCACTGTTATTAACATACGATTATAAACAACTGGATACGCATGCATAAGCAGGGGTTGCAGCTTTATCGGTACAGGTCGGTAGACGTGATTCGATAATGTGTGGTAATACGTTAGCCTTGAAGTTAGTTAGCCAACTGTTAAAGTTTTCATCAGCTACTAAACTGGAACGCAGATCTAGTGTACAGTGTTTATGCTGTGCTAGAATACCATGGAAGAAACCGTTAAGTTCTCCCACTGATTGAATCTCTGGAATACGTCGATATAGATCTTCACTTAACTCTACATCTTGTGCACGGATAGCTTGAATAAATTGTTTCTTGATTTCAGACATGTAATAACCTTTATTTTATTTCACCGCATTTCTCAACCTCTGTGATTCCTTCAAAGAATTTAACGAGTAGGTGACGGTGGCAGAATTTTCCTGGACGACAGTAACACCCGAAGGCGACCATCTTCTTATCTAATATAGCTTGAAAGTACTTTGGTTCTTTTTCGTAACGTTCTTTAAGTAGGGCATTATAAACGACGGTGTATTGTTCATCTGTGATATCGCCGTTCTTGTAACCCATTAACAACGTCCATGTGGGAGCGAGTCTCCATTCACCAGACTTAATAGACGTATCCAAATAAGGAATACCAAGTTCTTTCACTGATCTCCAACGGGAGAGTTGAAACGTATAAACACGCATAATACACCGTTGCTATAAATGAACCCCCGGAGGGGTTCACATTACCTACCGCGTGGTGGGTTCTTTGGTTCAGTCCACTCACCTTCTGTTACCGGTTGATAACCGGCTTGCATGACTAGTCCACGCTTACGTACTTCTGAATTAACCTTATCCAGAAGCTTTAGCAGTTCGCGATCTTTGTAATGCTTAAGATTACGCGCAATATTTTTAACTGTACGGGATTCACGCAATGCGTCTTGATGTGTTTGAAGAGAAACCATGGCCGGTCCACCATCACGCATCCCATTGAACTCTACTTTAGGTAATGGATTATTAGATAGACTCGGTGGCTTCTCTTGTGCTCGCCCTTTACCGTTAATAAATAGATCTCCTTCTTTATGCGTAAAGGAACCATCGGTACCATGTACCGTTACATCAAACAAATGACGTACGTAAAGGGTATCGGTTTTATATACAGGAGCACCGTATTGGTTAAATACCTGTGTACCACGATGAGCTAGGATCTTTCCAGTAGACTTACCAAATTCATCATGTTCAAATACATCACGTTTATGAATCTCGAAAATTGATTCAATGACGATTGGTTTTGGTTTATCATTTTTATCTTCTGACAATGCATAAGGATCTAACATATCTTTCACCACTGGTTTTAAAATCGCTCGATTAGCGTAGTTTAGTTTTAGATCGCCTTTACTACGAATAAGTTTCTTACGTAGCCCAAAGCAACTAAGTTCGTACCTATCTTCTTCATAACGCTCATGAAGTTCAGAACCAAGAGGTACTCGATTACCATTCGTATCAAGTACTTCATCTCCTTTCTTCACTCCATGTGGACCCCACAGTCCATATTGGTGATATTCATAGCGGGTACGATTAAATGGGATCTCAATGATCCCAGCTGCACCAACCTCTAGTATCATTTAAGCCGCCTTAGCGATCGCCAGTGGTGTGATCTTAGCCTTATCTGCATCAGACATCCAGTAAGGTTTATATTCGCCTGCACGCATTCTCAGGAGGTCGTAGGTAGACAGGTACTTCTTTGGTACCAAAGTTTCATCTTCATCACAGATCCAGTAGCCACGAGTATTCAACAGGATATCATCCCAGTCATAACCCATTGCTTTCAGATCTTCATAAAGAACCTTAGGATCGCATACCTGATCAGCTGTCCAACGTTGGAACATAATCAGTTGCAGCATCTCAGATTGAATCTCTACTGCACGACGCAGTTTAGGATCTTCGTTCAGTTTCTTACGAACAGTAGTACGACCCAGTTTAACGTCAGGGCACAGTTCAACGAAATAGTTCTGGAGGTTACCACCGATTCCCCAGCCAGCTTCTTTACAGAAGTGGAACTCGGACAGTGCTGGCAACATACCTTCGGTCTGAGAAACAATCAGGTTAAATACCAGACCAGTAATACCACCTTTACCGCGCAGGTTCTTAACTTCCAGAACACGCAGGTCAGAGTCACCTTGAATAGCAGTAGCGTTATCCAGTGGATAGATAGGCATCTTATCTTTGTTCAACAACGGTTTGTTCGACATGATATCGAATACGTTGTTAGGCAGAGAATAGAAACCAGAAGACACACCTTTCAGTACGGTATCTTTCTTCATCTCAGACAAGTTACGTTTGTCAGTAGGATACATTTCCATGTTAATGATGTCACCAACGTGAGCAGTCAGAATCATGTAAGTACCAGACTTAGCACATACTTGTGGGAGCTGGTTAAACAATTGGTTCTTAGCTTTACCATTAGCCATTGCGTCCATGTTCAGACCACCAGAACCAATAGCGTTCTTAGCGTACATTTCAGCTACAGCAGTAACGTTGAATTTGGAGAAGCTATCGATCAGACCCATAGTTGGATACAGGCAACGACGTTTGTTACCATTCATATCCAGGAAAGGAGAAGTACGGAGATAATCTTTCTCTGCCTTTTCTTTCTCGATCAGAGCATCACGGAAGATCTTAAAGAACTCGTCACCAGAGTAACGGGACAAGTCAGTAAAGTGGAACTGTTCGTCAGTATGCCAGTCAATATCTTTCAGTTCTTCAAAGGCTACAGCCAATGATGTGAAGCGCGCTTCTGGATTGAGCGTACCTTCGGTATCGTAGATCATTGCCGAGGCCCCTGGAAGAGCACGGCGCGTCATAGCTAGCATGTAGATAGCTAGAGCAGTTTTAAAGTTGTTCGGACGTGAAGCAATACCAGTCAACGAGCCCAAGCCACCATTGAGAATCATCTCTCCGTGTTTACCCAGTTCATATTTACCAGTAGAAATGTCAAGCATACAACCGATGTTGATAGCTGGACGGAAAGCAGGTTTTTCAAAGTGTTTGCCAAACATTGACGTTTCCTTTTGTGTGAGTTAGTATCAATAAATAAGGTTTGAGAGTAATTTTATGTTTAACAGTGTCGCGACTGTCCTATTAATTTGAAAGGTCCTTTTAAAATGAGTACTAGTTTATTTAAGAAATATGGTGTCAAGATCTCTACTGAAGATTCTGATATCCAACAAGATGACGTTCATTACGATCCAGTGATGAATAAGTTCTTTAGTGCGGGTGATCCAGCAGCAGCTGAACAAACCCCAGAGACTGAGATTCTGTCTATTGACCCAACTCCTGTAACTGCTCTGTTCGATCAGATGGAAGTTGTTTCTACTGAAGCAGCAATTACCGGTAACCTGGTAAACTACTTTAGTCGTAAAGCGGATAAGATCAACATGTCTATCCGTGAAGGTTTCAAATATATCACCACCATGAACTACCAACCGATGGAACAACTGCATCCAATGCAATTAGAATCGTTCCTGTCGACTTTGGTATTTGATGAACATGAATCCCTGAAGGTATCTCAACCAGCCGGCTTTAAAGGTGAACTAGCTCCTTACACTACCGGTCTTCTGGCTCGTGCTCGTGTAATGGCTCAAGTAATGAATGATGTTATCCGCCCAGCTGCTTCCCGTTTTGGTCATTATCTATCGATCCCTATGGATCGTGCAGAACGCCGTGACTTTGAAGGTGGTATCGTTACTGACCTATCAATCGATCAACTGATTAAAGACGATGCCCAGTTCTTTGCACAGAACCGTAGTGCTACTGCATCTTTGGGTTCTCTGTTTGGTAGTTTCCGTGAAGTAGTTGAAGCAGAGAATAACATGCTGGCTGTTCAGGCTATCCTAGATGGTGGCGCAGCTTCTAATGAAGTTAAGCGTGCTGTTGATTCGCTTAGTGTAGTAGCTACCGCATTGATCACTCGTCTGGGTGAAGATACCAAGAATAAACCATCTCGTGAATTCTCTGTAATGATTGCTGATCAACTGACTGAAGTTGCTAAGTGGGTAGAATGGTACGCCATGCAAATGACTCGTATCATCGAAACCAACAACGTTCTGTACTCGATTGAGAAAGAACTGCGTAAGCTATAAACGACATAAGTGCCTCCCGTAATGGGAGGCTTTATGCCGTTACATACTAACCTGCAAGTCATACTCTTCAACACAGTAACCAACCATTTGTTTTAAGTCTTGTATAAATGATTGTTTGTCTGTATAAAGTAACCAGCAAGGGGTCATACGTACCAACCGTTCAAAATAACGGTCATTCAATACTGCCATCTTAGCTAGTGGCTTAACTCCTCTCCAAATCTTAGGTGCAAAGAGAGTTGGTAAACGCATTGCATCAACATCACTTACCAGGTTAAGTCTGGTATTCAGCTTATGCATCTTGTCGCATTCACCATCGGTGCAAGCGACGAGTTGAGCGTGCAAAGAGGACATAACACACATCCTTCTGAAGTCCACGTCTAGTTTACTCCAGCACCAACGCCAGAAGGTGCCAGGGAGATTAAACACAGACTTCATGAATCTGCCAATTAGACTCATGTGATTACCCGCATTGTTATTTAAGGATAAACTGTGTATATGGCGAACCATAGATAGCAGCGCCATCTTCGGTTACTATCACAGTCGAATATGCATAGGACATAGCACCCAGAGAAGTCACGAGAAGCTCCATCTTAATATCATCGCAAGCGCACCGATTCAATTGGTTACGCGAGAGGATATCCAAAGCCAGACAAAGTTTAAGCTTAACATCTTTCCCTTTGAATTTAATTGGAATATCTAAATGTCCGGTGTTCTGTGTAATGGACTTCTTAAGCTGAGTAATAGTCTTTTTGCCCGATGTTACTTTCTCGTAGAAAAGATCCGTAATATCCACTTTAGTGACATTATCGCCTAACGTCCCATCCAGGTAACTCTTAAGACGCCCTTCAAGAATATTAAACTCGAAGAATGCATCGTTCGCCATCCGTGGTGGATTAAGAGTCTTGCTGATCAATCCCATTTCAGGCGTGGCTAGTACGTGAATATCATCATACTTCATCAACCCTTCTACCCCTAAGGATTCGATGCGTTGACGTTGCTTAGCATTACATGCGTTTGCCAAGTTGATAATACCCAGTTCTGGGTTATCCGTTCCCAGTGCCTCTGTATGCATTTTAATTAACGATTCAAAATACTCGTCTAGTTCTTTGGCTTTGTAAACACAGAAGGTTGCTTCTGAGATACGACGACCTAACAACAAATCGGCTTTCGCCAACTTATCTTTAGCTGTATCTCTTGGACGTGCCCCTGCGTTGTGCATGCGACCTAGGTTATACGAATAATAGAAACCGTCTGCTTCTACGCCCGAATTAATGCCGAACAACAAACGAGTTTCTAAAACCAATGGAGTTACTGGCTTTTTCTTTAGTTTGTTAATTTCGACCGCTTCCACATTAACCTGTACAGGTTTTGCAGAATTTGCGCCGCCGCCACGCAAAGCGTTGACGTCAGCTTTATCATTACCCATGTCGCCAGAGTGTCCTTCAACCCAAGCCATATCCAGAAAGCGGCCAGTGCTGGTCCACTTCTCCTTCTCGGCCAGGAGTTCAATCCATAGATCTTTGTTCGCCACAGGTGACTGGTCCGCTTTGGTCCAGTTGTTCTTAATCCATTTCCCAATCCATTGGGTAAGGCCCTTACGAACATACTCAGAGTCGAGATACATCCGTAAGACCTTAGCATCCGTACCTTGAGCGATTTTGAAACCCTCAAGGCAAGCTTGTAGCTCTGCGGTATTGTTTGTGGCCTTGCCTTCAACTTTACCAAATGCGTCGATGTAATCGATAACTGTACACGTTTCATCGGCGCTTACATCTTTATAGCCTTGCGAAGTTGGTTGCTGTTTAGTAGCTGCCTTCGCTTTCATTGGTGAGTCGTTAAAGGTATACCCATGCACTCCCCAACCGGCTAAATTTTGACGAAAAGATCCGTCGGTGTATAACACAATACCATCACACATTATTTAATTCCTCTATCTCGACAGACTATCTAGATGATAACTCATTCAAGTAATTTCTGTTGACAGGATTCCAACCACTTTTGGTGGGCTTGCTCAATTTTGGAATGCACGGAATCGACGTGTGTTCGATATTCTTTTATCTTAGCCACTAAAAGCTGGTCAAAGGCTTTCAGGGTCCTGGGACCTAACAGATCTTCATCTTTTAGTTCCTTAGGTTTTAGAACATCACGGGGAAGGGTAAAAGGTTTGCAATCAGCTAACGAGCGCTGTGTACTGGTATGCTTCTCTTGCACTACCCGTTTCGATACCTCGTTCGTTATTGTTTTCTCTGGAGCGTTAACAACAGAGGAGGTAGTTACGCTATGAACCACCGTCGAGTAAGTTACGTTCTCCGTAGGTGTGTAAATCACACACGCAGAAAGCAAAGAACAAAGCACGATTACAATGGTTAATTTAGACATGTGGTCCATCCCTTTCTTCAGGTATTATTTCAAGAGTTCACCAAGCGCTGCACGTCTTTCAAGGAGAGTTTCCTCTTGGACTTTACACACTTGAGTCAGTTCGAAACGCAAACTGATATTCTCTGATTTTACATTCTCATAGCTAACATAGAGAGTGCAGGTTACTGCCACCATAAGGAGGAAGCAGCCGTACAAGATCACCATGTAGATATTTTCCACCAGAACCTGACGTACGCTTTTGTTGCCAAAAACAGCTACGCGTAGGAATGGCCATAATAGGAGCAAGGCTTTTACCAATAAACTCACCGGGGAATCCTCTGGTCAGTTAGTAAATGAAGCCTACCCAAGAACACCTTTTATCAAGGCTACAGCTAGACCAGTAATAACGAAATAATTAACTTTACAAGCTAACTATAACAGATGTTTTATGTTAACACAAGTAGGGTGACTGATTTTATAGATGGAAGACCATCCACTCCCCACTCATGAGGATAGTACATGTACAATTTAAAAGGCTTTTATGAATACCTGCCGCTGGTAAATAATAGCCCAGACCAAGTAGCGGTGCTGGGTGAAATTTCCGGCAACAGTTTAACCTATGCAAAAGACAAGACTGTCCACATCGGACCATCCCAACCGAATACAACGTTTATTGCGTTTCATAGTGTTAGGGATGATATTCGCACTGACGTCCCAGTTAACTATGTTGACACCGTTGTAAAGCTCGGTGAATACATTTATAACCAGTCGGTAGCAGGGGTTATCACAAACAATACTGCACAGCTTCGTCAGATGGTTATGGCTGAGTTCAACGGTATCATCACTTCGTTCACCAGTGGGCGGATGTTAAATAATGGTTCTCTCTGGATGCCAGAGTGGATTGAATTCGGTATTAATGACACTGAACAAAACCGAATCAATATCTGGTTGGCGGACGAATCATTCCAAGCACAGTACGACGAATACATCATCGAGATTATTCACCCTGTATTGCCTTACGATGATTTCTTCAAAGATCCATTGGTTGTAAAAGAGATCCTGGCTAATTACAACATCGTTGAGAAACTGGAACAAGTACAAGCTCGTCGTGAGCAGTATCCATACACGTATCAACAAGCGTTGCAATTTGACTACGTTAATCCACGTGATCCTACCATGCGCTTCCCAGCAACTTGGATTGCAATCATCTATGGTGAAGCAGGTAACAACCCTGACTTGATCAAAGACAAGATTGTTTCTGATCTGTTAAGTGATACAACCCACCCACGTTCGGATTGGGAAGCTATTCTTCCTGACCTGTTCATGACCACAGAGTTTATCTTCACCCCATTGTGGAACCAGTACTCTGTACCAAATTCTGATTTTCGTGCTGGTCTCTACAGCCCGATTTTTGATCCTCGTAAACGTCAAGCGTTGTTCCGAGCTACAGCTAATGGTCCAGCGTACACTCCCGTCTACGTGGATAATAACTACGAAGAATCCGTGAACATTTACAAGTCTCTGGCTTTCGGTGTAATCGGTAACCCACAGAACCGTAATGGCATTAACAAGTTTAGCTTACAGTTTAAGGACTACATCGTAACTGAAACTAACTCAGCTGATGCACAACGTATCTCCCCACTCACTTTAGAGTGGATGATGATTTTCTCTCGGCTGATCGTAGCTGCTGAAACAATGACCGCTTATACTTCTGTACCTAAGGGTGTTGCGCGGATGAACCGTAATGGTGTTATCTATGCTTCTGCATTCTTTAAGAATGTAAACTACTTGGTTGTATCTAAAGGTTCGGTAGAAGCTATTGGTTAAATTAATCGGGGAGGGAAACCTCCCCTTTTATATCGAGGTGTACATGCAAATTATTCACCCAGAGGTAGAGGATAACCCACGTGGGGCAAATCCAGAAACCAGTATCTACATTGCTATTAATAAGCTTTACCCACAATACGAACTAACACAAGAGAACTCAGTTATCCTTGATACACAGCCATGGGTGTCCCCTGTATTGCTTCATGGTAAGCGTGTGTTTATTCAGAAGGGTCAAGATCCTAATGATACTTATCAGTTCTTTTATGAGTGTTACAATGTCCCACAGATCTTTCCAGCAATGGTATTTACTGACGAGCAGTTAACAGAAGCTTTGAAGTTACGTACTTCTGCTGAACTCATTGAGTACATTGGCTTAGTTAATAACCTGAATCTACGGAAAGAAGATTGGTGGTGTAGTGACAACAGTATTGATTTTGCTGGTGGTGAGAATCGCCCTAACTTTGTTCTAGAAGCTAAGTCTAATGCCCAGTGGTATACTGGTTGGCGCATCATTAATCTGTGGAAATAAAGATTAACTTTATTTTCCTGTTCAATCTGATGACTTCTAATATGGACAATGACAATGGATAATAACCTGATTCCATCAATTGGTAAAAAAGGTGTATATAAGCTAGACGATCCGTTTGGCGCAGCCTTACAACCATTGGAGATTTATGAACTATCCGCCATTCGGTATTTCGATGATATCGAGAACAATGGTGGTAATGTTTTTGATCTCTATTACAAACCGTTTGGTCTTACCGAAGCTGACGTACAGACCGACCGTCAAAACCGTGTAGCAATCCTTACTTTACTCACACCAAAGTATCCTCCTTTATATGTACCAACTAGTTATGTTGTGGCTTATCCAAACATGGATTCCAAGCCCTATAGCCAGTTCGTTCTTACTTTGTCCTTGGGTCCTCTCCCTAATGATGTAATTCTGGAACCAGCAAAGATTGCTGTGGCCAATGCTGTGAGTGATTTCCTCGGGGTAACCCCTGAAGTATTTGTAGGTGTGATGCCGTTATCGGATGTAGTCACTCCTGAAGACGATGAGAACCGCGAGGTTACTCGTCAAGCTGCTATCTTAAATCGCACTACCGATTACGCAAGACTGCGTGAAGCTAATGCTACGATCGCAACTTTAAATCAACAGATTAAGATCTATGAAAAGATCTGCACGGATAATGGTTACATTCCGTAACTACTTTATGAAACTTACCACCCCCTATTCGCAAACAAGTTGGAGTTTAACCAATGGCACGTATTAACGTATATGACTTCGTAAAAAGCATCAGTAAAGAAAGTATCTCTCATCCTGATGACACCGCCGTTAAAGTAAACGGTAAAGAAGATCTACCAAAGAACGTACAAGAAGACACCCGTCAAGAAGATCCTACTGATGACGTGGATGCTGAAGTAAAAGATACTAAAACTACCGAACCTGGTCCTGCCAATGGTGGTGGTGACGGTACTGCTGAATTCAATTCGGCTGAGAAAGCAAAGACTCACGTCAATGTAAAAGATCTGCACTTTGATGGTGACCAAAACGGCGGTCGTGAACGCGATCAAGCTCCTAACCAAGTAAAAGCTAAAGATGGTCTGTCCGCATCTGACGTACGTACTTCTGTTGAAGAACATACTCAGTCCGCGGAAGTTGCTGAACTCGAAACCATTGAAACCGGTGGTGCCGAACAAGTTGAAGCAGCTGACGATCTGGTTATGGACATTGATAACGAAGCAGAAGAATCCACTGCTGCTGGTATCCTGTCGCAGTCTGAAATTGACAGCGAAGTAATGGGTAAGATCCTGAAAGACGTTGGTGAACTGGAAAAGGCTAAAGCTTCGGTTGAAGGTTATCTGGGTATTCTGGCAAGCATGCGTAAGCGTGGTGTAGAAATGTCCCCTGAACTTCGTACCAGTATGGCTATCGGTCTGGAAAGTATTTCCCAAGAACTGTTTCAAACTGAAATCATCACTCTCGAAGATTTCAAATTTTCTAATGAAGCAGAAGGCGGTGAATTTGTAGAAGATGACACTGGTTTTGATGGTACTCGCGATAAGACAGAGAAAGGTCTGAGTGCCCGTCTTAAACAGATCTGGGAAGCTATCAAACGTGCTTACCACCGGAGCCTCAGTGCACTGATCGATCTGTACCGTTCACTTACTACCGATACCGCTAAACTGTCAGAACACCTTAAAGGTCTGCGTAAGCGTGTAGGTAAATTGGAAGGCGGTAAAGAAATCCAACTGAAGAACTCCACCCGTTTGACTATGGGCGATGAGTTTGTCGGTAACTCCGCAGTCGCTGTTAAACGTATTACCAGTGTTGGTAAAGAACTGTTGATTAACTTCCCTAGTCAACTGGTTAAAGTATTCCAGTCCATGGAAAAAGGCACAGGTAATTCGGAAGATAATTTTGGAGAAACTCTCGATGAGTTCGAGAACGCTATCGAACGTTCGTTTACTTCTCTGCGTCAGTTGTCTAAGAATGATCGTGATAAAGCACCTAGTGGTTTCTTGGACGTATCTGAACTGAAATGGTCGGAAGCTTTACCTGGTAATCGCGCACTGTATGTTGGTACCAAACGCGCTACTGGTCCAACCAAGGAAATTACCGAAAGTTCTGACTTTGCTAATACAGTACGTATCAATTTCTCTGCAATGCCAAACGAAAGTACTCATTCCGGTGAACGCACTATCGTTAGTCCAGATGCTGCTGAGGCAACTGAAGTTATTCGCGCTCTTGAAGATCTGATCTATCAAGTAGCTGCTCGTCGCGAAGGCCAAGATGCTATTAAGAAACTGGTATCGATTACAAAGTCTAAGACTTGGAATGACATCTTTAGTAGTAAAGGTGCTAACAAATCAACTATCACATCGATGATCATGGCTCAAGGTCTGGCAAGCGCCACCACTTCTAGTGAACACGCTTTCATTGGTTATGTAATCTCTACCGTTAAGGCTTACATCGGTTTCCTCGAAGGCTCTATCAAAACCGAAATGGGTGGCGATAAAGGCGAAACCATCGACGCTTAAGGAGCGCAGCATGTCCGCAATCGAAAACTTTAACCAAGCTATCACAGACTACGACCAAGTTCAACGTCTGCGCTTAAGCATGGAACGTTACGCGGATGCTCTTAATGGACGTACTGAGTATAAGGGGGCAGTAGCTGATGTAATTCAGCTCTCCCTCGAATCGATTGACCCTGAATTGAATATCAAGGAAGGGTCTGCTATTACTTTGCGTGCACTGAAGGAAGCTGTCAAGGTAGCTGCGAAAGCGGCGGCCGAGATTATTGCTTACATTTGGAATACACTCAAAGCACTGTACATTAAGTTTACAGGTAGCATTCGACAAGTACGACGTAACCAAGTAGGGATCTCTAAACGTATTGGTGCACTTGGTTCTAAAACAACCTATGAGAAGATGGCTGTAGCGGGTGTACAACGTTTATCACTTGACGGTGAATTCGTTGGTACTGAAGTTACCAACCTCGATCATATTCGCAGTACCACTGACTACATCTTGAATATTTACCCTAAGTCGATTATTAAGATCTCCCGTGAAACATCACGTGGTTTCTTAAATACCTTTGACAATATGGAAGGCGCTTCTACAAGAGAAGTAGCTGAAGCTTGTTTAGAACAAGTAGCTGATATTCTGCAACGTAGTTTCCGTCCACCTCCTGGACATCGTCCCGCTAGTCCACGTGAACTCCCTAGTGGTGAGCGTGATCTTAACCGTGGTGAAATTCTTCCAGGTAACGTGGCATTCTTATTCACCACCCCTGAGACAGTAGCTCGTCAATTACGTGGAAACCCCAAAGATCCAGCAGAAGTGTTGGAGAAAGGTTTTGTAATGCAGTTCTCTGAATTGCAGTTAAACGTAGCTGACCGTTCTGAACGCGAAATCGAAGTACCATCTGTTGAGAAACTCAAAGAACTCAATGACATGATCTCACGTATTCTCAACCTAGCTGAACGTGGTGAGGATGGTATCAAAGACTTCAGTTCTGTAAAAACTGTTGTTGATGATGCTATTCGTCAGATCGCTGATCGCACTACAGAACAAGATAGTAAGCCAGCAGCAGATACCGTGTTGCACTTGATTGGTGTTATCTCCAAGAAGCTTGCTGAACCAATGGGTCACTACACTCATTGGCTTGCCGTAACACTGAACGTATACCTTACTTTCATTGGTCACTGCATCGATCATTACGAACGCCAAGGCGTTTAACGACATAATCGCCTTCCCCACAAGGGAAGGCTTTATGCTGTCTCAGCTACTAATCATGAAATCAGGACGACCTGTTGCAGTGTCATCACAACTTGCTCTACATCCGGCGAACACTACAGCTATGCCATCAATATTCATCTTAACGGAACCTTGTACCATTACAGCCCTTAGGTGAGAACCGTGAGGAGCTACAGGCGATCCAATGGTTGCAGCAGGTTGTCCACGATAAAAGAATTTGGATTGGGTACCTGGTAGGATTAACCCACCGGCTGTATCCATATTACAAATAGATATTCCTGGCATTAGATAAAGTTCCACCTAGTTGCAGTGTTGTTATAAGTAGTAGACTTATCATTGATAGTCGTACCGTTTCGATTAACCGTTGTAGCTGTCTTCGTATCCGTCTCAGTTTTAGAATCGATTGCACTTGGCGTCAAGGACATCTTAGTACCACCCACAGTAAAATGAATAGCTGAATCTGCAATCAAGTCAATGATTTGTTTTTCTGCTCTGATGATACTACCAGCAGCGTTCTTAAACATACAACGGCCAGCAGCAGAGTTGATCTCCATGTAGTTACCAACATCATCTGTTAATCCAGCAAAACTATCTTTGGCATTAATCTGGAAGGTATACCTAAATTCCTCGCCATTAGCTTTACTGGTACTGAACGTAATGTGGCCATCCATTGGAGACCAGATACTGTAATAACAATTGCTAAAGTCTAAACCACAACCAGAGATATTTGGTGTAGCCCCATACATGGTGATAACGGATTCCAGTGTACGCAGATGGTTACGTAAACCCATGCATGTCCAGAAGTATTGTGACGTATCACCTAGACGATAGATCATCACCAACTCACCACGTTGTACATCCGGCGGTGTTACACGGTTACCTTCCATTGGTAGCCACTCACATTCGATGTCACGTGCAGATGTTGATTTAACTTGGTACTCTGTCCCATCCTCATTAAAGCCTTTTAGGATGTCTTCTTGTGGGGCGTGTGTAACTTCCCCATCAGTACCGGAAGCAATCTCTACTGGTAGCGCATTAATAAAACGAGACTTACGATCTTTAGGAATTGTTACTTGACCGATGGAATAAGGATGAAAGATAGATGGAACTTGTGCCATAGTAGAACCTTTTTACTCAAGTGAATATAAGTATAGTTAATTAATTGCGAGTTATTGAAATGTACATTACTCTATTTCGTTTGTCCAAGTATAAACGCTTGATGATGTCTAACATTCAATCTTTTGAATGGACACCAACAAAGAACCTGTTGATCATGATTGGATCTAACGGTTCCGGTAAATCGTCTATTATGGATGAGTTGTCGCCTATACCATCACGTCACACAAACTTTGAAAAAGGCGGCGAGAAAGAATTTCATTGTACGCATAACGGTTCTCGTTATCTGTTGTTATCCAAATATGGTCATGGTACCGGTTCACATAGTTTCCAACGTGACAATCAAGAACTCAATCCAGGCGGTACTTTTAAAGTACAGGAAGATTTGTGTTACCAAGAGTTTGGGCTTACTAAAGAACTCCATGACATCTGTACAGGTCGTATTAAGTTCACCCAGTTGTCCACAGCTAAGCGTCGTGAAATCCTTACACGTATGTCAGTTGTTAACCTGGATGAAACCTTTGATCTGTTCAGAGCATTGAAGAATGAGCACCGTTCTCAGAAAGGGGTAGTGGATACTATTACCAAACGTCTGGTGAATGACAATGGTGATATTCCTTCTGATTCTGAAATGAATCTGATGAAGCAAGAAACTCTGCGAATGAACAATCGCTTGAACATGTTGTTTCAAGAGAAAGGTCAACCAAAGAAAAGTTTCTTTAGTAACCTTGGTGAAGCACAAGCTGAATTGGAAGGGATCATTCGGTCAGCTAAAGATGTTCTGTATCGTTATCCGTACATGCCTAAGAAACTGATTGTAAAAGATCATACCGAGTATCAAGCTGAATATGCATTGGCTCGTGAACAGTACAGTGCGATTAAAGCTGTTATCAACCGCATGGCGGAAGAACTGGACAACTTACGCAGTACGACTCCAGATCAGATTGAAATCGCCCCAGAGACAATCACAGAGCTTTCTGATGCAGTTGCAGTATTGGAGAAAGAGATCCGTGAACTGGAACCACAACTCCGTACTTATAACGAAGCGGAATCATTCCCTCTGGTGTCTTTCGATTTGATGGGGGACAGTAGTCGTAAGCTCGATACATTGTTCGAACGTCTTTATGAAGCTATGAATGCATTCCCAGAGAACGCCTCTGGTGAAATGAACAAAGGTACAGCTGCTACTCGTTCTGAACGATTGAAAGCTTTGAAGGTAATGCGTAATCAACTCGATAGCAAATACACACAGATATCACAACGTGTAGCTAGACTAAAAGGTTGTGAGTCGGTTGTATGTCCTAAGTGTGAACATGATTTCAAACCGGGTGTTGATCCTAACGAAGCAGGGAATCTAGAAAAGGTTTTAGAGAGTCTGTCTGATCAACTAGATGAATTGGATACCGAAGCAAAAGGTCACGAAGAATATCTTGAACGTTTCCAAGAGTATTGTGGTCATGTACACAACTATACTCAGATCACTCGTGAATACCGTGAGTTCGATAAGCTTTGGGAATTCATTGGTAGTCGGTCTATCATGTATCGTACACCAGCCGCCCATAAAGGTAAGTTGTTGGAATGGTATCACATGATGGAGCTTCACGTAGCAATGCGTCTGAAGACCCAAACATTGAACGTTAAGTCTAAACGACTAGCTGAGCTTAAGGCAATCGATAAAGACGCTGTAGCGTACACACGTGAACGCTGTGAGGCTTTGGAACACGAGATCAACACTAAGTATACATCTGCACAGGACTTGAGTTCCTTTCTGTCTGAAATGCAACAATGTGAAACAGAGATCTTGCGTAATATCAACGAAATCGAAGACATTGTACGCAAGTATACCGATTGGCGTAACCGTGTACAGCAACACGCTGAATGGTGTTTGGAACAGGCTTATACCGCAGAGATCTCCTCGATCCACGTAAAGCTTGCCGAGACAACTCGTACACTACATCAAATGGAACAACGTGAAACTACAATCAGGGCACTGGAGAATGAAGTAACTAACTCTACAACGATCATGGATGACTTGGGTATTCTCATTAAAGGGATTTCCCCTAATGGTGGTTTGCTGGGTCGTTACCTGATGGGATTCATGCAAGGTGTAGTTACAATCGTTAACGCATATATCGATGAAGTCTGGACTTACCCAATGGAGGTATTGCCTTCTAAAGTAGATCGTGATGAACTCGACTATAACTTCCCACTCAAGGTTGCAGGTGGTAAAGTTATTGCTGCGGATATCTCTAACGGTTCTGATAGTCAGTTGGAGATCGTTAACTTTGGTTTCTGTATGGCAATGCGTAAGTTCTTCCATCTGGATGAATTCCCATTGTTCCTAGATGAAACTGGTCGTACCTTTGACGAACAACATCGTGAGAATTTTATCCCGTTTGTAAACCGTTTGATTGAGAATGGTCAGTTCCGTCAAGTGTTCTTTATTAGTCACTTCAGTTCTCAACATGGTGCATTCAACCAAGCCGAGATCATGGTACTTGATCCTACCAACGTAACTGTTCCCGAAGTCTACAATAAGAACGTTTTGATTAAGTGAGGTTAATATGTTTCCAGATGTACCTGTAAGTCCGTGGGAAATTGCTATAGTCGCATCCTTCATCGTACCTTACGTTGTGTTTGCACTTTGGAATATCTTAGCAATGAATTCACCCGAATATAAAAACCGTAAGATCTTCTAAATTAAGGTCCTCTCTTCGGAGAGGGCTTTATGTCGTTAATAGATTTTTTTCTAAATCTATATTACCTATCTGAATGTTAATCGAGACTATGTCATGCGAATACTGGAACTTATTCAAAACAAAGAAACATTAAAGGAGCGTTACTATTACGAAGAACGTTTCAATATGGTTCGTGACGGTAAAGGTAGGGATTCAAATCGTTTTGATCGTTGTGCACAGCCAGACCGTAAGCTTTCGGCTGAATCAGGTAATCGCGAACTAACCGCAATGAAACCACGTATGTAAGGAACAAGTAATGACTGAAGAAAGTACCGATGACACTTGGAAGCTAAGTCCTAAAGGTGTAGACGTAGTCCGCAGCGGTGTCCCACGCGGCGCGCAGTCAGATAACTTTATTGTTTCTCGCCCGGATGAATTATCCAAAGAACAGTTCTATACTCGTAGGACTTATGAAACAGCCATGGGCCATTATGTCGCTGGCCGCCATCAAGATTAAAAAGGAAACGTAACATGATTAAGAAAGTACTGCTAGCAGCTTCTGTAGTAACCGCTATTGCAATTGGTGGGGCTTATGCATTCTACCGTACACCTGAAACAGATCCATCCTCACAAGAGGCTGAACGCCCTATCAACCTCGACGACTAATATGTTTAAACGTTTTGTCGATTTGAAAAAGCATTATGGCACAGAGACCATGATCGAAGTTGTTCTTGATGCTGATCGACGAAGCGAATTAACTGATCGACCGTTGTATAAGAACGGTAGAGTTATTCGTATGTTTTTCAGCAAAAGGGATGGGTTAGTAGCTTACGATTATAACACAATGGGAGTTGGTGTGATCAGAAAGGTTGATGAACGATACCTTGAAGCTCTTGTCATCTCTGCTGTTGACTTTGCTGCCATCACTGGTAAGTTTGCTAGGGATCGCGTTAGAGTAGACGTAGACGCGATTATAGACGGTATTGAGGATAATAACAAAGATACTTTGAAAGACAACATTGTTGGTATTTCCATTGTAGTTGGATTTACTATTTTATCTATTGCTGGAGCTATGTTACGTAATGGTAGCCCTAGTTCTCCAGTACCCACTCCTAAGCCTAAAACAACGAGGAGATAACTTCTACTTGACGCTATAAAGATGTACTAGACTAAGAGCAACTGAGGGAGGCTCTTTATGCTTTTAATCTATATAACAGCATATAGCCTTCCCGTAGGAAGGCGTATATTCATTTCATGTAATACCTAATTCTTCTTCTTCAGCACGACGTGCAGCTTCAGCAATTGGGTCCATACGTTTATTGAAAGCATCAACCGTTTCATTCTCAACACCGATGAAACCAATACCTTCGTTGTGAGTGAATTCACCTAAGGCTTCAATTGGAATCTCTTCGTGAGTGTTACGACTAACCACAGGTTCCTTGGACATCAATGGGTTACTGTTACCATTCTGAATAGCGACCAAAGTAAGTGCTTTAAGGATATCAGCGTTAGACCCACCATTCTGTTCCTCAACAGCGTTACGCTTGTTGGTGAGAGTAGTACGATCCATGGAGTCAGCAACCTTCAGTAATAGTTCAACACTATCTTTGTCTGTAGGTACACCGCCATCCACTTGGCTTGTTGAAAGTTTATGCAAAATACGCGCTTTAATACGTTGGGTATGTTGGATCTGCTGATCGTAATCCAACGTGGCGTAATCGATGTCCGGTTCGACTGGGATAAAAACTGCAACTGGTTTGTCCATAATTAAATACCTGACAGGATAAAATATGTTGTGAAAAACTAAAAGGGGTATATACAATGTGGGCTAAGCTTCAACGTTACTTTGAAAGAAAGACTAATGGATTCAAAAAGAAACAATATTTGAACCTATTGTCTGAACTGGAACATCCTCATGTAACACTTGAACACCTGCCATTAATGCTGGTATCGTTCTGGAATCAATTCGATATCAAGACATTGGATAGCATCAGTGCACAAGAGTGGATGTACATTACAACAACGTTAAACCACAACAACATTGCTGAACTAATCTATGCTACGCAAGACTTCACCAACGCGATCGCACAGGACGATTACGGGGTAATTGAACTTGCAGCACAAGAACGATTCAAGGTGGCAACCTATCTGGATATGGATACATACCTGTCTGGACTTAATGGCGAAGTCATTGATGCAATGTATGCATTCAAGTCACTAAAAGATAACATTCATCGACATGGGGAGATTATTGAAAACGTAGAGCAATTGGCATACCGTCGATTCCTACACCGTTACTACAAAGATCTACAAACCCTAACGATTCTACTGGTAAACAACATTAAGGTGTAATTATACCCAAGTCTCTTTAAAGCTCTATCAATCTTTGTTTAATCACCGTAGGTGTAAAAATGGATTCCATTAAAGATCTTTTATCCGACCCGATGAAGGGTACCAAGCAAGCTAACGGCGTTTTGTGTTATCTCTTTCGAGAAGTATTGTTGTGGCGTAAAGTAAACCAGTTCTCTTGGAATCGAATGTCCAGGAACTATTTTGCTAAACCTCATAACCAAATCAATCCCGATAAAGGTAACTTGCATAAAGTGCTGAAAGCGGATGACATGCGTTGGGAAGGATTTAAGAAAGCGGTAGACTTTCTCAGTCCCGTTAAAACCACGATGGAGGTGAAACTTACATGGGTTGACTATTCCGAGTCGACTTATGTTGTCAACGTTGATCCTCTTGATGATGACTCTAATCCGGTAGCGAATGATCTGCCTTGGCGCGATTGTGAACTGTTCGAAGGACGAGACAAAGCTTCTACATTGATGGCACATCTGTTCCGTCACATCGTGGCTGTAGAAGGGGCTAAGCAAAAAGACATCAAGCTGTGGTGGGCTAAGTTGTTTGACGACTATACCAAGAACCCAGTCAACGTAGTCGGGTTACCACAGAAAGAAATCAACACCAATGCAAACAACCTAAAGCGACAACTGCTCGATCCAAACTTGAGTTGGAATAACTTTCGACGTGGATTGTATTTGCTGCATCCCCGCAGTGAAGAATACACGTTGAAAATGAAATGGACAGAAGACCCAACCCTGGCTCGATCCCTGCCAGATTCTGTTCATAGCGCAACGATTACCGATCCGTATTTCGTGGAGTAAGAGAATGTCGAAGAAACAAATTGATCTGTCTACCCTACCAAGTGTAGCCATTCCGCCTTATGATCATTTGAACTTCTATAGCGATCTCCCTAAACGAACGGGAACAGGTTTGCACTTCTGTTCCTATTACGGATTGAGGTTGTACTTGATCACTGGTAAGAAAGAGAGCCGTTTCCTGCAAGGCTCATGTCAATACATTACCGAACAAATGAAATACGAGTACGTACCTGATCTGCATAGCCAACTTGAAGAAGCTTTACGTTTAAATTTATCTCGTTTCCCACTCATGGTCTCGATGCTCAAGAAAGCCAAACCAGAATTCATCTGGGGTGCATTCGGTATTCGAGACTGTGAAGAGGAATGGGTTAAAATCGTACGTAAGGTAGTTAGTAGCCTGTAACAAATCGATCCTTCGGGATATATCTGAAACATCACTCAATTGAGATTATAGAAATGAACGATACTATTCGTCAAGAACATACCAAAATTATGCAGGAAATGAAATTAGTTGAAACCTTCGTAGTATCAAATTACGCGAACCGTATACGTACTACTTTAGAACAACTGGCAAAAGTTACGCATACCGATAAAGATGGTACTATTCGGGCAATTAATCAATGGCTTGATCATTTACCCTTCGGTTCAACTACAATCGGATCTATCACTAGCAAGTTGGCAATTTTCTTTACAGACTTCGGAAAACCAGATTGGTTCGGTGAATTGAAGTTGAACAACATGCAACGTGTTGGCGTCCATGCCGCACACAACCAATTTGATTTTCCTGGTCACGCACACATCAAGCTTTTCCAAAAGTTACATGTTAGCGATGAAAAAGATGCGTGGAAGGTGGATAACACTCAAACTAACAACCTTCAGTTTGTGGAAACATATCTACGTTGTAAAGGTATGCTCACTGAAGAAAGCTATCGTTCTGAGGGACAAAGTAATCATTCTATTGTAAGTCAGAAAATACGTAGTTACGATAGCATGTGGATCAGTGCTGATTGGGGTCGTCAAACGTATGCCTTCATGGACGGTGTACGCGAAGGGAAATTTAAAGACAAAGAAGTAGTTGCTATCGGATTTACAAATGAAAATGATGTAATGAAAGAAAAGCGCAAAGAACTTCAATCGGTACTTAGTGAGTTTGCCAAGTACATGACCGGTGCAAGTTATCATCTCATCCGAGTCACGAATGTAAAGAGAATGGAGGGTAAGCATAAAATCTCTATTCCTTCGATGACCTTTATTAAGGACGATGATTTGATGTCTCAAGTAACTGTTCAGTTTAACATGTACCCAGATGTTGCTCGATTCATTCTGAACTAAACGATAGAGACACTGCATTCCTTCGGGGGTGTGGTGTCTCATCTTATGAACTTATTTTTTTTTGTTGGTGAATCCATGTTACCATTAGCTCCCCCGTCATTCATTGGTGATCCGTCAGCACCTGTAAAACAAATTGACCCATATGGGAAAATCAATCCCGAAGTACAAACTAATATCGCGTCAAAGTTAACTGCCTTTGATTTAAGCTTTGACTCTATCCTGGCTAAGTCCGTGGATATGACAAAGCGTATTGGTGCTACACTGGCAGATGGATCTTTATCCCTACCAGAAGCTAAGCGTCGCCTACAAGATGCAATGGGTGGTTCTCGTCAAGGTATCTCTGCATTAGCTGAAGGGCTTGAGAACCTGATGCTTGGAGACATGACAGGTAAAGATCCAGGTACTGGTTATGTGCGTACAGCCAACGACATGATCGACGGTGTTCAGTTGGTAATCAACGGAAAGAAGTCTACCTTTACAAAAGGAGATTTCCCAAACGTTGGAGCTATTGTAGGTTTCATTGGAGACCTATCTAATAACCCTTTGATTAATGCATTCGACCTTGGTGCAGAAGCAGCGTTGGTTAAAGGTATCCTCACCCAGGTTACACAATGGGGTGTTCCAGAAATCATCGATGAAACATTCGGTGCAAAATGGGACGATACTAATAAACGTTATAACTACGACTATGACGCAGACTTTAGGTTCTCAGTTGTAAAGCGTACTTCTGAAGATCTTTCTCCTGGTACAGACCTAGCAACGATTCGACAGTTGATGTTACATGGTGGCGATACAGCACTTATTGCAGCTAACCCTAGTTTCCCAGAACAGCTATTAGAACAATACAATTTCCCGTTGGGTATCGTTCCATCGAAAGATGATAAGCGTCCTGATTTACATACCTACGGAGAAGAACTGAAACTGCTGGAAGAGATCCTGGATATCTTGAAACCAGATTGGTATCAGATCAAACGAATGGTATTTGATCCAGCAGGTAACCCGGCGTATAAACCGGAGTTGGTATGGAACTTACGTTTCATTTCTAAAGCTTCGATTGACGCCGTTAAATTGATCAGTTATGATACCAAATATATCCCTGCACTATTAACAGCACCGTTCTACAGTGTGGATAGTGGTAAACAACTGTTAACACGTATGTATCCGTACATCGTGCTACAATAGAAGCGTTTTTACCACTATATAACTAATTGGATATTAACCTAACAGTTCTAAACATAAAGCCTTCCTACGGGAAGGCTTTATGACGCGCTAAGGATTATCGCATGGTTCAGGAAATTGAAGCAATCATAAAAGAAGCAGAACAACTCTGCCGCTGCGCTGAAAGACTTACCAACCAATCAAAATTTGCAGTACGTTTAAAGAACCAACACCCATCACTCAAATCGCTTTATGAAAAGCAAACAACCAAATAGGATATTAAAATGAAAAGTTCTCCCGAGTTCCAACACTTCTGGAAATTCATCAATGCAGTTGATCTCCTGGATGCACTCAAAAACGAAGTCATGGTTTGGGTTACCGATGAAGGTAAGTTCGAAGTTGATTTCCATGTCATCGGTAAAGGTGCTCGTGCACGCATGCGTCTCAACGAAAATGACAAGTGCGCTATAACCCTGTTCGACGCCTTGCAACAAGACGATGGTCAAATCATCATCGACTGTGAAGATGACGAAGCTTACATCAAACAAGCTAAGCGTGTCATTGCTTATCTGAACAACCCACATGACGTTTGCTAATTAATTGTAATCAGGAGATTCAAATGAAAGTACCTAGCGCCGTAGTACTGATGAACAAGTTCATCGAGGCTGTAGTTAAACTGGACGATTCCGGTAAACTAAAGCTGACGGTCGGTTCGTCATTGTCTACGTATCTTTACGAGATTAATGGTCCGGACAAGGATGACGGTCACTACGTCTATTGCGATAATATTTATTGCACCGTAGAGTACCGCCACTTCACGAAAGACATTCGCGATGTGTTCACCCTGACCGAAGAGAATCTGAGCGACTGCGCTCAGGAACTCTACATCACTCTGATCGGCGCGTAATCCGCGCCAACATCCCACAAACACCAATAGGAAAGTTTAAATGTTTATGAAATCTGTGATCCTCGCTGTACTGGCTCTGACTTCCGTTTCTGCATTCGCTGTTAAAGACGTACAGAAACCAGAATACGAAATCCTACCCAATGCTCCTTACGTACCTGTGCACATCACAAAAGACGTATGTAAAGAAGTCGGTAAGTTGGGTGCATGGATCAGTACCGGCATCACTAACGGTCTGTCTAATGGCATGATCAATAATAACGTTATCAATGAAGCTGTTGATAATCTGGGTAATCAGAATCTTGTGATCGCGGCAGTGTTGGTTGCACCGGAGAGTGTAATCGACGGTATGCGTGAGTACGATCAACAGCAGGATTACAAAGACGCATCACGTCTGTTCCCTAACTACAACCGTCATAACCTGCACGGTTCGGTAATCCAATTCCGCTGCTCCAAGCGTATTGGTGAAACCATCGAGATCCCAAAGATCACCCGTGTTAAGAAGGTTTCGATGTAATGGCAGACATCGAAATGCCATGGGGCGTTGCTATGCGACTATTCAAAAGGCAGATCGTGCAACGTCTACAGAAAGAACACAAGCTCTCTCCCAAGGAAGCAGTCGCTCTTTGGGAGGAGAGTATTAAACAAGAAGACTCCCGTATTCGGGCCATTTTAGAGGACCTAACAAATGCAGATTCCTGATACGCTGGTACAGTTTAATGAGTTCATTAAGGAACTCGCCCGTCTGGATGAAATGAACATTTTAGAGTTGATTCCACATGCCCACATTAAAGGCGTGTATGTGGTGGCAGTTAAAGATACTACCCGTGGTGTACAATTGTGGTTGGACCGTGATGACATGGTACTCGACTACATGACTGTCATGGGCAGTAAACAGGTCAAGGTATCCTTTGATATCAAAGGTCTTGCAAGCCGTGCATTCCTCTTCCTTCAGAACTATCGACACGAGATCTAATCATGAAACTTAAACACCGTGAAAAGTTGGTAACCGGTTTGCTTGATTCGTATGCCATGTCTGTGCGCCAGTGTTACCCAGGCGAGACTAACCGTCAACTGGTTCGACGTCTGGTTAATGTTCTATATAAAGCCAACAAAGGTATGTTCCTTGCTCGTGATGACTCGCGTCATTTCATTGCCAGGTTAAAACATGGTGAAGGTTCATTGACAGTACTGACTGTCTTTGATAACAACTGTGTCGACCTGAGCCTACCAGTTGAATTCACTGACGAGATGCAGGAAGACATGTTCATGATGCTCTTCGGCGTGCTGACCCTTGCTGTAAGTGTTACAGTGAGTCAAGGTATCTCGGATATGAACTCCCGTGCTGCTACTGCTATACAGCGTAATAGCGGGAACTTCTGGAACACCCAACAGCAAGGTACCTTTAGCAGTCCTGCTCAACAATCCTCACCGCTTTAAGGACTAACCATGAAAGTAGAAATTACACCACAGCATGGCAAGAACCCTGGTATCAATATCAATGGTCCGCAGATAACGGACATTGTCTGGCAGATCTTCAACTACTCTATTGGTTCTAACCGTTATGAATGTCCTTGGTATAAAGCTCGTCAAGAAGCGGGGGCGTTCTTCCAGGGAGGTTCGGGAGAGAATACCGGTTGGATTTTCATTGAGCTTGGGCAGCCTGCCCATGGTTTCAAATACCTGAACATGATTAATCGTGCTCTGGCATTTGTTGATGATAATGGCGAACCTGTAAAAGTTCGCGCTATTGTAGATACCGATATCAAACGGAAATACATTGCGGGCCTTACCCGTTTCTACGAGTGCTCGGTTACCTACGAAAAGAACGTAGCGACTTTCACGCCGAATGACTCTGCCATGATTACAGCCATGGTTGAGAAAAACATTGAATGGGGCAATACATTCACTCCAGCTACCCTGCCTGTGGGACCCAGCGACCTTATATTTGGGTTGTGTGAAGACCTCAAGTGGCATGCTGATGAATACATCTCTGACGAATATAAACGTAAGCAACTGATCAATGACCTGCGTTCTGTAGCAGATCAACTACAACTCACTCTTACCGCGTAACGGCATAAGCCCTCTCCTTCGGGAGAGGGCGTTATGTCTTATTTTTTTTTGTTTCAACGTAACCAGTTAGGTTTCCGTGGTGGAGCTTTACGCTCCCAACCAAGAGTCTTAGCCAGTTCAGTAACATCAGCACTATCGCTCTCTAAGCCAATGTTAGCACGTTTACGCGCTTCATCTTGCAAAGCCCAGAGAACGTCAGGGGTAATAACTCGTTCGGTCTCAGAGAAGCTCTCAAGAGCTGGAGAGTTATATTTGTTAGCAGTAAAGATACCACCCTCACCAACGAAGTCCCAAGTAGAGATTTCACGGGTATACTTGATACCACGCATCATGTCATCTTGAGTAATCGACCGTACAGAGAAATAAGTGTTGATCGATGGGTTATCCAAAGAATCCTGAAGGACCTGTTTAAAAGGACCAAAAGGTTTAACTTCAGCTACTACCATTTTAACGCGTTCGCCGTTTTCGTTAACACCATCAATAATGGACAGAGAACGAATGTGTGCACATACACGGTTGTCATCAATCTGACGAATACGGCCGAGGTACTGTGGATCGCTCATTGGTTGACGAACGACCTTACCACCCAGTAACAAATCTTGGAAAGGTTCAGGGTGTTTGAATTCAGCAAAGAGTACGCCTTTCTTTAAACGACGCATCAAAGGAGAATCAGGAGCGAACATCGAAACGCCGCTCGCTTCATCGTAGAACATACCTGCCGAGTTCTTAGTACCGTAACTGCCAACGACGATTGTGTAATAGCCGTCAGCAGATGGAGTAAGGATACCTTTCTTGTTGGTACCGGCAAGCATGGTGCAGCCAACAGTAACAACTGATGGCGGTGTAGGGATCTGTGGATTTGAAGACATGTTGAATCGCATAGGGAATTCCTTATTAAGTCCTATATAATTCTTCAATCATCTCCACAGATTCAGATTCGTTCACCAATGCAGAGTTAATACCCTCAGCGAAGAACGCACCGTTAAGCTTAGAAGTTGTATCAGAGGTGTTCCAAATAACCGACCGGAATGGAATGACCACTGGCGGGTTAGTTGTAGCAAAACCATAACTTTGTAAAACGTGACGATACAAACGAGTCATGTCTAATGGGTCACGAGTGATCGTTGAGATAATCAGTTCAATAACAGAACGACTACCCAAGTTAACCCCTGCGTGTTCCACAGCTGTTTCAAACATGTTTGCAATATCAAAGTAGTTCATATACCAAGGGATGTTCCCTTTAGCTACAAACTCGTCGTACATGTAATACGTCAATGTATCCGTAACAACCAAAGCTGTCGTGTAGATAACTTTATCACCTGGTTCAAAAGAGAACTCAAAGTAAGGGTTACCATCGACAACAACTCGTTCAGTAGAACTAGGTCGAATACGCATCATTGCAATTGTGTTGTTTACCGCGTAGTAAGATTCTTCCATAATGATCGGGAAGAAACCAAATACGAAAATCTCAGAACCAATTACCGCTAATTTCTTAGCAGTGAAACGTTCAGGGACATGAATCTTACACGGTCGGTTAGTAACGATCGAACCATCTTCTAATTCGACCAAGTGTTCACGTACGCGATCAGCATCACGCACTAAGGCTTTAATATCCATGCTTAGTCCTTTGAAGTTCAGCAACAGAAGGAGGGAGTTCTTTAACTACATCATTAACATGTTGTTTAAATTTATTCCCAGTGTAAGCAGCTTTGCGTACACGTTCCTCATGCATCAAAGGAGAACCTTGTTGAATATCAATCAAACGAGTGCAACGCTCGGTATTGTTCCAAGTAGGGTCAATACCTTCAGCATCACATTCACCTTGAGCGGCAGCGCGAGCTGCTTCAATCTCATTACCAGCCTTCTTCATGGTGACGTCAATAGACTCACCTCGCCGTTCTTCCAAACGGGCGAGGCGTCGTTTAAGTTCATCAGGACCCCATGCTTCTGTAGAGGACTGGTTTACACTAAAGGGGTTTCTTCCTCTTCAGCATTCTCCAGATCCGTCTCAGCAGCATTTTCTTCAGTATCTTCCAAAGTATCGCTGGTCTCTTCTACATCGCTAGTTTCGGTTTCATCACCGGATTCCAGTTCAGCGTAAGGATCATCTTCTACTTCTTCGGTTTCTGTGGTTTCGGTCTCATCAGTAAAGTCACTGGTATCTTCGGTCTCGGTTTGTTCTACTTCACCACCGAATTCAGTTTCTTCAACTTCATTGATGTTATCCACAACTTCAACATCGTCTACAACAAGCTCAGGTGCTTCTGGAGCTTCTTCTTCATCAATCTTAACCGCTAGGATACCTTCATCGATATCAACGCCAGTTTCGTCCAGCACGCCTGTATCAGGTACAGCGTTAGGATCGATAATAGCGGTATAGCTACCAACAGTAATCTGTTTAGCCAAGAAGATAGCAGTCAGGGTAATGATTGCCTGAGTACTCAATTCACGCAGAGTTGCACCAGGGAAATCTTGACCATATTCGTCAATAGCTTCCAAGAACAGTTTGTAGTTAGAGTCTGGGAAATACACGTCGACGATCAAAGTAGCGAATGTCTTGTAAGCATTCTTGAGATCATCACGACCCAACTTACGAAGAGCGGCTTGCATGCGCAGATCAATCTGATCGATTGGGTAATCTTTCAGAGCACCATCACGAGCCATAGTCAGGAAGGTAGTGATTACGTCATTACGAGTTTGACGATCAGCATAATCGATTGCAGCTTGTTTGATCAGCGGATAGATAGTCAACCAACGCTTGATGTACTGTTCACGACCACGTTCAATTTGCTCAAGCATGGTAATGCCTGGATTATCTACAGCGGCACCCAGTACAGCTTGGATATCACCACCAGCGATCAGCCATGGACCCGATACGTCGTTGTTAACAATAACAACAGCACGACGGGTATCGATTGGATTGGTAGCTTCGTTACGCAGAATCAACTCACCACGTTCACGTTGGTCAGCACGCAGCATGTAAGCACGACCCAGATAGAAACCAAAGCACTCGTGCATCAGTTCCATCTTAGTGGTCCAAGTGCCTACGTCAACACCCGGTACGTTAACAGGGTTATGCATGTAGTTACCACACAGGAAATAAGCCAGTGCAATATCGTCTACGTTGAATGGTTGTGCTTGCAGTGACATGTAAGGCAAGGCATTAATATTAACTTCCCCGTCGGAACCGAAAAGACTTTCCCAAACACGTTCAAGACGTTCGGCACCCAATTGCAATGCCCATTCAGTAACTTCTTCTTGTTCCAGGTGTGGGTTGTTAACAGAGATGTCTTCGATGATCTGATCAGCACTAACAGGAGGCAGACGATAAGTAGTGTAAGCCTGTAGAGGACGAACAGAACTGTAGCTGGTGTTAACATGGTTTACCAAGACAGGACTATCATGGATCGCTGCGTAAATGAATGGTTCAACACGATACTCAGGTTGGCTAGTACGTGCTTGCAGGTTAGCAAAGAAGCTATGCATATCTTTGATAGCAGGGATGATAACGTTGTTCGTAGTGAATAGAGTCTTAGACAGACCCAGGTGAACGTTCTCGATCAGAGCAGCGCGAGTATCTTGTTCGATAGGAAGTGTTTCAGCGTTTACTTCCTCAAGGTGGTTCTCAACAGACACCGCCAGTTCATCGGTCAGTTCAACGTCTTGTGGAGCTTCATCAACGTTGTAGCTGTTGGCAAATTGAGCCAGTGGATATTCGTTACTAGCAAACGTCAGTACTTTACCATCGCGGGTCAGCATCTGTGCTGCGTCGCGTACAGCGTTAATAGTTTCGGCAATACTCATTTGTTTAGTTCCTTACTGGCCCAGGTATTTAAGTGTCCGACCAATCAAGGCCGCTTGGATATCTTCGATTGTCAGATGCTCACCCTCAAGAGTGATAGCTGCATCGTTGTTGCCCAGGGAGCGAGCAATAGACTCGCCCCCCAGTTCAGCCACAGCAATAAGAACAGTTGTGTTCTGTGCGTAGACTACGTTACTATTTTGCTTTTCCATTTACTTTTCCTCGGTAAACACCAGCCACTCGTTTTGATAGAATAGAGAGCAGCAAGATTGTGGGGGCACTAATTTTGGGTGACATAACCATACGTTCTTCAACAGAGGTGTTACCAAAGATGAGATCGATTGGGGTTCCGTCTTCTAATTCATTTCGTCCGGTCATTACTCGGGACACAACAGTTTTCATTTGGTTACCCATAACTGCTTTGTCACCAACACCAAACGGGATATCGTGGTCAATGTAAATCCGGATTACCAAAGTATCCGGTTCCATGACTTGTCCTTTAATACGGAAGCTAGAATCTACTTCACCAGTGAACACAGGACGACCAAGTTCTTTTGCGACTTCTTCACGGATCTTATCTGCCTTCTCAGCGATCTCTCGCAGGTTGTCAGACATGTCTTCCATGTCGCCATGATACAAGACATCTACCTTACTAACAGTACCAACCATTTTGGCGGAAGGAGCTGCACGACCCAATAGTTTCAGGGTTTCGATAGACGCTTCATCGAACAAAGTGTTCTCTGCTGTTTCAGGGTCTTCAATATAACATAGAGTTGAGTCTAGATCTAAATGGTCACCAACTTTAACCAGGTCTCGAACAGTCTGATCAAATCGAACAGTGATATTCTTGATTTCTGTAGTTTGTGTATTGAGATCTTTTGCCAACGCAGCTGAGATTGTAGATCCGTCTTCAAGTGTGTCTAAGTTGTCAGAGAACATTACCAAAGGTAGGGTACCAGACATCCAGCAAACTTGGTTAGGGGTGTAGCGATCCTCAGAGAAATACTTCCGGTTATATGAGATTGTATCACCCAGTTTAACTTTGTCGCCTTTCTTCAGAGAGGTTACCAAGTCATGTGGATAGTTCACACCAGCAGCAGTGCCGTGATTGACACCAAGCGGTGCTGACTCATAAGTGCCATCAGCATACTTAACTGTAATGCCGTGTTTACCGACCTCTACAACTTCACCGTCTTGATCCGCAGAAGTAGCAAAGATACTACTGTTACGCTGTGCAACGATTTGTTCATAGCCGGTACGGAGTGGGTTAACTCGATAGCCATCAGCATACATACCCTGCTGCTGTTGAATACTAATAAAGTTAACACGTTTTGCGTCGTCGTTGGTTGACGCTACTGCCAGCAAGCTGGAAGTGGAAAGCATAGTACCTGGACCGTCAGTCTCTTTGTTAAACTTACGGGTAGTACCAAACATCGAATCAATGTTAGCATCTGGTGACAGGTAAGCAATAACACCTACAGCACCGGAGTCAACGGTAGACTCAGACAGAACACCAACATCGGCCTCACCGTAGATACGTGTACGCGCAACCATCGAAACGGTACCACGACCACCATCACCACGATAAGTCATTGCCTCTTGCTCACGGATGTTAGCAATAGGGTTAGAGTCTTCTACTTGTGCAACAGTCGGGTCTTGGGTAATACGGCGCCATACTTCATGTTGATCCAGAACGATCTGCTGATCAGAAGAACCTTCACGAGAGTTAAAGCGACGGACAGCGGCAGACAAGGAACTATGAATAGTACCAGCCATACGCTCATAACCACGATAGCGCATGTAAGCGCCATCTACTTCACCTGGACTCCAGTCTGTTTGTAGGTCTTCGATAGCTTTGTAAACAAGGTCTTCGAAAGTCTCAGGGAGTTTCAATTCTTGAAGAATCTTCAAGGTGATAGGGTCAACCCATGTGGCGAACAACGAATCGACAATCCGGAGATAACGGGCTGATAAACCAACCGACTCCAGAATACGATAGTAAACGTCTTTACTGTCAAAGTCATGACGAGTAAATGTACGAAGTGATTGGTGATAACGTTTCAGGCCACCTAGTACCAATTGTGCTTTGTAGTTAGAACGAGGGAATACCAGAATCTGATCAGCGAATGCCAAAGTAAATTCATCTGGACTAACAACGATCTTAGTACCACGTTGATGAGCGATGTATTCAACTCCCAACGAATCGATCAAAGCACCGAGACCTTTGTGGTAAGCCAGCACCAAACCAACTGGAAGTTCTTTGTTAGATACCGAAATGTTGATAGCTTCGATAGGAGCCTTAGAAAGGTTCAGACCAAGCAGTTCTACAATCGTGCCCATTGGTTCCAGTTCACGAGTGGCAGATTCTAACAGATAGAAAGTACCAGCATCATCTACCAGAATTGGTTCGCCTTCACGAACACCAGTCATCACATAACCGGGCTTTTCATAATCTTCAACACTCAGACTAAACTTAGTTTGGAAATAATCCTTACGTTTGCTGTAGTCAAAATAGAAGTGGTTCTTACCGTTATCAAAACCAGCAAAGGTTTTACCCAACGAAGTATAAACACGGGGCAAATGATAAGCCGATTGATCCAGTTCACTGAATTTAGGGTTAGTTACAGTATCGTTCGTTGCATCTGTAGCACGACTTGTAATCTGACGTGACAACCATAGATCATAGTCGTTGTCAGCGCGCTCAGAGCGCATTACAAACGTTTTGTTAATGTAACTAGTCAGAGCTACCTTTAACGGACTAACCTTGCGATACGGGATGTCAGTGCGTTGTTGACGTTGACGAGAAATAACGCCGTTAGCTTTAAAGCGACCATCTTTGTCAATAACCGGAATACGGAAATGGAGTTGAGATGCACGACCACGAATAGGTTTAACAGTAACGTTAAAACTCAGTGTGTGGTTGTTAATGTCTTCGTCTTCACGAACCTTAACATCAATAACAGAAACACCACCTGCTTGAATACCGATAATCGATTGCAGAATAAACTTAGGCAACAGGACTTTGTTAAACTTCCGCATCATTGCTTGGTGCTTAGAAGAAAGCATCGATTTGTCAATGATAGTCGAAGTGTCTTTATAACTAGTCTTTGGTACTTCCAAGTCTTCCGGATGAATCTCCATGGCTTCTTTAATAGTCAGACCACTACCGAATGGATCGGGCATGGTGTGATAGCGCATGGCGTCATCGACGGTCTGTTCAAAGGTACGGTCAGAGATAATACCTGCATTAAACAACTCGTGTGCTTTACCGGCTACGGTATCGGCATACTGGTCACCTACAGAGAACTTCTCTACAACTCGTTTAGCAACTTTACTTTCAGCGATTTTAAGCGCCTTAGTTTCATCTACCAAACCTGCGTTGTCTTTCTCGATGATCAGAGTAGTTTCATCCAGATCCGATTCGGGAGGAGGCTGATACGTTACTTCCATCAAGTCCAGGTCAAAGGTACGAACAATCCGTGAGGGAGGTTTAGCCTGACCACTATCTTCTTCTGTAGTGTCACTAAGAATCTCTTCCTTCTGATTGGCTTTAACGTCATCTACTTCTTCAGGATCGATTTCACCGGCAGGAGTTGTGATGTCGTCATTGTCTTCTGGTTGCTCCAGTTCAATGGTAGACATGTCGACTTCTGTTTCGATAAGAGTATCGTTACCATGAGCGAATTCAGTCAGAGTAGTAAACAGTGAAATCAGTTTACGTTGCATCGAGTCAGGGGTAAAGAAAGCTTCCATACCAAACTCGTCAATATAAGTACCGACGTCTGCACCTTCACCAAAAGCTTCCAGAGAAGGTTTCTCTTCTTCAACTTCGTTGTCTGGTTGTTGACGCCATTCCTCAAGCTTACCCAAGTTCATGACAAAGAAATTACCTTGTACACGAATCAGGAAGTTAATCTTGTCATAAGAAGCTTTAGGGATTTTACTGAGGTAACTGGTTTCACGTTCACTACCAAAGAAGCGGTAAAGGTCAAACACGTTAAGAGCAGCAAAGCTACGGAAGTTCTCTAAAAGATCCTGAGTTGTATTTCGGGTCAGTTGTTTAAACTGAGACATCGTTGGCATGTATTCAGGAACATGCAATTCAATGAACTGGTTCCAATCCGGAAAACGTTTGCAGGATTCAGCAACACCTTCCCAGAAAGTATCAGTAATGTTCAACCAACGATAGTAGTTAGCTTTATAAGAACTTGTATACTTGTAAAGGGGATTCAACATGCTGTAGTTAAAGATAGCTACGTTAGCAATGTTGAGTTTTACAGCGGCATCTTTACGAAGTGGTTTGAAGAAGCGGTGGTTACGACGGAAATCATTTTCCAGTGTCTGTGGCAAAACACTGGTGCGTCGTGGGTTACCGACTAGCGAATCCAGTTCGACTTTTTGCTCGATGAAAACTTTCCCTTTAAGCTTGGCGAATACCGGGTCCGCTTGTGACGGTCCCAGTACTGCTGTATTGTCTTCCAGAAAATGGTAGACGGTCTCTAAAGGAAGATCGAGTTTCTTGATGGCATGGAGTCTCGGCTGCTGCAATTCGGACGACTGTTTGAGTCCGAAATTCTTAAGAAACAATGGGATCTTTAAACGCATTTTTTACGCCCTTGGTCGAGGTTCTCCGGTCATGAACCGAAGAGTTAAATTGAGTGTGTGAATGTTCAAGCTAAATTCTTCACCACCACCAGCTTTCAAATAAGCAAGTCGTGATCCAAAGAACTTATTAGCTTCAGCAATAGCTTCTTTAGAATAAGCTGCTACAAAGGAAGCGGTGTCGCCGTCGAAGTCAGCGCCCAGTGCTGAAAGGGTTGAAGGTGGTAATGATAGCGAGTCGTGCCATTGTGCCACGTAGTCTTTACCGATGATTGGATATTCCAAAGCAACTGGCAAAGATTCATCACGTTCCCAAAGATGGTTCAGTTGATAACGCAGCTCACCAATAACGGTAGTCTTCAGATACATGCGGCAAGGAATAGAACTGTTATAGTTCTCGATCGGATAACGTGTTACGATACCGACGTTAGTGTTCCACATAGATAGGCCGGACAGGTAAATCAACTCGGCATAAGAAATAGGTCGAACAAATTTTGGATTCAGATTGTCCGGGAGTTCCTCAATATCTCGGAAGACTTTGAAGTTCTCGTCATTGTCCAAATAGACCAAGCCGATGTAATGACCTTCGATCTCAATAGGACGACCACGCTGTTCAACTACCCGAAGATCGTTGATAACCTTTTCCAAACCATCTGGGGTACCCCACTTATCAATGATAGCTGTAGGGACATCTACCCATACGCGCTTGAGAGTCTTCTTGTCCAGCAATTGAACACGGTTGGTGTTCGAGTCAAAGATCTCAGCGATGATAGAGTTCCGTAAATGGAAGATCGTTTTAGGTTTAACAGCAACAGAACCTTGCAACAGACCAATAGCTACGTCTTTAAATCCAGGACGGTTAGGACGATCCAAGTCGGCTGCGTTCGTATCCAGAGAACTGATTACGTTACGAGTACCGTTGAAGACTTTACGCGAAGCCCAGTTAGCTTGGATGAAACCACCCTTACCCGACAACAGCTTTTCAAAGTGATCATAGATCGCTTGAATGTTATTTTGGATAGCTACTCGCTTACGGTCATAAATAGCTTTGTCATCGTTGGGACCAAAGTAATCTGGGATACCGTACGTCTGGTTTAACAGAGCGCGATAGTGTTCGTTTACTTCATCGAGAGTTACACGACCATAGGCATCGATCTCAACCTCGCGGTAGGCCGCAGGACAGACGACAAAGTTTTCTAGGATACAGTTATTGAGATACTTCGCAATCAGTTGTAAACGGTTCTTACGGATGCCTGAACCGGTATCTTGGAAGTCTACCTTACGCCAGTTATCAAAGAAAAAGGTATAACCGGTTTTACCATCGAGTTCGTTCGATTTAATGAAGTCATTTACAGACTTGTCAAAGATAGCGTAAGCCTTACCAAGGATAATGTCTTCATAGAAAGCTTTGAGTTTCAGAATGTTCCGGTATACAACTGGATGAATTACGGGCAAGCCTAATTTAATGTAACCGAACCGACCTTCTCGTTCAGCAGAACCGATACGACCGAAGGTCTCTACAGAAAACAAACCATTCTCATGGAAGTTGCCACCAAGACCTTCAAAGATCTCGTGGCTGGTAACCTGTCCCAGCATTTTAAGTTGCTGGTTGGTAGGAATCAATAAACTAATATTGAAGGGAACTAACGCTTTTTTCATTGGGTTATCCTCGTGGGAGTGTTTGCATGTTAACGATATGATTATTTAACATCAATGGAGCTAGAAATGGCTAATAAAAAAGTAGATCTACCTAAGGCTCCCGGTACGGATTCCCGTGGGAACATCGCGCTGCCTGGCGGACCTAGGGTATTAGACCTTAGCGACTATGATGACCTGTTTGGAGATATCACGTCAGACTCAAAGAAGTCTGGTTGGGAACAATTCAAAGAGGGCTTCACGGCTTCACTGTCTAATCGACTAGATACAAAAGATACTATTCGGAACTTCTTGCGTTCAGCTGCACCGGAAGGAATTAGTTCTGCCTTTGGTGCTTATGACGACTTTAAACAATCAGTTGGTAATATCAAGGATACCCTTGAAAGAACTAACGCTGCGGATCTGGAATACATTTCCCGTAGAGCACAGGATTATTTACCTCAGTTAAAAGATTACATGTCCGATGATTTCTTTAATGAAATTAATGAGGGACTGGAAGCAAGAATTGAGGATTACAAATACACTGTTGATGCAACACGCAATCAAACAGCTATTCGCGCAAAAGCAAAAGACGAACAGGAAGACCGTACGATTCAGTTGGCTCTGGATAACATTGCACTGAGTGCTAAGTTAGACCATAACCGTTCTGAACAGGCCGCTAATCGCCGTGATAAAGTTCATCGTGCTGAACGTGGTTTACGAGATGTTGTTGATACTAAACGTTTCAACTTCCTTGCTCGAACCATGGGTATGATGGCTGATAACACAGCTAACATTAAGAACTACCAGGAACAGTTTGATGCTGGCGTTAAACGTAAAGGTCTGGAATTACAATTCCGTACATTTATGGGTATCAAGGATCTCGTACGTTTGGCTGAGACTTCTCTCCAAGTACAAATCCAAGCCGCAGAACAATTAGTTCGTAATACAGGTACACCTGATCATCAGAAAGGCGCACTTGCAGATAACCGTAAGTTCCAACGTCAAGGTATGTCTGGGACGGGTAATAGGTTATTGCAGGGTGCCGGTCGTGGTCTACAACAATACCTGGGTGGTTTTGGTGGTAATGTAGAAGACCGTGTATCACAAGGTCTTGGTAGTCGTTTATCGGAAATTGTACAAGCTGCACGCATGACCGAAAATGGCCCTAGTATGTGGGATCAGAAATACAATATCCTTGGTAGTCTAGCTGGTGAACTATTTGGTGATGGTATTCAAAATCACCTTGTTCCAATGGCAGGTCGTGAGTTAAGACCTACAGCTACTAAGCTGGTTAACAAATACGGTGGTGGTAAGCATAACCAACTTGGTTATCTCTTAGACAACATTCCTGCTTTTGCTCAAGAGTTTGTAAACAACCAACAAAACCAATATGGTGCACGGGGTGTGTTACGTGACCTGATCGCTCCATATATTCCGACCTTTGGTTTGCAAGATCGTCTTAAAGATGGTACCTATCAAACAATTGATCAGCAAGCGAGCTTTAACCAAATGACTCAGCGAAGCATCGTTGAAGTTATCCCTAGTTTGCTTTCCACCGCTGTTCAAGAATTACGTATGATTCGTACTGGTCGTGATGATGTATCTCGTGAAGTATTTGACATCACTACTGGTAAAATGACCATCGAGAAAACAGCTAATGACAATTTGCTGAAACGTATTATTCCCGATAACGCTATTCGTGCTGCTTCGTCTACAATCAACGATGCCTTGAACACATTTGATCCAGACGGTCAACTGTCCCCTACTGCTCGTAAAGCTTTGGCTGAACGTATGTTGCGTGAGTCTTCACATAACAAACGGTTTGATCCGGAACAATACTTGAAGTCAGGTGGTTATGCCGATGGGATGCGTGGTGAAACCGCCGATGAACTCGGTCGTTTCTTCCGTGGTAAATTTGAATTTGACTCGAAAGGGAAAATGAAAGATACCGCTGGTAACCATCAATTACGACAGGACTGGTCTCAAGCCTTCTTGGATATCCGTTCTATTAGTCGTGACCCTTACAAAGAGATTGAGCGTCTTATTGCATCGGGTCGTACTGAACCATTACGGATGATGGGTATCATTACAACTGAAGGCAACCAAGACCGTATTAATTACGAACGTATTTGGGAAATCTTAAGGTCTGGTGTAACTGGTAATAATCCATATGCCCCTGGTGGTAGTGGATTTGATCCTAATAAAGATGACATGTCTGGTACATACGGACATAAAGACTTTATGGGTCCAGCTTACGAAGGTGAAGCAAAACGTTTTACTAACAACATGTTACGCAAGACTCGTGATCGCTTTACTCCAGTTGAGAAATCTGCACGTGATGCAGCTGCTCGACGTATTCGTGAACTGCGTGCTAAATATGGTAATAACGCACACAAAATCGCCGAGATGATGGAGCAGTTCCAAGCTGATCCAAAAGGTAGTATGGCGGCAGGTTATGGGAAAGCTACTGATTTCACTGCTCAACTCATGGGTGGTCAATTCGGTGTAGGTAATATGAAAGCCAAGGTTGAATCAGCTTATGATAAAGCTATGGCTAGTATGACTCCAGAAGCTAAAGGCTCTTTTGTTCCAGCAGGTATGGATAAACTAACTGACCTTTATTCTAAGTTCAACCCAAGCGAACCTTTGATCAAGGCAATTGATTTTATACAAGGTAAACTTGTCGACTTAAAGACCAAAGTCATCATTACTAAACCTAGTGATATCACTGGTACTGTTATTAACCTCGACGGCATGACGGTTGCTTCTGCTCGTGAAGTTGCTGCTGGTCTATTTAATGGATTGGGTGACAAAATTGTTAGTATTGCTTCTGCAATTGGTGATGCTGCATCTAATGCTATCGCTAGATACCAAGGGCTCCATGCATCGGCACCAGACGCAATGTCTGACCCGAGCAACCCAGATGCGCCACAAGACCTGAGTTTATCTCCTGGTGAAGATGTTGTTATCACTGCACGTGGTATTGAGAATGGGGAATACTTTAACCGTTCAACGGGTAAGCTTGTTACTTCGATGGAGGACTTGGATGGTGACATCGTAGACCGTGATGGTAATGTGGTTGTTACGGCACAAGAAGTTCGTGAAGGATTATACAGCTACAAAACTGGTAAACGTTGGAAACTATCTAAGGGTGCTGCTAAAGTACTCAAGTCACTCGGTTCGTTAAGTCGTTTCTCTGGCATGACCGCAACACAACTAGGTTTCCATGCTATCAAGTTTATGGGTAAAGCTGCAATCGGTATTGGTTCGAAAGCTTTTAACTTCTTTGTAGAAAACCAGAACGCTTACTTACCTGATTCTCCTGATCCGGTATTCACCCGTCGTCAACTTAAGGCAGGTGACTATTTCGATGAGAAAGGTAAGGTCATTGAAGACTTCGTAGATGTTTACGGTTTGATCTACGGTAAAGACGGTGAACCTGTAATCGCCCAGGATCAGTATAAGAACCTGATGAACTACGATGGTACTAAACACCAACTCGCTAAGAACAAGACCTTTATTGGTCGTACCTTAATGCGGGGTCTTCGTGGTATTCGTTCTGCCTATACTGCCGCTTCCATGCGTTACTGGAAATGGCTTGGTCGTAAGACTGTATCGGTTGGCGGTGCTTTAGGTCGTAAGACTCTTGGTGGTTTTGCTAAGGTCGGCGGTAACCTTTTCAATAAGGTATTTGAGAAAGCCGATCCAGAAGCTATGGCTAACCCTACCAACATGATTCTTGCACAGATCCTGCAACAGCTTCAAGCTAATGCTCCTGAACCAGAAGAACGTGCAGGTAGTTGGAAAGACAAAGCTAAGAAGAAAGCAATGGAACTTGGCGGTAACGTCAAAGAGAAATTGGGTATGAACCGCGACAAAACTTTGCTCGGTGGTTTGATGTCTACTCTTGGCGGTCTGTTCGGTAAGAAGAAAGGGAAGGACAAAGATGACGAGGATGATGACGATGGTTTCGGTTTAGATGATGCGGCAGATATGGCTGACATCGGTGATTCCATTGACAATGCACGTGAACGGCGCCGTCGTAAGAAACTACGTGGTAAAGGTAAACCTGGTCGCTTGAGTCGTATTGCCTCTAAAGGATGGAATGCTCTCAAAGGTTCTCGTCTAGCGGGTCTGGCTGGTACTGGTCTAGCTGCTGGTGCAAGTACTCTTGCTGGTACAGCTGCTGCCGGTTCGCTTGTTAATGGTGCCATTGCTGTAGGTTCTACCATTGCTACAGGCGTTGCTACTTTGTTGTCGGCTCCTGCTTGGTTGTTAGTGGGTGGTGCTGCCTTAATTGGTGGTGGTGCTTACTTGGGTTACCGTGCTTACAAAGCATCAGGCGACTTTAAATATCTGCGTATGATGCAATACGGTATCACTTCAACTGGTGAGAAATTATCGGTACTGAAGATGGAAGCTGCGTTGGAGAAATATACGGATAAGAGTTCTGATACCCCAACCATGAATATCAACTCTGATATTGCTAAGGAAATTCTTGGTGCTATGGATATTGATATTAAGGATGTTCCACGCGTCATGGCATTCAGTCGTTGGATGGACATGCGTTTTAAACCTGTATACCTCTCGTATTGCAAATCGCTTGGGGCATTGGGTCTGAAGAATGTAGCGTTGAATGACATTGACGATAAAGTACCAGATGAACAAAAGGCTGACCTCTTGGCTGGCGTTAAGTTCTCTTACGAAGGTGAAACTCCCTACAACTACTTGGACAACCCGTTTGATCCAGATAGCAAATTGGATAACACTATTCCGGAGATCAAAGAACAGTTTGATAAACTGACTGAGAAATTCGCCGGTGCCAAAGCTAAGGCCGATAAGGCTAAAGGCGAAGCAGGTACTGAAGCTGATAAAGCTAAGACTGATGCCACAACTGTAGCAGCAGGCACTGCCGCAGCGACAGCCACTGTAACAGCTGCTGACATCGTTCAAGACCAAAAGGATAACGCTGCACCACCAGGACCACAAAGTGCTTCAGACGTGGTTAAAGGAGCTGCTAAGGTAGCTGCCTTAAGTGGGATCGCTTCTGGTGCGGTACCAGCAGAGAAAGTAGGTAAAGAACTGACTTCATTGCAATCTATTCGGATGCGTGCTTACGGCTTGCAGACTTTGGGTATTGCGGATGTTGAATCCTTGCTTACACTTGAGTACGTGTATTCTCGTGACCTTTCTGTATCGGATGGTACTATCGATTACACAGGTGACTTCCAAGTCTTCTTACGAGAAGCTGGTACCTATCTGGGTATGTCTACTGCTGTTGGTTCGGATAGTCGTAACAAACTGTCTAACTGGCTGGCTTCGCGTTTTGCTCCTGCATTCCGTGCTTACTGGAACGCCGTACTGAGTAAGTCTCCAACTGCTCAATTGAGTTCGGTTGAATCCCAACTTAAGATCAACGAAAAGATTATCGCAGCTAACGCGATCATGGGTGCTTCTAACTCCATGGGCGATTCTATTTGGGATGTTGATTCTATCTTCGAAGTAACTGGTAAACTGTCAGACCTTCGGGCATTGGCAGAAGCAGATCTTAAATACCTGAAGGATGTAGGTGATAAAGATATTGCTGGTACTCCAACACAGAAAGCCTCTGACCAGGTAGCGGGTAAGAATAACGCTTCTATGGGTGGTAGCTTTGTTGATAGTGTTGTAGACAGCGCGAAGAATGCTTGGGACACTACTAAGTCAACAGTCGGTGATGCTTACAACAAGGTTGCTGGTTGGTTTGGTGGTGGGGAAACTAAAGACGGAAATCTTTCGTTCCCTGAAGGCGGTTATAAGAACACATCGGGTACACAAGTTGCAAGTACCGGTGTTACGTTTGGTTCGTTAGCTAAAGGTAATGGCGGCAAGTGGGAAGATGTTCCAATGCCTACTGCCAACGGTACTGCTAAGGGTGCTGCACCTACATTTAAAGCTGCGGCTGCGATGGTAGGTATCCCAGTAGAACTGATGTTCATTATCGCGGGTATTGAGTCGGGCTACAAATACGACATCTCTGCTCAGCCGTCTGTCAACAAGAAGACTGGTGAACGTTCTAAACAATCAAGTGCTTATGGCTGGTTCCAATTCCTGAACGCAACATGGGATGAAGTCTACAGTAAAGTAATTAGTCAATTCGGTGCTCCTGCCGATGACGCTGCACGTTCGATGCGGAAAGACCCACGACTCCAAGCTCTGGCTGGTGCGTTGTTTATTAAGGGTAACTACGATCGACTGAGTAAAGCTCTGGGACGTCCTATCTCTGATACGGATATCTACATTGCTCACTTCTTAGGTGCAGGCGGTGCAATTCAGTTCCTCAAAGCTGATCCAAATGCACTGGGTTACCAAGTGATGAAAGATGCTTGGAGTTCTAACCTTACCATCTTCTTCGTAGGTGGTGACAAGTCGAAACCTCGGACGGTTGCGCAGATCTACAAGTTGTTCGACGATAAGATTGCTAAGTATCGTCAAGGTGCTGGTACCCCTTCTGATGTTCCTCAAACTGTCGGTGCGGAAGTATCGCCAGAGAAGGCAGCAGAAGAACAAGCGCAAGCTGCTCAGGCTACACAAGCCCCTCCTGAAGAAGATCCAACTAAGAACAAAGATGATTCGTCATCTGGTTCTAGTGGCCCAAGTTCTCCAGGGCAAGCTATCGCAGGTACTGCTCCAGGTGCACCAGGCATGTCTCCTTCTACTACTAATGGATTGCCTTCGGGTGGTGCTGGTAGCATTGGTCAAGACTCTGGTGGTAGTTCGATTGATGCACAGCGTCAAGCTAGTGAAGAAGCCGCACTACAGGCACAACAACGTCGTGATCAAGAGTTACGTAAAACTAAACAAACCGATAATGAAATCGATAAGATTAGAGTGCGTCAACTCGATGCGATCTTGGAGATTCGTGATTTGATAAAAGAAATGGCAGGTCAAGGCGGTATCAATCGTCCATCTGCTAATGATTCAAGAATGGGGGTTTCTACAGGTACCAACGGTACCAGCAATAGTATGACCACACCTATTCAGAATCGCTCCGCTCAATATCGCGAGAGTCCATTAACACTGAAATAACATAGTGGTCATCCCTTCGGGGATGACTATTATTTCGACTTGAGGTTTTTCTCATGGTAATCGACACTAAACCAATTTGGTTGCGTCAAGCTTTCTTAGTTCCTGTCTCATTCAATCCAAAGTCATACGGCTCTGCAACACGTCGTCGTTATGCTAACTCGGCTGCATTCAAATTTACTAACACGAGTCTTGGTGGTAGCTTTGCTATCAATATGTTACCACAGTACACACGTTACGCTGACATCCGTCAACCGGGTAGAGGACGTAGTTATGAAGATCGATTCCAAGGTATGGGTCGATATTATTCAGAAGCACACGATGACACCAAACAAGAAATCCACATGGCCTTTGGCGTGCCCCGCTTTAGTAGCTGGTCTGGATTCTTTACTAACTTCTTTGACCGCTATGCAGCATCTCTGGCTAACACCGGTAGTGGTAGCGATCTATGGTACAACTTGGGTAACACGGCTGGTCTATTGGTAACCTTACCATTGCAACCTTTTATCCTTGGACTTACAGGTACTGCACGTATCTTAAGCTTTCTACAAAAGACACAACCTTCTAAATGGTTCTACTTTAAACCAACCATGCATAACTACTGGTCAGCAGTTAACACACTGGCTAACGAATTTGCAATCGGTTTGGGGATTACTCCTTGGATGTGGGAAGACTCACAGAAACCTTTGGAAGATCCGGGTAACACAGTGGGTCCAAAAGAACTTGCTAACATGCACCGTATTTTCCCATCGTTCTTTAGGTCTGATGGTGGTGTGGACGTAATGGCTCTGGCTGGCGCTGCGCAGCGTCGTTCAGATGCTTCGGCAAAATCCTTTAAGGCAATGTCCGAGAAAGCACGAACCATTGAACAACTGGCCGATGGTATTGACGCTTCTTTGAAAGAACTGGTAACCGATCCTAAACCGGGTACAGATGCACGTACTTATTTCTTGGATTACATTAAAGTACAACAAGATAAAGTTACCGACCCGTCGGGTGTAATTGACTCTGCAAGCTTTAGTCAGTGGTCGGAACTCACAGGCATCTCTGACTTTGTAAACTCTGCACAACACGACGGTATGCAATTTGTAACCTTCCGTGCCGAGTACGCTGGCGAAGTATCTGAAAGCTTTAGTAGCCAAACAGGTGATGTGGGCGTAGCTTCTACACTTAATACAAAAGTAACTGAAGGACGATCCGCTTCGTTTAACTTCATGGGTGGTAACGTTACTGAAGGCGTGGGCGCGGCTAAGGATGCTCTGAAGAGCGTGTTGGCTGGTGCTTTGGATTCTGTTAACTTGTCAGGTCTGGCTACACTGGCTGGTGCTGCATTTGTAGATGTACCGGAATACTGGCAATCGTCCATGGCTTCTCTGCCAACGGCACAATACACATTCACACTGAAACCAACTTACGGTAATGTGATTTCTCGTTTCATGGAGATGTATATTCCACTGGCTATGTTGTTGCCTGCTGGTCTTCCATTGTCCGCTGGTCGTTCTGCGTATACCTCGCCGTTTATTTGTCAGATCTTCCATAAAGGTCGAGTACAAAGACAGTTGGGTATTGTTGACTCCATTAACATCCGTCGCGGTACAGGTAACGTAGGTTGGGATGCTGAAGGTAACATGCTGGGATGTGAAGTTACTATCTCGGTTAAAGACCTTTCTAAGATCATGCACATTCCTATTAAAGGTGGTTTTGCTTCTCCTTCCTGGATTGGTACTGCCGGTCGTGCTGTTGCTGCACAGATTGGACAATCAAGTATGGGTGATGCTGGTATCGGTATTGCTTCCGCTATTACTAACGGCGCAGTATGGGATGAACAATCTCTGTTCAACGATTACGTTGCTACATTGTGTTCTCAAAGCTGGGCTGACTTGTATTACGCTGGTAAACGTTTGAACCTGAACCTTACTCGGGTAGCACAAGATTTCAAGAACTGGAAGTCACCTTCTAACTTCTTGAGCTGGGTATTGGATGGTACGATTCCACGTATTGCATCCGCAGTTGTACAAACAACTGACCGCTTCTAATAAAACAAATACTCGGTTGGGAGATTATTTAGAGACACTACCGTCTTAACTAACCCCAATCGAAATTGTAAAAGGAAAATCCCATGTCTATTATCCAAAAACTTGCTCTGCGTCTGCTGTCCCCTGAATCCCGTCGTGCTATCGTTGATGAAACTGTATACACCGATAAAGAAGCAATTGCTATTGCTATCCACGGTATCCTGTCATCGTATTCGAAGGTCGGCCCACGTACTGCTACTCAAGTCATCAGCACTTTGGTGCGCCATTCGGATGTTGTAGGTCAACTGAATACCATGGCCGCTGATAAGAAAGCCCGTATCGCTATCACCGAACAATACGGTGAAATCAGTAAGACCGATCTGGCTGCACTGATCGCTCTGGGTCGTGCTTACAACGCCTAATCATATTGCCTTCCTTCGGGAAGGCTTTATGCCGTCAATAGATTTTTTTCTAAATCTATATTACGTAGGTAGACTTAATCTATTATACAAAAGGTATTAACCATGAATACTAAAGTATCTGATCTGATTTTTGAAAAACTAGAGAGTAGTCTTCTTAATTGGTGGGACTCACTGTTCCCTGGCGAACCAGAACCTACCTACAGTTCTGCTATGGAGAAATCCATTTACAACATGTGTAAGGAGTTTGCATACAAGGACAGTAGGAAGTTTATCTTTGAAGGTTTGCATAAAGCTTTTAAAGAAACAATCGAAGCTAACAAACGTACACCTGCGCGTATCCACCGTGAACTACGTCGGGTTATTTATCGTGACGTAGCTAAGATTGAAAATACCGAAGTACGCGATAATGTGATACTACAATATTCCCTGATCTACAACCTAAACCAAACTGAAGGAAATACCAAATGAAAAATCTCATCATGCGTTTGATTGTAAAACTGTTCGGTCTGCAATACGTTAACTACTTCGTTAAGTTTGAACAAACTGATGAAGAGCGTACCAAAGAAGCAATGGATTACTTGATCAGCGAAGGTTCACATTTCCGTGTACTGCCTGAGAACTACGAAGCGTTCTATAAAGAACTCATTACGGGTTCTAAAGAAGATAAGGTATGGCGTTCGGTATTGTTCCGTAAAGCTCTTGATACCGTCTCTAAAGAAGAGTCGTATCAACTCGCTGCACACATTCTGTTGGCACCTTACGCACAAGGTACCAGCGATTGGCCAGAACAGATCTTCTTTAAAGCTAACCAGCTGGCAGCTAATAAGTTGGTTGTTCCAGTTCCGATGCTGGGTTACGTAAAGATCCTGACCGAGGCATTGATTGAAGTATGTCCAGCACTTCCTATCGACGTGGCACGTGCCGTAGCGTTCAGTGTTTACCACACTAACAAATTCTTTAAAGGGGTTAAATCTTGAAACGATTCGTACTTTGGTTCATCACTAAGTACTTGAGCAGTTCGGATATCGTAGACGCTCTGTTGGATCGATGGCCTGCTAAAGACCAAGCTAATTTCTACCTGCGGGGTCTTTTCATTAAGTACCGAAACTCTCCTGCTGATGTACGTGAAGTTATTCTACGGGCTTTAAACGATTACAATTTTCATGATACCCCATTGAAGCCAATTCATTATGAGGTAATGATTAAACGTATATTGACTACTGCCCAACCTTTTACATCTCCTAGTACTTTAGTGAACGCTTTGGTATGGGACGCACAAATTGGGCGTAATGCTAATCTCAACTATATCAAATACAACGCGTACTTGACTAATGTTGTGAGAAAAACCCTGGGTGTTCTTTCGACCACCGACGTACAATTGATTGTAGCCCTCCTGAAAAAGCGAGTAGAAAATGAATGCGAGTGAAGTAGCCCTGAACTGGGCAAAGGGTCTTGAAGAACATCAAGACGGTGTAGCACAGCACGTAGATGCAAAAGAAGTTAAAGCCCACATTGATATCGATGATGTAGATAAGAACGATATCAGCGATGTTGAAGATACCGAAACCAAGAACATCAAAGATGGTGGTGACGACGTTAAAGTAGCAGCTGGTGATAAAGACATCTCGGTTGAAGACTTTGATACAACTACCAGCTCTGCCAATGGCGGCGGTAAAGAGATCGATGCACTGGCTATTGATGAAGCTACTGGTCTACCACGTCGTTACGTTATCAGCGGGTTTAATGCTGCTAACAACTCGGCACTGGAAGAAGGTGATAATGCAACCCAACTGGCAATCGTATTGCAGAACGGTACTATCCCTGAAGCGGGTTTGAATGGTGTCACGGCTGAAGACCTGTTGAAAGTATGTCGCGAGATCTTTACCTGTTATCAGGAATCGAAGTTTGCTTGCGAAGAAAACGCTGAAGCCTTGGAACACATTAATGGTGCTCTGGCTGCTCAAGCTAAACGTATGGAACGTCGTGCTAAAGAGGGTACCGAAGGTACTCACGAAGGCAACTGACATAAGCCCCCTCCTGCGGGAGGGGATTTATTTCGCGAGGGTTAATCATGACAAACACAACGGAAGAATATAGCTTCCCAGTGCCAGACTTCTTTGAGTCCTTTGAAGAACTTACAATCTCCAAGATCCTAAAACGGTTGAACAACTTTGATACCAGTTTCCTGCAAGTTGATCAGATTACTGGCGCAGAGCAGATTACTGTAAAGCATATGTACGCAATTACAGATAATGCAATTGTTGGTCGCAAGGTTATCTTTAGTATGCCTGGCCGTATGGAAACTCCAGCTCAAGAAGAACTTAAAAAGATGGCAGTTGCTGCCGGTTGGAATTGGCTTACCATCACCGAGCATTCGTTTGGGTTCAATAGTTACACCAAGTTCTATCTGAGTCGAAAGTTTTAATCAATAGATTTTATTTGAAATCTATATTACTAAGGTGTAATTAAAATGTACGATAAGGTTTCAATCCTGAAACAAGTCAATGTAACTGCATCTAATTCAACCTCCCCTATTGGAGAAGCTCCTGATCTTAAAGGAATCTCAGTAGGTGAGTTAATTGCTGCCGCGCGAGCACGTAGTAATAACACCGCTGTCGCACAGTTAGTTGACTGGGCAAGTAAGTTCCCACCATCAAAACGCCGTTCTTTGTATCGTCGTGCTACTGCACCAATCCGTCGTCAATGGCATCGGATTAAAGCGACCTACAACTATTGGAAAAACTACTAAGGTGAATTATGCCTACTAAACATCAAGTTGACTATTCTAAATTTGACGGGTTATCGACTGAAACTCTCGAAGAGTTGTGTAAAAACGCACAGCGTACATTGGCTAAACGGCATAGAGAAGTTAAGCTGTCCCGTGCTATAGAACCATTCGATAGTACTAAGCAACGCTACAGTGAACTGGTTGAGCGATTCGGAGAACCAGAGAAAGTTGCCGCATCTGTTGAGCAAGGAAGTATCCTCGAACACACCCTAATTAAGAAAACTGAAGAGAGCCCAAAAGAAATGGTACATCATGTACGTCCTTCCCCGTTGACATCTCCTGCCACCGGCCCAATTCCGATTATTCCGGTATTGACACATGGCACAGAAGAATTTTTCGTTGATAAAGGTGACATCAGCTACGTAAAACATAGTCGTGGTGTAAGTTATCAGACTGGTCCACTGGTTGTAGGTAAAGCTATTAATCTTTACGGGCTGTCTCAAGCTAATGACTTTATTGCCGCCGGTGACCTTGACATAGCTAGTACTGTTTCACCCGACGCATCACTGTCCGCAATTTACATTAACGTTCGCGGTAGTGTACTGCGTTATGACATTAGTGGTTGGGACGAAACTGCCGGTGTTGCAATGGTGGCTGGTAGCGAACGTGGTCTGAACTTCTTGTTCCGTACCGATCGATTCATCATTGGTGAAAGTTCCCGCGATGTTTACGGCGTAGCTCCAGACTGGGTTCGCCAACTGCACCTCGCCGATCTCGCCATTAGTCTTCGTGTCAATTTCTCAGGTTCTCTGCAAACAACCAGAGGCACTGTTGAGTTTGGTACTGGAAAAGTCGAAGTCTTGACCGTAGATGTTTTCAATACGAGTACAAGTGAAAAACTAAAGTCAGTAGTAGGTTCTCTGTTCGATGATATCAGTATCGTTGGCTATGAACTTGATGCTACTTTCACTAACTAATAAACCCCACTCATTTAAATAGGAATATAACACCATGGCTAAAGATCTCAAATCTATCGATTTCGCAACTACCCACAACCTGCGTGAATTCACCCAGCTGAACGAAGCGAACAGCTTTGACATTCCAGCAGACCTGTATGCAGACGTAGTTCTGAAACAGTGTGATATCACTCCAGAGCAACTGAAAAAGAAAGAACGTCTTGATGGCGAGTTCCTTTCTGCAATGGTTCTGGTTGGTGGTGAAGCAGCTGCCGAACGTATGAAAGAAAACAAAGATCTGTCCGAGATCGGTTTGACTTTCCCAATGGGTTCCGCTGTAACTGCTGATGTTGTATTCGGTCGTGGTGCACGTACTGTGGTACATGTTAATCACAAGACTGCAACCGCTGAAATGAAGCGTGTACTGTCTCACGTCGATGGCCTGTTCGACGACATTAGTTCGTAAGGGGGTTGAATGGGTCTCGACGTTAGTTTCTACAGCGCCCCGAAAGAAGATGTCGCTAAGGTAGTGTCGGATGACGCTACCATTGACTACTGGGATATCCATCACGCATGCAGTGATGTTTATTACGCACGTAAGCCCTGGCAAGTTCAAAGTACATTAGATGAAATGTTTGGTGGTCATTGTCACCAAACAACTTACTACGTACTTTCCAAACTGAATGCCTACCATCTGCTGCATCGTATCGAATCGGAAAATTGGACCGGCTACTGGTATAACGCCGGGCGCCGTCAAGAGTTCATTAAAGGTTTCCGTGAAGCTTTGAACAACTTTGATTTCGATAAAAACGAACTTCTCTATTGCTGGGTATCTTAATGACAGAAATTAGTCAAGTAGAAGATCAACGAGATATTCGTAAAGAATTTGTTGACGAAATCACCGCGATCTCAAAAGAACGCCGAGACATTACACTGTACAATCATTTTCGTCAATTCGATGATAAGGAACCTAAACGTAACACTGCTGCCGAGGCCCTGTATATGGCTGGTGTAAGTGATGCCATTAGTTCTATCATTAGTATTACGGATGATCGTGAATTGAATGGAGCTAAATGGCGACTAACTACAAAAGAAGGTGATGTCGTACCGTTCTGTAATCCAAAAGATACCAGTTATCTTGAAACACCCGGATTAATCGCTTTGTTCCATGAGTCGATTAGTTCGTAATAAAATACGTAGTTAGGTAATTGTGTAGGAGTTCCGCAAGGGCTCCTACATTCTTACTAAAAAATTTGTTTAATTCAAAAGGTAAAACATGTCTGTAACCGATCGTAATTTCATCGTATTCGAAGGTCCGGATTTCTCCGGTAAATCTACACTGCATAAAGCTGTAGTTGCTCGTCTCCAGTCAGAAGGTATTGAACCAGTTACTCTGCGTGAACCCGGTGGTACTGAGCTGGGTGAACGTCTTCGTAAAGTCATTCTGTCTGACTATAATGAAACCGTACACCCTGAGACAGATATCTTGCTGCACACCGCTTATCGCGTACAGAACGTTCGTGAGATCATTGCTCCTGCATTGAAAGCTGGTAAGTGGGTTGTTACAGATCGCTTCATGTATTCTACTTGGTGTTTGAATGTACAGGCACATCTGGACACCCATCCGCACTTGCCTAATCTGTTCATGTCGTTGATGCCAGTTGTTACTGGTGGTCAAATCCCTGAACCAGTTGTATTCCTGGTTGACACTCCAAAAGAAGTTCGTCTTGAACGTGCTCGCCAACGTGCCCTTGAAGAAGGCGGTTTGGATCGCATGGAGAAACTACCGGCTGATGTACAGAACCGTATTGATGCATCGTACGAACAACTGAGTGGTGCGCCATCTACTATCGTGTTGAATGGTAGCCTGCCTCTCGAAGAACAAGTTGACTTTGTAATTAATGCAATGGCCGAACACCGTCAGCGCATTCAAGACATGGCTGATGATGAAGCCAAACGCAAAGAAGAACTATTGGCCGTAACTGAAGGACGTAAGAAACATGACGAAATCGCAGAAGAGCAAATCCCTGCCGAGCCACCTAGTGACATTAACCCGGTCGAAGCTGAGTTCGATCTCGAAGTATCCTTGGTCCGCTACGCTGAAGAAAACATCGTTGACGCTTTGTTCGATGAAGTCCCAACTGCCGACCTTGAACGAGTTAAAGCGCATTATAAAGAAGTAGCTATCGACATCGTTCGCGATATCTTCCATCACACTGGTGGTGACAAAACTATCTTTATGGGTAGTCGTGTAGGTCAACTGAACCAGAAGATTCACTCGCTACTTCACTTTGGTCATAAACTCATTGTTCGTAATGAAATGCTAGCAGCCAAGAAAGCTGCCGGGGTTGGTGCTGATGAAAGTCTGTCAAGCTGATCTCTGGAAATATCAAGGTTGTGAGTTTAGTGCTCAAATCGGCGAATCAAAAGTTCGAGTCATTCTTAAGTCAGTTAATAAAAAGAATGTGAACATTTCAAACTACCATCACCCGGCATACGTCTTCCAAATGAAAATGAAATCTTTTCTGGATGAATTTAAACTGGTGGTCTAAAAGGTCCCTCCTTCGGGAGGGGCTTTATTACGTGGAGTGAAAATGAGTAAGATCAATCTACAGGAACTGCGCTTTAAACTTAAAGACAGTGAGTACTACACAAGTACCAAATGGATCGAGATTAGTGGGGTACGTTGTTTTGTACATCCTAAGTCTCCAGGTGGTTGGCGACGTGTTATGAAGCTGAAGGATTCTGAAGGTGGTGGACCTGAATGGATTATCTACTATGCACATGATGAGATGTTGTTTGATTACAAGTCTGCTCTTGTAAGTGCTCAGTCTTATTTCAAAGCCGGTAAGGTTAAGAATGTGGATCTCGAACCAGATGTCATTTATGTCGATCCCAGCAACACACTGGAATTTGAAGTTAGTACAAGTAAATGGTCTGCTGTTAGAGATGTCGTATCGAAACAACAAGCATTCGCTGTACCGAAGCTACAGACGCTTGAAACAGTAATGTCACAAAGGGCTAAGGATATTTATAAGAAAGCCTTAGAAGACATTACAGCTACCTTGCTGGATACAAATGCTTGGACCTATGACTTAAAACGGTTGACCTCAACAAAGATGTATGCTGCCGCACAAGTTGATCTTACAGATATCTCCGAACCAGAAGGTTATCTGGTGTTGAAAGCAATCAAGTCTTTCTTTGAACCAAGTGCTGATCAAATCACTTACAAACTGGCTGGTACCAAAGGTACTCTTCTCTTTATCATCGAGGTTTAAAATGTCTAACGGTACTAACAACAAGTCTATCAAAACTCGTGTAAATGTTATCCTTGCACGTCTGCGCGATAATGCGAAACCAGGAGCAAAACGGATCTACCGTAATTACCTGGAACAGACAACTGATCTTACCTTGACACAACACACTCCTGACCGTTTCTCCATCATTATGTTTGATTGGGTAAACGATACTGGTTTTAAAGTGATGTTGATCAACAATAAGATCGAATGGATTAGTATTCGTGATACCACTGGTTTGGAAATCACTGGAGATAATTGTGTAGGTCGTACGACGTGGTTCTTTGACATTATTGACAAGCTACAAGAAGCTGCAACACCTCGTGGTCAATTGCGTGAAGCATTGGAGAATGTACGTGAACACCTTCGCCTAAATTCTAAAGGTACATCTGATCGTGTGACCAAGACCGTATACTTGGATGCAGGTCAACGTGATATGTATCGTGCGTGGGTTACTAAAGGTGGCGACATCCTAGTTCTTTCCTTTGGTTGCAAACGGGAAGTGTATTTAAGTTTGACCAAGAAAGAATTCAGTGTAAGTTATGAACTGGAACAACCGGGTGGAGGTTATCTGGAATACGATGACAAACAAGCTTGTGTAAAGTCCATCAAACTGTTGAAGGATTTGTTCCCTCGTGCCTTTCAGGAAAAAGGTATCCGGGTAGCCTAATGTAATAGGGACACTAACGTCCTATTTTAATTTTAGAGGAAAAGTAAAACATGTCGCAATCCGACAAACGTCTTAAGAATACCATCCCTGCTGCTAGCTTGGATCTTGATAACAAGAATTATGAAGGTCGTATCTTCTGTATGGTTCGTAACAATGAACTGACTGTAGTTCGACTGGTTAAAGTTAAGCGTCGAGATGTATACCTTGAATATGTTAAAGGTGATCGTAAAGACGGTTTTACTCGGACTAAGCAAGAGTTCCGTAAGTTTTACCATCTGTGTCGTAACCGTACGACCGATGAAGAATTGGAAACCCTAGCGTAACCCTTCGGGGTTACGTTTATACCGTCGAGGTTGAAATGGCATACGAATTTAAGAAAGATGAAAGTCTTGAGAAAGAACATCGCGTTAAAGTATTTGCCATTAGCAAAGACTACGTAACTCTTGAATCATGTTTTCCTCTTGGTTGTAGTTGGTGTCAATGGCTTGAAGATAGTGGCTGGACCATTTACACGCCACCATTAGAAGCGGCAAATCCTTACAGAGATTGGAAGCGCTATTACATTACAAACATTAAAAGGAAACCTACAAATGCATAACTTTGTAAAGCATGAATACCTAGATGGCGATGGCGGTGTTATTGTAACTGAGGTAACTAAAGATTTTATTACGGTAAATTCATTTCACTATTTATCCGCAAGTTGGTTACAGTGGTTGCTGGATAATGAATGGGAATTCCTTAATACATGGTGTGGTACTTCAGGACCAAAGCTTGAGCCGCGTATGACCGTATACACTAACTTTCAAAGGAAAGTACAATGATCCTTAAAAAGAAGCAACAAGTTATTGAACTCGAAGAGATCTTGGAAAAACTAACAGCCCGTATCGATTCTCTACCAGTTACCCCAGGTGACCCGGTAGCAATGCAATACATTAATAACGGTGTGTTGTTTCACTGTAAAGAAAACCATCGCTATGTACGCTGTGTAGTTAATCCTGATTATGATGGTATCAGTCTCGAACTCGGTTTGAATCAAGCTAAAGATGATCTTAAAGTAGTTATGTCCATTTTGAATAACTCGCAAACATCTGAAGCAGCGGACCAGATATACATTTGGTTTAATGTAAATTCAGGTTACTTGTTCTCCGTTGCTAAAACCAGCTATGCCCCAGCACACAACATCAATCGTAACAGTGATGGCATCTACCGCACTGCATTTAAGGTGGATAAACAATGACTCAATATTATCATCAAGCTTTGAGTACCAGTCAGCGCCTTGGTCGTGGTGAAGTAACAGTAATCACTGGTAGGTTTGCAACCGTTGAAGTAACTGAACCATTAAATGCCGCCCACTTACAAGCAATGCATGAATGGGGTTATCGCCAAATGTTTCCACCTGTACTGGGTAAGGAAAATGGTTCTAACTCAAATGACGTACTCATTTACAACTTTGAAAAAATTGGAGATTAACTATGAACATCTGCCTTCGTAAAGATACCTATACACAGATCGTTGATTTGATTTCCGCTCAAATGGGTTTGGTAATTAATGAAGACGACCCTCATGACGTCTGGGTAAGTTATATCCAAGACGGTCTAGAAGTAAAGCGTTGGGGTAAAATTAAATGGGTTGACGTTCATCCAGTACAGGCCACCTGTGGCGAAACAATCGTTTGTACCTACGCAGGTTGGAACGGGTTTACACGTTATGAAGGGCACCGTTATTTCAAACGCACCGAACTTGTAGAGATGTGCGAACATATCTACGCTTTCATTCAGTCTGAAGAAGTTGGTTTACCGGAAGGAGCTACTCGATGAAATACGCAATGATCTTTTTGATGTTCCTTGCTATGTCTGTTGGTGCTGTAGAACCACAACGCTGGGTTGGTGTACCACTGTTCTATTCTAAGTTTGTACCTAAGTCCACAGACTGCACTTTGATCGAAGGAGCACAACAAGGTTTCTGTGGTTTCTCTAATGAATCCGATGTCGGTGTGTTCGGCCTGACTACGATTGAAGAACAACCTTCTATTGAACGGATTGAATCCCGTCTGTTCATGGAGGTTGTATGTACAGCAGGTAAGTGTACTTCTCCCTATGGTGAACCAGCTGGAGAGATTGCAGATACCCGTACGTCATACTGGACTGTTCCTGTAGGTTGGTATCTAACAACAGTTGACGGTAAAGTAAAAGCATTCAAAGCGGGTAACGGTCCTAAGGCCAAAGAGTACCCAATTCGTAATGTAAAGATTTTACCACAATACGACAAACCTGATGGCTACTATATTCCAGAAGAACAAGAACGTTTGGTATTTCGGGTGTTCTGTAATGACGGTAATGAATGTAGCTACATGGGTAAAGTAATTAATTACGCCCAGTTGAATAAGTATGTACCTAAACGTTTGAGTCATATTTGTGATACGCGGTTTTGTTATGACGACAAGCAAAATGTAATCGGTTTGAATCCGCGAGGTTAATATGTTCTATCGTCTAAAACGTTGGTGGTATCTACGGTCCATGCCTATCGATGAACTTAAGAGTCTCAACGAAATTGTTGTAAAGAGCGGTCGTCGTGTTTCATATGACCTGGTACATGCTGTTCAAGTAATGAAGTCGTTGAATACGCTTCTGACTCATTATCTCCCAAAAGATACAAGCGGTTATGAACCGGACATCATTGAGTTTGAAGAACGTTCACACCACTGGTTATCCATCTTTAGTCTGGGCGATGGCGGTAAGAACTACCGAACTAAACTCGGTTCTCATATCAGCGAACTCGAAAGAGAAGTAAAGCGTTTAGAAAAGATCTGTGAAGACCACAACATCAAACATCAAGACCCTAACAAAATCCCATTCTAGAGAATACCCATGGAAATCGTATTGTACGCAATTATGTTCTTCCTTCTGATGGCTGGTCATTACCTCGGTGACTATGCTTTACAAAATGACTTCATAGCAAACGCTAAGAATCATAAAACAGAACTCGGTAAGTTGTTCTGGAAACACGTTCTACCTGCTCACGGTATGATCCATGCGTTACCAGTATTCTTGATTACTCAATCTTTGGTACTGGCTCTGTTTGAATTTGTTGCGCACTGCGTAATCGACTACCTCAAGTGTGACGGTAAGTTGACCTTTAACCAGGATCAGTGGTTACATTACGGTTGTAAAGTTCTCTACGTTGTATTGTTGGCTACGGGTGTTCCTTACCTGATCTAAGCGTAATAAAGCCCCTACCTTCGGGTAGGGGTTTATGCCGTTTTCTTTTTTTGTTTGAATCCAGTGTAATGGTTTGTAGTTTATAAGAAAATACCCAATGGAGGTACGTATGGTTATCACATACGCATCTGTAGATAAAATTGATTCTCAAGTTAGAATCGGTCTACCAATTGGACATTATGGAAAGGGTGATGATCTGTCAGTCTTGCCTGATATGTTAGGTGATTGGAATATAAGAACGATTACGGAAGATCGTAATCCTGGAACTGGGTATATCGTTGCAGTGCCCTCAAATATGAGAACACGTTTAATCTATAAAGAAGGTCGTATTAATTGGCTAATCGCTCTAGGGTTTAGTTATGCGCAAGCAGAACTTTATTACAGGGCTTCTAACAGAGTCAAAAAGAAATGGGACCTTCGGGTAGCCATGTTTGTTCTAAATAATTTTACGACTGACCCTTTCATTATAGATGGAATTCTGACGCACGAGAATCCAAAGTTTGCTTGCGTTGAGAATAGAATACACGTTAAACTATCTCAACAAAAGATTGTTTCCGGATGCCAAATCCTAGTTAACATGCGCGGTTTAAAATAGGGGGCCTTCGGGTCCCCACTTTATTACGTTATATCTTATGAATTATTATCTTTAGGAATATACCAATGGCTAACTTTTTTGTGGACGCTGAGTTTGATGTCCCGACCGATACCCTTATCTCTCTGGCTATTGTCAGTGAGGATGGACAAAGGACCTTCTATGAAGTTTTAGATTATAGTAACATTCAGGATGACTGGGTTAAGGCCAACGTAATTCCTATATTAGAGAAAGCTCCAATCAGTTGGGAGGAATTCCAAGACAAGCTAGAGAAGTTTGTAATGCAGTTTCCGGGGATGAATATTATTGTTAACCATCCCAATGACGTACTGTACTTCTGTAAAGCACTGATGGGTGATAAAGGTAAATGGATTAAAGTCCAACCTCTCACTTTCGATATCGATGACAAATTAAGTGGTAAGGGTTCAACCTTATTGCACAACGCATTACATGACGCCATTGCAACCAAGAAAGATTGGTTTAAGCATTATGGCTAAACTATCTTTTATTGAGTAAACGAAATGTCAGTATACCAACAACTTACATCTGATCCAGATCGTAAATGTAGATCAGAAGTATTATTACGCCTTCTGTTATCTACCAGTTATCCACAAGCTGCTTTAACTGACCTTACCTTCTTATTAGCCAAACATGGAGAGATCGTAGATGAGAACATTCTAGAGAATCTTGCAGAGACCATGCAGGAAGTAGAACGCTCATTTACCATGTTTGACTTTGTATGCAGTATCGAACTAAAACGCTCGGGTAAAGATATTACAATCATTATCAAGTGTTTAGACATTGATCCAACTGCGCGCAGTATTACTTACACTGCCGAAAATATTGAAGTAATGGCAACAGCTTCTTTGATCCTGGATTCCGAAGGTAAAGTTCTGTTAGACCATGAGGCCATCGCTAGGAAGCTCCTGGATATCTTCTATAAGTCTCAAGTTAGTTTCCGCAATCGTAGTCAGTCTATACAGAAAACACGCTGGAAACATCGTACCAAGGCTTCACAACAGAATCCTTCTATTGATACCAATATCGATTATGAAGCAGCTTTGCAATGTCTTGTTAAATCTCTGAAGAAGAAGAACTTTAACATCGTATTGACCCAAGCTAATATTCTCCTGCAAGATCAACGTGCACGCTTATTTAGTGCATCACGTCGTTGACAACATAAGCGCCTCTCCCGAAGGAGAGGCTTTATGCCGTTAGGCTACTTTAGTGGTATTAGCACTATTGATTACCCACTTTTGTTTTGACACTGGGTCAACTACATTTCGACCTAAACCAAACAATACGTTTGCTTTCTGTGTATGCAATCTCCAATCCAGGCAGAGTTCACAGAAGTAATAGACCTCGTTTGTAGATGCAATGATAGCAGCTGCTCCTGTAGGAGATGCAGGCTTAGTTGTTGCCCAAGTCTCTGGGTCAGGAGATACATGCAAATTGCATTGTGCTAATGGAAGGTTTTCAATTAACGGTGCACGTGCTCGACGCATTTGTTCAAACCAATTAAAGTTTGTATTCAATGCTTGTGCACTAGGTGACATGTAACCAAAATTACCTGTTCTTACGATGTCATCAAAAGCAACTTTACTGGTAACATCTTTGTACATCGCATTGTCTTTTAATTCACCTAAGAACGTACCGACAGAACCAGACTTCTGAAACAGTACATCGCGTCCTTGTAGAACAACCTTAGTCTTCATATAGAATTCAAAAGGCTGTGTGATATTAAAACCAACCTCGTCATCAACCGCTACAGGTATAGAGCTACCAGAGAAGGGATAGTAAGTCACATTGTTTTTACTAGCTACAAAATAACCTTGAATTACATTGTTACGTAGGATTTCACCACGCAACGTTTCATCTGGTGTTACAGTATTCTTAAAGGTGTAATCAAACACAGATTTATAAGTAATATCGATAGTACCGATATCTTGTCTAATACTGTTCTGCAAAACGTAACTCGAAGGATCAATAATGATAAACCGCATTGGCTTAGTTATGATATCTCCTGATTCCAGCTGGACTAGAGCGTTAACGTAATAAGTACCAGCAGTCGTCATAGGTACAACTAGGTCTTGGTCAACTGGTACGAGTTCATTGGTAAATAGTTCTGGATAGGTAATCGATTCAGAACCACCTGCCATGATGTACTCGCTGTCGGCTAGGTTATCCAACAGAGGATGGTTAGCAGGGGGACCAGGTAAACCTAAGTCTCTGCGGATATCACCTACAAGCACTGGTTGGCGATTAACATTACCAGAAAAGTAACATCCATAAGGAGCAGCTACTTTGTTAGCACCTACTAGGAAACCACTACCACGAGCAGCAGCATCGGCGACACTTGTATAGTTACCATTCCGACTATCGTCTGTAATGATAATTAAACCATTACCTGTCAATCGAAGTGTAGCTAGATTATTAACCAGTTCATCTGAAATGCGTGTAGATGGGACCGGTTCAACATGGGTACTGATATATACAACGAGTGCGTATGTATCTAGTTCTTCGTAACTTATATTGAGCTTACCTACAACACCAGTCATGTCTTTAACGGTTAGATCCCAACCGCCCGCCAGAGCAATTGCACTGAAGGCATCTCGGAAACCGTAAGTTTCGTTAAATGTAAGTTGGCCGGGTTTAGGGTTGTAATGTGATCCATCGACATTGTAATCTTCTGTTGGGTATGTATCCCCTAGCAGAAGTACTTTCTTATTACCGTTAGCCACTTTACGTTTATTAGCACAAAAGTTAAAAGCATTGTACATATATTTACTAGCAGGCGTTAAGCCTGCGAATGTACTAGGTAAAGTGGCTGGCCAGCTTCCAGTCGCTACACTAAGTTCGTAGTTATAAAACTTAGGAAAACCACCGTCATAAACTACGTTACCACGACCATCTTGAGTAACCGAAATAAATGGTCTATCAACAATAGCCGAACCAGGTGGGATAGTACCTTTGTCATACGCCAATACTTCTGATAGTACTGGCGCTTTATCTGTACGTGTAACAATAGCTTTACGGGAACCAGGTGGAAACTTAACTGTCAATGTTTGCCCAGTCGGATATTGACCGGGCACTAGGGATGAAATGATCTCAGCCATGATTCATCCTCACTTCTTAACTGGTTTTGTAATCCGTGCGTAATAAGTAACTACCGCATTAAAGTTGTTGAGGATAGTAACTTTACCATCGGCAGCAATTTGATAGGTTAGCACAGCTTGCGCATCTACTACAGGTGGATTAGTTGTAACAGCTGGATCTTTCATACGCAGTTCAATGCCTAACGAATAGACATAATAGTCAGCTGGTACGAAGTCAAGGATAGTTGGTGCATCAATTACAGTCGAACCATTAGCATCAACAGTCCCTTCAATAAAGTCAAATGCACTGGCACCGCCAAGACTGATAGCCACTCTGATCTTCTCAAAGTATGCGTCCATCTCTGATACCATTTTATCTCTTTCAGTATTCATGAATTACCTCGGGGTTAAATTATTCATAAGGTTAGCGAAGCCAAGCAGGTGTGGCGGTTTTCGGTAACTCAAATTGTTCCTTCTCAATACTGATATCAGCAAGACCGTACATAGCGGTAAGGGAATTGTAAAGCCATTTGTTTTCGTCGTAGTTCAATGCAGCTGGATCAATAGACTCCATTGCGTCGCCCATTTCATAAGGTGCCTTAATGCCCATGATGGCTTCTACCTGAGCTTGGGACCATGCCAGGATATCTGCTGAACGTGTAGAGATGTTTGGAACATCACCAGTATCCAGAGTACATTGATAAACATACGTCTGTGAATCTTGGCCCATACGGAAGATACGGGAGATTGCCTGTTCTAGAATGTACCCACGGAAAGGGGAGTTAATCAGAACCATCGTATCGGCCATGGTGAGACGCACAGCGGTCGATAGAGAAGCATAGGTAGCAATGAGTGGATTAAGTTTATCATCCTCGTCAAAACGCTTCACAGTACCTGCAAGTTCATTACTGTTCTTACCGTAAACTGTTAAAGGTCTTAACCTAAGTTTGGTACATACTTTCTCTGCCTCTTCTACACATTCTACAAACGTAGTGAATGCAATAGTTTTCTTCTCGGTATCTTCTGTGATACCTACCCAGTCAATATAGGGAACCATAGCAACGTGAGCTTCAATACGCATACCACCAACAACACGACCCAATACCTCGCCTTGGATTTTAAGTCTTACGTATTTGATAACAGACTTAACGTCTCGGAAACGTTCGATCATTTGTCGAGGGAGCAGTTTCTCAAAGGTATTCTTTTCGTAAGCGTTAGCCGCCTTCATCTCATTACCAAGATACCTAGGGTCAGGAGTCTTAGCGATCATGTGTACCAGATGGAGATACTCATCAAATTGAAGTTTCTCTTCTTTGGTTCGAATAGCAGCGCGCGCTGTCATTACACATTGGTCCCAGAACTTCTGGTCTGATGGTAGACGTTCACGATAATACTTTTCACGTTCTTTAATGAAGGCGATCATTACCTTCTTAATTTCAGGTAATGTAAAACGTTCGCCATTAGGAATCTTTATTGGGTAAGGACGCATGATAGGTGGTTGTAGATCAAGTTCTTTCTTCTCGATCAAGAATGACACCAAACCCATACGTTGTTTGATAATGTCTAAACCTTTAGAGGCTTCACGTCCAAACATCTTTCTGAAGCGGGCCTCAACGTCCAAGGTGAACAATGGATCTACAGTTCGTAACAGTGTGATGATTTCAGCACCAAGTGCCTTCACGGGCGTACCAGAGGCTTGTATGTTGTTACGTGATCCAAGGGTGTTACAAATACCCAAATACATTGTAGAACGTGCAGAGTTAGGGTCGTTAAAGTTATGCGACTCATCCAAAATGGTAACAACTTCTTTCCCCTGCCAGTTCTTCACATTACGAATCATGTCCGCAACTTTATCCATTTGGTCATAATGACAAATTACCCAACGTTGTCCTTCATAAGGACCGCCATCCAGAGAGTTCCAGATTGTCTGCGGTTCTTTAAACATCTCATTGATAGAATCTACCCAGACTGTGTCGACTGCAATCTTAGGACAGAACACAAAGATCAAGTCAGCTCCGACCATTTCAGCAATAGCCGAAGTCATGTATGTTTTACCAGTACCCGGAGCAGCTGCAATCAAGTCACCATTCAAACCGTACTGATCTAGACGGTAGGTATAGTTCTCGAAGTATTCCATCTGGTAAGGCTTAGGACTGAAGGTTAGATTCTTCAGCTTGCTAAAATCTAAGCGTCCTTTAACTGTAGCTGGATCGACAGGTAATGTATTCTTGAGCCAAGTATTTTGCATCATGGCTTCACGGATACTATTGATCGCTTTAATAGATGTATAGCGATTTCGATAATACTTAATGTTCTCCAGCATGTACATGACGTCTGGAGCAAAGAATTTATCAAATGAAAATGATCCACCTGAAACTGTATCGAAAAGGTTTTGCGTAATCTTAGTGGTTTTCCAAAACTTGTTCATGTCTCTGACAATGTCATGTGCACGAATACCAGAGACTACAATCTTCTTTGGTGTTTGTTTTACATCTACATCGCCGAAGACGCTACGGAGGGAATCAAACATCTCCATTGAGTGGACCATTGAATTATTCCTTAAGGAGGAGTTAGTAAAGATACATAAAATGAGTGGTTAAGTCCTTAGTACCATTAGAAGCATTTATAAGCCTATATTACATACGTGAACCATCGACGTTAGTGGAGGGTTTTATGGACAGCGATAATGTATTAATGACGATACGCAGAACCAACGTAAGTTGGATTCTAAAATACCTGTTGGCTATTACTTCAGGTGCCAGTCACGTTACCATAGAGGAGAAGCCAGAATGCACTAAGTACTATTGTTTAGCTACTGATCGTACAGTTATACTACATACCGAAAAGGATCATCACCTAATACACTTCATGAAAGGTACGCAAGATTTCCATACGGAATACTTTTCACTGAGTGTAGATTTCAATTGTGTCGTGACAGTTCCAGCGGAATTGATAATTAAATATCTTTGCGCTGGTATTGATAAACGCCGTACAATTGAATGGTTGAAGATCTTAAAGGAACTCAAAGAATAGAGGTAACATTATGTTTTCTAGAAATGAGCTAATCGGTTATACTTTACTGTCAGCAACGCTGATAACAGTTGGCGTGACAATGGTTGTAAAAGGAGTACAGCTTGGTATAAAAACTGCAAGGAATAGTCAACCGTAATATTTTGGGCTACCTTCGGGTAGCCCATCTTTTCTTTATTTTTTTGTTTAAATAAATAACTTACTCAAAGTGTAATGATATAGACAACGGCAGAACGCGCAAACGGCGCTGCTTACGAGGAGGTGATCCATAACTCAGTCGTACTCCATATAGCGAACTGTCGGGAAGACAGCGGTGAGTACAAAGGGTGCCTTGTCTATTGATCTGGCCTATCTAATCGGATCGGTATACTTGCCCAGCCTCAGGCTGGGCTTTATGCCGTCAATAGATTTTTTTCTAAATCTATATTACGTACTTGTTAACTAAGAGAACTATACCCATGCAAGGTAAAGGTAAAGAGTATAGTGAGAAAAGAGGTTGGTTTGTTAAACATGTTGTTAATAAACAACGTAAGGAAAACAGTATTCCACGTGAGGTCTTCCGTCCACCTGACGAAGACAATGGTGATAATGGGTTCATAGACGACTATCAACGTGACGGTATTCCTGACCCTGATGCTAATTATAACGGACGACAAGTTTATTAATAGGTGGGACACGTAAATGCATATTTTAGGTAATACGCGTAATAAAGAATTACATAATCGACCCTATAGAGGACAACCTGTGGAATGGCGCGAAGAGAATGCGTTAAATGCATTAGCTGCTTTGGAGCCATATCTACTACATGTTGCACGGGTTGACAAACATGTGGAGTATAGTAAGAACCCCGAACAACATACGTATCCTAGGGACGCAGCGTGCAGTAGAAATGATGATATCGGTCAACCTGTACGAATTACTTATTAATCAAGAGGTTTTAAAATGGATCTGAATATTATCCGTATAAGCATTCCAATTAATGGTAAACCACTAACTAACGAAAGCTCCATTAATTATCGTTACGTAGGTAGACATGATATTGTTGATGTAATGAAAGACGCGCAGTTGTATGCCGATAGTGATGCTCGAGATGTAATACGCGAGTTGTCACAGCGAATGGGTTTGCTTAATGCTAGTTTCGAAATTATTAAACTTTCTACGGTTAGTACCACTGTTTCGAAATCTGAGCTACATACTCGATGGTCTGAGTTCACCGAGGGTGATCTAGAGGAACTTAAATCTTTCCTTAATGGTAACTACCCAGTTGACACGTGGCGTGCCGCTAGTAGTGGTTTGCTTACGGGTGAGCACATGTATTACGTTAGTCTTACTAACAAGAATAAACTTAAGCTAATTGTATCTGTTCCAGGTTACTTTGGAACAAGTATAGATTTAGATTGTAATGAATATGGTTTTAGTGCATTAACAGTTGACGTTATGGGTTATGGTCTTAGTCTTTATACAGTGTTTACTTTTACTGAATAGTTATCTAATATAGGTGACTAGACTAAGAGCAACTGAGGAAGGCTCTTTATGCTTTTAGTCATTAGTATGGAGTATGTAATACGACTTCATTGCTTTTATAGGAGAACCTATGCTTACTTATTACGATCGAAACTTTGAAGCTGTATTTGTAGCTACCCCTAGTGAAGCGCGTGTTGAGAATGCTGCTGCAAATAGAGCATTAAGTGAAGAACGACATGAGATGGCATTACGTCGAGATTGGTGCAATACTTTTTCACGTGAAGAACATTCGCCATTTGGACCTAAACTAGGCGTGGTACCAAATTCTATTGATCGCACTACTATTTGTGATGTGGATAAATATCACATTCAGAGGTAGATATGCGATTCTATTTTACTAAAAGAGGCGACACTAGATTCTTACCCAGTAAGTTTGAAGCTAGATCAGAAAATGCTTCATCGGAACGATCAGAGTTTGAAGAGTATTTTCATCTTAATCGTGGACATGAAGACGAGATATGTACTTATCGTCGTGATGGTGATTCAGCAATGAGTATTTATCGAGAAGGTAATCCCATAAGTGCAGAACGGAATTTAGAGCGATCCACACTTCAAACTAACATGGCACGTAGATAAAGGTGTAATGTGTACACAATGACCAACCACCACTACAAACTTGAAATGGTTATTACCACAGCTGATGAAGCTAGAGTAGAAAACAACCAAGGCGAGTTTGCAGAAGAAATTGAATCAGAAATTTTATTTGATCGCCGCTGTAATGAGACCATTACAGATATGATCGATGCGGATGGTGGTTGGACTGAAGGTAAAGATGAGTTTATCATGTCCTTTAAGGATATGGTACCCACCCATACTGACCCAATGCACCATTTCACACAACGGTATTATAGGCGACCACAATGACTATCATGGCTCTGATAGAGAAACAACGGAAAGACCGTTTCCAATTCCAATTACAGGCATGCTCTTATCGAGTGGAGAACCCAATTTCAAATTGGAACATAGAGAAAATGATAATGGTGCAGAATCGAGAAGATGATGAAATTGATTCTGAACTGGAATACGGTACGTTATATGGTCGAACTTCTGAAGTTAATTCAGAGCATATCAACAATCATGGCCGCAGAGTAAAGTTTCTGCATCGTGAACTTACTTAATTCGATAATGGGAAAAGCCAAATGTCTATTATGGCTTTGTTAGAAAAACAGATAAAAGATCCAACACGCGTCAATATTTTTTCATTCAGTGCACGTAACGAGTCGATGTTTCAGATCGATAGTGTTACGCATATGGAAGAACTGCTTAAACGGCGCTGTCGAACAAAAGATCTCTATGACTCTGAAATCCATTATGGCCTTAGCCAAGGTCGTCTGGCTGAACGAGAAAAAGATGGTACGATTAATCGTGGTATCCACCCAACAACAATAGCTCGTAAACAAATTTAAAAGGAAATACAAATGACTGAACAAACTAAAGTTTTTGATGTTACCCCTGTTGATGTAGTTATCGCCCCTCCACAACCACCGGTACGTGTCGTTAAACCACTAGAAGAACTAAGTACCTGTTCTTGGATGCTGGAAAAAGACCGTAAGCTTGCTCGCGTTGTAGTAATCGATGACGTTGTCGAACACAAGAACGCCGATAAATTGGAACTCTGTATTGTTGGTGGCTGGCAATGTGTATCGGCTAAAGGTAACTTTAAGAAAGGTGATCGTGCGGTATACTGCGAAATCGATTCCCTGCTACCTACCGATTATGCCGACTTCAATTTCCTCGAAAACCGTAACTCGGATAACCGTCAAATTAAAGGTAAACGTTACCACCGTTTGCTCACCGCAAAACTACGTAAAGAACTTTCCCAAGGTCTTCTGATCCCAGTCCCTGCAAAATTCAAAGATGCTCCGGTTGACACCAACCTGACTCTGGAACTGGGTATTCTGAAATATGAAGGTAAGCCAACTCCTGAACAGCGTGAGCGTGATTCCCGTCCTAAGACGGCATACGTTCGTTTGGCTAGCTGGTTCCTTAAAGGTCTGAGTGGCGCACTGTTGCCATGGCCTCGTCAGCTGATTAAGTCTGACCAAGATCGTGTACAGAACAAGTCTACTGCATTTGAAACAGCTAAAGCAGCAGGTACTAAGTTTGAGGTTACCTATAAGCTTGATGGTAGCTCGATGACTTCTTTCTTGATCAACGATGAAGGTACATTGCGTAGCGGTGTCTGCTCGCGTAACTACGAGCTTCAACTGGGTGGTAAGGAATACAGCTTCTGGGATAAACTCCGTCTGTACATCGGCACCACTATGATGCGTAACCGTCGTTTCTTCGAGACCTGGAAATGGAACAAAGTTGAATGGGTTAATACATCTGCCGGTGTATCTGATAATTTTACCGAAGCCTATACCAAACTGAAGATTGCTGACAAACTCTGGAAGTATTATCAGGATACTGGTGTAGCTATTACGGTGCAAGGTGAATTGATTGGTCCAACCATTCAACAAAACTTTGAAGGTGTGGAAGATAACCAATACTACATCTACACTGTCTACAAAGATGGTTACAAAGAAGTATTGCCTGCTGAAGCACGTGAAATCGTTAAAGCGTTGGGTCTGAAGTATATCCCACTGATTGATGAGGAATGGGTAATTCCAGAAGACTGGACTGTTCAAGACATTCTGAAAATGGCTGAAGGGCAGCGTGCATTTAACCAGAGCAAACAAACTTTCCGTGAAGGTCTGGTGTTTAAAGGTACAGATGAAGTCATTAGCTGGAAAGCTATCAGCAACTCTTACCTGCTCTGGAAAACGAAACAGGAAGAAAAAGAAGCCAAGGAAGCAGAAGCTGCCGCCATTACTGAAGGCGAAGGTGCCGGTATTCCGGTATGAAATAACCACAATAGAAAAAGTTCTAAATCTATATAACTAATCCGATATAGAAACAAACCATTCAATTAAATAAGGTAATTACAATGCTCGTACTTCGTAACGCTATCGCTCGTGCACTCGGTCGCCCAGTTGTAACTTCGTATCAGGCTGCTCACTTCCTGCGCCTTCAGGCAAAAGCTAACAAACTGAAAAACCATCGCGTTAGTCGTGGTCTTGCTAAAGATATTGCCAAGTGGAACGGTCAGCTGGCTCTGCTGCGCGGCGACAACATTTACGACGTAGCTCGTCTGTATTTCTCGTCGATGGCACAGCACTCCCTGCAAACTGAACTGCGCGTTGAAATTGAACACGGCGAGACCCAAGAAGAGTCGGCTAACAAAGTAACCAAAACGGTTGAAGAGAAAATCTTGAACCCGATTGGCCTGCGTATGGTCCGTACTGTAATGGGTCGTATCATCTGCTCCAACACCACTATCGTTGGCGCATTTGTAAACCCAGGTAGTTCTGCAACTCGTGCAACTTACGATGTATTGGGTTACCCTGAGTTCTGCACTTGGTTTGAATCCCGTTTCAAAGAAGAACTGGTTGGTGAACCGACCCCTACTCTGAAACGTCTGCGTCTTGATGGTCAAGGTAACATTACCTCGGGTATTGAAACCATTCCAAAGGTTGCGGCTATTCCGGATATCATGAAGTTCTATCCGTACCTGGATAAATCTCCTGAAGAAATGATTACCGACTTCATGGCTTCTAACTCCAACGTACTGTTGTTGATCGGTCCTCCGGGTACTGGTAAGTCGAACTACATTCTGCAAATGATTCGCCACCTGGGCTTCGGTGACAAGATTCACCTGGCTGACCGTGACGACGTTCTGACTCACCCGCAGTTCCCTGATGCTGTTCGTGACATGCCATCTGGCTCGGTAATGATTACTGAAGACAGTGATAAGATGGTTATGAAACGTACTGAAGGTAACCAGACAATGTCCGCATTGTTGAACGCTACCGCCGGTATCGTACAGCGTGATTCCAAACTCATCATCTCTACTAACCTGCCTTCTACTCGTGTAGTCGATGAAGCTCTGATCCGTCCGGGTCGTTGCTTCAAGATCATGGAGTTCGCAACCCTGACTTCTGATCAGGCTAACGATCTGCGTGTAAGTATGGGTAAACCGGAAGTAATCTTCGGTAGCGATCAAGTGACTCTTGCTGAAGCACTGAACGCTGAAGAACAAGTTGGTGAAGCTCCACGTAAACAAGCATTTGGTTTCAGCCAAGCTGCTTAACTAGACGGTATAATCGGAGAGCTTCGGCTCTCCGGTTGTATTCTTATTTTTTTTTGTTGGAGCCGTATATGAAACCATTAGAGAACGTAAGGGATAACTATGGTAAATGTGGATTACCTGCTATCCATTCGCGTTTACCAGATGGACCGAATATAGAATATGATGATGGTAAAGCCTATTACCAGGATAGAGTATATCGCGTAGAGCGCGAAGGCCATGAACAATGGCAGGAAGGTATCTTTCCTGATAAAATGGATTGGGGCACAATAATGTTTAAGAACTATGCCTACCATTTTCGTAGAGAAGATTGCTACCGTCCTTATGAAAATATAACCCCTGAGAAACGTAATGGACAATAAAGATAAACATCGAGCGTGTCGCCCTAACGAGGAAAGATTTACTTTAGTTTATCCTGGAGGCTGGAAAACTGTAGATCGTTCTATTTCCCGTTATGACAATGAAACTAATCGTCAGGAACGTCCAATCCAAACCAAAGATTTCCGCGAGAAACGTCACGGGCAATAATTACCTATAAGAACATGGTATATACTTAAATAGGAATATACCAATGAAACCAAATCGCAAAATCATTAATATGGATTACCGAGGACAGACAGCTCAAACAAAAGGAATGTTTGCAGAAAAACACTGGCCACGCAATGACGAAACAATTAGTCACGAATTACATAGATCCGACACACGGGTTAGTTACCAGCGTGCACAGCGCAACCTTGATGCACCTGTAAGAGAACACGACCAACACGATATGAATGTTCGAAGTATGACTATGGGCAGGCGTTGTATGTAGTCAATACATTTTATTTGAAATCTATATAATGTCTTTGCACCTTACTAACCTTATGTAAACAACAATCTTATTAAGGAGCCACCATGGCTATCCCAACACCAGATTCTCTTATTGCTTCTGTAGACCAACCGCTGTTGGATAAAGATGCATTCATCGCTAACCTGTCTGCTGTGATGGGTGATGCAGAAGCTACTAAAAATAACTACCGTGGTGCGGGTTTGTTCTCGTTCTATGTAGAAGGTCGTGTAGCGCAGACTACAACCATCCCGATCATTGCTGAATTGAAAAAAGCAGGTTGGCAAGTACATCAGTTTATGGGTGTCACCGGTTACATGCCTCCATCGTGGGTCCATGACTTTAATAATGCTGATTATGACACACCAGATGTAAAAGGAACTTCTCAGTTCCAATGGACACATGTACAACTCAGTAAGGTCCCAGTCGCAGTATAATTAATGACCTCACCTTTGGGTGGGGTTTTATTTCGTTAAGGAGTTACACCATGACCATTAAAGTACATACCCCACGTTCAGTAGCTCGTGATATCGGTATCATTAACATGCTTCGCAACAATAGTAATACTAAAGGTGTTTACGCAACAGTCGACGGTGAAGACTATGCACAATACGTTCGTCTGTATGAAGAATGGAATAAACATTGTGATAACCCTGTAGCGATGGAAGAGAACTGTATTGGTGAAAACAAGTACGAACTGGAATTCTCTTTCTGGCCTACTGGTAACGCCATTGAACTGCTGCGTTTATATCTGAAAGAAACTGCTCAGTGGAAATTGGTAGTTACCGATAAAGCTAATGGTAATCTTAAAATCATCATCGAGGGTTAATCATGCCGTATCCAGGTGTAGGACATGCAGTAAAAAATAAAGTTAAGAATACTGAACTGTGGGAAGCCACGGGTGTTGAAAAACTTTATCTACTGAAGCGTTGCGCCATGGTGGGTGAAGAGCGTGCCCGGCTGTACATGAACAACGCTTGGATTGAGAATGACGCTGACGGCTTTACCGGATGGCGCTGGGTTAAATACAATCGTCAACTCCGACTAGTGAGTGCTGCTAATCGTTATAAAGATATCATCTGCGCTGCGCCTCGACATAGTTGCCCTATCATGACAATGACACAGGCTATGTACGGTGGTCTAGATATTCTCCACGAGTATGCTGGCGATGACCACGAACAAGGGTTTATCGATCAATACGGTACGTTCTACAATCGAGTAGAAGCTTTAGCAATGGCTAATGCCAATGGACAACTACTCTATCCGGACCATGCTCCTGGCAGCGATCTCTTCTCCGAAGGATTGTATTAATGTTTAAAAGATTACGATACCTCTTGGGACACATTACAACAGGTTATAGGTATTGGCGTACCCTAGCTGAGATCAATAAGTTCGAAGAAGATATTGACCGTACACCATTCCTTATGATCAATGGCTATACTGTTTTGAGTTTAGTTGATAAACATAAATATCACATGGAAGCAACAGAACTTACGACTAAGTATAGAAAACTTATCAACAAGCGTACTGCAATTCACGAAGAACGAATTGACCTAATTAATAAATTGTAAGGAATACGAACATGGCTAAGAAACAAAAGCGGCTTTACAAACTCTCTTTCGATGGTGCTGTATCGGAAGAATATGAAACCAAGGTTCAGTCTACTGGACCAGGTACGGGTGCTGCTAGTTTCTTTTTCTCGGGAGCTAAGTCACCTGCTATTTTGATCCATACTGAAATTGACTGGATGGTTCAGTTGGAACAAACCGGTAAGCTGGAATTTGTCATTGACCGCACTCATGAAGAACGTCGATTCCTGGTTATCCACAACGCGGATCGAACAGTCTCGTATCAGATCGAACTCGAAGCTTACTACGTTATTAAAGGTACTGAAGACAAGTTCTTCTTTGAGCTTGAGGAACTGCCATCCGGTGGTTGGAAAATGACACACTCTCTTGGGCTATTGCCTGAAGGATTGACACAAGCACGCGCATTTATCCTGGAGGCTATCTAATGGAAAATACAGTATTGAGTGACCGCGGTTTCTTGGGCGGTAAATTTACTGATAACTACGGTAAACCTTGTTCCATCCAAGAATCGTCTGCATGCAGTAGTAATGGCGATGAAGGCTGGTATATCTGGTTGGGTCTTGACGAAGTTGAAATCCATAAAGATTTAAGGTCTGGTCCTGGTACCCGTGTTTATCTTGATAATAGTCATGACATCTTCTCGCGTATGCATTTATCTCAAAAGAAGGTAGGTGAGTTGTTACCACACCTAATGTATTTTGCTGCAACCGGTAGTCTCCCAAACGCAGAGCAGTACGCGAAGTTTGATGAACACCTTACAGCAAATGTACAACCAATTATCAATGGGTTCTTTGACGAAATCAACACATAAGAGATCGCTATGGAAAAGCTACTGCGCTATGCAACTAATGTTCAACTAGAGACTTACAAGTCCCCTGGTAAGTTTTACGATGCGATGTACTTGCATGAAGAAAGTTATCATGGCGAACAGTTCCTGCCCATGCATATTTCAGATGAGTTTAAAGTAGCGTGCGAATCCAAAGATACGTCAGTCTATAAACTCGTTCTTGAAGTAGTATCGAAACATGGTCGCCCGTCTTACCATTCGGGTTGGAGCTTTACGCCAAAACTTACTGACTTCTGGATTGGGTTCCTAGGTACTTCATTTGAAGAAGTACACACAGCTGCCCTGAAGTACTGTGTGGACAATACCGACCATAGTCTCGAACCAACAGTGCACGTACGTGGTAGCTTTAGTCCTACTATTCAACCACTGGTACTTCGTAATAAAACTTACCCACATTACCTGGATGATAAAAATGTTTGAATATCACGCTCGTGTACAAGAGATCAACGATCTATTATTGCAATGCAGTTATCTGTACGGCAATCCTACAATATTCGCTAAACTGAAATCAGGTACGGTAGATATTGATAACCACACTGTGTTACTCGGTAATAAAAAATATCGTCGTTATCTGTTTGAATACGGTTGTAAGTTGTATGTCACCATTCAAACGAACGCAGCTGACTTTGGTCGTAATAACCCTTTATTCCAGTCTTCTGTTATTTCGATCTTGGTAAGGCATGAAGGGGAAATGGTAAATCCATTCCTACCAGCGGATCGACATGTAACCGCCGCAATTCATGATAAAGTGGTTAGTGCACTTGACTTTCTAATTACTAAACTAAAGGAAGAAATTAATGAGCCGTTGGGTAGCAATCGTCGGGAGTCGTAATACACCCGAACCAATTTTAGAATTAATGATCAGACTTGGTCGTACCTACACCGATATGGGTATTGGTGATAGTTCTGGCGATGCTTTTGATTCTGACCGTGCTGGATGGTACGGAGCTAAACAATCAAAAGAGTTTGATATTACTGGGTGTCGGATCTTCCTAAATAAAGGTTTCCGTAATGGACAATCCATTTCGAACTTTCCTGGGTTTATTGACACTCGTTACAACTGTCCTAAAAAGGACATGGCTGAAGCTATGGCCTTAAAAGCTCGTGGAACGTTCGCTGGGTTGAATGCATGGGGTATTGAGCTACATACCCGTAATGTGTATCAGATCTTTGGATTGAACTTAGACGAGCCTGTAGAAGCATGTATCTTCTATGCTGAACCAAAACGCAACGACACTGTTAGCGGTGGAACCAACACAGCTTACCAGCTTGCTAAAGAAGGTAAGATTCCGGTCATTAAGAATCTGTACCTAGAAGAAGACCGTGAATGGGCAAAGCAGTTCTTGGCAGAAAATGAACGTGACTATCCTTATGTCGAAATCAACTGGTATGAGATCCACAAGCCTGATGATCCGCGACTCCAAGACTTTGAGGAATAAAGAATGCCATACATTCTAGGCGTAGGAGAAATCCACATTATCGATGATACTAGCAAAGAGTATCAGTATAAACATATCAGTAATGATAGGTTCTTTGTTATTTATAAGAGCGATTCAAGCAGTGATGATTTCCTTAATAAGGTTATTAAAGATATCATTGACAATGATGATAAGCCTTCAACTAAAGCTTCAAATCTGCAAAAGCTTTCGCATATACCGGGTACAGTCATTAATGCGATCTATGTTGATTATGTCGACCGACGCCGGCCAGATGAAGAACCAGGTGTCACATGGGTATGGAATAGACATTTCGACTGGGTTCATCATGAGTACACTGAAGGTAAACTGAAACAAGAAGAACTCTCTTCTTACGTTAATAGCCATTTTGGTAAAGTGTATAACGTGAGTAAAGTGCTTGCTGATTACATGGAGTTACACAGTACAACGCTCTGGGTTTACGACAATGTAAATCATACACACGCACCCAAGACAGAAAGTCTAATCGAAACACAACGGACCGTTATTAAAGCTCAAAATGATCTTGGCTTACTGCCTGGTAAAATTACAATATACCCAATGCCACGTATTGCTACCGAGGTTATCAATACCCCGTATGGTACCAACCCAGGTGACTATCAAGAAGGTTTTAAATTTTAACAAATACCGAGTCGGCTAATGCTCTGTATTTATAACGGAGCATTCAAGATGACTTGGGAAACAACAGCTAATGGTAAAACGTGGACTCACCGACAAGAAGGGTTTCAATCGCTTGACGAAAAGAAAACCCAACGTAAGGGTAAAGTAGCTACACGTTCTATGGAAGTCAAGAAAGGTGTCTACATTCTAGATCATCGTCCTACAGGTCTATTCATTGTGGGTAGTTCTGATGATGTGAGTCGTGAAGTAGATAACCACTTGGCTATCCTCCAGGCTGGACAACATAAATGTAAAAAGCTCCAAAGACAGTACGCTGGAGAACCAATCCTCCTGGTGACTGAACTTGAAGCTAATTCTGAAAAGGCAATTCGAAAAGTTATTAAGGAAATCAAAGAAACCAATACAACAGACTACTGTTTGTTAGCTGAGGTAAAACACAATGACTATTTCCCGAGTGGTAAAACGAAGCCTGCTAAACCAGTGGGTAGAAAGTAAAGCTGCAAAGACCTACACTAATAAAGAAACCGTCGATGCGATCATGCATGCGGTATATCTGCATTCTGTGGAGTTGTCCTACGAAACCCAAACTCCTGAATATGTATTCGTACGTATTGAACAGACAGTCAAAGATAAACTACGTGATATGCCTTGGGCAGTATCCGGTGGTTCTTTGACCAATGCTTCGCCGAAGACACAGATTGGGTTGATGCGCTATAACTCTCTAAAGTCAATGCCACATATCAAAGAACGTGACGTGGTGTATCATGACCCGACTGTTACAATCGATGATAACGGTAACTATATCACTCTGACAATCAATACTTCCTGCGAGGCTTAAAATGGGTTCTATTGTTATTTCCGGTATTTATGTTGCCCGCCTGAAACGACTGAAAGGTGGTAAGGTTATTAACCGTTCAGTTCGTCGTATTAAACATCGCGGGGTAGTGCAGAATGATCTTGGTAGCACTAACTGGTCCACCTGGGTGGATAACAGTAAAGTCTATGCTCGACTGGGTGGCGATCTTGACGTTACTACAGGTGAGTTTAAAATCAATCCAGATAAGACTAATCTCTTTGAATTGAAAACACCATATCTGCGGAAGGGTTTCAAAACAATCATTGGTATTGACATCACAGCGGTGTACTCTCATTGAAAACTGGTAACTCTAAACTGTTCCGTAAGTTGGCTATCAATCGTCGATCGAATCGTATTGACTCCACGGCTAAATCCAATGTTGAAAAAGACTGCACGATTAAACCCGTCGCTAACTATTGGAAAGCCACTACTATTAAAGGTGATTTGAAATGACCACAGACCTGGGTTTTCCAGAAGATCAACCACGCGAAGAATATATTCAGAATGGTGGGAGCGCATTACTGTACGATTGGCGCAAACTTAGTTTTGCCGAACATCTTTTAGAAATAAAGAAAGACATGGTCGCTAATCTAGAACCGGAACAAAAGAGTTTTAGTCTTAAAGAAGTTGATGAACTACTGAATAGAGCTTTTATTAATGTTCAACATCTTATTCAAGGAGATGGACCGCATCTCGGTAAGTTTCAACTAAAACGGTATATCGGTGAACTTAAAGATGATGGGAATAAATCCTTTCTTTTGACCCGTGAACGTTATGAACATGTCGACCCAGAAGAATACTACGCTCTGATAAATAACTAAAAGGCTACCACAATGACTATTTCTGCATACACTCAACTGGTACAAGATACATTAAAGCCTTTGGTAAGTACCGCTTACAACCTGAATTATAAAAACGTATCCCATCCCCCAGAACGGGTTTGGTGTCAAGATGGCAATACAGGTATCACTATTTATCCGAACGGTTTAGATTATACTAAGGATGGTCTAACGAAAGCAGTTAAGTGGGAACTGATTAACGACACTGTGGCAAATGTGACCTTCCCGTATGAGGATAGTCTTTTTGAACTAATCAATTTCCTTAAAGTGTATTTGTTTGGTGCGACCTTTCTAAATATAGCCAAAAAGAAACTAGAGGTACAGAATGATTGATACTACAAAACCGTGGTTTCCTCAGGACTACACACTTGAAGAAGTTCTTGCCATTTGTAAGAAACAAGCATTCGAGTCTGATGAAAACTATAAAGATCGTCTAGCTATTGTAGAACGAGATTATAACGATCGTGCGCGAGGGGTTGCAGGTATCTTTGATGACCTCCGTCGTAATGTCGTTAAACAGATCGACCTACTCAATAAAGAAGGTCCACTTGACCTAGCCAAGGTACAGCGTGATGTAGATTGTATTGTAGCTAACGCTCTTTACAAACTGGAAGGCGGTTCTATTCAAGATACTAAGTTCGTGGTGATGGAATACGCTGTACCTGTATTCAATCGTGATGCTCCGCCAAATTATGAATGTCATACTACCCTTAAAGAAGAAACGCGTCATGCTTCTGCGTTAGGTGGCACCATCATGGAAAAGTATTGGGACATGGTAAACACTTAATACTGACAAGCCTTATAATGTACCAATAATCAAATCAGGTAAATCCAAATGTCAGTAATGTCAGATAGAACCCTAAGGGAGTTTCACTGTGGAGATGATCCGATCTTTGTACCGTATGTTGAGAACTCGATTAAGTATAACGAAGAAGGTCGACGCATTACATCTTACGGCACAAGTTCCTACGGCTATGACCTCCGAGCAGCAGGGGAGTTTAAACTTTTCTGTCCTCCTAAACCTAGAAAATGGTACCAACGTATCATCGATCGAATTAGTGGACGTGCATGTGATCAAACAATTGACTGGCACGACATCACTGAGGATATGTTTGAGAGCTACGTCGGAGATTCCATTGTCGTCCCTCCAGGAGGTTTCCTGCTCGCTCGCTCCCTCGAAAGAGTAAAGATCCCTCGTGGTTGGTTAGCTTTGTGTATTGGCAAGTCCACAGTAGCTCGTGCGGGCTGGCAGTGTCTGTGTACGCCAATCGAACCCGAGTGGGAAGGTTACATTACCTACGAGTTCCAGAACACAACCAATCGACCAAACAAGTTCTTTGCTAACGAAGGCGTATTGCAATTGGTTCTCTTTAAGGGTGACCAAGAATGTGAGGTCTCCTATGGTGACCGTGATGGTAAATATAACAACCAACCACCACAGATTGTTCTCCCACGTGTATGACTAATTGGTAGCTCGTAAGGGCTACCTTTTATAACGTATTTTTTTGATAGGTGGTTAAATGCATTACATTCAATTTAGAAAAGGTATTCCAGTAGAAGTCCATAAGTTTGAAAACCTTAGCGATTATGAAAGTAATTTCTATATATGGACACCGCCTGAAGCAAGTTATCATTACGAGTACTTAAATGGTAAACGCGGTGAATTTATTTATGCCTTCTTATTCCAACTTACCGATCAAGAAAAACAAGATCGAATTATTAAGGGCGGTCGTTGGCCTGAACGTTTGGATGCGGCAATCATCACACTAGAACTTATCTTTGAAAAGGAGCGTCGTGAGTACGGCGGTATCATCCGTAGGGCGTTTAAAACACGCGCACCATTTTACATGGTAACTAATGAAGGTGTCTTCGATGAACGTGCTGTGTCTGGTGGCTATACGTGTAAATACGATATTACCTTAGGTGATCATAAATCGGTTATCGCTTCGACATACGTTGATGCGATTGCTGAGAAACGCACGGGAACTCATTTGGAAAACACTGCCTACGCACTGGGTACAAATGTACTAGGTGATTACATGTATGTTAAAACACCAAAATGGTACAGCAAAGCGGTTGAACTCTACGGGATAAAGAATAATGAGAGTACAGACTTGTAATCTGGGTGTAAAAGGGCGTTATGCAGAGATCCAAGATGAACTTCATCGTGCTCAGGTAATGTACCATGTGTTTAAAGAACCTATTATTTCAGACATGCGTTATGACGCATTGGTTCGAGAATCCGTACAGTTGTTGAAAGAACACCCTGATGTAAAAGAAGGTAAACTGTTGGCTCGTCCAATAGGAGACCAAATCTTATCACAGGGTAAGATTGTTCGTCATGACTTTCCTATGTTACAACTCAATCGTAAACATGAATTAGCTGGATTGATTTCCTGGTTGAAGATTCTACCACCTGACGCAACGGTAGATATTCAAGTACGTCATACCGGTGTTGAAGTTGATCTGATTTATATTGACGGTAAACTCCATCGTGCCATTACCGCAGGTGATGGCTTGTTAGGTAATGACGTTACCATTAACATGTATTGTGTTGGTCAGGCTCAGAGTTCTATTTCCTTGGAAGGACGAACAGTAATTCGTGGCGTAGTGACAACTAAGACGATGGTGGTTAATAAAGGTGGCGAAGTAGTAGGGTTATCAGGTATTGACCTAAAGCAGCACGTACTGACACAACTGCACAAAGTTCTCCCCGACGACCGCTATACAGATCTTATCTTCATCGCCCATTCGATTTATAACCCAACAGAGCAACACGCAAATTGGGAAGGTTGGGACCTGGTCTTACGTTACAATGGTTTCATGGTACCAAAATGTTACGGACGTGGTTTTAAAGCTGGCATCTATGAACCTGGTCATTGGGAGGAAATCTTAGATAAGATTCAAAACCGTATCAGTACAAACAGTTCGTACATTTCTGCCTTTAAAGGACTGGTGTTTAAAGTCCAAGAAATGGAACACCGTTATGACTTAGGATATACATCACGGTTCCCTGAGTGGGCCATTGCATACATACCACCAAAAGGATTCACGAATGACCCACAAGAAACGACATCAGGAACTGTGTGCGCAGATTAATGACCTGAACAAAGCGTATTACGTTAATAATGAAAGTAAGGTACCGGATGCAGTTTTCGATCAAATGTTCCAAGAACTTAAAGCGATTGAAAAAGATCATCCGGATCTTGTCACGCCCGTATCGCCGACACAACGAGTTGGCTTTATGGCAGCACGTCATTTTACTAAAGTTACTCATCCTTTTCCAATGCTTAGTCTGGGGAATACTTTCTCAGCCAGCGAACTAATTGAATGGATCAGTACCATTCCTTTACAACAACCAGTTGGTCCAGGTCGTGAAGATATCCTGGGCGAACTCAAACTTGATGGAGCTTCTCTTGAACTTATATACGAAGGCGGTTTACTTACTAAAGCAGTTACCCGCGGCGATGGAAATATCGGTGAAGATGTTACTCTTAACGCTTTGGGTATTGACGGCGTTGTGCGCGATCTTAGGGATCGTCCTGAGTTTGTCATTGTTGTACGTGGTGAAGTGGTTGTCAAGGGAAAAGTTTTCGATCGAGTCAACGCTGACTTGGTCGCATCTGGGAAAGAGCCTTATGTCAACCAACGTAATTACGCTTCCGGTGCGCTACGCCAGAAAGATCCTGAAATTACAAAAGCGCGAGAGCTGACGTTCATTTCTTATTCGGTAGATTTCATGCTGCCTGAAGATGATGAACAACACCTTCCCTCAATTGAGAAAGCTAGGTGGTGGTCACATGATCGCGGGTTCTATAACTCGCCATGTCAGGGACAACATGTTGATGCACCGATCGAAAAATGGGAAGAGTTCCTAAAATCCCAAGAGAAGATCCGTGCTGAAGGGTTATGGGAATATGACATCGATGGTTTGGTATTCAAAGTAAACTGCCGTCGTGCACGATTGGCTATGGGTTTCAATAGCCGTGAACCTAAATGGGCAACCGCTTATAAGTTCCCAGCTTCGGAAGGTATGTCTGTATTAGAAGACATCACAATCCAAGTAGGGCGTACAGGTCAGTTAACTCCTGTAGCTGAGGTTCGTCCAGTGTTTATCCATGGTACTACTATCTCCCGTGTAACTTTGCACAACATCGATGAGATTGAACGCCTGGGTGTTGGTATCGGTTCTGATATCATCATTAAACGTGCTGGTGATGTGATCCCTAAGATCGTGTCTACCATTGGTGAGATGCCGATCGAGAAGCGGTATAAATTCCCCACTGCATGTCCGTGCTGTAATAGCAAGACATACACTGAGGTCGGTGCTTTAGGTAGTCGTACGATCTTCTGTTCTAACCAAGACTGTCCTGATCAGGTTAAGATGCACTTGGCTCACTGTGCAGGTCGTGGAGTTTACAATATCCTCGGTTTGGGCATAGAAACTATTGTAAATCTATATAACCTCTGTGGCTTCAAATCTAAGCGTGATCACATTCGTCTACTGACTCTGTCAAAGGCTGACTTGCTCACTAGTGGGCTTTCGGAACACCAAGCAGATAAGTTACTGGGTGTAATTGAAAAGGCCCGTAAGATCCCTCTGGAGCGCCTGATCAGTAGTTTCGGTATCTCTGGTGTATCGGAAGGTACTTCGGAAAACCTAGCTGCCATCTTCGGCACGTTTGAGTCACTACTCCACGCAACTTATGAAGAGTTGTTTGAAGTAGATAAGGTGGGTAAGGTAACAGCGAATAGTATCTTGGAATTCTTTGACACTTATAAAGACGAAGGTTTCTACGATCAGTACATTCAACAACTGGAGATCACTAACCCGCCTCCACGCAATTCGTTGTTGAAAGGTAAGTCAGTTATGATTACCGGTAGTATGTTTGGTGATATGACACGCAAAGGTATCACAGCTTACTACAAGACCCTGTCGGCTTCTGTGACGAGTTCTGTAACCTCGAACACACATATGGCACTGTTTGGTACTAAGTACACCGGGCACAAGTTACAGACAGCCAAAGAACTAAAGATCCCTTACAAGATCTTTGATGAGACTGGCGTAATTGAAGACACCGTTAATATCTAAGAGGACGACGTAATGTTTAAATGGCTATGTGACAAACTTGGTAATAATCCTGAACCGGCTGTAAATAAAGGTGGGGTAAAAGATACCGAAGTTATTACGGAACGCACTGAACGATTGAGTGATCTAATTAATCTGGAGAGTGCTTTAGTTTTCTATTCTGATCGTGATCCAAATAATATCGTCACTCTCACAATACCAGGAACGACTTATCTCTCCCAGATAGATAAACCTGAAGTAACGTATTACTTCAATGTTTCTAAAGATGGCGATGTTGTACAACTATTCCCACAAAGCTTCAACGACTATAACGGTGTTGCATTCTTGCGTGCGGAGCCGTTAAATGCAACTTCGTTCTTTAATAACCAATTAGAACCAGTTTATAATAAGCTACTTGGAAAAGAAATAGAAGCCAGCAGTATTCAGTTTAAAGTATTGGTGCATGGTGTCGATATTCCAAAGGTATCGGAAGCTGAAGCAACTCGCGTAATCAGGAAACAGAAACCCGGAACGTATAGTCATCTGTGGGACGGTAATTATCTACGTGTCTTGAACGACGATACCCTTTATATGACAGATAAAGGAAACAACATCGTTAAAGTAGTTACCGCATTACAATTGGACTTAGTGCGGTATGTAACTAAACGTCCTGCGATTGATCCAACTACCATCCCTAAATTTGTAGTCCACGACTATGATCTAGTTGATCGTAAATTGATTCCTGGTACCGACTATCGTCGTTGGGTAGTTATCACCGAACTAGAAGGTGAGGACAGTAATTGGGTTGTTCGTGTTGTTCCTAAAGATATTGGTCGTGGTTGCGTACGCTATTTCAAACTGGACTTTGTATTTGATCAGATTGATCTGGGTGGTGTTGCATTCGACTCGTTGAAGATGATTCACGAAGCAACGATTAAGATTGCGGAAGCATGCCGTCGGGATATCATGGTACATGGTCAAGCATACCGTGTGCATACCGATAGCTGTTTCATGATTGACGACGCAGACCTAAACGGTTTCCTGAACATCGATAACATTAACGTTATTGTCAATAACAATACCCTGACTTATCGCGGTTATCTGCTGCAACAAAACAAGCATGCGGCATTTAAAGATAGCAATCCATACCTGACACCGTATAGTCCGTACATCCGGGTGGGTGATCAGACTATCGGTTTTAATAAGAAGGGAGCACTAGTGAACTTCTACTCGCATGAATGCCAAGGGGATAGATTACCTGATGACAAACAACCGTATTACTAAGAAGCTAAAGACCTTAGATGATGAACTCTGGGCGTTCCATTATTGGATGGCTGACCTACGTGGTTATTTGCTGGAAGCGGATCATGAGAACATCGATCTACGGATTATCTTTCGTCAGTTTAAACGGCGATTGAAACGTGAACGGATCAAGATCGCTACTGTAACCCGGATGCATTATTACGTCAAGGTTGCGCTTGGCCGTGATTGAGAACAATCCTGTGTATTTACACAGGAGCTGAAACATGTTTCCAATCCAAGTCGAGGAAGCTGTGGTTCGTTACGGGCCACGGCAAGGTTCCTACTACAACAAAGAATACGATCTGAATAAATACGGGGTTAAGCGTTACCCGTATACAGACGTAGATATTCTAGAAATCATTAGTACCGAAAAAATCCCTAAAAGGTTAAGGTTCCATAAAGTTCGTGATTACGTTAACCAAACAATGTTAACGTTCTACATTTACGATGTGGATACGAACCTGTTGATTGTGACTATGAACGTAGTCCTAAATAAACAACGCCTGTGGTTTGAGACGCCAGACATTACTGAGACGTTTCCTAACATGGATGTTAAGATCGCTGTCATCCAAGACCCTAACAAAAAATCATATCGATGGGATGGAGAATACTGGTGAACCAAACTGCACTCAAGATTATCATTCCTTTATACAACGGTACTAAAGGACAGATTGATAAAAACTTTTTCTCTTCTGATGGAACTTACGACAAACGTAAGGTTTATTGGATAACACCGTTACAGGTTTATGGACCAGGTGGTAACTCCTTATACAAGACTAAGATTGTACCTACCCGCGCTAAGTACGAAGGTAAGTTCACTCTGAAGGTCTGGGATAAATACCTGCAAGCTAAACCGTTATTGATTGCCGAGATAAACTTTGACGTAGATGCAAACACATATGAAGTTATGGTTACTGAACGTTATATGTGTCTTCGCATGTCTGCACAGTTTAACTTAATGCGTGCTGCTAATGGACCCCATTACACACAAGCCTTTAGAAACCAGACGCCGTATGGCCAGTGGGAGTTTGAAAACAACATATGAGTATTAGAGCCTCGCTTAAGAGACTTAGCAAGTATGCAAAGAAGCGTCGTTACGCTGCATTGATCACTAACTTGGCCATTAACGGTCTACCTATTAAGGGTAAACGCATGTCTGAAAAACAAAAGAAAGGTGAGAAAATCACCGAGCTTCAAGAGATGGTAGATAATCAAGCTATTCAACTAGCGGATGCTGCCAAGCTCCTGGGTACTTTGAAACGTGATGTCGAAGAACTTAAGAAAACAGTAGCAGACCTGAAACAAGTTTGTAGCTTGGGTCAATAATTCTAGGGTGATCCGAAAGGGTCACCTTTATAACCTAAAAGAGGAAAAGTAAAATGGCTATCGCAATTATCCACAGTGACGCCCTCCAGACTTTTATCAAAGGGATTGGTTTCCCTTACGACCATCGCATGAACCTGGATAAAGGTGGTGTTGGTTTTGACGCGTTTGATAAGTTCATCCGTGCAAATGTACAGTGGGTTCCTGAACTGAGTTTCGATAAAGAAAAACATGTCAAGGTTTGGGGTTCCGCTCGGGTGACTGGTCCTGTGCCACAACCAGAAGACTTCTACAGTCGCTCTGTGTTCACTGGTACCGAAGAGATCAACCAATTCAAGCCTTGGGCACAACAAGATGCTCATGAAGGTAATAGCCCTGCTCATGCAAACTTCATTGGTGCTACCTTTGCACTGTCTACGAAATACATTGCTGACTTTAAAGAGACAGCTGATGGTAAGGTAGATGTATCTGAATACATTCGTGTACTGGTTTCCGAGGTGGCATCTGAATCCTATCTGGGTTATGGTATCCTGGTACCTGTAGAGAAACTCTGGGATATCCATTACAAGACCGACGGTAAAGATCGCTTCTGGGTCGAACGCTCAGAACACGGTGTCGATAACATCGAGCATTTCTATGTTCGTGAAGTTACCAACCAAGGTGAGATCAATAACAACTTCAAACAAGACGAAGAAGGTGTATGGTCTGTTAAGGTTAAGGAGGGCGTACGGGTCACCGATAAAGAAGTACCTACAGCAGTTGACCTGACTGGCTTTAGTGACACTAGTGATACTTACACGTCTATCTCGATTACAGATGAAGAAACAAAGGCAGCCTTACTACAAGTGGAAGTAAAATCTAGGTCTCTTGTTAATGAGATTAAATGTAATCTCGGCCTATAACTTGTACCTACGGTGCATTATATTCTGACTTAAGCAACCAAGGTACAACGTGATGCTAAATCTAACACACGTACTACGCTCTCTGTTACTCATTATCCTTTTCGCATTACCAATGAGTACACAAGCGAGTGTCGGGGTTAAAGTCGATGAACTCTACTGTGATGGTCTTAGTCTTATGGCTAAGGCTACCAGTGAAGCTAATCAACGAAAAGAACCAGAAGCCGCATGGCGGAAGAATCTTGAAACCCTGAGAGGATACGGTGTGAAGGACAAAGATAACGTTCTTTACTACATTCTCCCCCAAGCTGTAACCCAAGTGAAACGTATCTATCAATCGAAGCAAGCTCCGAAAGATGTTTACATCGCCGAATACAATCGATGCATGAAAGAACAATACGGCCAAGTGGTGGCTGTTAACTGACCGAGTAATTGATATGGACCGACTGTTAGAGTTACAAGCTAATACGACAGTAATTAGAAATGAATCCGATCGAATGGATTCTATTATCAAACTGAGTAAAGCCTTAAGTGTCGAGATTGATGCTAAGATTAATCTGGATGACAAGGAAGCAGTTGGTAAACTAATTGATGCTGCGTCGAACTGGGAACTCACTGTATTAGTCGGTACCCAAATCAATCACATCATCGAGTGTGAACCTAAATTCTGTAAGGATCTTCCAAAGGATCTGAAACATTATAAGGATCACTTTAAGGTTTACCAAGTTAAGCACTTTCAGAACTTCCGTGATGGGATTCGCGTCCCTACAAAAGAACAGATGTTTCTGTAATCATACTGCCTTCCTTCGGGAAGGCTTTATGCCGCTTTAATTTACTCACCTGAAAATAAGTATGTAACCAACAAGGAATTAAAATGGAACTTATAATCGATCTAACCGGTAAAGCAAAAGGTTATAAAGAAGCATTCACGGAACTTGTGACTTCTCCATTTGCTGCTGAAGGTAACCTGCGTTGTGAATTAGGTCCTATCCCTTATACAGGGTTGACTAAAGGGCAACTTAAAGCACGTTGTACGTATATTGACCATAAGCGTGTCTGTGCTAAGTTCACTAAGTTTGATATTGATGGCGATATCGTAAAGGTTGAAGTTACTCCATCCGGACCACTGAAAGCGCACCTTGAACAATTACTTACACAGGGTATTGAATTCGAACCTGTAGCGCGTGCCGCGTTCAACCGTGATATGGAAATCATCCATATGTTTAATATTGACCTCAACCCAGTCTAAGGAGAACAATGATGCAAATCGTAGTTAACTTACTTATAAAACCTGAAGGCTATCGTGAATCACTTCGCGAATATATCGCATCCGAAGCATACAAGAAAAGTCCTTTTTTAGAATGGGAAAATCCAAAAATACCATCGGGTGTTGTAGCGGAAGAAGTCTTTAATCGTATCTTTCAGATAGACGCCAATAGAATCTGCGCAAAGATTATTCACATTGAAATCGAAGATCTTGTTGCACGGTTTATAATTACACCACATGGACCATTGGCAAGTTTGATCGATCCCTTCAAGAAATATGCAGTTGCTACACGCATGTTAAAAGACGGTGCTATAGTTAAACAAATCCCTGGTTTTGATCTCATCCCAGTAGAAAACCATATCGAACATGTAGGAGAATAACCATGCTTTTTATCAATATCCTTAACCGCACTCCAACAGGAATTACGCACACTGGTTTCGACCTGGTACCTAGCACGACTTTTAAAGGTGGCGAACAAAACGTAAAGCTGTTTGATTATCAGGCAATCGCTATTGAGTCGGCAGATAAGATAACAATCAAAGCTCATCTTACTAATGCTAATACCGTAATGGACCTGCTGTTGTTGGTTGATGCCATTCGTCGTATTAATCCTTCTGTACGTATCGGTGCCTTTATTCCATACATGCCATATGCACGACAGGATCGTGTCTGCAATCCAGGTGAGGCTCTCTCAATTGCGGTTATGGCAAAAGTAATCAACAGCCTTAACTTTGACCGTGTCTTTCTGTTGGACCCCCACAGCGACTCCACTGTTGGTCTGATCGAACGTTCCATAGTTGAATCTCCAGTACAGTTCATTAGACGTAGTGATACTTTCGTTGGTATGGATTTCTCTGAAGTTTATCTGGTTGCACCAGATGCCGGTGCACAGAAGCGAGTGAAAGCTCTGGCTACTGAACTTGGTGCAGCTGGTTACATCACAGCTACCAAAGAGCGTGATCTTGAAACTATGGAAATCACAGGTACTAAATTCGACGGCAATGTAACTGGTAAGAAACTACTGGTTGTTGACGACATCTGTGATGGTGGCCGTACATTTGTTGCGTTGGCCAAAGCTCTACGGGAACAAGAACCAGAGGAACTCCATCTCTGGGTTACTCACGGTATCTTCAGCTATGGTACTAAAGTAGTAACGGTTCATTACGACAGTGTTGCAACAACTAACTCGTTCCAACCAACTGCTGAAGGGCAGGTTGATCAGAACGGTGAACGCGATTACAAAATGACTTGGGTACAACTCTAATGAGTCCAGAACAAACAATACAATCTGCTTTCGGTGTTGTTTTAGTAATCACGGTATTCTGTTTGGTACAGCAGATCCGGATGGGTAAGAAAAAGAAACAACATTACGATGATTTACCAGCATGGCACAGTTGTCATAACTGGCAGCTGTTCTATCACATGGTGGGTATCCCATTTGCTGTGGCTACAGGCGTGCTGTTGGCTAAAGCTCAATCCATTTGGTTCGGTGCTTAAATGACAATACTCCATTTGTTGTGCGCTGTATTACTTGTATCCGTAACCCTAATGATTCTAAATATCAAAGGGTACATTAAACATAATCCGTTTGCTTGGGAACCTGGTCGTCAGGGTACAGGCTATGAAAAACTAGAACTGTTCAATCGGTGGAAGTATTTCGGCAAACGCAAATGGGATTTGTATCTGCTTCGCTATCGAGTGGGCGCAGGCATTCCTGAACACCGTGATCCTTTACCGGGTCACGAACATTACCGACTGAATATCTATTTGTGGAATGCAGATCGTGGAGGTGTTCCTGATCACGCGTTTACAATTATCCACAATCGGTTCTTTACTTTGTTTCGCCCCGACCAAGCGCCACACAGCGTAAGTACTGTAACTAAAGGTACTCGTTATGTATTGAGCTTCGGTTATTCTAAACTCCTTAAGGAAGATTTTCAATGAAGAAAGTTATTGCTTTTGTATTGGCCGCAGCCCTATCGACTGGTGTTATGGCACAATCGTTTCAAACCGTTGTTGAGGATGCAAACTGCGTCCAGATTGGACAGAATACCTCCATGACCGGCGCAGCTGTAGGTGGTGGCGTAGGAGCCGTGGGCGGTGCTTTGGTAGGTAGTTTGTTCGGTAAGAAAGGCAAGTGGCTTGGTGCAGCTGCTGGTGCCCTCGGTGGCGCAGCAATTGGCTCTAATGGCGACAAGGTTTACAACTGTACTATTCTTACCACAGTGGGTAACGAACGGATCATGGTCAGTAAACAAACCAACGCACCGGTTGAACGCGGTACAGCCGTAACTGTACTAAAACAAAACGGTCAATGGCAAGCTCTTTAATTCTCTCTTAATAAAAGGAAACTAATATGTCTACTAACTTCCAGCTGTTCGCTCCAACTGTTGCTGACGGTTACAAAATGGGTCATGGTCCACTCTATCCACAAGGTACTGCCTTTGCCTATGGTAACGGTACTCCACGTGCCGATCGTCTGTTCCGTGGTTCTAAATCTGAATCTATGTTCTGGGACAGTAAAGTTGTATGGTTTGGCATTCAAGCAGTATTGCGTGAGATCCACGGTATCTGGGATAGCAGCTTCTTTAAGAAAGATAAAGGTACAGTGATCCGTCGTTACAAGCGTCGTATGGAAACCTACCTGGGTAAAGGTCTGGTTGATATCGAGGCAATGGAGCGACTCCATGATCTGGGTTACTTGCCTGTAACCATTCTGTCGATTCCAGAAGGTTCTCGACTGAACATGAACGTTCCAGGTTATGTGATCTATAACACCATCCCTGAGTTCTATTGGGTGGTGAACTACCTCGAAACCGTAATGTCCTCGTTGATCTGGGCTATGGTCTGCAACACAACTATCGCTTATGAATATCGTCGAGTACTGGACCACTTCGCACACCTGACTGGTTCTCCAATCGAAGGCGTTGACTTCCAAGGTCATGACTTTGCATTACGTGGTATCAACAACCCATTCGCAGCTGCATTCTCGAACGCTGGTCACTTGGTATTCTTTAAAGGTACTGATACCCTGCCTGCAATTGACTTCGTTGAAGACATGTACTTTGCCGATGCTGAGAAAGAGTTCATTGCTGCCTCCGTAGTTGCAACCGAACACGCTGTAGCGACCTCTAATATTCTTTACAAGCTGGCATTGAAACTAAAAGCCGCGGGTAAAACTGAAGCCGATTACACCGCCGATGAATTGAACGTACTGAAGCTTGAAGCCGAACGTGAGTTCATTATTGAAGTAATCACTGAGAAAGTACCTACTGGTATTATCTCTTTGGTATCGGATAGCTTTGACTTCTGGGGTGTACTGACTAACGTATTGCCTACTATCAAGGAAGCGATCCTTGGTCGTAAACCAGATGCTAACGGTTTGGCTAAAGTTGTTATTCGTCCAGACTCTGGTGATCCTGTTGAAGTGATCTGCGGTCGTGAAATCCTGTCTATGGACGAATGGCGTCGTGGTATTAAAGGTAACCGCCCATTGGTACGTACCGAAGAGGGTGTAATCTGCGAGGTAGTACTTACTCGTGATGGTTATGACTTTACCCCGTACGAACTGAGTGCTGAAGAGAAAGGTGCTGTACAAGTACTGTGGGAAACCTTTGGTGGTACTGTCAATGACAAAGGCTACAAAGTGTTGCATGAACGTATTGGTCTGATCTATGGTGATTCGATTACTGTAGACCGTACTCAACAGATCATGCGTCGTCTGATGAAGAAAGGCTTCGCTTCTTGCAACTGGGTTCTGGGGATTGGTTCTTACACCTATCAACACAACACTCGTGATACCTTTGGCTTTGCTGTTAAAGCAACTGCTATCCAGGTAGAAGATCTGTTTGTTGAATTGTTTAAGGCACCTAAGACCGAAGGTGAAACCAACAAGAAATCTGCTAAAGGTTTCCTGAAGGTTGTTAAAGATGAATTTGGTAATTTCCTGCTGGAACAAAACCAGACTTTCGGTATTGATGAAATCGATACTCATTCTGGTGAACTGCGTCCGATCTACAAAGATGGTAAGTTCTTGAATGAAGTTACCTTTGAACAAGTACGTGCTGTAGCTAACGCTAAGGTATAGAAATGGAACCATCGGTTTTACTCGTTATATACACAATCCTGAGTGGTCTTATTGCAGTAGGTTCTGCTTGGCTGGATCACTGGCTGTGTCAACGCTGGCGTAAATGTCAGAAACGGTACAGTGCTTCTAAGTTGGTTGGCCGCTTCATGCTAATCATCGTACTCATGGTGATCTTTGCCGTGTCTATCGCTTGCTGCATTAACTTTGCTGCGGCTTTGTACACGGTCTTGTAACGGTATAAGTGCCTCTCCTTCGGGAGAGGCATTTGTATACTTTATTTTTTTGTTCGGTCAATACAATTTATTTGAAATCTATATTACGTATATGCTGTTAATCCAAACATAAAGAGGAAAATGTAATGACTATTGAAAAAGATACTAACTTTAACCGTGTTATGCTGCAAGCTATTTTGAACTGGTTTTCGGCTGCTGATTATCCACGTGCAAACTTCATGATCGATAACGAGATTGCAGATCTACCTAAAGCTTTTGCTGATACTGCCGATGAGAATGGTCAGGTTATCGTAAACCTTTCGTGGAAAGCAACCCGTAACATGACTTTCGATGACGATGGTGTTGAATTCGAATGCCGTTGCAATGGCACTGTATATGTTATCTTTGTACCTTACATTTCCATCATTGGCTACATTACCAACTATGGTTTCTCAATGTGGTCGTACATGCCGACTGCAATTGAACCATCTGATGAAGATGTGGCTAACGAAAACATCGTTGAATCAGCTACTGGTGAATATGCACCTAAGATGATTCGACTAAGCCTAACCAAAGAAGAAGCTGATAAAACACGGAGCGATACTGTGAAACATTTGAAACTGATTCAGAATCATCGTACCCCTGTAGTGGATGAACCGGTTGATCCAAAGAACCCAAGCTATCCTTTCCCTGTAGATCGTTTCAAAGACTATAACGACAAACACAAAGAGCGCGAAGCTGTACAGAATCCTAATAAGGATGTTATCTTCACTGGTGACGCAGCAGGGATTGAGTTCCACTCTCGTAAGAAACAACCACGTGTTCGTCCTTCCTGGATGACTGTAATTGATGGAGGTAAGTAATGGTAGATGCAATCTTCGGTGTGACGCTTACATTTATGGTATTAGTTTGGGTAGCCACGCCCTTCACTCTAAGTTCTAGTGACAGACGCGTAACTATTGGCTTTGCATGCGCTGGCCTTTTACTACTAGCCTTTAATGTTTTCTGGGCAATGCATTTTGGGAAATACTAATGAATCGTAATAAGTCTAACATTTAAGGAATAGTCAATGCAACAATACCATGAGATCCTAGAACAAATTGCTTCCCAAGGTTCCCGTAAAGGAGATCGTACTGGGACCGGAACTACAAGTTGGTTCGGACAACATAAACGTTTTGATCTACATCATAAATTTCAACCGCGCTTGCCGGTAGTAACTACCAAAAAGATCCACCTTCAATCTATCGAGCATGAATTGTTCTGGATGTTGGCAGGTGATACTCGATTGGAATACCTAATCGAAAACGGTGTACGTATTTGGAATGAATGGGTTAAGCCCGGCACTGAGGTTTATCGCGACCTTACATTCGATGAACTCCATACCTATTTGGATAAGCACTGGGCGGTAACAGCGACCTTTACAAACTCAGATACACCTTATTCAATGACATGGCCTGATGAAGGTGAGAAGTATCTTCAGATCAGTCTAGACGCTTATCGTGAAGCCACAACTACCAGTGATATAGAACTACTAGGTTCCGGTCGTGGCGGCGATTTGAACTACGAACATTTGCGTCGTATCTATCGCGTTGTTGAAGGGAAAGAACCACGGCTGTTGGTTGGCGGTGATCTCGGTCCAGTCTACGGTAAGACATGGCGTGACATTGATGATGTCCGTATCATTCCTAAAGTGGAATGGGCGGACTATTGGAAACGTCAGTTTGATCTGGTGGTTGATATCCCTGGCGAAGACTACACCAAGGATCGTTGTGTGATCCAGCGCAAGGTTGACCAAGTTGCAGAGGTGTTGCATCTGTTGGAGAAAGAACCAGATAGTCGTCGGATTATCATCTGTGCCTGGGACCCACGATTGGTAGAAGATCAAGCACTCCCACCTTGCCACGCTTTCATTCAATTCTGGACTCGCGAACTAACCGCAGAAGAACGGTTGGAAAAATACACCGCGATGGAAGACCAACGTATAAAGGACCAGATTGAAGCTGGTATCATGGAACGTGGTCAAGGTGTACCGTCGTCAGTAGACTCCTTTATTGCGTGTATGGATTTATTCGGTAATAAACGCAATACGATTGATGACTACCATGACCGTATGGATAAAGAAGGTGTTCCTCGACGTGCAATCAGTTGTCAGTTGTACCAACGCAGTGCTGATACTTTCCTAGGTGTTCCTTTTAACATCACCTTCTATTCGTTGCTGACCCACATGTTGGCTAACCAATTTAATATGGTAGCGGAAGAATTCATCTGGACCGGTGGTGATACACACGTGTATTCCAACCACGAAAAACAAGTAGAACTACAATTGACGCGTGAATGTTATGGAACACCAACCATTACATTTAAACCAGAATCGAAAGGTAAACACATCTTGGATATTACTCGGGATGATTACACCATCGATAACTATAACTTCCATCCCCATATTGCAGGTAAGGTAGCTGTATGACAGATCGTATAGTTGAAGATGTACCTTTGAAAGAAGGCGAATTAGTGGTGTTTCATCAAACAACACCCTATGACGGGAATACACGTGTTGGACTATATCGTGCATTAGTAGACTTTACAGTAAAGTCCGACCACTACGTACACGAGTTAATTGATGATCCCGAGAGTGACAACGGTTTTGACTTCATCTGTAAATATGAATTTATTGATAAGCTTATTGAGGAAGGTAAGCTTGAAGAAGTTAAACACAAATTTATTTATATCCGGAGTGAGAATTAAAAAATGAAAGAAGAATATGAAGGTCTTGATATCGGCTGTGAAGAAATCAATCTAGGGTTTATGACTGCCACTAAGGAATGGACTTAATGAATAAATATGATGAACGTCCTGACATCATCACTAACGAAGAGGAGTGGGTATGAGCGTAGAAACTATTATCGGTCGTGATGAGTACGAAGGTTATGACGAACACGATGATCTTGTCATTCGCGAAGAAGATTGGATCTAATGACCGCTTGGCAAAGGGCATTGGCCGCCGGGTATAAAGGTCGTTGGATTGACTGGTGGGTTAGCTACCATACACAGTACTTAAACTGAGCCTCATTGTGAGGCTCTTTTATAACGGAGATTACAATGATCATTATGCCTGAGATGCTTCGCCGAGCAAGACCGATTGAAGAGTTCCGTAAAGACCGCAGCAAGTGTAAAGAAGATTCTGGCGAACGCACTAACACTAAACTCCATGACCAACCTTTCTATCATCGTGGTAAACAAGGTAAAATGAGGAAGTTCTAAAATGGTTAAAGAAACGGTAATCAGTCTGAAGCACTCTGGAATCGATATTAAGTTCACACCATCCACGAAATTAGAAATTGAAGAGATGACTGATAACCTAAAGCTATTAAGTGGCTTTGCTATGCTTCACCATCTTTTTAGTAAAGGATTGTTAAAAGAAACCCAAAGAGCTATGGGTTATATCAAATGAAAAGACAATCAATTAACTTTTCAGGTAGTCTTAAATTAGCTGGATTGGTATATAAACCTGATACAGCTCTGACAAAATATATCCACAATATTCTAGAAGCTATGCAGGGACGCTTCCACGAGAGAGACCATCAGGATATTTTATTGTCAATAAAAGCTTCCCGAAAACCCACATGGCTAGGTAGACCAGAATCAGGTAAGTTTAAAATATTTATCGTCCGTACAGATCGTCCTAGCTCTGAAGTTATCGTCGACGATAAATTCTACAGTGACGAGTTATAATCTGTAGTAAATACATTTACCTAAAAGGAAAGTTACATGTCTAAAACACAGCTAGAACCCATTGAAGTATTTAATGTGGTTAAGACCGTACCATCGTTGATGAAAGCATTCCGTGAAGAATGTTACAGCATGCCGTTGCAAGAGTCCTTGGAATATCAAGCAGACTCCGAAAAGAAATATGATCACCGCTTGGGCATCGCCTTTCTGAAAAAGCACGGTATCCCTACCACACGTGAAGATCTGTTTGATGACGGCAAATATAACTACACCTCTGTAATGGATGGTGATGTACGTTACAACGTTGGTCAATTTATCGTGTTGTTCTCTGAGACTATTTATAGTTCCGGTGACATGACTCGTGAGAATACCTGGGTACTAGAGGTAATGGATGAGTTCCATTTCCCCGCCGATAAACCACTACACAGCATGCGTGTAGAATCGATTCGTGAAGCACTTCATGATTACTTGAGCATTGGTATTGTACGATTGCATCCAGCTGGTCTGCGTATGTATCGTCATGAGCACACCTACGGTTTTGCGGAACGTATTAATAAGAAGGTAAAAGACGATGAGCAAGCATCCTGAGATTCATTTCGAGATGCTCCATTTACAAGTAGCTTCCATCTTTAAATACTACGGTGGTATGGTTTCTGATAAGTGGGTTATGGCTACTTACAAACCACTCACTATTGATGGTGTTAATGTAATCGAGTATTCTCTTGAGCAGGACGAAGCGACCCCTGCTAAACGTAAGCTTGTAATTACTATCATGGTTGAAGAGCGTCAATTCACTTTCTACCAGAATTATAATTACGGCGTACCTCTTGACAATGGTATTACCTATCTACCTAAACAGGTTAACAAAGATCTTATCGATCTGGAATACGCACTGTCTATTGTAACCGAACACACCGCTGACCAAATCGTAAAAGCCTAGGAGTTATTCAAATGACCTACCAACTGCAATCTGTTATCCAACAGGCCATCAGTGGTAGCAAGTGTGTGCTCGCTGTATATCAAGCCTTAGAGTGCCTTGCTCGGCACTCTTTTATGGCGCCACACGCTGCTGCTCGTTATCCTGAACTCGGTAAACTGACTCGGGAAGATATCACAATCGAAGGTGGTTTATCCGCAAAACGTTCGATGCGAATCATTAATAAAGATCATCCGCTCTATGGGGTTACTTACGTGCATTGCATGGCAGGTTATAAGCACGTTGACCTAAGTGCTTATAATGGCATCGCTGGTTATTTCATTGATCCCGAAGAACGGGTTCTTAAATACATTCGGAAGGATCTCTTCTAAATTTAATCTGCCCTAATCAGGCAAGGAGTTCTATATGCGTTGGTTCACATTAGTTATAATGATGTTGTTTGTTGGGTGTCAACCTTCTTATGCCGAGAAGGAAGTTCAACTGACCACTAAGTCTTGTCAGGTAGCAACGCAACTAGCGAAACGTTCTCTAGATATGTTTCGTAGTGGTAAGGACCAGTTTGACGTTATGGTAATGCTGAACAACTACAACACAAATGGAAGTCCTGAAGCTTTTGCAGGGAAAGTGTTTGTACAGCTAACAGTTGTAGATTTACAGAAGAACGTATTTAAAGCTTTCAAAGATAAACCGATTATGTTCGAATTTACCGAGGCGTGCACTAAACAACTCGGTTTCAAAATACCAAAAGGAAAATGATTCAAATGTTTAAGTCTAACGGTTTCTGGACTTGTATCTCGGTGGCTACACTTGTGGCCGCTCTTACATTTACTACCTTTAGTATCAATCGGCACAATCAACAAGTCGCTGCCGAATGCAGTCGTTATCCATTAGGGTGTGAGGTTGCTCGTGAAAAGTAAAGTTATCGTACAAGGTCGCTGGGTATTAGGGCATAAAGACCAATGGCGTTTAACCATTGATCCATACGTAGAAGTCTATGCCACTAAAAATAATAAGTTGGTTCCCGCTAGTGCATTCCTTCTGGCTGACCTAGACCGCTTAGAAGGCGAAAGAAAGTTCAACATAAACAATGTAACGCTTGATGACATTGAAGGTCGTACAGAGCGTCTCACGATCTTTAACATGGGTGATCTATCAAACGTACATGGTTACGACTATGAAATGTTTCTATTGTTAGAACCTACTGATCTGTCAGTATCTAACAATGTTGTATTCGAAGCCTATGTCGACGATATCGTTCTGGATGAAGATGACGAACCACTGGATCTAGAAATTATGCGGCGTTTGAAAACACTTACTGCACCTATGTCTGTGACCTGCACTCAACGCTCCCATGGAGGTATTTATGTTCCATCTACTCAAAGCCATTAAGAACTTTATCTGGTATCCAGGTAACGTTTACACTTTGCCCGAATGCATTGTTGTGGGTTTGCCAATGTCGCACAACAACGAATATGAAATACAACTGCATCATCCAAATGAAGCACGTGATGACGTTTATCATGGCTTCAGTATTCCTTCGTATCTACCAGACGAAGTACGTGAACCTGGTGCCCCGTCTGGGTTTACATTTGAACATCGTGATAACAATACTATCTTCGTTACATTCGATGTGGAAACAATGCGTATTTGGACATCCGGTCGTAAGGTTGAAGACTATTGCTTCTCGCTGTACGATAAGACTAATGACATTGTGATACTGAACAAATACAAGTTTGTTACTCGTTCGGGTTCAAGTCTAAACGGATAAACAATACTCACGCCGTAAACGATTTGATAACATTCACTAAAAGGAAACAACAATGACTATTTACTTTGAAGGTAATGGTAAATCCAAAGCAGTTACAACTGAACAAGCACGAGATCAATTCATCTTTGCATTGAAAGCAAAGCGTGATGAAGTTCTGAATGACCCTGAACTAGATAGCTACGAAGACTCCGCTCAGCGTGATCGTGTACTGGCAGATAAAACTATCAAAGGTGTTCTGCAAGTATTGGATGGTGACACACCACACTTCCCTTACATGAATCTTCTGCCGGGCGTACCTGATGAAGACTACGAAGAAGCCATTGCAGCAGGTGCCGATTACTTTGATAACGGCGGTGGTTCTATTGGTGGTGGTTTGGCCGATTACTTTAGCATGGTGAATAGCTAATGGCCACTCTATGGGAAGATGTCGTAGGTCACTCTGCTTACGACCTGCAAGAGAAACGTGAGTTGACTCTAAAAGAATGTGCAACCATGACGCCAGCAAACATCTTTGACGCAGCGGTAATGTATACCCTTACCCATATCGAAGGAAAGTACGACATAATTGCTAAAGGTGCATGTAACAGTGATGGCAGTCCTTTCTATGCAACGGATATGGCCAGAGAATATTTCCGAGTGGTGAATACATGAGTGATATCGAATACCCTATCTCTGGACCAATGGTTGATCAGTTAGTTGTAATTCACACTGAACTCCTTTCTGACGTACCGCCTGAGTCTCTCGACCTGGTTAAAGATAAAATCACACAAGCTATCCACAAGACCTGTTTTGTATTTGAAGATAACTGGGATTGGCAGAATAACTGCGGTCGCATGTGTCAAGGTGGTGATGCGGAAGAAGAAACCGCAGAAGAAGGATGGCAGGATATTGGCGTTAGATTCTTTAATAAGGTGAATACCTAATGTACAATGCAGATGAAGCAATGCGACGATACGTGTACGCAATGCAACAAAGGTTCCGTGCACCCATCCCCGTCCCGTATGACCCGAGTAAGCCAGTAACCCATGAACTGGGTATGGATGAAAAAGATAGGGACCCGTGGATAAAACAACGGGAACCCATTAAGATTGTTGATATCGATGGAAAAATTATTGACTGTAATGTAGTTAGCTTGGCAGATTTTAAGAAACAATGTCAAGATTACATGGACTCGACTGGTATCGTTAGTCCAATTGACTTACCAACGAAATACGGTGAAAGCAAAGAAGGTATTAATCGTCTCATTCGAAATATACATAACGATCACCAAAATCTTCAAGCCCTAAGCGAAGATAGTTTTGATGAACTCATTCAATCGTCTGCTAATTCTCTGGTTTACGATAGCCTTGATGTTATTAAACACAAGGTTAAACTTACCCCACAAGCGGAGTTACATGTACTACAGGTATTGAATGATGTTGTCGAGCTAACAGCGCATACTGTCTGCGAATATAACCAAGTGATGCATGATACGGGTATGAATTACGCTTACCCAGAATTGGTTATTGATAGTTTTGTTAGTGCGGGAGAAGAGATCGATCGCCACATTCTAAAACTATGGGATGACATCAGCACATGAGTCCAAAAGAGTTTGATCAGTGGATTAAAGTAAATGCTGAGTTGTCGCTTGCACGCGAAGATGCTGAGAAAGTAATTAAAGAAGTAACCGTATCTGCGGTTACTCAGGCGATGGAAACTTGTTTTGAATCTATTCTCCCACATGCTAAAGATGTACCTCATACCGAGTACCATCTTCGTAAAGCTATCAACATCCTAGCTGATACGATAACACAAGAGACCATGTCATTTACCACCTTGTTGGAAATACATAATGGTGTCAGGGGTGAATTCGCTCCTTCCGCCATTGTTGTTCAAGGTTGTAGAGAAGCAATCAGCACCCATGGTAAACTAGTCAGTAAGCTATTTGACGAAATCAGTAACTGAGGTTAATACAATGTCACAGTACCCTAACTACGGTTTGAGTTTTGTTGTAACTGATACGGTTGAAGGTAACCGTGGTTCTGCTTTAACTGGATTACTATATCAGATGCATGAACCGAATGGACAACTGGTACTAGACTACCGTAGACTGATGAAGCGCAAAGAACGACGCAAAACTTGCATCGTCACCGCTTATAAAGGAATAACACCCGTTGGCATGTGTGTCTGTTATATAAACAGTGCATTCACAGCAACCTATGTAAAACCCGAGTATCGTGGTAAAGGTGTCGGTTCAGCAATGATCCGTGAATTGAGACAGTACCATAACCTAGCTAATCGTGTACTCACTGGGGATTCAGGCTTTAATGGTTGGGAAAATTTCTTTGCCCGTAATCACATCATGCAAGTAAGGACTTCAGGTAGTACAGAAGAAATTAATGCATGGGCGGATCGAGGTAAAGGTAGTCTTCTGACTTTCCTTAACTTTAAGAAGAAACGTCAGTACCTAACAAATACGCGAAGAGCGCAACGAATTTCTACTAAGGTTGCCAATACTGCGAGTAGTTACATGGCGGCATGGGTGAAGCCAATGCATGAGGTTCGAGCATGAAGCTTGAAGAACAAACGTTGCAAGATAGTTGTCTAAATCGGTTACGTGAAATAAAAGAAGAACTTGTTTCAGAATTACCAGAAGATCTTGCCAGAACAACAGGTTTGTTAATCCAAGTTGCAATTGGTCTAACAGTCGAGACAATTGAAAAACATTATCAAATTAGTTTCCAAAGTTCTGAACTAGTTGAGTCCGGTACGTCAGAAGACCCAGCTATTCAAATGCGTAGTATCCCTACAACAGAATATGTTCACGGGTTGTCTGCCAAATACTTCGAATCTGTAAACTCTTAAGAGGTTTTAAAAAATGAGCGTAGATACATTTATTAGTGCTGTAAAAGACAAACGCAACGAAGCTCGTGAACTTTACGAGAAAGAACTGGTTGCCGCTTTTGATGAGGGTGGTAAACCGGATTGGCACGGGATCGCAGCAAGAGCTATTGACCATGCTGTTGCCGGGGTTCTTGATGTTGTTGAAGAACAATACGAAAGCATTGTAGCGGGTGCAGCCCTTGATTCCGAAGGCGAAGAAGTTGACGTTAGTCTTACTGTAATGGCTGAACTTTCTACTTTGTACTTCGAAGAAATCAGTAACTAAAATACAGGGAGGCGAAAGCTTCCCTTTATACCTTTTATAGGAATCTTTAAATGACCGTACAATCAATCATTCTATTCTTTGCCGCCGTAGGTTTGTTGGTGTGGTTCTTTAGTTGGTTAGGTAAGAAGTCTGCTCGTATCGTAGCTACGGTAAAGAAAGATTACTACGCTAAACTTGAGAAGGTCCCGTTCTTTATTTTCAACTTTGCAAATATCACAGTTCGCGTAAAAGACGTAGCTGTGCATTTGAATAACTTCAAACCACTACGGGTCATTTTCAACGATCTCAAAGCTGGTGATTTCTCTGAAACTCAGTTTCTTATGATCCGTGATGATGGCGCCGCAGCTTACAATACCAAGTCAGCTGCTGAAGCTGTATTTAAGTCAGCTATCCATCTGGCCCTTATAGAAGTCACCGCAGACAAAGCAGGACGCCTCACGGTTACTCCACACGCACTGCCAGGTTATGAGGAAGCTGTACGAGTTGAACTAGGTTACAATGCCTTTAAAGAACTAGAAGCACCTAACTTCATTAAACTTGCACGCGAATACAAAGGTTAATATAATGGATAAGCAAATCTCGGAATACCTCGAACATACTCATATCCATGTAGCCAATAGCTTTGATAAAGAAAGTGCAGAGTATGCAGGAAGTAAAGCGGTAAAAGATCTGATGTTTAAAGAACTTACAAAATTCGGCTTCACTGACATCAAGATTGATCATGAAGAGTACACCGAGCGAGAACTAGCTGCCTACGCAAACGCTATCGGTAATAAGAAGATCTATATCACCGTGCATTATGTAGCGCAATCACTGCGCTTGGATAACCACGTTCCAGTTACACGTCCGTTGCGATATCGCCCTGAACTAAGTATCAGTAATTTTGTTGATAATGGAAAACCAGCTCCATTCCATATTCAAATTATCGGCGGTATAAACACAGGTAAGACCACACTTGTTAATATGTTACGTAAAGTACTATACGTAATTAATCCAACTGCCGAGGTAATCGCTGTAGATAGCGATCCATACAGTTTTAACTTTTACTATGGTGATGATACTGAACGCGTGGGATACTTTACAAACCTCAAACACCGTAAGATCAATTTGTGTACACCGATGCTGCACAACGTGATGGCATAAAGCCTTCCCGTAGGAAGGCTGAATGTTATTGGTCTTTAAACTGGCCAACGCCAATACTAGAACGTGCTTCACTCGATACCTTCTTAGGAAGAGTCTTAGTACGATCTTTGGAATCTTTGTCATTCCATTCTTTAGCAGTGCTTTGTTTGATTCCGGCTTTCTTAGCGAATTCTGGGTTGTGTGCAGCTGCTTGCATAAAACGAGCTTGATCTTTACTAACTGATGGCATGGTATACTCCGTGATTATCAACTGTGATTACATATGATGTAGTTAAAAGAAAAGAGGTTCAGCATGCCAGTATATGAAAATGTTTGGGTACGGTTTAATACTGTAAGCCTGAGGAGGCAACGTACCCATGTCAAAATCTTATCGTACCTGTTATTACTCGCGTGGCAAAGATCTCTGGGACCGTGATCGTCCCTATAGTGCCTACCTGTCGAGTAACAAACGCAACAAAGTTCTCGCCCACCAAGTAGAACGCGCATGGGTGGCTAAACGCCTCCATCGCGAATTGGTACAGCTGGGCTATAAGTAACATATATGCCCTCCTTAACGGGAGGGCTTTATGAGGTGAATATGATCAGCCGTAATAAAAGGAAATACCTGGAACGGGAATATCGGGCTATTCAATTAGCAAATAGTATTCGTCGGTCAGCACCACATCTCTCTGAGGAACGAATTACTACAAGTGTGGCTATCCATAGAAAACTGTGGGATAGAAAAGGTGGGGAACGACATCTCGGATACACCACAGCTTCCAAAGCCGACAAAAAAGAATACGCCGCTTTCAGTAGTTATCTGGAAACACTTGGCAAGGTAGCTTTAGCTAGTACTTTTGTAAAGCGAATTAAATTAATACCTTTTAAAGAGTGGGCACGTCAATAATGTTTCCTTATTTTGAACTCGGGATATTTGTCTTTGGCTTGATGTCCTTCATCGGCATGTTGATCTTAGGTACGGCTGATAACCTAGGTAAAGTTGGTTACATTGTAATACGTATTATCCAAGCTCTATTTGTTGTTTGTTGCGCCGGCTATTATTATACGGGGAATCACTGATGGAACTTTTAACTAGTATTCTGTTTATCTTGGGTGTAATTGGGCTGGGTCTCACAGCCCTTCTTTTACTGTTGGTGGCATTTAGTAACCTTGCGCATGCATTGGGTGCTCATGTACCGGATTACCCTATGACTCTAAAAGCTTTCATCATTACTGGTGGAATTACAGTAGTGATTTGGATCAGTTACTGGTCTGGTATCTTGCTTATTAAACATAGTTAAATATTGCCTCTCCTTCGGGAGAGGCTTTATCTCCTTTTCTTTTTTGTCTTTATGCAAATAGTATAGGTATGTAATGTCGCATATCCAATTGGAAGGAAATTACTAATGTCAATTCCAACTTTAGCTGAATTAACCGAAAAGGTAGGTAATCTGGAAATCGCCGGAATCGAGACTGCTATTACTGCACGTTTGGAAACCGTAGGTACCGTAGCTTTCTTGAACGATCCAACTGTCACTGATAAAACTCTGAACCTGGATTTTGATGGTGTACATTTGTCTGAAAGTGCTATCGCCCTGTTGGTTGCTTCCTTGACCAAGAGTGGCTGGGCTTCTCCAGTAGTTAAGAATACCCAAGGTCCTGCTTACACTGGTATCGGTCACCAACCGCGCCCACGTAACAACCCTGTTCTGACTGTTAGCTTTAAACCAGGCGCTGTTACTCCACCAGCAACAGATGATGGCGAGTAAAAACATTTAGCCTTCCTTCGGGAAGGCTTTATGCCGTTATTAGAAGTTATTTAACCACTATATTACTAGTTGGATATTCAAAGACGAAAGTCACCAATTAATTAAATAGGGATTATAAAAATGCAAATTCGTTCTGAAACTCGTGGTAATACCAAAGTTGTAGATCTGCGTGGTAACTGGGTTACCCCTCCTGTACAGGAGCGTCTCGACCGCATCGCTGGTTTGCAACAGTTTACTCGTGGTGCAGATATCACCGTTAAAGAGAAAGGTTTGTTTCTGGAGTTCCGTCCTGAAACCACCGATAAAGAACAAGCCGCTTTGGTTGAATACATTAACGATAACCTGTTTATGGTAATCGGTCGTGCATTCACCGAGATCCGTGTTTCTCCTTATCACGTACCAAACAACAACAATGAGAATGGTCTCGGGTTGTTGATGGCCATCGTAGAAGAAACCGGTTGCGATGCAGATTACGGTACCTGGAACTCTCCAGTAACTCTGAAGCCAGCTACCAGCACACAATACAACGAGATCGTTGATCTGTTGGATACTTTCGAATTACGTTACAGTTGAGGCATAACCAGATGGCATTCTACCGCGTTAAAGCAAAAGGTATCGATGTAAAGAAAGCACTTGAACTGGGGTTTGGTACTAACCAGTTTGAATGTGATTTTGATGAGGTTATTCTGGTACACACTAGTGAACCCACTATGCGTGCCATGATCAAACATTACGGCATCAAAACTGTCGGCGAAATTACACAAGGGTAATACATGAAACAGATTAAGTTTAAATTGGCCGAACGAATCGAATACACTCGTATCAATCATCATGAAATCTACGATGTGATTCGCGATAGATTGGACGATACTAACTGGGTTGTCGAGATCCTGAACTTCAACGAGATTCCAACTGGTTACCTGCCACCAGTTGTTGATCCGTATGTATTGACCAACCGTATCCTTACCGCTATCGAGGTACTGGGTCCGAACAGTCCTGGTTACAACTGGGCTCCGCTGCGTGGTAAGACTGTTGTCTGGTTCACCCAACAACCAATTTCTTCCGTGCGTCGTCGTTTCCGCTACCAACTGGAAAACGGCGCTATGATCGAGCAGACCATCAAGGTCACCGCGCAGAACATTACCCATCATGAACTCTTTTGCAAATACGTTTTGCAAGAGGGCGGTAATGAAGCAGGTAAACGTATCGAGGTTGCATCCGAATGAATGAGGAAATGCGTCAAGTAAAAGTGGTTGAGTTCTGTGAAGCCTTAACCAAACGTATCCGTACGGCTATTGCTGTATTGGGCAGTTACGCTCCTGGACATAATGCTGAGTTCCATAAACTGGACAACAACATTATTCGACTACAGGTAACTAAAGTCGATAAGTTTGAATGGCTCCACAAATACACCCTGGATAATGGGGACGTACATAAAGTGGAAGTCTTGGATCTGTCAGAGGCTGAACGTTATGCGACCGAGAAGTTCCATAACTACGTCTTTCAAACAGATGCCCTGCTGGTTAATGGCGATATCCATTTTACTAAATGTGAAATTGACCATCACCCTTCTGGCTTGTCTACAGGTGTTAACGAGTTTTTGCACCGTAGTCTGAAAGAGAACATGACCTGGAGTACGTTCGAAAAGATCCTGACCGAGAAGATGCGCTGGTATACCCAAGTGTATCGTAAGGAATGGAATCCTGCTGCAAAGATCCAGAGAGGTTTCGATCGAGATCTGTTGTTGTCAGGTGTTGCGGTTGAACTGTCTGGTCCTGATAAACTCATCTGGAAATTTACCTGGAATGATGGGTCTATCTATACTGATACTCAGCCAATTGGTGATGAGTTGAACGACCGTATCTACAACGCTATCACCAGTGGTCTGTGTGACGGTGAACGTAATGCTCCGTGGCGTATGACCTACCTCAAGCAATCGTAATAATAGCTACATTACTACTACGATATTCGTAAAAGGATATCGTAGTGTTAAGCATGTTATTATTAGAAGCGATTTTACCACTATATTACTAATTCGATATTAAACCCAAGATACATTACAGGAGTTACAAAATGAACAACCAACTGAATGTTGTAACCGAGCCAACTCAACAAGCTTGGGAAGACTACGTTGACAACCGTGTTCTGAATGTTGCATCGATCTACGATGTAAAACCAGAACTGACTTTTGCCCAGCGCTTGGAAATGATGCAGGATTTGCTTGCGGACCTTTCCATTGAACTGTACAACAACGTCAAAGACAAAGCAATGCGTTCGCCAATGATGGCTTACGTAACCAAAATCGAAAACCGCCTGGCTGTATAAAGTCATCTAGGGAGCAGCAATATGTTTAACGAATTAGAAGATTATATTCTTGCAGCTGCTGCCCTCTATGTTGGCGTAGTTGTTGGTAGCGCTATCTATAAAGAAGCTAGTGCAGCTATTGACGAATTGTGCACGATCAAAAAAGAGTCTTCTGCCGAATGGGACAAGTGGACTCTGGAACGTTACACTCATCTCAGCAAGAAGCTAGATGAAACTAATGCATCGGGTCCAGCTCGTCGTGAAGCACATGAACATGCCGCGATGTTGATCGAAAAACATCTGGCATTTTATGTCATCAACCCGGCTGCCCGTGAAAAGGCTCTGGCCTTTAATCAAAGATACATCGACGCAATCCGTGGCATCTAACTCAATTAACTAAATAGGAAATTACAAACATGAATGCTAATCAAGTAATCGGTCTGACCCTCGCTGTATCCGCTATCGTAGTTGGTGCTTGCGCCTGGTACATGTCTCGTGAAGAAGTAGTTCCTGAAGCTGCTACCAACCAGCCTGATGACGCGCATCACTTCGATCATGTAACTGATCGTTGGAATGCTGCACGTAGTGCGGTTGATAACGGTGAAGTTGATGTGACCTTTCATGACGAGTATTACAAATCCGTTCATTCGGAAATGGATACCTACATCCGTGAAGCCGTGATGGTCAATGAAGACCTGCGTGAACATCTGAACACCAAGAATGCTTTGTTCCTGGCTGAGCTGGTTTAATCAAATAACTAAAAAGGGAAATACGGACATGAAGACTTTGGCTACCATTCTGGAAGAAGCTAACAACTATGATGAACTCTCGGAAGCACTGGGTGGTCATCCACTTGCTAACGTGTTCTTCACCGATGACAAGCTTCCAAACATGTTGGCTGATCTGGACGAGTATTCCGGCACACCAGCTGACAACTTCCATCACAACCTGTGCTGGCAGCACACCGCTACTCGCATCAACCAATTGATCGCTACTAACTAAACAGGAGTTACAAACATGGCACATACTCGACACGCTCTCGTACATTACGAACGCGACGATGGTTCGGTTACTCATAGCCGACTTGACGGTTCTACTTATGAATCGGTCGTGGCTTCCTCCTTGGAAGAAGCTGAAAAAATGATGCAAGAAAAAGTTAAAGAACTCGACGGACATTCTTTCGAGTTCGTTTGATTAAATAATTAAACAGGAGTTTTACCATGATCCGTTATGACAATAGCCAAATTGTTCCACAACTGCATGTTGATATTGTGCGCTTGAATGCTGCTCGCATGGCTGCTATCCGTGCGGCCTGTAAAGATCCAGCTTACACCGATATCAGCGCCTTTCTGGAAGTGTATGATTATCACGCTGTGGTAATCCTGCATCGTGGTAATGAAGAACAGCATATCGAGTTCATGAATCATCTGAACTCGCTGATGTAATAGATGGGGGACTTCGGTCCCCCGCTATCAAATTATTTTTTTGACTAAGGTACAGCTATGAATCTTCCACCCGTAAACAGTTTTACTGTAATCGAACATTTACATAGTGTTTCCATGGATCGTAATATCCATGGGTATCAGGAAACATCGACTATTGACATCCATTATGTGTTGTCGCAAGGTATTTCCTTTTACGCATTAACCCAACGCGAAGGCGATGAGGTTTCCTGTGACTTCAGTATTCGTTCGCGAGGACATCTTCACATTGGACCGCATCTACTGAAAGATGCTATTGAACTATGGCGTGCTGCCTGGCTATCTGGTGTAGAAGCTGTTATTCCTGGTGACGTAGGTCACTTGGAATTCGGGTCGATGGTTAAGACTGATTATGCAGCGTCGTCCCATCGTATTGTTGTTCGTGGCTGCCGTAGTAGTAAAGTAATCGGTTACATGCATTGGAGCAAGGATGAGCGTTTCGTTATTACGTATGACGAAAATGAAGCCTGTCTTTTCCCATCGTACGAGTACGCATCTATACTGCATACCGGGTTGTTGTTCCGTGATCAACCACAAGAACTTCGAGAGAATGTAGAAAGTATCCTGGAACTTTTCGGTGAAGACATTACTGTCCAGCTTCAGAAAGAAGTGGGTGAGAACGGCGGCAGTTGGGTAGACGTTGGTGATGAGAATCTCGCACCCGCGTATACCCGCAAAAACAGCTACATCAATAAAATCAAACAGTACTAAGAGGGTTTAACATGTACGGTATTGTAAACGAACGTGGGCGTCAACTGGATCGTAATCTGGCACTGTTGGATAAGTTGGGGGGTCACAAAAAGATCAAGAGTATCTATAATGTCAGCTATCCTATTGATGGGGCTGATAGTCTGGTGCAGGTAGAAGCTATTCCTGAGTTCATGCCACACCTGGTTACATGGTCCAGTGTAGCGGTACCACGTAAAGGTAAGCTTGGTCTGTTTGCTGTTAACCGTTTGGTCAAGAAACATTTGAACAACATGGTTGAAGAAGAACGTAAGTTGGTAGGTCCGATGATTTACCAATTGGTACTACTGCATGAAATCAATGCGGTAGATGTGTATGATGAAACATTCATCTTGCACTGCACTATCAATGGCGAGGCAAAGAGCGCTGTCATCACAGTGTTTAATCTCATTGAGAAAAACTCTGAGACCGAGAATCATCTTTGGCGCAGAGATAGTCTCAACTAAGTAGTCCAATTATATTGAGGGTGTTGTGCCCTCAGTGTAATAACTATTTTGAGGTGTCTATGGATAACCGTGTGAAGCTGGTAAAGCAACCAGATAAAGTCTGGACCGTTACTGTAGATGGTGTTCAACGTCTCGTTACATTAGATGAAACTCCATTGATAGTATGGAAGACTCTTGGCCTTCACCCTGATGGTGTGGTCGAAGTCTATCAAACATCTTCGGGTGTCATTGAGAAGTTCGTGTTGCTTCCTTCTGAAGTGGAGTTAACGGAACTTGAATTTACTAAACAACATTCACTGTATCGTGCAATGAATATTCGCGGTCAGTATGTTGGAGGTTAAAGATGCTTAACAAGGTTGAACGTGGTTCTGTACCACTAGGTGGACATGCAGCCTCTATGGGTGTACTCCCAGAACTCTGTAATGACCATAACGTACAGGTAAGTTACAAAGACGGGACGACGGGGATTGCCAGTCATGTTGCTACTAATGGTCAGTATTTCTCGCTAGAACGTCTATTGGGTGGTTCGGTTAATTTCGACCACATTGTACTAGATGAAATATCTTATGTAGACTCGACAGGTGCTTTGGCAATTTACCAAATCCCTGAATCTGCACCAGTACCCTTTAAAACTGGACGAGTGTTTACATTGGGGTATGTTACTAAATTGAATGGTCTGCGTTGGGGCTTTAACTTTGAATACGATCCTGTAAATGGTCGTGGTCAATTGGTTTCTGATCCAGGTAGCCCAATCATTGGTGCATGCTTCCACTTTGTTAACCATGTAGCTTAAAGCAGGTGCCGGCCTGTTAAAGTCGAAACAATATAAATGCCCTCCGTAATGGAGGGCTTTATGTCCGCATACTTTAGAAACATAATCAGATCTATATCACAGTTGTAGTAGTGTCCCTTAAATGTAGGAGCTAGTACTAAATGAAAAGTAAATTGGAGTAGCTGCATGTCGTTTTTTGAAGATCTAGTAGAGCTGGGCTTAGGTATTGCTAAAAGTAAAGTTGTACGCGGTATGGTCTTACAAGCAGGTCGTGACATTGTTATTACTAGAACCGATCGAAAGTCAGGTTATACCGAATTCCATTATGCAAAAGAAGGGGATGATCTAGAAGTATTGGGTGAAGACCATGATAATCCTCTAGGGGGTTTCCGAGTAATCAATCGGGACAACTATGATCAAATTGATACTGTGCTGTGTGATGATCTAGAAGACACCTTTAATGATTATGGTAAATAAAGGAGAACGCGATGACGCGTACTGTAACAGCAATATGCACTATCAGCTTTAGTGTAGGTGAAACAACTGATCCAGCACGTGTTCTAGTATTAGCTCACGCTGGTGAAGAACTGATCGTAGTTCAGGATCATGGTACATTTATCACTGTTCGTAAAAACGGCAGCAATGAAACGTTCCAGATTTATCCGGGGCAGTATCAATGAATTTCATTACAAGCGGGGAGATCCGCCAACGCGAAAAGATGCAAACGGAATACATGAAGACCCTGATTCATCCAATAGGTGGTTGGGGTATGTTCTATCGCCGTGCAGATGGACCTATACCTGGTATGCAATGTGCATTCGGTTTACAGTTCAACGGTTATCCTGATATCGTAATTAGTGGTACTACTGACACGAAGACCCAACAACATCAAACACTGTTGAATCTGGTTGTTACAGAACTACTGACTAATCTACCACTGCCGGTAAAGACCGATTACGTAGACGACATCAATTTCATCCTTGCTGCAAAAGGGTTACAAACTACATATAAAGCTGTGATCATTGACACCGAACAATTCCTTAATGGATACGGTATTAATGTGAATCGTTTTTATGAGGACTATCCACGTGATAACATGTGCTTCGTTCAACTTGTAGAAACAATGTTCAATGGGGAATTCCCTACTGAATCGCAACCTAATCAAATGTTGTTCCATACCAAACCATTCGGCTATAAGGAAACTACACAATGAACCAATTCTTCCAGACTCGTGAATTCCGTGCTTCCCAAATCGTTCGCGCTAAAGTAACTCTGGTTGATGCTAAAGGTGAAGTCTACTTGCATGAAGGGCAAGAAGCTCGCATCATGATGTGTGATCCAGAGAAATACCCGGACCGTCCTTATGGTCTGCGTAAAGTTGACGAACATGTTACTCGTAACTTCTTCGCTGCTGAACAACTGGAAGCGCATCCCGAATACCCTGCAAAGGTTTCGGTATGGGAAGCTAACCCGGCTGAGCGATACAGCCATCCTTCGCATCCACGCCATGAAGAACTGCGTGCTTGTGGGTGGCGTGTTGATCCAGCTACCATTGGGATGTAAAGGTAGTTGAATGACTGTAGCTGATGTAAACGTTTTAAGACCCAGATACCTCAACCGTGTTAACCAAATGGATTTCCATTGGTCAGTATGGAATGTGGTAACTGGGGAAGTAGTTATGTTGTTCGTAACCGATAAGGGATCGAAGCGTGGCTACTTCACTGGGCAATACGATGAGACGAAACAAAACATCTGGTATTGGGATGATTACATGCGTTGTACTCATGCCTTAGGTCTATTAGGTAAAGAACCTTGGACAATCCATGGGGATGCTGTAAAGGCAGGTTTGCCTAGTGGTACGTATAAATGTTCGATCACACGGGTGAACGGACAGAAACTCAATTCTTATGAATTTACCGTCTAGAGGAATGTGAATATGGGTCTTGCGAACATGGCTGTTGATTACACTGTATCTGTTAATAGTGCTGGTAACACCTATTATGGTCACCCGGATCATAGCGGTGTAGTAACTAATGAGTTGGTGCTTTCAGAACAAGCCGCTAATGTTTTGATGAACCGTATGGTTGCCGGTTATTGGGACCCTATCTCGGAAGGGATTGTAATTAACTGGGAGATCAATCGCACTACTGGTCAACATCACCCAGTTCGTATTATCGAAGCATCGGTTGTTGATCAAGCCAATGTGATTGAGTATATCCCTACTAACCCAAGTAATGCTGACCTTGCTTTCATCATCGCTAAAGATGTTAAAGGTACTGTTAGCTTTGTTTCGAATATGTTTGCGGATAAACCATTCGTGACCGACTTTTCTAAAGCCGATCTAATGTGGTTCAATGAACCGGGTCTTGATTCGATCATCAAACGCGGCTTTGTACATAAAGCTTCCGAAGCATTTATGGAGATGTATAGCCATAACTACAACATTCAACTGATGTGGGTTCGTATTAAGGAATAGCTATGGAAACACCGACGACCTTGTACCATGGGTCAATGTATAAACAAACCGAGCTTATGCCCGGTTACCAACGTTCTGGAAAACTTCAGACGTGGGATGGTGTAGAGTCAAATCTACACCTTTACGCTAGTAGTTCAAAAGAAGAAGCTGAACTACTGGGTGTGGGATCAGCTGCTGAGAAGACATTTGAAACCAATCGCTACATTGAATTTGAAGGGAATATCTGGTTGTTCACGGATACTCCCATCGATATCAACGACGTATTGGGTATGACTGTCTACATCTACACGATTCCTTTTAAAGAATCGGATGGCTGGGAAAAGAACAACAACCCTTACAATAACATCGATACCGAATGGAAGACTCGTAAAACGGTTAAAGGGGTTAGTGTTAAATCGATTGATATCCGTGCTCTAATGCAAGGTCGAACGATTACACTTACGACCGCTCCAGCCGATGTACGGATTGACCAGTTACACAAACGCTATCGTGAAGAAACCAAAGTTCATAAATTTTGAGGTGGTTATGCAAACAGGGGATTCGTGGTCGGCGTTGGTAAAGGAAGTTGCCGTTTATGAATATTTCGTTACTGAACTGGGACATAGCAATACTGAGTTCGGTCCATATGCTTCAGCAGTTAATGCTAATGCAGCGAAAGAGATTTTGAAAGAAATGTCTTCTGATGAATTACAGCAGATCTTTGGTCGCCCTGTAAATCAAACATGTTTGAAAATCCAAGGTTGGCCGAAGGTTGGCGCTAACAACATACCTGTAACTCGTTACGAACTGAATGTAATTAACTGAGTGGCTTAGGCCACTCTTTTATTCCCCTAAATAGGAAAATACAAATGAACAAAATTGACGTTATCTATAGTAAATCTAGCGGTTCGGGTATCCGTAAATCTCTTCTGGGTTTTAATACCTGGGTTCGTACTGCACCCATGGTTCAAGAATCCATGACAGCTATCTGGATCGATGCTGACGCGGGTTGGATTAAAGACCGTGATTTGATTATGCCTGCTATCGCGCATAAGTTGGCAGAAGACGGTCATGACCCTTTCTATTTCCCGCACGTAATTCATCAAGAACCTCGTAAGGTTGTTGTGGATATTACATCCCGTGAATTGTTCTTCCATAAACATTCAAAGGAGTATCATGAAAAGCTGAGTTTTGGCGATGAGGAAAAAACTCACTTGTACCTCAAATATGATACCAATATACCAGATGCTAGTTCCTCTGTTGAGATCACAGACATCTGGTTGATCGGTAACCATTACACTGTGCGTAAAGCTAAACGTTACATTGCTAACAAGCTTTCTAACAACAACAAATACCTAACCAATAACGACCTGTCGCGGGTTAAACAGCTCATTGGAAATGGTCGGGTGTACATGTTGTCTAATATCGGACGTGTAATTGATCTGGTCAATACCCGGCTGGTAGTTGCTGGAGGTTACATCCCAACTGAACGCGAGTTGATCTTGACTAATAGTCAGATCATTCACACTGGCAAATTGGTTGAGCGTATTCACGAAACCAGCAACCTCGATAACGTGCTGCGTTCTGCAAACGGCAAATAGGAGATTCAATAATGAGACCAATCTATTACCTTCCAACTAGTAAGTCGATTGAAGAGTGCAAATTGGCATTGGGTGAAGGCGCCGAGTTGTTCCGTTTTTTCGAAGACGAACTTGGTCGTGTTTATATGGTGTGCATTTGGTACGAAATGAAGTCGAGTCAGATTACTGCGCTGGAAAAAGCTTCGGAGATTCTTGATGAAGGTTACGCAGTACAGAACACACCAATCCGCGATATACCTCCTTATGGCGTTGCTGTAGGTGGCTTCTTGTGGATAGCGCATCGCAAAGGTCATGACCATTTCATTTTCGATTTGGAAGATAAAGGTGTGACTCTAAATTGGGCAGATGCCTCTAAATTCCTAGTCACTCCACAAAGCCTGAACGTACGTAAGTTTGTTTTGGTGGGTGAAGGTAATGCCCTCCGTAACACTCGGCGATGGATCAAGCGACAACTTACCGACGGGCACAAAGAGTTCCAATTAAGGAAACTTGAAGAAGTCCGTAAACGTGCCAACAAATACCAATTTAGTTTGTTGGTCGTGGTTGATAATGGTATTGTGATCGATCTAAGTAAAACGATTCCTGAAATCATTGATCGTCGTAATGCGCCTCCAAGTGTCTTGGTTCAACTTCTTCACGAATACACCGTTGTTGGTGTACAGGGAACATGCACTTCAGTAAAAACCCCTACCCCTCTAGTAAGCGTACTTAACCAAGTACATACCTTCGTCAACGAAGAGGTGTTCTGAAAATGAACGCCTTGGAGTGGGAACTGAATTGGATTGATAATAATCCAGATCGATACGAAGGACCCCTCCATCGTGAAGCAGTTAAGCGTTTCATTACTGAAAGGTATGAACAAAAGGGATTGATCAAAGGCGATGTAGTCTACCTGAAGAAAGGTACGGTCTACAAATACCTCGGACAGTCCCTGGGAGCTGGCTGGAGACGCGATGAACGTTTATTCGTATATTGGGATGCCGATAAGAATCAACTCTTCCATCGAGAACGTGATGACTTTAACGAGGCTATGAAACTATGACAATGGTGTTGTTTATGAACTGGCTGGTCGCCGGTCTCTGGCTGATAACTGGGTATTCTTTTTATGTCTTTTTGACCATGTCGCGTAGTCAAGCGCGCGGTTGGGAAAACTCGGTGTGTTTGTCGCATCGGGTTAGTGTTGGGAAAGATCCAGAAATACTTGGTAATGTCCAACGTCTGACAGTGTACCTGTGTATTGCTTCAGTTGTTATGACTTTTATCCTTTCTATGGTGCATTTGGCTACAGGTACCTTTTCATGATCAGTGCGACCGTAATGAACATGGTGGCGTTTTGTTCGTTTGTAACAGCGTTGATTCTCGGGTTGGTTGCTTATGTGGGTAGTCGTAATGCTCCATGGGCAAAACTAAACACCGATGGTCAAACTGTCGTTATCGGCAGTGCAATGTGCGCAGTTGTAGGAGTCATTGCACTTGTAGTCAGTGTTCTTGAATTCCTTCAAATCATTCCAACGGTGGTGTTGTAATGGCTAAGTTTATTCTTGAGTTAAATGCAGTTGGTTGGTATCAAGCAAAATACCTGCATCGTAACGAAGCGAAAGAGTTTTTATTGGTAGGTTACAATGACCTAGATAAAACACCTCCGTACGATGTCAACTCTCAGTTACGTACTGAAGTGATCAATGACTATTATAACAAACCTATTATAGCTTTGTTACAGGACTCTGGTCGTGAACGGGTCAGTGTCAACATGGTGCGTGTTGATGAAGGTAGTTTGTCGCTGTCTGGTAAATACAAAATTTATCGGGCTTGGAATGTAGCAATGCATCAATCAGAAGAACGTCTTATCTGGACTCCAATTCAATAAAAGGAAAGTTGTATGTACTCGTTGAACTATGCTGGTGTTGTATTCAGTAAGTCTTATAATGAGGTCGTTCGTGATCTCATTGCCGACAATAAATGGTCGGAAGCTGAACCCTTCCATTTCAAACTGAATAATGCCGATCAGGAAGTTAGTTCTGTTGTAAGCCGCTCGGTAGACTCGATGGAACTTTCTGGTCTTATCACTTTGCTGCATGACAACGGTGTTCCGCATCGTTTGTTCACAATCCCGAAGTACGAAGCTCGTGTTCTGGAATCGTTTGCTGCTCGTGGGGAACGTTTGGTGGTGCATCATCGTCCTCGTGATATGATGTATCAATTAGACTATCCTAGCGAAGGTGAGTCCGCGCGGTTGTTTGGATTGGCGAATGCCTTTAAGGCTGCCTTCAATATGGACCCTTGGGTGCCGATAAAGTCTATCGTCGTGGTAGGTCCTCATTGTGAAGCGCGTAAGTTGTACCGGTGGTTAGATTGGAGTCTTCGTGATAATAAGGTTCTCGGTCATTACGAATATCACGGTCTCAATGAACGTCTCAAAATGGGTAAAGTGTACATCCAGACTCATGAAAATGTTTGGCATGTATTTGCAAGTGATTGTGTTTATGTTGGTGAAGTAACGGGTGTACTGGATGCGGAATGTTTCGTAGCTAATATAAACGGTTTCAGTCAACACGGTGTTGTATACGAGGACCCTAACGATGAAACAGCTTAAGCTTGCTGCCTATGTAAACCGTAACAGTGAACCCCTCTGGATTCAGTTTGATATCGGACGTAACTATTCGGTTTCAACTGAAATGTCTGAAGGTAGTGTAGTTGCCAACTTTGATGATGGTATTGCATTGCTGGCGGACATTAAGATGTTGCGTTCTGAAGTGATGCGTAAGTTGGTAAATGCACAGGGTGGTTCCATTGTGTTCTTTCTATACGAGATTGGACGTTGTGATTCCACCAAACCAATTATCAGTAACGTTGTAGCCCAACGCCTGTATAAGTTTTAAACCCTATAAATGCCTCCCGTGATGGGAGGCTTTATGCTGTCTGAAGGTAATATCATGAAAAAGCACAAAAGCTCAGTCGTTTCTGTTGAGATTCGTAAAGTAGATCCACGTGAGTTTGAAGCACGCGAACTGGTAGAGTGGTTGAAGTCCCTACCTGTTGGAACCGAACGCGACGCAGCTGTTTACCAAGAAACGCTTTCAGTTTCCAATCTTCGTGGTGGTGTACGCACACTTAAAGGTTTGGCTAATTTTCTGTATGACCTTAAAATAAAAGATTCGCAGTACGATTTTCTTCGTGTCTATCACGATGCAGAGCAAACAAGTGTCACCTATATGGAGCACTTTAATGAAGGTGCTCCCGGTAAGTTCTTTACTGCGGTCTGTACTCAGTACTTTGATCACATCGTAGATGCCTTCATTTGCCTCAAGAACCGTTACGAATCCACTCAACCAGCAAAGACTACCTGATATGAACACCAATAAAAAGCTGGAATGTATTATCGGTCACATCATGGCAACCCGTGAAGACTTCAAAGATACCTTGGATACCAAAGACCTTCCTGAACATCGGGAGTTCTTGAAGACCAATGTCGAAGTCCTTGGTGAGCGTCGCAAGGTACCCGGTCCATCCGGGTTATTCTACTTTGAGCTTCACCGTTTCATTCGCCGTATGATCAAGACCGATGAAGAAATCGAAGCGATCTGCGAGAAAGTTGAAGCGCTTAAACAAAACCAATTTCACTAAGAGGTAATACCGATGAACTCCACTACTTACATGTTGAAGCACACTGACGCTTTTATTGCAACGGTGTTTGCAAGTGCACCTAATTTAATTGAAGCGTATTCCGGATTGGTTTCGGCTTATGGTAGTAATGTAGACCAGTATCGGGATTACTGGGAAAGTCATGGTCTGGTTTTCAATAAGGCTCAGATTATCTATTTGCTTACCTATACTAACATGATGGGGTTTACACCAAAACACATGTCTAAGGAATGGGTGTTGTTGAACTACGATGCCTATCAACGTCTTTTGCCTGATAACAACCCAGCTAAAGACGATCTGGATGCGATTGTAGACGTTATAGTCCAGAACCAAGACAAGTTCAACCAGGAACTCGACATCAGTCGTGTATTGTATCCTAGGGACTTCCTGATGGATAACCTGGCTCAGCTGGAAACTTCTATGGTCGAGCTTGATGGTGAGTTCGGTCTGTTTTGTAAGTGTGTTGTTCAGTTGGCAGGCGCTATTCTCACAGCGGAACAAAAAGCGCGGGATACCCTGAAAGTATTGAAAGCTGTTTAACAGCTATATAACTGTCCCGTAGTACAACCCAATCATTGATAACAGGAAATTTCAAAATGACTATTCAATCCGTACGTGTCGTATCGAAATCCATCGCTACCTGCGAGCGCTTCAAACAATGGCTTACTGCCAATGCCGAATACCATCAGGGTGAAATCGATATCCTCGAAAACGATCCGGTGTTGTTTGCTTTGCGTAATACACATAGTGGACTGTTACTGAAAATCAAAGGCGCTCCAAAAGACTTTCTGTCGCTGGTGATCTATACTGGTCTCAGTCGTCATATTGCTGTACGATATCTGGAAAACGTTATCGAAGATGATGGCGATGAATATCTTTCCGCATTGAACAGCGATACTTTTGAACGCAGTGATCTACATCGCGCCCTTGAGTGCTTTATGGCTCGTTGGGATTCCCTTACACCTGAAGAAAGTATTACCACTCAACCAACCATTGATACCCGTAAGCGTATCATCGATATTCTTCGTTCGCATAATACACCGAATAAACCGAAGCTCGACTTTACTCCGATCGACGTCACCATGACTCCTAAGGATATTCGTATCATTCTTGGTGTTAAAAAGATGGCGCGCCAGATGAATGACGTATGTCAACAGCAGTTTAACAGTAGTGGTCATCTACGTGAACTGTTGCTGCGTACTAAACACCTCGATACTCGTGTAGAGTACATCGATGCTGATGGTGCTAAAGCGATCAGCCCTACTGTTCGTAAGTTGTGTGAAGATCTGGGTGTAGCTGTATTCGAGACTAGCAACACGGTTAAACCCGAACGTCGTGATCACTTGTCGTATGCAGTAAAGCGTTCAGTCGATAGTCTTCCAGATGTAGCTGGTATGGAGACTGTATTTGAAAATGGTAAGCCTGTTGGTAAGTACGCTGAAGATGGTTATACCCTTGGTACTGAAACTGTAGTTGCTGCTGCTATGGAATCTCGTCCTGGTGTTAAACAGTTGCCTGTAGGTTATACCGGTAATAAGGACAATCATGGTTTTGGTAGTCTTGATCACTGCAATTGGTAAGTTCTACTCAGTTGCTTAATGTAAGGAGGAGTTGAGTACTCCTCTTTATTTCTTTTATATAAGCAATAGTGGTAGGTACTACCATTTCATAATCCCTAGATAGGACATTACAATGTCTATTAAGAAATACTTCGATGTTGATAGACAGCAGAACTGGTATATCCTGACTGTTAAACGAACAAAGAATAAAAAGGATGAAGACGTAGATACCATCATGCAAGTACAACACCTAGGTAAGTTAGGTATTGGTGTTATTGCAATGATGCTTGACTACGAAGTCTGGGAACGCTGTTTAGACTCAGGTGACTATGATCTCTACTTTAAGGTAACTCCAGTATGAAGCAGAAAACCCTAGCTGTACCACTTTCACTGAAAGAACGTGTGATGGCGATGTATCCAGAGGAATTGGATAAATTGATCACCGGCATTAACCATGCAATTGAAACAATGCCTTTCCATGGGGAAAGCCCTTCAATCAAATGTTCTATCCAACTACATATTCCTGTTGATGTATGGCAGGTAGTAGTTGAGCACTATGCGTTCTTCAATTGGACTCTTAAGAAAGAAACAGAAGAACACAATATCCATAACCTCGTTATCACTCATATCAAGCTTAAGGACTTTGTCAAAACTGCGGATACCTCACCTACACCCGAGAGTTTATTTCACAGCAACCCGAAGAAAACTGAAGCCTTACGCAGTTTGATCGCTCACTGCGATAGTGAATTGAAGGCGGCAGTATGGGATGAAGATGCGGCTGGGTACCTTGTTGTGAGTAATGATCTCATCGGATTGTCCACTGAGACGTTTGCTGCTCTTGCGCAGCATTACACTAAATCTGGTTGGATGATCGGTGTTCGCTTCGTCAGCCTTATCTTTAAACCTCTTTAAAACAAAGGTATCAAAATGTCTATCCCAACTTATGCAGATCGTATCGCGGCAAAATATGAAACCCAATACCCGCTGATTAAAGAGTCTATTAACAGCGCTATCTTGACAGGGTATACCCATACCAGTTCAAACGGGTTTACCTACTTCATTGCTGGTGTTGGTGAAGGTTGGCCAGAAGAAGAATTGGTAAATTATCTTATTAAAGAATATGACCAAGCTGGTTGGATTCTGGAATTCGAGTGGGCAGACCGTGATGCAGAAGCTGGTCGCGTAATCGTTGAAATTTATAAGAAAGCGGAGTAAGTAATGGATAAGCACATCATCATTAACAAAGCAGCACTCACCAAGGACTCCACTATCGCATTGAAAACATTGCTTGATGAGCTGGTATTGAATACCACTCACAACGCAATTGTGATTGGGGTTAAGTGGGAGGAATTCGATACGCAAATCTACATCACGATTTCCCAAGAAGCGAGCTTTGTAATTGGTCATGATGTATTGTTGGCTGTTTTCTACAAGGCTTTGAAACAACTGGAAGTACAGTACCCAGCTTTTAAAGGTAATATCCGTGTTAGTGAACGTGATGCACGTGATTACCATGGTTGGTTCTCTACTACAGATGACTGTATTCGTTTTAACGTTGCTCGCCAAGATCAGTACATGTTGCGTGAATGTTACGATGCGCAAGGTGCACGTGGCCATGTAGGGTTTTCCGAACTGAAGCGCATCACCGGTATTCGTGTATTTGGTGAACCTAACCAAGCACGGAAGGTACTGAAACGTGTCACTAAGGAAGCCCACGCAAAGTTGAACTTCATTGATCTGCGCCCTGGTTCGGATATCATGAATCTTTGTGGTTCCCGTGTAATCGTTTTGGTTGAAGCCACCAACGGTCATTTCCAAATCGTTAACGACGGTGTTCCTGTATCGGAACTCGAAGTTTACAATGCAGCACGTAGCCCCTACAAGAACGTTGATTACAGTTTCTTGTACAATCACCCTCTGTTTCAGTAATGCCGCACTATAGCCTTTTTATCATCAGCTTCTTATTGACATTCAGTTCCGTGTTCTTGAAGAGTTTCCAGGTCAAGAACATGGTAGGTGGTCAGTACTGGTTGATGTTTGTAACGGCTTTGGTGTTGGGCGCATTTGAAGTGATTGCACCACAGGTCTCTGTAAAGGGTGGACTATGGTTGATTCTGACCGGTTCACTTGGAGCAGGGACTGCAATCGTTTTGGGTGTAAAGTTCCATGATGTATTGTTTAAACCAAAACAACGCATTAGCACCATACCAAAATCTCCAAGAACTTTTAAAAGGAAAATACAATGACTCAAAAGAGCGATCGTTTTACCATCCATGCACGTTGGGGTAACTTGCCTGATAGGAAGAAACAAGATGCCTTGAATAAAATCATCGAAGCCACCATTAAGAAGATCAAGACAGATTTTCCAAATGCTGGTTTCAGTGAACACTACACTGATCGTCGGGATAACTTCACCACGTCTAAGTTGGACGTGGTCTTTGACCAACGTGTTTGGGTTCATCCAAACAGCGGTCGTTATGACTACAACAGTTTTGTTGGCGCTGTACGTGCATTTGATACGCTCCTTAAAGAGCTTCCATCGGAGTGTGGTGTACATGGTACCTACAGTACTACCGATACAAAGACGCCATGGGTCCAACGTGCTGAATCCCGTTCCCTGGGTTTGGTTGTACGCAGAGGTGTATCGGTTGTTGAGCTAGACCAAAAGGTTCTGAAGCGCATCAATTTGAAATTCCTTGGCATGGATAACTACGTCCAGAGCTTGAAGTTGGTTGGTGAACCTACCGAAGTGGCAAAGGTATATGCTTCTCTGCGAGTACACAGTCGGGAGCGTAAGACCGATTTCTACGGCATGCTTAACAAAGTAATGTACAACCACCGTAACACACGTTGGGCGATTGTTCTGAAGAACGACAACGACCGGACTTTTACCTATGGTCATTCTGTGACAACCCGCGTCGACATTACCTTGGATACTATCTTCGGTTACGAGCGTCCGTTGGAACTTCTGGTACAGCAGTATGTAAATACCACTCCATTCGGTAGTGACCTGTACGTCCTATCTGTTTAATAACAACCCAAATAATTAAAAAGGAAGTAAGATGCAAGTTTCACAACAAGAAATGAAAACCGGTTATGCTGTTCGCCCTTTGTTTGACATGAACCGTCCAACTAATACAGACGAGTTTCTCAATACCTGTAAAGAACTTCGCGCGTATATGGCCGACTATACCAACACATCAAATGTGCCAAGCGGTGCAAAAGGTGGCTGGTATGCAGTCGTTACTAAACAGACAGGTAAAGTCTGGTTGGCCCACACGAAGAATCTGCAAAGTACGCTGACTCGTTTCCGTACGTCAGGTGTTATGCCTAAAGAATTGAAAGGGTTGGTATCGGAAGGTCTGGCTTTATTTCTGACCACTAAAGATATCGATGTTGATCAACTGCGCTTTGCGTTGGAAGAAACCAACAGTCTGCTGCACCGTGGTACACGCACTAATAACGGTTCTGGGAAGCTTTATGTGGTAACCCATACTTCGGGTCATTACTATCTCACCAAAGCACGCACCGAGACTCAGGGGGAACACAACATCCTCACTCGGTTCATTAGTCGTGTGTTGGATCTGAAGCAAAGTTTCAGTCATCAGACTAACCACAAACTGCAACAGTTCGTTTCGGATCATGCTGGTGATCTATTGCGTGAAACTGGTTTCGAAGTTCGAGAAGTTGCCGACTTCAAAAACTCCGACGAAGCTGTGGAGTTGATGAACCAGTATTACATCGATCAGACTAACCTGATCTGCTTGAACCACGTATTCGATAAACGTTGACATAAACCGGGTTCCTTCGGGAACCCTTTACTCACCGGCAATTACAATATGTAAACAAGGTGTATTATAAACTCTAAATAGGAACTCTTACATGACTACACAAGCAATGACAACCGCCATCGTCCCTACGCCGGTGATGACGATGATTATCAAACGTCTCTCTGACTTCACTGTCAAACGTTTGTCTGGTATTAACAACATTCCCCATCTATGCGTAAAAGTACGCCATGGTGATGGCTACTGCTGGTTTGGTATTAACGTATTGCATGTTACCGATACTCGACCATGGACAGCTGAAACTGCACGTCAGGTAGAAAAAGAATTTACCGAAGCGATGCACAAAATCGTAGACTTGAAAGAGATGATGACCGAGGTTCCACGTCTGATGGATTCCTTGCAGGATATCACTACTGGTCGCCGTCGCCCAATTATGTTCGGCACAGGCTCCAATGAAAAGATTCAAATTACCGCAACTAATAACATCCAGATTGAAGTATATCGTGAAGCGGTTAAAGACGAATCGCTAACGTATGGTGGTTATCTGTTTGAACTCACTACCTACGATCATCTGGGTCATTCTACAGATCACGCTTTGTTTGTTTATCATCGAGGCGTTATTCTTTACAACAATGCTTCAGCCGATGAGATTGCAGAGTTTGCAATTACAGAACTACGCAATGCTTTCCCTGAACTGGAATATGCCAACGAGATGGAGATCCATTTTGTTTATCAAGTAGACCGCCAAAGGAATCGTCGAGAAGTCAAATGAAATCACAAAACCTAGTAGTAGATACAATCCGTGATTGGAAGTGTGGTCGACTACTGGGTGATGATTCAGTAGAGGTCAAAGAGCTGGAATATGCAACACTTTCATTAGTGACGCAAGATCCTGAGTACTACGGTAATCCGGAATACTCCATGACGATCCTCTGGGATAACTACTCTCCAATTGATGACACTAATCCACGCAATGAATTGATCAACCAACTTATGCGTTCTTTTGTACATCACTGGTCATTGACTATTAAGGCCATCCGTCATGAAGGTTTAACTACCTACATTGATTGTAAGACTACTTCTAAAACCCAGAACCAATTCGGTTTCGACTGGATTGACATCAAAGCTCCTAAGGCAGATCTTGTATGAATTCATTGAAATTGTATTTGTGTCAACCTCGTTTCGATTTGATGACAGACAAAGAAAAACAACTGGCACCGGAATACGACTGCTATCGCGGTTATGTAATTGCGGCAACTTCTCAAGAAGAAGCACTTTATAATTGTCCCCGGCGCGACATAGCTATTCGTGATAATACCTGTGAAGGTCTTCTTGATTCTGGTCTACCTGTGTTTGCCGATGAGTACAACGCCTTTATCAAGCAGGGTGGTGAAGTACGCGATGATAATGGCCAGGTGCTATGGACAGCGAAATCAATCGGTCTAGCTGACATGTCGCAATATAAACTGCTCGATATTGTAATCTCGGACTTTAAGGCGGGGTAAAACATTACCCAAGTGGTAATGATATGTAGCAGCAATGCACGAACGCTCTTTAACAATTTAGTTACATGACGCGGTAGGTTAGAGTCCTATCAACCACGGGGTCCGTAATCGACTGATCCCAACGATAAAGTTTTAAACAATTAACCCTGTCTTCGGATGGGGTTTTATTCCGTCCACCTAAAAAGGAAATTCCAAATGACTACCGAGATCAATAAAGAATACGAAGCGGCTGTTGCAGGTGGTTACACGGGTACCCGTAGTGAGTACATCGCTTCCAAGAAAAAGAAACGTGATTACTTCAACGAAGGTCTCAACCTCCTAATTCTGTCAGGTGTTATCACATTGCTGTTTAGTGTTGTGGGTAGTGCCTTTGTCGAACATTACATTGATAAAACATCTACAAAACTCGAATACTGGGCGATTGTCAATTTCTCAGTACTGGTAGGTCTTTTGGGCGCACACAATGTATTCAAGCGTAAGGATGCATGATGAAGCATATCGAAAACTTTTGTTATTTCGTGATCGTTGCCATCGCTGTTACATTTGCCTATTACGCCACGCGTAAGTCGTTTAATGTTGTGGATGGCAGCATTCAAAGCATCGTTGATTTTATGCTGGGATTTATTACATACAGCACGTATCTGATTGTGGCCACTATTACCTGCAATAACTTACAGAAGTGGTTTAAAGCAGAACACTGGGACAAACTTGAAGAACTTAAAAAGGTAAAGAAAATTGATTAAGAAGTATTGGAAACACGGATTGGTAGCACTACAACTGGTTCTTTGGATTGTCGCTGCGTATGCAGTGGTATCACCATTTGGAACTTGGCTTCCTAATAAACCTAATTGGGTAGACTTCTGGGTCCTTGTAATCTTTGGTGGACTGGCCGCCTGGATTGGCGGTAAGATCATGGGCTATGACAAAGAAGATCCAAAGAACCCTAAACCACCAAAGAATGGAAAATTCGCATGAAACTCTTTCTTCATCAAATGGCTATGTGGGTTGTACTGATCCTCACTAGTATCTTGATTCCAATGATTAATGTACCTGTTGAGTTTGGTGGAACGGAATTTAAATTCTACGTCGAATTCGCCAGTCGGGCATTGTTGTTGGTGGGCTTTGCTATTTACTATCGTTGCTTCCTTGAATGGGTCGGCGTAATTAAGAAGGTGGGCGCATGAAAGAGACATCTACTTGGATTTCGTCACTGCTCGTGGTTATCTGGTTTGCATTCATGTTTTACATGGTGAATGTCAGCAAGATTGAAAGTTCGGGTTTCCCAATTAAAACGGGATTTATGGAACTCTTTGCGGCGGTGTTCTGGACACGTGTAATGGTTTGGGTAAATACAGCACAACGTAAATACTTACTTAGTCTGTAATTATATGTGAGACAACACGTCCAAACATTCTTAGAGGTTCTCAAAGACTATCTCCCCAAGGAGGGTCCCCGTCACCAATAGTTTTACCTTGGGTGCTTTGATCGAACCTCGCCTATTCTTAAGCCCTGCCTTCGGGTGGGGCTTTATTCCGTCAGGAGCAGTGCATGTCACTTCGCGATGAGTTGTACAAGATCTATCAAACTGTTACACCGCATGCAACCATTACCGTGCGTTGTCGTCGACACCCGTCGCATTTGCGCATTGTTGCTAAAGCACGCAATCAGGCTCTTCGTCGCTATCATGTTCTCCCTCCTTTAGCTGAACATAATACCGACACAATTGTTTATCGCAACTACATCGATTAAGGAGTTAAAAATGTCTAAGCTTTATATCTGGAAATGCAGTGTAGATAAAAGTAGTCATACCAAAGCAGAACTGGTTTATTTCCCGTCTTACTCTTACACGGATTCTTACGTAGTTGTAGCTGAAACAGCAGCCGAAGCTTTGTATTCTTTTAAAGCCCGTTGCATGGTTACCGATCACGATGACGGTGAACCACTTGAAAAGGTACTTGAATACGTACATGACCAGCACCTCCCTATCACCGAAGCAGAACATAAAGACTTTCAGAAAAAGGTAGCCACGTGGCGAGATCCTGATGGTATTTATCCAGTACGATGGAACTGGGTAGCAGAACAAGTAACTCCTTACATTGGTAACAAATACCAAAACGGCGATGTGTTGTGCCGGTCTTATAACGCCGCTTAAGGAATTTTAAAATGATTGAGATCGAAGGTAAATGTTCTTTGGGCTGGAATGAGACTGTTGCTGTACTCATCGAAAAACCCATGGAATTTGAAATGTATGTTCAGAGTCAGCGCTATGCACTGGCTGTAACCTACGGTACTAAACCGGACGAGTATCCTTATCTGATCGTGTGTGACTATAACGAACAGGCGGAAGATCTCACGGTTACATTCATTACTCCCGATATGTTCACCCCAGAACAGCATCAGGTGATTAAAGATCAGTTGGAGATCAAACGACTGCGTGATACTCTCGCCAGTCTGGAATCCGAGCTTCGTACCGCAGGTAACGCTGACCTGGGTATTTGGGGTCGTGAACGTGACCATCAGATGGCTAAAGCTTTCATCAAGATGGCAGATCATGCCCAAGCCACTTTGACTGCCACGCAATAGAAACCATTTAATAGCTATATCACTTATTTGAATCTAAACCATCTAAAAGGACAATACAAATGAAAAAGCTTTTTTCTGATTACAGTACTGTGACTCAACAAAGTTTTCTGATTGAGCACCATATCGACATCCACCTTGTTATCGATCAACTCAAATCGGTTATCGATGTTGGGCATCTTCCTACCGAAGTTGTAATGGCTAAACATGTCCGTTTTGAAAATGGTCCTTTGCCGGAAGCATACCCGTACGCAATCGTTGTTAATTGCGATGACGAAAGAAATACTTTGCGTGTTTCCGCAATTGATCTTGCGTCGTTCAATAACTCAGGTAAGTTGTATGAGTTCCGTCTGAAGAAGACTGACCTCACTAGCCCGTATACCTCCCGAGAATTTGATTATCAGGTTCCTGCCAGTAGCGCTTTCGATGCTCTATTTAAACTGGGCCAAACTTATAACCGTGATGATGAGTATACACTCGAAGTATTGCATATCGGTCGAGTTAACTAAAACAACAGGAGTTGTCAATGCGTTGTATACCTGAGGAGCGCCTGAAACGTCGCCAGAGCGATAATAGAAAAGAAACCGCACAACGAGCCGCGATGTGGCTTACTATCTCCCTAGTGTTAATCTGGGCAGTTATGGAACTGTCCATTACAATTATCAAAAAGGTATGAACATGTCTGCTAAGCAAGTCTTTGATCTGAACCAAAAGTATAACGACCGTATTGCGTACCTGTTGCATAATCTCCCAAAGGAAGTAATGCCTGGCGTGGAACGTCATGTACTAACAGCGGCCCGTGATCTCTATATTGATTTCCTAGCTATGGAAAATAAAGTCAATATTGACTATCTCGTATGGCTTGGCATCATTACCAAGTTCTATCGTTTCCAACCTCTGTTGGCGGTAGACCAAGACGATGTGCTGGCTAATCTGGCAGAGAAAATTATCAACCACCCGAGTCTGGTAGATTACTTTAAACAGTATGTCGACACTGGTGTAGAACTGGACGTGTTACAACTACGTCTGTTCGTTGATAGTGTTAACACTACACTCGCCGCTTAACGGCATATCGCCCTCTCCTTCGGGAGAGGGCTTTATACCTTTATTTTTTTGTTATGGTGTTACTTTACCAACATATTCAAAAACGAGACAAGCTCTGTTTAATGCATCGGGGTTACTTTGAGAATAGCTGTTAGTGTAACCAGCGCCCCAGTCCAGTAAGTACACCGAGCTACCCGTAGTTGGCCTGTTCATCCAAGCCGTTGTTTGTCCCCAACCACCTGGCTCCAAAGCGGTATTAGCCCATAGATAACCTGGTGCACCTGTTTTCCAACCATTAAACATAGCGCGACCTGCACCTTCTAAGTCGTCCGTTTTGACTAAACGCACACGATACTCATAACCAAGAGCTTGCATCGTTTTACCCTGAGGTACAACTGGACCATCTCCTTGAAAAAAGGCTTTTGCTGTAGGTGTAAGTGCATCAAATTCGGCGTCATCCTTGAACACTAATCCCATGGTGTATAAGTTACGAATTGTAATTTGTGTGATCTGTCGACTATGTGGAAAATACATTACTCTACCATCGATAACATATTTAGAATAGTCGTACGGCCGAACAGCAAAGTCTACTTGGGCTTTTATATCTGGAAACGCATCAAACAACGTATAGATATCTGGAAGTCCATCCAATGGACAAGTACCGAAATAACCAAGATCTGCATCGCCTGCAATTAAGTGGTCACATTCTTTACCTTGAACAGAATAACCATTGTCCGTCCAAAGAATCAAAGAATGTAATTTACTGAAACGAGAACCCGTGGTAGTTACTGTTTCAACCATGTAATAAAATCTTACGTTGTTTGGTAGTTCTCCTTCTTCATAAACAATTTCCTGTACCGTTACAATCTTTGGGTTGTCGGGTAATGTTTCCGGTGTGAAAGGCGTAGTTGAGTTATAAATACGCATCTCTTGAAAGATACCACTATCGTTAAAGTCAGCTGCGGTTACTTTTAACATTATGCCTCTCCATCATCAAATGGCACACGTGTATATTTGAGCGCCATTAAAACACCTGTGGCTCTTACCTCATTAATACCTACAATGGTATTGGTCGTTGTCAGTACTTTTGCATCATCTTTATTCAACTCATTACCAATAAGATAACCAGTATTATTTATTGCAGATGTAATACCTGTATTTACACTACCTAAAGTACTAATCGCATTATGTGTCGCCCTAACGTTATTTTGTTGTGGGTTAGACAATACATTCGTTCCGATATAAAGGAAATTCATAATGTCCGATTGCCAGATACCTGTTACGGGATCTACAGTTAAACCAGGAACAACTACATCGAAATGATCTTTACCTATATTAAGACCTGTTAGATTAGCAGGGTCTAAATACTTTAATAATTTATCCCAATCTGTATTAGGATTTACGCGACAGACCTTATTAGGAATGTAGTAAATTTCACCACGGTACATAACTTTAAACCAGCGTAAAGTAACTGGTGTAGTCGCGGCAATATCTGCCACACCAAGTAATCGCTCGTAATCGTTAAGGTTCGGTAGGTTTGCAGGTTGTGCGTCTGAATTCAACACGTCCATAACCCCCAGGAAGCCATCACCGAGAACAATGCTTCTAGATCCAGGTCCATTGTAAGTCAGACCATCAAATTGAAATGGGTCCGACATTGACCAGTTGCCATTAGGAAATGTAGTTTTAATACGATACCAAATAGTTGGAGCCGTGTCGGGAACAGTATCGGTGTATTCTGTCTCGTTATTGGTTAATGTTACTACAAGTGTACCTGGACTTTCAATAGTCGTGTAGTGATCACTTCGGTAAATAACTAAAGTTTTTTGTTGGCCCGGATTTGCGTCAATCCAATGTAATTTAACTTTCATTATTCAATCCTTCTTAGCTGTCAAGCGCTAGAGTATCTTTAAGTACAATACTCGGTTCAAGAGTATATTCTCTTGTAGTATAGACCGCACTGATTTTCTCAGGTAAGCCTCCAGGAAGTTCGATTGGCGCAGTGGTGTCGGCCAATACAAAACTAGGTTCGAGCGTGTATTGTCTGGTTGTATACAACCCTGTTATTTTAGCTGGGTTACCGCCAGGCAATTCGTTCGCCGCTGTAGTGTCAGCTAAGGCAATAGCTGGTACTGCATCTGGTGGATCATCGAATAAAATCGCTTGTATTTTATTTGGTCGATTAGCCACTAATAACATTTCAAACATAAGTACCTCATTGTATCATGTTCATAACATGACGGCATAAAGCCTCTCCATAGGAGAGGCATTTATAGCGTTAACCAACAGCAATCCAAAGATGGATTCGATAACCTTTAATATCGATATAACGGGTCAACATATAATCACCCGTAACAGGTAATGTATGCTTAGGAGCTACACCAAATACTTCATGTGGAAGTGCTGCACAGTAACGCAAAACTTCACGGATAACAAAACGACGGCGACCTGGAGTTAGACGGGGGAAGTCTGTACGGAGTTGCTCGTTGATCGAATATTCGTAGTGTCTGATTGCACCGTAGATCATACCCACTCCTTATCTTCGAGAGCCTTACACAAGTCTTTCCACATGGTAATCGGTTCTCGAACAATCTGACTGTTTCGGGTAACTTCAATTGTCTTTTTATTATTATCGTTACGCAATTGGTACTCTATGTAATCCCGTGTCCATTTTACCTGCTGAGCACTCAGTCGATCGAAGTACTGTTCCCAGAAAAGTTTATGGTAATCCGGGTCGTAGGAGATACGAAAACCAATTGACCAAAGATCAAGACGAATGTAGGGTACATAGTCATGACGACCAAACCAGCTAGTACGAATCATTTCGTTACCTGGTTCGAGTTTAATAACGGTGAGCTTAAAATCTTTAAACAGTTCTTTCAGGGAGCTTAGCATTCTCTATTTCCTCAAAAGCCTTAGTGATGATGTAACCGTGCTTACCAACCCACGAACGAGCGATGACACCATTAGCCTCGTTGGTGCAAATGCTGTTATGATCAGACCATGCTAGAACAACAGAACGTTCGTAATAAAGATCCCGTTGCTTCTTCAAAGCCTGTACAATCTCAACGGTACCAGCAAGCATCAGTGTAAGGAAAATAGACTCTTCGAAAACTTGTTTGTCTCTTACCCAGTCATGTTGCTCTGGGGTAAAGTTACGAATGAAATCATGTTCTTCTGAAACTTGTGGTAGCAAATCGATAAGAAATTCAGGTAGATTTGTTTTATTTAACATTTGTTCCATGCCTCTAGTTGTTTAATATATTCTTGGATGATCCAGCCGTACTTACCTGAAAGTTCTTCCATAGATGCCCAGTGAGTCATGCAGCGACTACTGTTCAATAAGGTTCTTTCGATGTCAGCTGTTTCGTTATTGTATCTACGGTCAAGTCGGTCTAAAATATACAACCCATGCTCGCTAGCAAAATCACGAAGAGCGTTGTACAGGTTATATTCCTCCTGTTGTTTCTTATCCACGCCAGTAGTAAACGAGCCTTCATGGAAAACATGGTAAGGTGAATACTTATTGTAATCATCAAACGGTACAGGTGGATTATTAATTAGGAATTTTGAAGTGTCTATCATTTTAGGAATGTCCCACAGCTAGCCATTACGTCGGTACCTACCCGTGGAATTAATTTTACTTTCGATTCCGGTAAACGGTGTCGAATATATTCGTAAAGATTATTGACGACGAATTCCGTAGGTTCTTCTGATTTATCGTTAGGTGGATTATATCGGACTATATTCCAGTTGACATTTAATTTTGCGTCTTTAACCGCATCAATAATAGCGCCAACGTGTTGGATATTGTCATTCTCACCTTTAATAAAAGCGTAATGAATCTTTGGAGTTTTACCAGTCGCTAATTGCCACATGCTCAGATTAAATAAAGCCGAGTCCGGATGAATAGCTTTTGGTAACCAACGACGGCGAAAGTTAGGATCAACTGAATAAATTGAGTAATAGATCTCTGGACGAATAACTCGAAAGATATCCTGAAGTGCGCGATGACCCATTTCCTCTGGAAAGATAGTGGAGATCAAGAACTTGACATTGAGACGATATTCCATAGCCATGTCACCAAGTCGTTCTAAAATCTCGTCGGCGTTATCAAGGAAAATCTTATTCGCTAAAGGTTCCCCACGGGCCATGAAATTGAAATGAACAAGATCAGCTTGTGGTTTCCCTTCCTGAACTTGTTTCCAATAGTACTCCAAAACTTCACGAGCCTGTTGCAGGTATTCTTCAATTGTTGTATCCCGTAGTTTAGTCTGACCAGTTGCTGTCAACCAACACATACGACAAGCTTGTTTACAGCCTGTCTGGGACGAAAGATAAACAATGAAGTACTCGTCAACCCTACGTACGTAACGAGCCTCTAACATCCCTGGATGGTCTTCGAAGCGGTGTTCAAAGTTTACAGATTGATCAAGCTTTGACTGGTGTTGTTTAAAGATTAGTTCACCCATGTTAGTCTACCTGAATTTCGATATACACTTTAACCTTTCCCACATTAACAATTGTGCGATTGGCGTATTGAGCGTGGTATGTAACAACCTTATCGATCCATACTTGATAAACGTCTTCCTTGCAGTCACGTATAAAGTTGCTCGCTTTGTTGACAGTGTAACGCACTTTCTTATCATCGAACTGTGGGAATGCTTTACGGATTTGTTTTTCCATTTCTACGGTGTAGTCAGTCATTGTATTTTCCTATTGTGCTTTAAAAGATACTGCTAGATGTTTATTGACAATAACATTCCATGTGAGGTAACTTTGACCAACCTGCCAGTAGTTAGCTCTTTGTTTCTGGATGTGCCAAACCATCTGTTCGGGTTTAGGAAGCAGTGCTTGAAGTTCCCTAAAGACTTGTTCAATCTTTGCCTCCATATCCCAATCCATTAGGGTACCGTAGAGTTCAGGTCTGAAATGTTCTAAGGCCCATTGAGCAAGATGATTAATATTCTCATCTGTCAATCGACGATTGTGTAGACAGTGCTTTGCCAGAAAATCTTCAGGCAAATGGATACCACTTGATTCTGTTACTTGAAGATCTTCTGGTCTGCAAAGCATTTTAACCTACCCGTACTACGATGGTATCGTTATTGAAAGTTTCACCAACCCAACGGTTGAATGTATGATCTGTAATACCCTGATAATTCAGTGTAAAAGAAGCGTCGTCTACAAGAATGTATTTGATAGTCGATGCCGGTGTATCGATATATTTATCCCAAAGGTCATCCGTATTTCTGATTACATCACCTTTGTTATGGAGTACCACTGGATATAAAGAACCATTCTCATGCACCGCGACTTTTAATGTCCCATCTTCATTACGATCATAAATTGTTTCTTCATAGGTCTCTACTTGACGATCTTTGATGATCTGATTAAGTATGCCTGAATTCATGTAGTGTCTCGGTAAGATAGCATTTGTACGCTTCACAAACTTCTCACCGATCACTTTCTCGATAGCTCGATCCTTACAGATGAACAATACTTCATCAACTCCGTGCTGTAATGCAAAATCTACAAGAGCATCGGTTTTACCACATTGTCTACCAACATAGAAACCAACCGTACGGTATTCCCGAACATCCGCATGGGGTGGGTTTCGTGCATGGAGTCGATGTATCCAGTTCTCTTTTGTCTTGTCAATAAGAGCTTCGATGATTGAAGTATAAGCTACTTGAATTTTTGCTGGTGTAATAAAGTGATTCATGTTAATTACCTTTTATTTCAATAAGTGCCCAATTGCACATATAGTGTCATGCCGGGTAATTATTGTAGACGGCATAAAGCTCTCCTTGCGGAGAGCACTATATTTGTTTGGCGGAGAGATAGAGATTCGAACTCTAGGGTCCCGATAGGACCTGCGGTTTTCAAGACCGCCGCCTTAAGCCACTCGGCCATCTCTCCTTATTTGGTACGGGATGCGAGACTCGAACTCGCACGCTCTAAGAGCAACAGATTTTAAGTCTGGTGTGTCTACCGATTCCACCAATCCCGTGAATGTGTCCAGCTCGTGAGATTGACGCCTCACTATAATTGTAGATCGCCGCTGGCGAAGCTTTTCATCCCTAAGTAAAGCCTACCCTGACGGCAACCATTTGGTCGCTAGAGGGAAAACCTTTTCATAGGGTCTATCTACCTTACTTACCTCTACATGGCTTCAGTACGATGGAGGGCAAGTAAATTGAATTCGAGAGTAATCCACTTAAATACTTGGCAAACACATGCTCTTGTTAACCTGCATGCTGCTATCTAAGTCATTACTGTGGTCACGTGTATGGTCCGTGCGTACCGCCTTTCGGCGCGTGCTCTTTAGAATGGTTGGTAGCAGGTACGGGACTATCACCTTCGTGGTTTACCTTTCCAGGTAATTCCCTGCTTCCGGTCGTACACCTGGTACGAACAGCCCTTCTTCTCGCTTCAGGGAATGGCGTGACCTTTACAGAGCTATCCGTTTCAGCCATTTCTTCATAGGGGTGGGTCGCGGTTCCCTCGTCCATAGAGCTATAGCTCGATCTACAAATGTCTAAGGGTTGAGTAGGCACACCTATTTGACCACAGGTTAGTGGGTGCCTTTTGCTACACGGGAAGGTTAGTTCTCGTATACTATTACTATCTCAGTACTATTTAACTGAATTACCGAACTGATCTTGGCTAAACCTTTTCAACATAGCTTCACGTACAGGACTTGGAATGTAACCTTCCAGTGGAATACACTCATCTGGTGGTGTTGGATGAGTCAGTGATTCGTCTACCCAACGTTCCGACAGTTTAACTAAGGCTTCTTTGATCTCGCTCATTCCGTCTTCCTTTCCATACGGATCTCTATGTCAATACCTTCTTTAAAGATAAAGTTCCAGGACTGTTTAACATGGTTATGTACCACATGTTTCAGATAAGGAATCGCTGTATGCAATTGTTGATACAATTCAAACTTAGTAATCGCTGTATTACCAAAGATATTTTTGATTGCTTCATCCGCATGTAACGCAAGGCGTGCAGTACTCAATGACTTATGGACTTCACGGTTTTCTTCGTAGACACTGGTTAGTTTTTTCATATTATCTTTCCTATTAAGATGCGAGGATAACAAATGTATCGATACCAAAGTTATTAGCAACCCATTTGTAAAATGTCTTCTTCTTGCATCGACCATAGGTAAAAGCGGAGTCAGCATCTTCAAGGATGATGTACTTGTAGCGTTTGGAACAAATTGCAAATTCCATTGGGATGGTGTGGATACGACGTGGGCCTTCAATAGTCAAATGACGCATGGCATTGTCTGGAATATACCTCGACAGAAATGCATACGTATCATCATTCTTAGGAATAACCAACGTATCTGGATGACGCCTTACCCATTCTAAAATGAAAGCACTCTTACCCATGCCTCTACCGACGTGGAAACCTACTGACTGGTATTCACGGATAAGGTAATCAATTGGACGATCATAATCACCCGCGTCTTTGATATTTTGAACGACCACCGATTTAGAATCGAGCATACTCTGAATAAAATCTACAAGTTTTGACATGATTGTTGCCCTTTAATAGTGAAGAACGAAATTGTTCTACATATGGTCTACAGCCGAGTAAAAGCTTTAGACGGTATAAACGGAAACCCGAAGGCTTCCGTTTAGAATTGGCTCCGAGACCAGGGTTCGAACCTGGGACCAACGGATTAACAGTCCGCTGCTCTACCAACTGAGCTATCTCGAATGAATCTCTTTAGAGTTTGTATACTCTTACATAATATTACACAAAATCAACGACTTAACTTCTATGGACGATAACCGTCAAGTACGCGTTCTACAAACACAGGGCAGATCTCACGGATCACCTTCCAATCAAGTGCACGATAACGCCATGCTTCTACTGTGGTACTGATCACACGTTCATTGTTATCCAGTGATGGTGCGATACCTTGAAGTTTATGTTCTTTGAAACCTTCCAACCGATCATCGCGTTCTACAAACTTACCGATGATTGACGAATGGTTTTCCTGGCGAAGGTCGTAGTTGTCAATGGCGTAAATTGTAAATTCGCCTTCGGTACCTCTGTAGTACTCGAAGTAACGTGCATACGACACGATGTTGTTAAGTAGGTTATTGCGAATATCTTCACGCAGAGCTACCGATTTAGCAAATTCGACATGTTTACTATGGATGTAATGAGTCGCATATTCGGACTGGTCCAGTTCTGTTTTGTTCCAAACAATCGTCGAATAGCAGATACTTACATCATCAATAAAAAACCTTCGACCAGTATCGGTATCTACAATGGTACCGGCTAATTCATTACCTTCGCGATCAACGATGATCACGGTCTTACCGGTGTCTTTATAAGTCTTGTAAAAAACATCATCAAAATAAATCATTTTTAATTACCTCAAGTGCCTCGCTGTTCTTCAGCTGGCTTGATTGTAGTTAGGTAGACGGAATTGTCTACATTAAGTTGTATGCTATGGTATTAGTTTACATCATAAAGGCTACCCTAAGGCAGCCTCTATTGTTATTATGCCGTGTAAGTTACTTTAGGTTCAGGGTTAGGATTTGCTTCGTTCAACAAAGCACGACGAGCCAGTTCAGCAACAGCTTGGTCATGCACAGATGGTGCGGGTTTTTCCTCTGCCGCAAGTGGAAAGGCTTTACGTCCACCAGCTATGATATCGTTATTAGTACCAACGGCAGTAACTTCGACCCTAGTGTTACTGGAGATTTCAATGTTCTTCTCTGTAACGGTTACTTCACTTGCATCTGCACCCACAGTACCCTTTAATTCACTGCGGCCCCACAGAGAACGAGCCCAATGGGACGAAACAGTCTTACCTGTTTCAGATACAACGTAAGCATTCCCTGTCAACTCGACACTATAGCTTTCACCTTCCTTTGGTACAACTTGGGCCATAGGCAAACCTGTGTCAGGGTCATGATAAAACTCGAACTGATCACCAGAACCAATAGCAATCATTTTGTAGTTCTTGGTCATATCGTTATCAGGGAGATTTTGGTTAGACATAATTTTCAATAGAAACATTTCATTTACCTTCTAGTAGTAGTGAGCCACGATATTGTGGTCTCATATGGAGTATATGTTAGTATTATTTAACCGTTAAATTTACGTGCATCTTTTTCATTGTCAAAGAACGTACATCCATAACTCGACCATTCGCCGCTAGGTTTATGGTATTTCCAATCCTTAGCCTTATCACCTAATGTACGGCGAAGCTCTACAACTGCGTCAAAGAAGCTTCTAGCTGTAGCTTTGCCAATTAAGTGTGCCTTCTCATCATTACCATTATCACGCCAGCCCTCGACCCAGATTTCAAACTCACGTGGTTCAATAACTGCATCTCTTTGGTCAGTCAGTACTTTCATTACTTGATCAAAATCGGTATAACCTAATTTACCTAGATCTCGAATCAGTGCCTTTTGTGCATTACCGTCAACCAGATGTTCTTGTACTTCCGGGGTAACATGAATTAATCCACCAGCTGCCATAACCAGTGTTAACTGTTCTGCCTTGATGTATTCGCCCTTGGGATCAACCACCATATCGCCTGTAGGCTTTGGTGCATTGGCACTTAACACAATGGTGGGTTTGTAAACATTGTAGCGTGTAAAACGTTTGAGGATCTCTGGTTCTAATACTTCACGTGTCATTGTAGTTACCTTAAATTGTAATTAGTTTATTGAGTTGTTCCGATGTTAACTGACGAGCTTTCATCCTTGCTTCGACCTGTCTATCCCAAGTCTGCATACGTTCTTGAAATGCAAGTTGACGTTCAGTTATTTCTTCAGGCGTAAGTGATCGTAACGGATTATTAGCCAGTTCTATTAAAGCTTTTAAAGACATTTTTTATCCTTGACAGCTACCTGCTGCCGGTATCAGACAGCGAACACAATAACTGCGCCATCCATTTTCCCTTGTCTCAGGTACCCAGTCTTTATGTGGGCAAATTTCTTGAGGTAGTAATGTAGGTTTATTTATTGGCGGCGCCCGATGAAGAAGTTGTTTAATAAGAGCTATCAGTAATTTCATAGTGTACACCTTTTGTTTAATAACTCGGGAGTCATTCGCTGACTTTCAAAGTCTTCCTGTGCTTTCCGATTAAACTCGATTGACCTTTTGGTATGTGCAGCAAGTCTTTCTTGTTTAGTCCCTTGTCTAATTAAAGCGTCTTTTACTAGTTGCTCTATATTCATTTTTAATTCCTTAGTCGGCATAAGAGCCACCCGAAGGTGACTCCTAAGATTTGATAGTTGTAGAAGGATCTCTTCTAGAGTCAGTCTAAACTAACCCTGCATGCAACTACGATTGACTTGAAGTATGTACACCTTCAACTATATCATTACATGCTGAGTATTATTAATCTACAAGAATCAAACGTGTACCGGTACGTCCCATGGCTGCAAGATACTGTTGCAACTTGGTTACTTTCAAATGGTCCTGTGCGATCAGTTTTGCCGCTCCGTAAATAACGATGTTACGGAAGTTCCGTGGGTATACACGATGCAGAGAATCGGAAAGGTATTTAGCCTTCAGGAACCAATTCGACCAGCCGTAGTATTTCATTGGGTCTGGTTCGCAATCATCGTTAACCATTCCGTCAAAAGACTCTTTCTCTTCAAGCCCTGCACTGTACACCTTTGTAAGCGGGTCAATCAAAACAAGCATAGAATCACGATGGGAAAGATCACGATGTAGTGCGCTCATGATGATCTCATTTTGTTGATTGGCTTCCTGAATCAATGGGAATACGTCATGCCAGATGCCGTCTTTATCTGCCTGACTACCATGTCGGCCTTGTGGCGCTACGAAGTCGGCACGCAGAAACAAAGTCTTGTACCCGTAGGTCTTTTCCAATTTGTCAAATACCCAATCTACATTTTCAATAGCCGCATTAACGGTAAATGTTTCGTCACGATTGCGGTGCCATGAAGGGTATGTGCCCATGTGAACGTCGAGGGTATTGTCATTGGTATTGATAATATCTGACAACAGGGTATGTATGGTGGAATCAATACGACCGATACAAACCGCTTCATCCGTTGGACTACAGTCTGGATCAGAATCTTCTTCAGGAGATTCGAAATAATGGAACATGGAGTCATATCGAGAAGCCTGACGAATTAGATCATCAGTTAGCCATTCTCCCTCGCCTTGGGGATTATGTACTTCGATGTGTTGTGGTGTTACTACTAGGTCTTCAGAGTTACTGCTAAATTTAATATGTGTCATCTCTATATCCTCTGCCACGATGGGCTATGGTATTAGTTTAGGTAGCATAATTGCTACATATCTGATAACATTCAGGTATATTAATTATTAGAAGCGTTTTTACCACTATATTACTAATTCGATATTCAATGAAGGATATCAAATCAAACTACTAAATAGGAATGAAATTATGAACGCAGTAACTAAAGCTATCGCCGCCGCCAATGCCGCTATCGCTGTCGAATCCGGCAATCGTGTTGCAATGGTAATGAAGGTCGCTGAAGGTGAAGGTACCAAGGAAGAAGTTCTAGCATCCGTAGTACATCTTAACAACACTATTACAGATATGAAACTTGTAAAGGAAATGTTTGCTAAGTTCCTTGAGCATAAAGAAGCTGATACATTCAGCTTTGATGTTTGGTACGAAGGTTTTAAACATTGCAACCTGGAAAGTAGCTTTAAGTTAGATCGTAATTCGGAACCATACGCTGCGTTCTTTCATCAGTTGGTTAATGGTGATCGTGCAGATCTGTTAGAGTACTTCACTAATGATGTACTGCCGGTTATCGGTATGCTTCCAACTATCATTGATAACCTGACAATGACTTCCAGTGTTCTGGAAGAATTGAAGGTTGTTGTAGCGGCTAAGCGTCGCGCCGTAATGTAATGGAATAAAGCCCCTACCTTCGGGTAGGGGTTTATAACCTTTTCTTTTTTGTTTGAGGCGGCATAAAACTGAACCATCCATGGCTCAGTCCTATACTTAAACTAAACTCTTAAAGCTAAGTCATTGTAATACATAGTATTAGTCAGCAGAAGCTTCCATAATCCACAACGTGCCCCGTACAACGCCATCAATATTTTCCCAAGCATTAGAGAAACTGCTATAGAAAGATTCTTGTACATTATCACCGGCTTTACCGATAGCGATTGATAATTCTTTGGCAGCGCCTTCAAGACGTGCTGTTTCCATACCGTTGACCCCAAAACGTTCTTTACCAGAATCTGTGTAAAGAAGCTTATAGAGACCAGATGAATATACGGCATCACTGGCTCGACGGTATTTAATAGCCTCTTCAAAGATACCTGCTGCTTTAAGCATACCTTCTTTATCAAGAGCAGCTACATCTCCCGGACTACCAAGATCCATATCTGGCGCTTGTTCCAATTGGCGTTTTGGACGAATCTCAAACATATCAAGTAATGCTTTAACCTTATCACTATCGCCGTTTAGTGCTTTAGCGAACTTAGTTAAATATTCGACTTCTTCTTTAACGTACTGACGCGTTTCTTCGAAAGACTTAGCGTTGTTTTGTTTAACTTTAGTGAATGTCTTTTCTGGGTTAGCAGCGACATCATTACAACCTTTAACTTTAACCCGATGGCCTGTTTTCAGTCTACGTTTCTTAACCCATTCTGGATTACCATAGGTTGCTTTAACTGCGTCAACTGCTTCATCGTAAGCAGCATTAATCTTTGGTAAATCTTCATAGTTACCACCGAAGAGATAACGTACAGCGCCCCAGATACCCTCATTAGAAACAGTATGGTTCTCAAAACCTGTGTTGTTAATATTCGTGATAGACTTAGACATGCAGTTAATCAGACTATCGGAAATGTTTTCACTGTTAATACTTAAAGCGTGGGTCTTAGTGCCATTAACGATATTGGTATTAACCCGATTGATTATTGCGTTATAAGCGGTAACCAACTGTTTAAGTTTCGGTAGTACCGCTTTGTTCTCTGGTTTCCGTCCTGAGAATGAAACAGCCACGTCACTAACGTAGTGTTTCTTCTGTAGAGTAGATGCGTATGCAAACCTAAGACGTGTTTCTTGTACGTCGTCTAACATACCTGCAAACTTAACTACCTCGGTCTGAGTAAGTGCTTCCATAGGAGTAGGAAACAATTCTTCGTAGAGTAGTTCCGGTTCTTTGAGGTTCAGGTTAGTATTGAATTGCCACGGATTCAAGGTAGCCAGCAAACCATCTACAACACTAGTATTAACAACTGAGTGACCATTGACACTTGAAGCAAAAAAGTTCTCAACTGCTCTTAACTGTGTCGTAACCTTACGGAGTTCATTCTTATTGTGTTGCAACGCTGTATTGAGACTACGTTTAAATTCATCCACAAAACGTGGGGCATTACGTACATCAAAACCCTTGATTACTTCTGGTTCAATAATACCAGTTTTAAAACTTTGGCGACTCAGCCAGGTCTTATCCATAATCGTCTTACGAAGAAGATTCTGTAGATTTGCCGAGTCACCTTTCATCTTTACCGAGGTGGGACGACCTGAAAAGAAATCCCCGATTGTAGACCAGAAACCCTCATTGGCTACTGTTGGCTTGGTCATCAAGTATTCAGTAATCTTTAAGGCTCTCTGTGCAACTGGTTCTAGACCATCCTTGCCAGCCTTTTCTTTAACTTCTTCAAACTTTTCATTTGCTATGGTGTTCATGTCTTTACCTTCTAATGTATTCTGAAATGCCTGGATTAATTGTAATGCTCTTATACCTTTAGGGTCCGAGATAGATTCTATCCCTGGCTGAAGAGTAATACGACCTTTATAATTACGACCAGCATACTGAATGCCATGTCGATGGTACATGTGGTTCACATACGCGTTTAAACCAGTACCAGAGTTAGCCAACTCCCGCATCCGATAGATACGTTCTGGTAATGTAGAAGCATGTGTATAAAGATAAAGTGAACCGTCTTTGAACTTAATAAGAAACCAATCGACACCTGAGTCATATTCGGAAACGCCCGAGTTACCACCAATGTTCCGATAAGGGACCATGTCATCATCACCGCGTGTTAGCAGTTCTGTCCAGACTGGTGATTTAATACCTAGAGTCTTTGGTAGTTCTGGCTCTTCCCATACGTCTACTTCACCGTGATCCATGTACTCCGAATCGAATGTTTGATCGTACCAATCGTCCCACCAAGCTTCTGTAGAAATATTTAATTGCTTGAGGATACGGAATTTATATCTGTCTAATATATTCATTTTATACCTATAACAAAATAAAGCCTCTCCCGAAGGAGAGACCTTATCAACCAAACATCAAAGGAGAACCGCTAATCACGATGTGGGAACACCGTCACTCACATACTATTACATTATTCAGTAGTGTCTTCCGGCTCACGGTAGTAATCTTCAAACGGGGTTTGAATTGCCGCGCCTTGTTCTGTTGGTAACAGATAAACAAAGTAAGGATAGAACGCTGGAATAACAGTTAACTCTTTTACATATTCTTCGATTGCTTCAATACCTTCCGAAGGTGGTCGACTATGCAAGACCGTTCCTATTTCGTAAGCATTGGTACTATAGATTACATACATCTCTTCTCGATAAGAGTTCTCTTCTTCTACCCAAACAGCTGTATCCGGTACTACCAGACCAGAGGTTATGGATGTGATCATACCACCAGTTAACCAGTTGCGATTTAAACGAACAGGGATATCGTCTTCGTTAACCCATTCGCCAGGGGCGATTTCTCTAATTACAGGCATGCTACATTCCTTAAGTTAATTTACATAGTATTAGAAGTGTTTTTAGGACTATATAACTAATCTGATATTAACCAGCTAAATAGGAAATCCAGATGGCGATTCTAAAGAAACCATTCGATGTAAAGTTGATTCCATTCTGCGCATTTGAAAATGCACGCAGTTACGAAGCAGCTGTATATGCTGTTGAACAAGTCAATAAAGTTTTAGCTTTGGTGAAACAAGGTTATTTGGTTTTAGAGGATGGTGCTCTCTTCAATCCAGGTTTCGAGATCAATTACTCAAAGACTACTTTTAGCATGTACGGCTTTGAGAACGATGGTACTGATAAAGTCGGTTGCCGGATCTGGCTTGTTGGTCATTGTAAAGGTGGACCTAACTACGATCTCAACTATGTTACAAAGAAAGAGATCAAAGACTGGTTCAAGAAATATCGCTTTATCAAAAAATCTAATATCCTCAACTTGCTTAAGGTTTAAATCATGTGGTCTCTTTTCTGGGCTTTCTCAGGTGTGATGCTCCTGAGTTATTTGGCATTCACTGCACTGGTAACTGCTCGTGTGTTTGAGCACATCCAAACAGCTCATCGTATTGAATACCGGGTGGTACGCGATCATCTCATTTGGCCTGACGTTCCACAATGGAACACCGCGCTGTATGAATTACGTACACAGACTAATCGCCTGATCAATCAGATCCGGGATAGCGAGATTTTCCCCACGGTTGCCGATAGAGCTATCAAAGCTATTGAAGAAAGTCGTGATCGTTATATCGCTGTGTTGGAAACCAAGATCGTAACAACCAAACATCGTGTTGATGTAAAGGTTTAAAGATAATAACTAACTAGGTGTTTGACCGTGATGAAAAAAGTCCTTGCTTTTATTGCAGCATCTGTTATTGTAGTAACCATCGGTTATGCATTGAATGCAACCGTAATTGCAACTCACTCCCTCTGATTAAATAGGAAATAAAAATCATGACTACTCAGAAATCTCAAAGCACTCTGGAAATCAATGCCTTCGGTCAACGTGCCGGTGAACTCGGTAGTGAATTCAGTAATGCTATTTTCTCTAAAGGTATTGCGAACATTACCCAACTAGAGAAAGACTCCCTGCTCGAAGTGATGGAATGGAACTGTCTGGTTCAGAAAGCCTTCATCGAATGGCTCGGGGGCGATCGTAGTTTTGAAACCTGGCTTCCGTTCTTCTATGTTACTCAGTCTGGTTTCGATTATGACAAGATCGATCCAACCGGTGAGTTGAAAGCAATGGCAGGTAAGAAGTGGGATGAAGCTGTCCTCAAAACTTACTTTGATGAAGAGATCAAAGACGCGGTATCCGGTCTTGAAATCAAAGATGTAAATATTACTTTGGCCATGTTCGAAGAAGGTCTGGTATACGTTAAAGCTCTTCAGGTAGCAGCCTAACGGCATAAAGCCCCTACCTTCGGGTAGGGGTTTATACCCTTTTCTTTTTTTACAGTTCGAAGTCTTCGTCGTCGTCATCACGTTTCATGATGTTAACTTTGTACTGGCCATTTGCTTCTTCTTGTGGGGAAGGTTGATTGTCAGACATGTTCAGCCAACCAGTCATGTAATGTAGTGGGTTGGTTTCAACTTGACGATAGTTCAGTTCCAGTTTAAATGGACGCGCCACGTTAGTAGCACCAAACAGAACCCAGTTCTCAAGCTTCTTCATATCCAGATGTTCAAGACCATCATCACCAGTTTCGCCTTCAGCAAATACAAAAGGAATGAAGTCAAGTTCACATTGTGTAACCTCGTTTAGAATCTCTTCCATTCTAGGTTTCAACATCCGGTAAGCAATCTGCCCACGCTCTGTTGTAAGCTCGTGTGCCAGCACCGCCTTGTCCAAGTCTACGTGAACTTCATATTCGTCTTGTGCGATCTTCTGGACAGCTTTACCAATGGGCATGAACTTGTTTTCTTCTGCCAATGCAAAGGTCACAGCAAAAGAAGCCATGAATTGAATACGTTCCATGCAAAGCATTACGAAAGCAAACATGAAGATAGCGTTGTAGGTCTCTTGGTCATTCTCAACCAAGCCCAAAGCAAACTCCAGACCACGTTTACGGATAGCGTGCAATTCACGACCAACCACGGACAAACGTTGCATCGCTTCTGTGATATCAAGAATCTCTTCTAGAACCTCACGGCCTGGTGTACCGGTACGGACGATCTCAGAGTAAGTAGCGGCATGGACTACTTCGTTATCAGATACACGTTGCCATGCTGCCCACAGTTCGCTACAAGGGTTAAACAAACTGACGATATGAGCGATAGCACGAGAGGCGATAGAGTCTGCTTCCCATTGCCATGCCAACGACTTCAGCATCTTCTGAACTTTACCATTCGGCAAAGATTGGAACTCAGCTTTACAACTGGAGTAATCGAACTCTACTTCATCCCAGTCAAGGGATTTCATAGTTTTGTACAGACTCCAAATAACAGGATATTGTTTGTTCACGGTATCGAACAGTCCTGGCTCTTCGCCTAGGAACAGACTAGTATTCTTGTAGTCTGATTTTTTAGTATTAAAGATTGTGCTAGGGATGATGTCAGTAAGTTGTGTTCCGAGAGTCATTCTAAAATTGTCCTGTTATCCAAAAAGTTAGTAGGGGAGCCGAAACTCCCCTTTGTTAATTACATCTTGCAACCACCTGCACCGCAGTCAGCTGCTTCTTCGCCATCGGTGTTCAATACAGTTACGAGTACTTCAGTACCATCGTCCAGTTTCTTCTTCTTAGAAGTAGAAGTATTCTGGTAGTAACGTGACTTATAGCCCATCTTGGTCATGTAGAAGAACTGCTTAAGCATTTCGGTAGAGCTTACCATTTCGCCTTCGCCAATCTTACGCCAGTGGTCAGCAGAGGCACCTTGGTCGGTCCACTTCTGTGCGATAGCGTAGTTATCTACTTGGTGAACCCAATCGATATCCCACGCCGATTGATACATATCTTTCAGACGATCAGATTCAGGGGCAGCCCAATCAGACTTGATCTTATTGTCAGTTTTACCGTGAGCGATCTCACGAACAGGGTAGAGGCTGTTAGGTTGACCTGATGCCTTAGAACTAGATTCGCCAGGCATGTGTGCAACGAGACAGCTAAAGCGCATACCTTTGTTGGCAATCAGTTTAGCCCGGACGGATTCCCAGTCACGTAGCAATGGTTGACTGTGTACTGCGTCTACATCTTTCTTGTACGTATCAAGTGGCAGATAACCTTGTGGCCATTTTGTACGGTGAATCCACGGAGCGTTACCACGTTCTTCACCCAGCTTGATCGATTGTGTGATCAGGTGATAGAAGTGTGTTTCATGCATGCGGTGAATGAAGTTCTTACCTTCTTCGGTATCGTACTTCATGCCATTCTTAGCCATGTAGTAAGCTTGGCCCATGATACCAACACCGGCATTCAAACGTGCCTTAGAAGTATAACCAATCTGCGGTAGTTCGTAATCCGCTTTGTGGATACAGATATCGATCATCAGCAATGCGTAGTAAGTTGCATCAGCTTGGATCTCATCAGTCTCACATGCGGCAGGAACAATACCACCAATGTTGCACATTGCAACTTCTGGTTCTTCTTTGGTTTCCAGAATCTCAAGCAGTTCGTATTCATGTTCTTGGTAAGTGAAGCGTTCGCCCGGTTTCAAAGTATGCGCTGTGGCTACTGTGTAACGAGCACCAGCTACGTACTTAGATTCACGATCAACACCAACGCCGTAAGCGTAAGGCATTACTATAACCTGAGCTACGCCATTAGGGGTAGTAACACTTGCCTTCACATAACCCACGCCAGTTTCGGAATAGAGATCCATGATGTGCTGGTGAGCAGTTTGTGGCAGCATGATTTCTTGACACAGGTTAGAAGCCCAGATGGTATCTTCAAACGGTGTGTGGTAGTTCATCTGGTCTGTCCAGTGCAGATAGTAACGACCAGTCTCGTAAGCTTCGTTCAGAGCCAGCAGTACGATTTCACGTGCACTGAAATAGTCTTTAACGAACAATGGGTCGTTTTCGTATTTTGCATACAGCTCTTCAAACAAAGCTGGATCATCAGAATACATAGCACGATACAGATCAGGTGCAGTGGCGATGTTAAAGCGGAACAGTTTCTCTTTCTTCTGTGCCAGCTTAGCCAGGTGCATGGTAACACCCATCGAGTAGTCAATACCGCGAATCTTCTTGGTATCTACCGACATTGGGTTTTGCAAGCCAACCAATACTTCGTTCTCTGGATCGTAGGCGTTCCAAGAAGTGGTATCAGCGCCACCACGACCATTCTGTAGGTTAGCACTTACCATTTCTTTGGTAGCACGGATGTACGGAAGTTTGCCTTGGTGTTCGATCATACCACCACGGACTTCGTTACCCAGAGAACGTGTGTTCAGGTGAGTACCGATACCAGCAGACATGTAAGTCATTGTGTATGCGATGTGCAGACCTACACCAATAGAACGAGCAGTGTCATCAGAGGTATAGATACAGCAAGAAGCGTAACCATTGAGCGGCGTGCCCAGGTTAATAAAGTTTGGAGAAGGAGCGTTGATGCGACCTTTGGAGAAGTGATCGTACCAAGCTTTAACGTCTTTCAATCGACGGTGTACAGGTTGTTCTTCAGCGAGAGCCATTGCCATACGCATGTAAACAAACTGAGGTGTTTCATAGATCTTACCAGTCACTCGGTTTTGCAGTGCGTATTTCTTATAAATGTAATCCAGACGGAACTGTGGATAACCATGGTCGCGGGTATGGTCGATCAGTTCTTGAATAGCTGCGTATTCTGCGTCATTGTAATTCAGTTTGACCATGTAGTTCTGGGCAAGCATCTTACGATGTTGTTGTTGAACTGTAGGGATCTCTGCACCGTGGACATGTTTGTGCAGATAAGGTGCGTACATTGCACCTGCCATCAAATAGTGATTCCAAGTGCCGCCTCGATTAATATGGCGGACAGCTTTCAATTGCAATTCTTGAGAAGAGATGGTAGAAGGACAATCGTTAACTACGTCCATCATGATTGTAGGCCAATCAATACCGAGGTCTTGTGCAGCCCATTCAGCCCAGCGGGAGAACTTAACGGCTTGCCATGGTTCTCGTGTACCATCAAATTTAATTACAGTGTTAATCATTCTACGGAATCCTTGAGTGTGGTTGGTTATAACTTAAACATACTTTTTGGCTCATCAGTATTTTTATGTTTAGCTTTTGCGCATATGGTAAGGATAATTTTACTTGGATGAAAATAACTATGTTCATATCACTTTCAAGGTATTCCTAATGGCTCTTTATTCTGCTCGTATCCCTAATGTAGAAGCAATACAATGGTTCAAGAATGGTGATCATCCAGACGATCATGTAATCAATAACATCAACTCAGGACGAGTAGTAGGAAGACATTCTACACATCTTCACTTTACAGGTGGTCAAGTATGTAATACCTGTGATAATCCAATTGGTATGCATGGGCTCTTAAATAAAGCAGCCGAATCTAATCGTATTGTAGTATGTCCTGGTGATTACATTGAATACGTACGTGACCGTAGAGGACGCACCATTCATTATAAGCTATGGCACCGTAAAGAATTCGAAGCAATTTATGCACTTAACACAGAAGGTAAAATCTAA